CATAGGACTGGGAGGCATAGGACTGGGCGGCATGGGTGGGGGTGGAGATGGAGGCATAGGACTGGGAGGCATAGGACTGGGCGGCATAGGCGGCATGGGTGGAGGTGGAGATGGAGGCATAGGCGGAATTGGAGAAGGCACTATTAATATAGGAAGTTGAGGGGGGAATGGTGGTTCAGGTGAATGTGGTGGGAATGGAGGTTCAGGTGAAGGAGGGAATGGTGGTTCAGGTGAAGGGGGGAATGGTGGTTCAGGTGAAGGGGGATGAGGGGGTTTTGGCGGAGGAAATGGGGGGAATGGTGGATTCGGTGGAGATGGTGGTGGTGAACGGGGAGGAGGTTTTGGACTATATGGAGGTCTTGGATTTGGAGGATGAGGAGGCTTTGGTGGTTCAGGTGGAATAGGATTTGGTGGAGGCGGGGGCGGAGGTGGTGGTGGTGGAGGGGGTAAAGGAGGCATAAAGGGAGAAGGAGGATTTGGTGGTGGTGGTGGTGGAGGCGGCGGGGGATTTGGCGGCATAGGAGGAGGATTTGGATATGGAGGAGGCGGAAATGGAGGTGGCGGCATAGGAGACGGCGGCAGTGGTGGCAATGGACTGGGAGGAGGTCGTGGTCTAGGAGGAGGCTTCGATGGAGGCGGTGAAGATGGTGTCGTTGTCGTTTCAGCAATTTGAGAACCACCAAATAGTAAAGTACAGATTATAAATAGACGCAGTTTATTCGACGGCATACCTAAAAATAACAATGAATAAAATTTGAATTTTCAAGGGTCAATCTCCGATGTTCGGATATACACATATAATGCGTCCATTAGAGATTTACGCGGTATGTAAGTATGTAAAATATCTTTATAGTAAATAATGGAAATAACGCGAGCTATTTCGATTCCTATAAAAATAAATAATCACGAGCGGAAGGTGTGGCATTTCTATTCAAAATCGTGCAGTGATATAACATCGACCATTTTGGACAGTGCCAGTGCAAAACACGGTGGTGTATTCATAATGTCATTTTCCTCAAATACACATAAAGTAGCGAATCCTCTTACGTGTGCTAGTCCCATAGCGACTCCCATAGCGACTCCCATAGCGACTCCACAAATATCAACATCATGTCCTATTATTGAAAAAATTCGCAAAAGAGTAAATATACAAAAAAAGAAAAATTGTAGAGAATATCAATATCGTGCAAATAGTCCTATTCCGCCGCCCATTCCGAAAATACAAATAATCGGTTTCACACCAATGCCAGTGATGGCCTAGACAGGGCGGCGGCAGCCTAGACAGGGCGGCGGCAGCCTAGACAGGGGCAGCGGCCTAAAGGACCCCGCGGATTTCATTAACACTTTCGAGTGCTCCTTCGACCCATCCTTGATGAAGCGCTACAACTTCGCCCACTACATAAACACCTGGCATCGGATGTTGTGCTTTTTCTACAAATTCATAGCGGTCTGCATATTGTTTCCCGAGTACTTTATTATAATGAGTTCCTATAGGCCAATAATGATATTGAAGTGCACTTATTCCATTTATTAAGAGATGCGAAGGTATATTTAGCGCTTTTGCAACAGTTTTTTCTATACTGTTCTTCTTTATCTAATTTCTGAATTTTATGTAATTTTTTGGCAGAAGCATTATCAGAATATGCAATCATATAAACACCTTTTCCTGGGTCCATAGGAATAATTTCTTGAAGCGGCCCATTTACAACTGTTAATCCATGTACTTTCGTCCCTAAAACTGCCGACGTTTCTTGCGAAAATTTAGCGTAAATGCGCAAAAATGGCTGTGACTTTATTTCGCTATAAACTCGCTCCTTGGGAAATAATTTACGAAGAGAGCATCTATATCTGCAGCTACAATACATTTTCTTGTTTTAAATACACCGCCGCCACCGCTACCATGCCCGCATTGTACTTTAATAATACCGTCGTCGTTTTCAGGAGTTATTTTATGAACAGGCATATTTAATTTAATATGTCGGCGACCTATATATTTTGTAAGTGTTTCGCCAAGTACTTTCCAATCTATACCAATTGCTGTCCATGGTTTGAAATTATCATCCATTCCATAAAAATTCATTACATCATTTGAATCAGCTAATTCAAAATCGGAATATCCAGATGCTACAACAAATTTCGGATAGTCTTTTACGCCGATAACTTGAGTTGCAAAATGTTTAAAATTCATTCTGGGCCATGGCGGTATCTGTTTTGCAACTTTATGTAAACTATTAAACCAAAAATCCATTTGATGTGATACACCTGATGCATATGAATGTTTTGCCGGAAATTCATTATATTTAACATGCAAATCTTTTATTAATTCTTGTAAAAGAATATCTTTCTCTTTGCGACCCACTCCAGCACCGCATACAACATTTACGCCCTCGAACATAGCATTATATGCACGACCACCTATATACGATTCTTTTTCCAAAATAAGTATTTTAGATCCCGGTGTTCTTTTCTTTATTAAATATGCACTGTAAAGACCAGCAATTCCTGCACCAACTATTATATAATCATATACGCCGACGCCTATGCCGCCTATGCCGCCTACGCCGCTCACGCCGCTCGCACTGCTCATTGCGTTCCTTATAATTATGGAAGATGATAATTATATAATTATTAATTTAATTAGTAATTGGCATTTAGATATGGATGATTTATTATATTCTTTATATCTGAGGTGATACCCCATTTTTCGCATTTCGCCATAATTACTTTTATGCGAATATCGCATAGATCATTTTTCATGTGCAATACAATATTCATATCCATTTCTTTTTGAACTGCTTTTTCCTCTAATAGAAAAGTTATCCATTCAATAGATAATTCAATCAATTCCTGTTTATTATATCCTGTGGGACTCTTTGTTTTTCTCTCGCGAGAATCTGAAAATTTGCGATTAAATTTATCAACCAGTTGTTCCTCAATTCTGTGCATAAGAATTGAAGAGTGTAAAATAATATCGAATTCTGAAGCGTTTATATTTAGCGTCATATTTAATTTACAAAACAAAAATTAAAATAAATCAAATTTTTAGAAAACCCAATCAATAATGACACCTCCTCCACAAGTGACAAATCCAGATGTATATCAAAAAGTAGTTGATAAAATAAAAAAACAAGTACAAAGATGGCCGAGTGCATATGCAAGTGGAATGGTTGTATCTGAATATAAAAGGGTTATGGCTGCTCTTGGACAAAAACCATATAAAACCGCCCCCGCCCCCGCTCCCGCGCAAAAATCGAAACAACTGCATCATCCGCCGCTCCCGCCATTGGCACGGTGGTTTGCAGAAAAATGGATAGATATTCGCACAGGAAAACCATGTGGGGCGGTTCATAATAAGACGTATTATCCAACATGCCGCCCGAGTATAAAAATAACTGGTCAATCTCCACTTATTGCTGCGGAACTCACTGCCGCACAAAAACGCAAAATGATTGAACAAAAACAAAAAGCAAAAGAAACAACAGTCCACTATAAAGAAACAAAACGCCCTCACAAAAAATAATTTACAATCTATTCACAATCTATTCACAATCTCTTCACAATCTCTTCACAATCTCTTCACAATCTATTGTTATATAATACTAAAAATACTAAAAATACTAATAATACTAATAATATTAAAACTAAAAATAAATTCATATAGTTTGAGGTGTCGATAATATAATAGATTTCTCTGATATATTATTTGATAAACTTTTATCTGGATTATCTACTTTTCTCCATTTTTTTTGTTTATTAAATGTTTGATTTTTATAATATAAATTATTTGAAACAGTTTTATAACAGTCTACAACAGGATAATATAATTCACGTTCACCAATTTTTTCTATATATGTCTTAATATATGTTTCATGAGTAATTACACCATTTTTTTTATTAATAATTAAAGTTTGTGGTTTACTATTATAAAATTTTATTTCAACATTTATTTCATATCCTTTGAAACAAGATTTATAATCCTCTTTAATTATTTCTAATCTATTTAGATGTGCTGTATCTTGCGTTTGACTATGATACGTTTCATTTGTATATAATATATCATAAATTAACCTTTCAATATAGCATTTTTCTGTATTTTTACGCTGAAGTCTTTTCTGATTTGTATTCATATTTTTACAAGATAATGTATATTCTCCTGCATTTCGCGGACCACACGAATATAACCGGTGGTAAACAGGACGATTATTGGTTTTTTCTTTTGAAAAATATGTAATTCCTTCTATAAATTTCATAAATAAATGAGATAAATAGTCGTTGTCACGTTTTATTTTTAATTTATTATGAAATACACTATCACAAAAACTTATATAATCCCATTTTTTAAGACTCTTAAATCCATTACATATTGTTATAATTTCTGGTTCATAATATTTTAATAATCTTTTTTTGTCATTTTCTGTACAATTATTAATATCTCTTCTAAAATTATTCATTGCAATATTTAAGTTTTCAGATGGATTTAATAAAGCCGGTTTTTCTTCATCATGATGATTTCTTAGAAAAATTCTATATTCACTTGATAAATTATTAAATGACTTTTCAAGTTGAATATTAGTCATTATAGAATAGCTACAAATTTATTTTTATTATTTGTAAAATATGCATTCATAAGTAGCAAAATTATATATATTTATTTTTATAAGTAAGTGATGTCATCGTCGGCATCAGCATCTGGAAATACACTCGCGTCGTATATTTATACACAATCTTCAACGGCACTTGCCTTTGGTGTAAATGATTTTACTATTGAATTTTGGATGTACTGCAGCAATACATGGGCATCTCCTTCAATTTTAGGGAATATCAGCAATGGTGTTATGGCAGCCGGTAACTGGCTGCTTTTCTTAAATCCCAATTCACAGCTTACCTTTATTATTGCGAATTCTCCAACAACACTTCTTGTAGGCGGTACATCTCTTATAGCAAATAACTGGTATCATATTGCAATTACGCGTTTTTCAGCATCTATGTTTCTATTTGTAAATGGTTTACAAGATGCCACTGCTACTCTACCTATTGCAATAGCCCTTGATAGTACATCAATAGGTGCTACTTATTTCTTAACAATTGGGGCAAGCGGTAAAGCAGTTGAAAATAATGCATCTGGCGCTACATTTTTAGGATATATTGATGAAGTCCGCGTGACTAATAATTTAGCTAGATATACAGCAGGTTTTACTGTTCCCGGTAGTGCAATTATTCCATCAGGAAGTGCAAATGCAAATATTACACAAGTTCTCGCAGCAGATCCATTATACTGTTATGTTACACTGCTTCTTCATTTTGACACTGTGACATCTTTCACTGATTCCAGTATTTTATCAAACCCCGTTACACAAGGTTCAGTTCCAACAATATCTACAGTTCAAAAAGTATACGGAACCGCTGCAGCACTCTTTACATATACACAAGGAACTGGTGTATCTAATTATATCTCATATCCTGGTGCATCTGCTAATTTTGGCATTGCCGATTTTACAATTGAATTTTGGGTCTATATAACAAGTTATAGTACAAATACTGCTACACCTTCGTATATTATTTCAGCATCAAGTGGCAACAAAATTGCAGTATACATAACAAGCACTGGTTTACTTGGCATCTCTGTGAATGGTCTCTATCTTGCAGGTAATACATCAGCACTCGCACAATCGAGTACATCAATTTCATTAAATACTTGGACATATATTTCTATAAATCGTAATGGAACTCAACTAGTAGCATATGCCGGCTTAGCCACGGGAAATACAACTGCATATATAACAACTACTATTTCTTCTTATTGTTCTCTTGGCTCTGCTACAATACCACTGTTCATCGGTTCAACTTTTACAGGATATATAGATGAACTACGCATTACTTCTGGAATTTGCAGATACTATACCACATATGCTGTTCCAACCGCGGCATTTCAACCAACGAACACAACACTGCTCACATCAACCCTCGTCACACCAGATCCTTACTACTCAAATGTAGCTCTTTTAATGCATTGTAATAATTATCAAGATAGTAGTTTAAATAATGCGACACTCATATCAACTGGCACAGTCGCCATAACGTCATTAATTTCTAAATATGGCATTGGTTCTCTTTCTATTGGTGGCGGAATAAATACAAATTATTTAAGTACACCAACAAGTAACGCTTATTCAATAGGTACTCAGAATTTCACAGTAGAATTCTGGGTTTATTTTAATGGTCTTCCAGCTACATCTGGAAATGGCGTTATGGGTATAATAAGTAATATTTCAAGCACAGGTGCAACTGGTGCGGCTGGAATAAATACAAATGGATGGGGAGTATATACACAGTATACTGGAAGCGGATATACTCTTAATTTCCTAGGAGGTATTACGACTGCAAGTAATCTCGGATTAGGAACCTATGTACTCATGTCAACGCCTCTTACAAATTATGGAGGACAGTGGTTGCATGTTGCAATTGTGCGCAACGGAACACTATTTATAATGTATCTCAATGGAAACACAGTAACTACGGCAACATGTCTTCCTACACTCGCAGTAGACAATACTGTCACTGCAAAAGGTGTTGCAACTCAAATTAATATTGGTCTTTATAGCACAACTGCAAATATATTATCAGGATATCTTGATGAGATTCGCGTTACTATTGGAATCGCGCGTTATACAGGAACAACATTTCCTCTTCCAAATGTCCCATTTGCTCCACTCTATATATTACCATTACCAGAGTATCAACCTCAACTCACTTTCTTTAGCAATGCAAGCACAGAAGGCGACCCCTATTTTAATAATGTCGTATTACTTTTACACGGCGATGGCAGTTTTGTAGATTCAAGTCAAAATGGTGCTACTATGATTTCGACAGGTATTGTAATAGATACTACAACTTCTAAATTTGGTAATAGTTCTATTAAAAGTCCTACAGCCGGGACAGTTAATAACTTAAGCACACCATCAAGTCCACTTTATAATTTCGGGTTAGCATTCACATTTGAATTTTGGGTGAACCCAATATCTTTACCAACAGGAACAAACCAGCAACGTCTTGCAATTACTCCTTCAGGTCAAATCTGTGTAAATGGAACTGGTGTATATTGGAATTTCCTCGGTTCTTTTGTAACAACAGGATACCCAACAGTTGGTGTGTGGACACATATGGCTTTTTGTTCAAATGGTAATAATTTTGGATATCAATTTATTAACGGAGTACTTGTTTATTCAGGTACTTCTAATCCAAATCCATGGGTTGGTACAACTGGTAATCAAACTATATTATGTCCTGCAGCAGTTACTCCTAGCGGAAATGATAGCATTGCAGCATATTTTGATGAAATTCGATTTACAAATGGTATATGTCGTTATACCGCTAATTTCACGCCTCCAACTGCTGCATTTCCCAATCAGACAAATTTGACACCACCGTTTGATTTATATTATAATAATATTATCCTTCTTATGCATTGTGATGGTGTAAATGGCAGTCCACTTTTTATAGATAACAGTCCTCTCACAGCTGCACTCGTATTAACAAATTCAACTGGAACAGCTCCTCAAATCAGCACTGCTCAATACAAATTTGGCAGTTCAAGTATGTTATGTAATTCGAATTCCAATATAGTTATTAGACAATCGACATTAAGTACTGTATATTGTCTTGGTGCAGGCACAGCATTTACTTTTGAATTTTGGATATATTTTATAGGATTTTCTTATGCAAGAATATTTGGTGGCGCTACTGCTTCTACTTTAACTACGAGTGCATTCTCCTCATGGGTTATATATTATGATACTACTTCCAGTGTAAATAGATTAAGTGTATCTTATGGTGGAGGATCAGGTTCTCTTGTAAGTACATCAAATGTATTTTCAACAGGAACTTGGTATCATATTGCTTATACATATGATGGTATTAGTAATTATAACTTGTATATAAATGGAATATTAAATGCATCACTGGTATCTACAACTTCTATATTCGACGCTACTCCGACAGTTCCAAAAACGATTGTAGTAGGTGGAGACGGATATCCACCGGATAGTGCAGGATTAAATGGTTATTTAGATGAAATTCGCATAACCAAGGGTATTGTTCGTTATACAAGTAATTTCTCCGTTCCAACCACTGCATTTTATACACCAGTATCAACAACGGCAACCCTACCACAAAATCAAGGCGATCCTTATTATAATAATGTTGTTCTTCTCATGCATCTTGATGGGACATATGCAGATAGTAGCAGTAAAACCACCGCAATAACAAGCGGCGGCACTCTTATAACTACTAATAGTAAATTTGGTGTAGGCTCTATAAGTTTTGCAAATAGTAGTTTTACAACACCAAGTAGTTCTAATTTTGTATTTTCTAATAATAATTTTACTATTGAATTTTGGATATATATAACAACTGCTCCAACTGGAAGTTGGGGTTTAATGGGAAATAATACTGCAAATAATAATGCAGCCGGTTGGGGTATATATTTTAATGCAACAACCAACGTTGTCATTAATATGTTCGGTTCAAATTTACCAAACATACCTTCTTGGAATGCAAGTTGGTTAAATACATGGACACATTTTGCATTGGTAAGAAATACAACAACTGTTCTATTTTATGTAAATGGTATCGTATTAGCTACAAATACAGTTCCGATGTCTCCAATAGATACAGGAACAACAAACACTTTATCATTTGGTAACTGGCCAGCAGTAGCCATAACAGGTTTCACAGGATATATGGATGAAATACGCGTGACTAATGGTGTTGCTCGTTATATCGCTAATTTTGTCCCGCAAAATGCTCCATTTCCAAATAGTGCAACGGCAACTGCGCTCGCTACTTCATCAACAAGTGCACTCGCTGTTGTTCCATATCAATCTGCGAATCCGACTTTACAGGCATCATATGATTTCAGTAATTCTGCCAGTTATCCTGGAAGCGGCACCACACTCACTGATCTTTCTGCAAATTCGCGCGCACTCACTTTTACATCGAGTCCATATACATTATTTTCATCAACTACAGTTGCTGGTAAACCATTTGCTATTATATCTTCTGCCAATCGCGCCGTTGCCAGTGCATCTAATGTCATTGATATGGTATCAAATGGCTATACTCTTGAGTGTCTCTTTAATGTCGCGGGCACCGCCGGAAATCCTGTTCTCATGTGTTATGACTCGGCAGCAAATACCGGCATTGAACTTCGTGTAAGCTCAACCAATCAATTATTCCTATGGCTCAATAACCAGATTGCATATACACTCGCGACCCTTTCACTTAATACATGGTATCATGCAATTATTTCGGTTCCGCCACCACCGGTAATAACAATAGGTAATGAATATCCACCCGTGTCTCTTTCCGCCGCTGTTACAACTATAAGTGGAAATTCATACGGAAACGGGACATATACGATTGCCGCATCAACTGCGAATGCATCTTATCCAGCATACACTGTTTTTGACAAAAATAACAATACATTTTGGACCAGCGTTCCTTCTTTGGTAAATAATGCATCAGTCTATAATAATAACACAAGTCCTTACGTATTTAATACTACCACTAATTCAACGGCAACATATCTTAGCACACTAAACACAGGTGCCGCACTTTATGGCGAATATATTGATATAACTTTGCCGCAGCCAATTATTGTATCATCGTATTCTATAAGTTCACCGGGAAGTGGAAGTATTCCGTCTTATGTCAAAACGAATCTCGTGGGATATTGGGATTTCACGAATTCAGCAAGTTATCCTGGAACAGGTAATACAATTACTGATTTGAGCGGTAATGGATACACTATGACATTAAACGGTTCACAAGGAACCTATAATTCTTCTGTTCCAAAATATTTACCCTTTACACAAAACACAGCAGCATATACTCCTACAATTGCGCTTACTCCAAATACAACTGGTATTACATTTGAATATTTTATTTCAAACGTAACTCTTATATATGGAGAATTCGTTATTGGATATAATGTATATCAAGGAAGTTGGTCAAATACAGTAATTGCTGTAGCAGAATCAAATACTAGTATTATTCCAGAAATTTCAAATACATATAGTAATACATATACACAAACAACAGCCAATCAACTTCTATGGCATCATGTAATTGTTACAATAAGTAGCGGAACAAATCCAACTCTTACATTATATCTAAATGGAAGTTTAGTTGGATCTTCCGTTTCTACCAGCACAATAGTTAATGCATCCCAATCAATTATATTAGGTGGTTCAGTTGTATCAACTGGCAATGGATGCGTTTGCAATTTTGGAATGGCACGCGTATACTCGACGGCTCTTACAGCTGCGCAAGTAAATCAGAACTATCTAAGTGTCGTTTTACCGCAAATGATGCCATTACCAAGCGCATGGCAACTTATTGGATGGAATGCTATTAATAATACATGGACATCTATTGCAACTCAATCAACATATACTCCATTTGTCTTAACAACACAAACACAGATCTTCAATATAACTGGTAATACTACGCCGTATTTTAGATATAGATTAGTTATCACTGCAATAAGCGGTAATTCGTCGACTGTAGCTATTGGAGAAATCAAACTATATTCAACTTCAACTATAAATACGGAAATCTTGCAAAATCCTACGACATACTTATCATTTGATGGTCACTATGCAGATATATCTGGTAATAATCGCGCGACCACAGTAACTGGAACAATTTCATATGCCACGGGTCTCAATGGTAGTCAGTGTTTATCAACAAATAGCAATACATCGTCTCCTTGGAATAATTTTGTAACTGTTCCAAATACACAGGCACTCCCAATAACTGTATCATTTTGGGTTTATACCAATTCAACCGTAGCACAAACATGTATCGGCTTAAGTGGAGCTTCACGTAGTGGCGGAGGTATTCAATTTGATTTACCTGCACCAGGAACATCGTCAATCACTGCTTATTGCGCATTGCCAACACAATGGACTGCTGTTACAGGTTCTACTATAATTGCATTAAATACATGGTATCATATTACTTTAACAGTGAGTTCAACATATGTAGCAAATATATATATAAATGGACTTTTTAGCGGAACTGCTACAGGAACTGGAACAATGCCAAGTTATACCAATTTCTATGTAGGCACAGCAGGAGATGCGTCACGTGGCTTCAGTGGTTATATCGATGATTTTCGTGTTTATAATACAGTTCTAAATGCAGCTGATATATATACTATTTACAGCACATACCTTGGACAAACAAATGCAATTCAAGCATGGCCGTCGTATGCTATGACAGGAAATACGACAACTTTATCTGGTAAACCATACGGTAACGGCACATATATAGTGACTTATTCAACACAGTATTCTACATGGAACGGTTTTAATGCATTTGACAAAGTTTTTACGACCGCAGGAACAGGTTGGGCATCAAATGCTGTCTATACAAATTCTGCAGCAGTTCCTGGACCTTATACTGGCGCGGTAACAACAACTGTAAAAGCCAGCAATGTAAGTAGTGCAACCAGTGTGAGTGTAGCTGGTGAATGGTTACAAATACAATTACCGCAACCAATAATTATGACGTCATATTCTCTAACACCTCGTGAGACTGCACAAATTGGACAATCTCCCTATCAATGGTTAATCATAGGTTCAAATGATGGTTCAACTTGGATACTCCTTGATTCACAATATGGTAATATAAGTTGGGTTCAATATATTGCACAGACATTTACAATATCTGGAAATGCAATACCATATGTATACTATAGAATAATAGTTCAATCTATATGGGGTAATAATACATCAAGTGGTTATGCTTGTATAATGGAAATGGTGCTTTATGGAAACCAAACTGCGATTCTTCAGTGGCCGCCTGCACCTCTTACTACGAATACAACTACAACATTATCTAGTTTACCATATGGCAATGGACCATATGTAGTTACTGCATCATCTTATTATAATGTAGGTCCATTGTATCCATATCTTGTATTTGATAAATTAACTGGTGAAAACGCAAATGCATGGTTATCTTCGGGTATTGTATATACAAATTCGGCATATAATGCAACAACATATAGCACATTAGTAAGTGGCAATTTAATATATGGAGAATGGGTAGATATATTATTACCGACGCAGATAGTGCTAAATTATTATACAATACAAGCAGAAACTACATCATATACAAGAACACCCAGGACTTGGATAATTGCTGGTTCAAATAATGGAGGAACTACATGGTTTCAGGTTGATAGTCAAACGAATGTAACATATTCTTATGTTTCACAAGTAATACAATTTATAATTAACAATAATACAATTCCATATAATGAATATAGAATAATTATTAAAAATATTAATACATTATCTGGCAATGATTGGACTGCAATAGCCGAGTGGGTTCTCTACGGTTCTCAATACACTCCCATAAATACATCATTATATCTGAATGGCGCTCCATCTTCGAGCGGATTATTGCAATATACTCCGCCAAATGCACAAAGAACCGTGTGTCTCGGTGATTACGGCGCTACGAGTGCAACACAGCCTGGCACCTTTGGACAGATATTCCAGTGGCCACCGGTGCCTCTTACTGCTTCCACTACATCATTTTCAACACTCGTTTATGGAAATGGTTCTTATGTAGTTACTTCTACATCAACTAGTGGAGTTACTGGATATAATCCATACAATGGATTCGATAAAACTATAAGCGGTATATGGGCAGGAAGTGCTGCTGGTATAAATTATTCCACATCAACACCTTATACTTTTACAGGTGGAACCGGTGCAACTTATACAACAACAGTTGGTGCCACACCATATTATGGTGAATGGCTCGATATACTTTTACCACAATCAATTATATTAACGAGTTATTCAATTGCAGCGAGAGGTGATGTAAATTACGCACAAACTCCATCACAATGGTATATAGTTGGATCTAATAATGCAGGAGCTACATGGGCAATTGTAGATACTCAAACAGGTAAAAATTATACTTCAGCATCACAAATACAGACTTTTACAATAACTGGAAATAACACCGCATATAATGAATATCGAATTGTAATTATTGCACTTTCCCCTGGAAATAATGGATACACATCAATTAGCGAATGGATTCTCTATGGTCAACAGGCATCTGTGCAACAGTGGCCACCCGCTGCGCTTACAACAAATACGATAACTTCTCTTTCAAATCTTTCATATGGTAATGGTCTTTATACAGCTACAGCATCAAGTTATTTTACTTTAAATAATTTATATCCATATTTTGCATTTAATAAAACAGGCGAAGGTACAAATAATATATGGGCAATTAATACAACACCTTATAATACATCTACTGGTGTATATACTCTAAGTACATATAGTACAACAGTTGCAGGTACAGCAATTTTAGGTGAATGGCTAGATATTTTATTACCAAATCAAATCGTATTAACAAGTTATTCTATACAAGCGAGAAGCAGCACGAATTATGTACAAACTCCATACACATGGACTATAGCTGGTACAAATAATGGAGGAGTAACTTGGTATCAAGTTGATTCAAAAACATCACAAGCATATACTTCAGCAAATCAAATTATAAATTTTACACCCACAGGAACATCTTGTAATATTTCTTTTAATGAATACAGAATAATCATTCAATATGTTCAACCAAGTAATGCTAATGGGTCTGCATCAATTGCAGAATGGATTCTCTTTGGAACACAAAATTTATCAAATAATTTAGGACTCATGCGTATTTATAATAAACAACTTTCAGTGAGTGAAGCTATACAAAATTATGCGTCTATTGTTGGCTCAACAAATCCTTACGGTTTTACTGCGGCAATTCGCGATATTTCTGGCGTTATGCCAATGGTACCTATATATATTTACGGTTCAGGTATTACTGCCGTTGCCACTTCTGCCGTCTATGCCCCAGGACTTCTTCCACCAGATGCTTCAGTTATTTACATAAACAATACAACTCTAGGTAGCTACATTTCAAATAATAATATTGCATATATGTTTGATCCAATTTCAATCGGTTTTACATGGGAGACTTGGGTTAATTTCTCGACATTTGCAAATGCATCAAGTTCCATTAATTCTGGTATGTATCTCAGTCTATTTTCTATTGGTGGAAATGCAACTGCCACAACAGTTGTCCAGTCTTTTGGTATTGGTGTAACTATTGCTGGAAATGTAGCTGTTCGTTGGCACGGCACAACCGTTTCAAGCATAACATCACAAAAAGTGTTATCAATAAATACTTGGTACCATATTGCCATTACATGTGATGGAACGACACTTCGCATTTATATAAATGGCTACATTGATACATTTACAACACAATTATATAGACCTCTCACATACAATGATGGTGCTTATATGACAATAGGTCAAATAGGTAATCTATATACAACACAAGCATATATAAGTAACATGCGACTCATAAAAGGCGCTGCACTTTATACTGCAAATACTTTCCCAATAGCAAATACACCTTTATCTATGTATCCTGCAAATATGACATCAGGAACGTGTGTAATGTTATTGCGTGCAATATAGAAAAGACAAAAATAAAATAAAATAAAATCAAAAATAAAATGAGAAAAAAATGATTTTATAGTAGTTACAAGTTTTAACTATTTACTATATGATAGAGGTTTATAATGGAACTAGCAATAAATAAATTCTCAAATTTGACATGGGTTGACACACCAGAATTTGAAGGATATATCCAAAATAATTCACCTTTTAAGGGTCGCGGTCATTTCAGATATCTAAATGGTGATTATATATTTTATGGAGAGTGGTCAAATGGAAATATACATAATGGTATTGGATGTATAACTATAGATAATATGCGACCACATATAAAAGTATATTTTATAGGTGGCTGGAAAAATGGTATCAAAAGTGGATATGTTATTGTTGTTAATCTTAATAAAAATAATCCAGATGAAATAGATGAACTTTATTATAACGAAATAATTGATGGAGAAAGTATAAACTCAACTGAATTAAATTTTGAAAAACCTTTATCTAGAACAAAGTTTCTAGAAATATACAATGAATGTCATACAAAATATATGAAAGACCCAAAATATAGAGCATGGTAATACCGCCTCACCGCCTCACTATCGCCTTATTCATACCATCGCGTCTTATTTCTCCTATATTTTCCCAATACATATATGATTGTCTGGACTTTCTACAATAACTTGTGTTATTTCTTGATTATCTTCAAATTCAAATACTTCGATTCGCGGCATTCGCGCTCTGGATTCTAATAATACTACTTCGTGTCTTCTATCTCTTATTTTACAGAAAGTAGGTATACATGCTAAAAATAATATAGAACCCATAAACACAAAAAATATAATAATTGTATTATCTATACTTATATTCGTATTATCTTTAGATGGTGCTGGTTCATATGCTTTAGGGTAATACATTATAAACTATTCATTTATTTATTATTCATTTATTTGTCATCGCTTTTTGGTTTCATACATAAAATTATACAGTTATCTGGATCTATATGCAAGCGACTACGTTTTTCTTGATGATGATGCTTTAGCCGCTTTTGCAGCCGCCGCTTTAGTGTCTTCCACAGGTAATGGATCTGTCATTCCTATATCAAGTTGTTCTTGTTCATTTGTAGCTACATTTTGAGTTTCAGGAAGAGGTTGTTTTAGGACGCTGATCATTTTATAATTATCTGTTAATGAAATTCCTATTTTTTCTTTAATTTTTTTTGATATATAATTATATACATATTTTTGAATATCTTCATTCGGAATAATTAAAGTAGTCATAAAATATTGTAAAAGCGGATCAAAGAATCCATCTTTTTGTATTGTATTATATAATGCTTTTATATGCGAAATTGATAATAATGTGACATTTAATTTTTGTGATTTAAGATGAACTCTTACGATATATTCTAATGTATTTTCTAAATTTTCTTTCAAATCTTTTAATGATATAATTGCAATTATATATTTTATAATCTCGTCATCAGATGCTTCGCGAATTCCACCTGGTCCATGTAGTATATGTGGTATATCATGTAAATTAAAAGTTTTATTCATAAAAATCTTATTAAATTGTTTTATATAAATTTTTGGTAAATCTATTTTCTTTTGTTCTTGACTCATAAGTGATAAATCATATCCGCATATTCTATTTATAACTTCATAGTAGGGTTCTAAAACATCTTCATGAAATCCGACGTTTCCGCTGCTACCGCTCCCTCCTCCGCCGACATATTGGCATAAAAATACTTCTGTTAATGGTTTATATTTTATTACACATTTGACATCATTTGCGATTGCAATTGCACCACATAGTCTATCAGTTGTATATAAAAACATAATTGGTTTATTCTTAACATTAAAATCAATAACGGGTTGGTCTTCATATTGTGCTTTAATTGTTTTTCGGGGCATAGCTACATTTCTGAGAAAATAAACACATCCTACATCACCAGACATTTTACAGACAAGTAAAAAACTTATAACATCTTGTATTTTTGCCCCATTTTCTGCAAGAAATCGTACAATATTTTTTAAATCATCATTTGTAGTAATAGATTTATTATTCGACATTTGATCAATAGTATTTATAATTTCATTAACAGTAAAACCTTGTCTATTCAACGGAAATGTTTGCGTATTTCCATTAGGTGCTCGAACTATGAGCAGTATCGATTTCGCGCTTGTTTTTTCTCTTTGGTGCAATGTAAAACTTATTCCTGTAGCTGTATAAAGTTCTTTACAAATATCATGATATAAATTATCATAAAAGGCATCACTATTTTCCGCAATTTTAAAATTAATACCTGATGCCTTAAAAGGATCCCAATAAGCAGAAAGTGGGACTATTTTTCTATATGCTCCTGTAAACTCGCGACTTCCTGTTCCAGAAATTGGCGCATTTAATATATAAAATTTAAAATGCGAATCTCTATCAATTGCATCAAAATTACTTTCAAGTTTCTGCCATAAACTTTGTTCTTCCATATTTGTATCTTCATTATCTGCATCTCTCCCAGCACTTTTTAATTTATAAAAACGACAATATTTCAAAGAAATGCCTTGTGATGGATTTGGGTCTTGTATAATTTTTATAAGTACGGAGTTTTCAAAATCATTATATGTTCTTTCTAATATATCGTGATATGTTCGGATTAATAATTTTTCACTCAGATATTTAGTATCAAATTGGTGTTTTCTTCTAAAATCATGAACAGGATCCGCTTCAATTTTCAGCCAACTGTTAAAGTCTTCAACAAAATAATTAGTGCCACCTGATTGTTTTTCTTTTCGCATGCCTTTATTTCTATTAAAGTCCATGCCCGTGTCCATTTCCCATATCGGTAATTTACTAATAATTGTATCTCTGATTAAATCTAATGAAAACTCATTAAAAGTAATTTCTTTTGTAATAGATGGTTTCGTTTTTGTCGTAATTTTTTTAAATCCACCTTTGTTCATTATTATATTAACCGAACACATAATAATTATAATTTATGCACTTTTGGCTATTATTTTAATCCATGGTTTTTCTTCATCAAAAGTTTGTATTTTTGTATATTTACTATTTCCTTCTACTTTTTCACAAATAACTTCTTTATTTTTCTTTGCATATTTTTCTCTAGATATTATATCATCATCTTTATTCATAATCGTACACAGTAATATATTTTTATCTAAATCTATTTTAATATCTATAGAATTATAATTGAAATTATCTTCATATAGTCTTTGCATAATTTTTAATTCTTTAAGATGCGAGGCATCTTGTAAATGCATTAATTCTCTAAAAATATAATCATATATCAATCTTTCAATATAACATATTTTTATTGCATTTTTTTTACTATTTATTATTGGAAAACTAAATTTATCATTAACTGTTAATAATTTTGTGCCACATAAAGATATTCTATGATATATAGGTCTTTCTTCTACTTTTTCATTTGAAAAATAAGTAATTCCTTTTATAAATTCTGAAAATAAATTTGTAGCTACATTTTTAAATTTAGAATTTAAATTTGAGTTTGAAAGTTTTATTTTGAAAATACTTTGAAATATATAATCATGTGAATTTCTTAGTATATCAATATGATATGTATCTAAATATATCTTTGCCGTAAAACCTACCAATATATCGTGAATTTTATATATATCGTATGAATGTTTTTCATAAAAATCGGTTACATCTATTATTATATTATTAAGTTTTATAGCTATTGTTTTTATTCTAGATGCATAGTCTTTCAATTTACTAATAGGTGTTATCATATCTGATTCATAAAATTTCTTTACATTATAAATTTCCGATATTAAATTGGTAAACTCTTTTTCTGCCATTATTTAGAGAATAAAACACACTATTACTTAGAATAAATATTTGTTTATATGACGGATAGTCCGGAGGGTCCGTATCCTTATGCGTTTCACGCAGATTATGACGACACAATTGATGATTTCAAAGTATTGCATTTATTTTATGTGACACCTGATGATATAAAAAATTATACATTCCCTGATGAAATTGACAATCTCTATATATCTGGTGATTATTTGGATGAATTTATAATACCGAATGGTGTAAAAAGTGCATATATAAAAAATTTAGGTATTCGTAAATTATACGTTCCAGATTCAATTAAATTTTTATATTGTTCTAATAATCATTTACGATACCTTGAATTGCCGAATACTATCGAGGATCTAGATGCTTCAAATAATTATTTAACTACTATAACTTTTAGAAATAAAGAATTACCAGTAGAATTAGAATGTCTAAGTATAGAAAAAAATAGAATAATAGATTTGTCATTTGAAGCGCTAAAATTAAATAATTTAGTAATAGATAAAAAATTTCCATTACCAAATATGTCAAATAGTATTAAAAATATTTTCTTGCAAACTGATTAAATTAAAATGACTAAAGTAACTAAAATGAGAAAATAAAGAAATTTCTTGAATTTGTAAAAAAGTAAATGCAAATATGGAAAAATTGATTTGTATGAAACTCTTATTTCTAAAGATTGGAATGTAACCTAAATCTAAAACGTGTAAGGTATTCTTAGATCTAAAATGAGTCTTGCTCGTAGATGTGTCCCTCTGGTGTCGGAGGGACGTTAATCTGCAGTATAAGACCTTTTACCCCCACCCAGAATACGACCAGAACATACGCATGAAAGAGTCTCGCATCATGCCGAGTGTTAAAACTTTAGCGGACACATTACCGCACACTGAAATATTCTTACCATCCAAGTAAGATATATAGACGAGTGTTGAACTGTAATGTTAAAAGTTATATTGGAGCACTCAGAGGGTGAGCTCTACGCAGGAATTACTATCCAAGTAATAAATCTGTGACCCAGTAGCCTCTGATGTTGTGGGGGAAAAATGCCCTCCCCGAAGAAGTTCTCTCAGTTTACATAGTGTGTGTAAATTCAGAGAAATGGCCAGGTAGCCCTGTCTGTCCAAAGGGTAGCTTATTACATATATATTACATATAAAAAAGGTAATCAATATCATCCTTTCCAAAACACAAAACAGTTTTGGTTTTATATTTTATCGTTTACCTCGTAATACATTTATAAGTTCTTGTTTTGTCATTTTACTATATCCTTTAATTTTTTTATCAGATGCTTTAGATTTAAGTTCAGCTACAGTACATTTATCATAATTCTTTCTCGTTTTAGTCCCACCACTAAATCCTCCATAAGATTCATTTATTCCATTTGTTAGGAGCGCTTTTTCCGCGGCTTGTCTTTCGGCTTCTTTTTCGGCTTCTTTTTCGGCATTGGACGGTTGTTTTCCGTTTTCATATCCTATATTATGATAATTTAGTTTACCATAATCATCAATTCCTGACATTTTTCTATAGTAAATTAAAGATAATAAAATCTCAATAAAATTGATTAGAATCTCTCTATAATATTATCGAATGCGCGGTATGTTCTAAAAACATATTCATTGTAGAATTCCGCATCTTTTAGAACAGTATTCCCTGGTTTAATGTTTTCCATGTTTACATATCCTGGATACCATTCAAGAGGCATATTTCCAATTTCATACATCACACTATTATTACGACAGAGATATGGACCAAATATACGTGCTCCATTCAATTTTGTTCCACCTTTCTGATTTATCGTATCAATAATCTTCAGAACCATTGGATTCACATCAGAACCGCGAAAGAGAATATTCTCGTATTCGATACTGTCATTACTGTCATCATAGAAAACCGAATATGAACAGTATTTGAGTCCAGTCGGAACATCAGTCAATAACTGAATAACCACGTCAGCATTGGTGTAGAGAACAGCGGCATGAATCTTGTCAACTTGCATTTTCTGCATTTTCTGCATTTTTCTTTATAAGAAAGAGATACACTATAAAAATAAATCAAAATAAAATCAAATTTTTCAAATATTATAATATATTACTATATTATAATTATGTCATCAAGTAGAGGAAATTTAGATGCTTCTATTTTTGTAAATAAATTGAAAGAATCATTAAAATTTGAGTCATTATATGAAAATTTTAATGAAATCTTAAAATCTCACAAAGCATTAATTGCCGGAGGTTGTGTTTTATCAGCATATACTGGTTTTGATATGAATGATATTGATATATATGTTCATCAATCCTATGCATCAAGTATGTTTTCAAAATTAAATTCTTTAGGATTTAATGTTGAAAGTTCAAATGTTGCACCATCATATGATGCATCATTTTTAAAAAAAAATAATATTCAAACAAGACTAAATTTACTATTACGTTATGGAGAAAATTACGTCGACGCAATAGAAATTGATTTAATGATAATTCCTTCACATATTCCCTTAGTAAATGTGATATTAAATTTTGATCTAAGTTTTTGTAAAATATGGTATAATGGAACATCTGTTTATGCAAATAATCTAATAGAAATTGAAAAAAAGGAAGGATATTTAGGTAAAGATTATGTTCATAAATTATTTACTGAACTAAATACTTTTACATGGTTTAGATTAAAAAAATACATAAAAAGAGGTTTTAAAATTCAATTTGAAGAATTATATAATTCTAAAAATGTTGGAAATTTAATAAATCAAAAAAATACTACATTATTAAATACAGACGCTATAAAAGAAGAGTGGTTTGTTAAATATATTATAAGAAATTTATTTAAATCAGGTATTTTTAAAAAATTGGGAGATGCTCATACTCTTCGTATAATAGATAAAGACGGTTATTCTGTTATAGTGTATGTTAATAGTATTTATAAAGATAATCCTGATATGTATTTCACTAATTACAATAGAATAGCATATTTAGCATCTAATATGAAAGATTTTACAGTAGAATCATTAAAAACTGCTTTTAAATTAACTAATATTTTAGAATTAATTGATAAAACAAAAAAAAATGTATCTTTTAAAGGAATATTGTTATATATTATATTTAAAAAATATTATAATAAATATAATAAATCGGTAACTCCATATGATTCTATTAAAAATAATGTAGAATATAAAGAAATAGTATTAAAATATTTAGATATTCCAGAAAATATATTGAATATATTAAGTAATTATGATAATGATAAATTATTATTATATGGATCATCTATAAAATTTAATAAAATCATTGAAAAATTATTAAAATTAAATATAAAATATGCAAATATCAAACAACTTATAGATTCTAAATTAGAAAATATACCTGTTGGTAATGCAACAAATGCCGCAAGACAAAAGAAATATTTAAATAAAATGATAAAAGAAGCAGCAAAACTGAATCATGAAATAATTTCTACAGATAAAAAATTTAAAAATTATTTAAATAAAGAAGAATCATTTGAACTAGAAAAAAATAGTGCGCCCACGGTACCTTTACACCCGCCGCCCTCGCCTCCTCCCAAAAAAGCATTTAGTTCTCCTAGAAATAAACAGCGGATGTTAGCTAAAATTCCGAATAGACCTAAATCAGACTCAGTAATATTAAATTCAAATGATACACCAGAAATTGATCCTCTTTTACTTGATTCGAGTGACCCTATTAGAAAAAATAATTATGTATATTTACAAGGTAAGTATTATAATAAAAAGAATCTAAGGGACTGGTTACTTCGTGAACTTAATAATTATAGTACGCATATGATTAAGGTTCCTCATAATAATTTACCTCTTAGATATGTTGACGTCAAACTGATTTTATCCTCTGATGAAATGTCTGCACGGGAAAATATAATACGTCAAAAAACAATGTCACAATTAGATGAAGTAATTCTACAAGAACCCCCGCATATAAAAAAAGCCAAAGAAAAAGCCAAAGAAAGATTTCTTTCACAAAAAATTAATTTACATTCAAATACTACTAGTCCAATTAATGAAACACCACCATCATGGTTACCACCACGTCGAAATACTGCTGCTCCAGCAGGTCCAGCGGGTCCAGCAGGTCCATAGTAAAATCCAATATAATTTAGATCTAAATAAAAATATTAGATACATACATGCATATTTATTATATATATTTATTAGAGTATTTTTTTTTCATATTACTAGTACCACCTTGCATAGTAGTTCTTGATGGTCCGGCGGCGGGCTGAGCAGCGGCGGGTCCTGCAACGGTAGAATTAAATAAGTTACCCATAGCATTTGCTAAACCACTTGATGATGAAGATGCTGGTGCTGTGGCGGCTTCAGAATTTTGGCGTGTTATTTTTAAGCCATTAATAGCAATATCACGGACGCTTCTTAATCTGCGAATTGCTTCATCGTGGGTTTCATCTAAATCTTCCATATTTTTCCAATATTTCATGCCAATTTCTTCTCTGCTTGCTTTTGGTAAGTATTTAATACAATCCATTAATTTTTTATGTTGTGCCATCAATCCTTTTTCATTTTCTTTCTTGATTTTTTCAATATGCTCAATTGTTTTTGTAATTTTATCGTGAATTTTCTTTTTCATTAAATCGATGAGCATTCTATGTTTTTTATCTGCTGCTTCTGAAGATTCAGACGCAGATGAAGATGCAGATGAAGAACGTTCGCGTTTACCCACTAATTTAGTGATAACTCGAGTTGCCATTTCTTTTCTTGCTTCAGCTCGTGTTTCTTTTAATAGTAAATGGGCATCAGTTTCTAATGCTCTTTTGAAACTTTCGGCACGACGTTGTTCTTCTTCATGTTTATGTTGTTTTTTCAGTTCTTCTGCAGCTTTTTTCTTTTCTTTTGCCGCTCTTTCCTTTTCACGTTGTCTTTCTTTCTTTTCTTTTGCAATTCTTTCGGCTTCTTCTTTCTTTGCTCGTTCTGCTTCTTTTTTTGCGTTATCAATTTTTGGTATTCTTTCAGAACGTCTCGAAGGATCAATTGGCATCACATCTCTTTGTGTTCTCTTTCTTTCGCTCAATTTTCTTGCTTCTTTCATTTCAATATCTTCAGCTGCTGCAGAAGGTCCTGCAGGTGGAGATAGTCCCGCAGAAGGTCCTGCAGGTGGTGGTGGCGGTGGTGGTGGAGGTGCAACTTGTTGACCCTGGCTCTGACCATGGCCCTGTTCCTGGGCCATTTCCATCATATTTTGCCCTGCTCCTGGATTTGGAAGTTCAGCCATTACTCTATTATATATATCTCATATAATTAATAAAAATGAAGCAAATTGCATATTTAATATTTTTATCATTAGCTGAAATATTCGGAGATTTTACTTTAGAGAAATATGCAAACACGAAGCAATTACCATTCTTAGGCTATGGTATAGTTGGATATATTTCCGTTGTATATTTCTTAATAAAAAGTCTAAAAGGGTCTACAATTTTATATGTAAATGGAATGTGGGATGGTATATCTGCATTAATCGAATCAATTGCCGCGATGGTTATATTGAAAGAACGATTTAGAAACCCAAAACAGTATATAGGTTTAATATTGATTATTCTAGGAATATTTTTCTTGAAACAAGGGAATAAAGAACAATTTACAAATAAATCAATTATATATTAAGTTCAAGAACTATCGGAATATGATCACTTCCTGTATATTCACTTAGTATATCAGCAGTTTCAATTTTCTTTTTATATTTCTTATTGATTATAAACATATCTATTCTCCATCCTACATTATTCTTACGCGCATTACCAAATGGGCTAAACCAAGTGTATTTCTTTTCAGTAGGATGCAATTCTCTAAAAGTATCAATATATCCGCTTGCAGAACCGTTCCCGCTCCCAGTTTTCAATAAATCGCGGAATGCTTGTCTTTCTTCATCTGTAAATCCATGGTGACCTCGATTTGCCTCATAATTTTTCAAATCATTTTCTTCTGGTGCTACATTAAGATCTCCAGTAATAATAATCGGTTTTTTATATTTCTTTTCCAAATCAACAAGAGTTTCGCGGATACCCGCTTCCCATATAGAAATTCTTTCTTTCAATCGAGACAAGTCTGGTTTTGCATTCGGTACATACATATTTATTAAAATAAATTTCCCAAAATCATAAATCATCAGTCTCCCTTCATTATCTTTAATCTTATTTGTAGCTATCTTTTCAGGTTCAAACGAAGAGGCCGCTGCTGCAAATATCGCTGTTCCAGAATATCCTTTGCGTTCTGCAGAATTATATAATCGCATTGTATATCCTAGTTCATCCATTTCTTTTATAAATTTAGATGGAATATCTCCTTCGAGACATTTTATTTCTTGCAGACAGATAATATCAGGCTTTTCCTTACTAAGTAATTCATTTAAACTCCCTTTACGAATAACTGCACGTAATCCAGCAACATTCCACGATATTATTTTTATTTTGGATGCAGTCATTTATATTCTTATCCTTATTATATATTATTTCCTTATTAACCTAACCTTAACCAGTATATATTATTAACCTTAACCAGTATATATTAGTAACTATTAGCTGTTATAAAAATAAATAAAATAAGAATTTCATTTTTTATAATATGTTTTTTCAATCCAATTTTTATCAGATTCTAATATTCCAGATACATTCTTATTAGCATTTCTATTTAATATATCTAATACATTGATTTTTCGTAATACAGGGAGAGTTCCATAATTTTGTATTGCTAAACTCAATGCTTGGTGTCTTTCTACTGCATTTTTATTGACAATATGATTATATCCATATTTCCCTAAATCATCGACTGCAAATGCCAAGTTACGGAATGGTATTTTACGAGATTCTGGTGTCTTTCCTGGTAATCCTCGGTCTTTAACACATTCCGCAGCAACATGTACATTTTTCTTTGTAGTATAAGCGACTCTTTCTATTTGACCTTTTGGACAAATAGATACTTTACTTGGCTTCGACGACTCTTTAGATCTGTACATTCTATTATATATACTATTATATACAAAATAAAAAAGAACCACCGGAGTTTTACCCATTTTAATATTGTTTAATGGTATAATGTTTATTATGTTTTCCGTTACTGGAAACAATTAATGAATTTAAATCAAAACTATTAAGATTACATTCTTCTTTCGGAATCGGTGCAGAATAGAAAGTTCCTAAATATTTTTTACATTTATCTAAAATGAATTTTTCATCAATTTCTTCGGGAAAAGTAATTCCTTTATTTGGATGTTTAAGCATCCATTGACATGCTGATAATATACCACACATAACTTGTAGCGGAGTCGGTCCGAAATAAGGGTCTTTTAAAACATTCTTTGTATAGTCTGTATGTAAAATGGATCCTGTCCAGAATGACCATGGACCAGTTGTTTTGCCCAAAGGGTCTGATTCAAGAATAAATGTAGCACCTACATTATCATAACCTTCTAAATGATCATCATGAACATTAAGTACCTTCCATTTTGTGTGATCATTAATAATATTTCTTAAACTTTTACAGCAATTTTCATTGATCATTTTTTGTGTTTCCGGATTTACCTTATATACATAATGCATTGTTGGTGCCCAATCAATTGTTCCTAAGAATCTACTACATGATATATTTTCGGAATGATGAATACAATATCCTTCAATATTTGTAAATTTAACATTACCGTTTTCATCAATACTTTCTGGAACACATGATCTAGCTTTAACATCAATACCATGCATATCAATGGTAAGAATTTGTGGTGTAAGAACAGATATAAGTTTAGAATCAAATGGTACAGTTTTTTCATGTGTCCCAACTGCTATTTCTGTAACTTCACAAGTTTCATCAATTAATCCTACACAACTCCATGTACAAGTAAAAGATTTATTATTTTTCTTTTTAGCAATCTGTGTATCAAGTTCAGAACAATGAATTACTCTTATTTTTAGAAATTTCCCTATCATATTATAATCTTTTTTGCGTAATGCACTTTTTAATTCTGCATTTTCTTTAGTACTATTTTTAATAACATATTTAGCAATATCTAGGATACCTTGTTTAATCATTATAGAGATTAATCCTGGATTCATACCAAATTCAATAATACTTGTAGTTTTACATTCTTTTGTTTTTGCAGCAAGTTCTAATAAATTCATATGTACTTGCCAATAAGAATCTTCGGTATATGGATAAATTTTATTTTTATTAATTTTTATTGATTGTTCTTCATCTTCAACAGAAGTATTAATATAATGTAAATTTAACTGTCTGCATATAACAAATACTTTAAATGTAGGTGTTCTCGTAGTCAAATCAATTACTAGGTCATTCTTATTACATTTAATTATTTTTGTTAAAAGATTTTCTATATTTTTACTTGTTATTTTAAATTTAATAAAATGTGCGCCATCTTTTATGGCTTCTTGAACTGATGGGAACTTTGAAGTACTTATATATTTATCAATGACATAAACATTTTTATAATCAATATTAAAAAAGTCTTTTAGATAGTATAAACAACATTTTCCGATTGAACCACAACCGAGTATAATTATCTTAAACATTTTTGTTGTATCTACTGTATTATAATAATATATTTTAGATTATTTATGTTTAACAAAAAAAATGATTTTCGCTGCTAGATAATCTTAATAATCTACATGGATTCGGCAATGCAATCCCCATCATCAACATTTACAAAAAAAGATGCATCTACATTTTTAAATCAATTAGGGCCACCGCCGCCTCCACGAGTTCTGGGTGCAAAATCTTTCGTTGATGAAATGCGCGAGATTTCATATGAATCAAGGAAGCGCAAAGCATTTAGTTCACAGTTCGTAAACGAATCTGAATATGTTATTACGATGAAAGAAAAAGATTACAAAATTTTCTTTAAGGAATTAATCAAGGGGCCTTCAAAAGAAAAAATAGAGAAACGTGCGAGAGATGGATATACGACTGCGACAATATATCAATATGCAATTGGCGATTATTTTTATTTTGATGACCGTGGTAAGATAGTAATGATTGACAAATTTATGCACACAGAATATCATTTGTATAAAACTCATACAGCTATTACAAGTGAATATATGATTGGATTAATCAGAGATTATTTCCAAGATAAACTGGGAATGTTTTTCGATGTGAGTACTAATAAATCTATGCAGATGACATATGTTGAAGTTTTCTGGGGAGACCCATCAAAAGAACGTTTCATTTCTCAGAAATGGAAGAAGATTATTTATGACCGGCATCATCAAAAATAAGTCTATATTTATCTTGCATATTTGCGGTATGTGTCATATCTGCAGCTATATCTTCTTTTTCTCGAATAGTTAATTTATTAAAATCAAGTGTATTTATAAATGAATGTCTTATTAACGAGACGGTAAGTGGTTTTTTAAATAATTTTGCAAATATACGATTACTCCATTTTGTGTATGTATTTTTGAGCATAGGTTCTCCGTCACGCATTGTAAATAAATAGTCACGTTCTTTTCTTTCAAGACTCTTTTTGATTTGCGAAACTAATTCTTTAGGAAGTTCTTTACGGAATTCCTTGTGACTTTTTGCGGTTTTGTATTTTCCCAAAACGAGTTCCGGTTTACTTCCATTTAAATCGCTAATATAATTTTCTTCTTTTTTTGCTGCCGCCCCGGTCCCGACCCCAGTCCCGACCCCAGTCCCTCTAATATAGACTTTACCGAAGTCTGCACGTAATGGTGGTATATATGTATATAAACTCAATAATAATTTATCATCGCTACCGTCATCAAGACTATCGCGTTTTTTAATGATATCTTCATATTTCACGTATCCTTCAATTTGTTTTTTAGTAGGCGCATTTTCTTTATAGCGGTCTGTAATAGCACCGTCACATTCTGTAAATTCTTTGGACCATAATTCAAACTCTTGTTTATGTTTCGATTTGAGTTCAGGATTATATCTAAAGATAGCTAAAATAAAGGTATAGAATGTTTTGCGAGACCCCACGTTTGGATATGTATCTGTAATTTTCTTTATAACAGGTTTAGGATTTTCTATAATATATTCTAAAGGTTTATTAATTAATTTAAGTAAGACACATCCTTTTTGTAAATAATTTCTTTTAGTAAAAACTGAAAGAGATGATGATTCTATACTTTTCATCAAGTCTTTCTTACCGCCGCCCCCATTGCCACCCACATTATTATTACTATCAGTATTTTCCATAGTTTCTGCCATCTAATATATACAAACGGTAACTTTTTCCTATTTTTGTATCTAAAAATAAAAAAATGATTTTATTTTAACATTCAAACACAATATAATTCAAAAAAGGTTATACAAATGCAGGTATCAATAATGTCCCAGACACATCCAACGGTCCCGGCCCATCTAATGGCCCCGACGGCTCCAACGCCTCCACTGGTGCTTACGGTTCAATCATCACTACCGATTGTGCTATTTGATTTGAATGGAACTTTGTGCAAGCGTGTAAATAAGAAAACGGAAGTTGTCTTCCGTCCTAACTTGGAGAAACTTAAGCATCTAAATGGCAAATATCGTGTCGGAGTATATAGTTCTATGCAGCCACATAATATTGAGAAGATAACTTTACAAATTGAGAAGAAGTGTAATCAAACTATATTTGACAGGACTCTTATCTTTGACCGTAGCCATACTGTAAACTTTACTGAAGAAGAACTCAATGCGAATCCCAAAATTAACGCTTGGAAGACAAAGAAATGTTTGCGGAATCTATTTGAGAATATTGATAATGTAACAATAGTAGATGATGAATTGTATAAGATATCATCTGATGAGAGAGAACACGCAATTATAGTTCCAGAATATAAATGTACTAAAAAAGATAAAACTTTGAAGAATCTTGTATGTAAATTGTGTAAGAAGGTTACACAGTAATCTTATACTTATCTTATACTTATCTTATAGTAAATATATAGGTTGATAAAATTTTATATTCTATGTATAATTATATTTTTAAATTTCTTATATATTATTTTTATTATTTTTCTGTCTCTCTCTCTCTATAAAAAAGAGCAATAAATGAGCAATTAGGTCCCTGGATAAATATTACAACCATCATATATTATCACACCACTCCAATGGGTAACGGTTTTCAGGGTGTTTTGAAAAGAGCAAAATAATGGTGGGTAAAGTTATTTAAAGTTATAATATTATATATTATAATAGTAAGGATGTATATTTATGATAAAATTTTTTGTTGTGAATATTGTGACTATAAAACTCTAAAGAAGTATAATGTAACACGGCACACTGTAATAAAACATATAGACACTGGCGAAGTCCCGGCTAATCAAATAGTTATCCCTGATAATCAATTTACAAACCCTGATAATCAAAAAAACAACCCTAATAATCAATTTACAAACCCGGATAATCAATTTACAAACCCGGATAATCAAAAAAACAACCCTGATAATCAAAAAAACAACCCGGATAATCAAAAAATAAACCCATGGGATTTGCACGAGAACCAGTGTGATAAATGTGGGAAAATACTATCAAACAATCAAAACCTTAGAAGACATATAAAGATTTGCAATGGTAAAATGAACCCATTACAATGTACAGTATGTAAAGAAATTTTTACATTACCTCAAGCAAAATATAGACATCAACGTAAATGTATGGAAAAACAGAAAGAAGAAGAAGAACGACAAATGACAGTACAAAATAATACTACGACAAATAATAATGCTGCAAATAATGCAAATAATGTAAATAGTAATAATAATAATGTAAATAGTAATAATATAACAAATAATAATATAAAAATAAGTCTCTTTATTGACGATAAATATCATAAAGACTATAAGAAAGATCAAGGATTTATCATTGACGAAAGTATGCATAAAGAAATCGCCAATATTGTAAAGAAGTATTATCCACATTGCGATGAAATTGCGAAAAGATTTAATAGACTTATTCTATCAAAACCAGAAAACCAAATAATACGCAAAACAAATTTACGTTCATCACATTCTATCGTAAACAGAGGAGATAAATGGAATCATATAATAGATTCATATGCTTATCAACATATGATAAGTTGTTTATGTCATAGTCTCATGTATTATATAAAAGGAAATGATAAATTTACAGATTATATCTATGCACTTATTACAGATTATGCAAAATATATATCAGATGGAGGATATAATAAAGATTCTGAAGATATGGAAGAACAAAAAGATTTACAAAATGATTATAAAAAAATAGAAAAAGATTGCATAACAACTGTATATAATTATACGAAACCTGAGCGGGCAAACACCGACGTTCCTTTATCTTAATGTGTAGCGGTAGCGGGCGGCCTCCGCTTACTGTTGTGATGGTGTATCAGGTGGCGGTGATGCGGCGGTTGATGTTGCGACTTTCTTGCCAATATTGCTTGTACTTTCGCGGGCATGTGAATAGGCATTTTGGTAATCGGCGGGTACAATAATATCTGGCGTTACTTTAAGTTTTCTGCGTTGTACATAATTATATATCAAATCTATTATAAATAATACAATGATAATAAATGATAACAATATGAGACTTTGGACTTCACGCGAAAGACGAGAGAATAATGGTGATATATAATCGAATCCTTCCCACAGTATTGGCAAGATTATGAATAATATTCCACTCGATAATCCAAAAAGTTTGTAATCATTATAGCTACTTTTATCTTTATCTATTGGTAAATTTGTATAAATAACAAGAGAATAGAAGACTGTTAATACAATTCCAAAGATTTCAAACACCGCATATGTAACACGGGGATTTTCAATATAATTATTGATTTTTTTTGGGAATGTATTAAATAACGCTAAGCCGTGTAATATTGTGTAGAATCCAAAAATAAGTAATACATATTCATAGAATCTTCCGGCAAATGTTTTATCTGAAATTGCTTTTATAAACCATTTCAAAACTGGAATGTGTGCTATATATTTCGTGGGTAAAGACATAACAGACAGACCAATAATGACTTTTGTAATACCATAGAAAATATATAAAAATGCAGCAAAATATCTACCAATTTCAATCATTATATACTTTATAGATATATTTTATAGATATATTTTATAGATATATTTTATATTAAATTATTTTTTACTTGGACGCCCTTTTTTCTTAGGGATAGCTACATTTTCAGGAATTTTTTCATCTCCATCACTACTCCCTCCAGTCGCCGCGATAGATTTCACTTTTTTATATTTCGGATATTCTTCACCATAATAGAGTCGCGAAAGTTTATCATCAGTGCTACGTTCTATATTGATTTGTCTGTCAACGACATCACGTACGATATCCATATGAGATGCCACCATAATACTATTAAATCTTTGCAATAATATATTAAATATATCTTTAATTTTTCCAATATTTACAGAATCAAAGGATGTAAATCCTTCATCAATAAACAATGTGTTTACATTCACATTCTTTCCAATACGTGTCAGCGCCATACGCATTGCAAGATTCACAATAAATTTCTGGTATCCACTTATAGTATTGAGTGAAGGCGTATTTCCTCTGTCAGTAACTGTATATATAAATCCAGTTGTATTAAAAGATATATTGACTTGTATAGTATCTATTTCGGATAAAAATCCATTCATTTCGCTTTCAACAAGAGGCAATGCCTTATTCGCAAATATCCAATGTCTGAAACCATCAATACCCTTTTTACTATCTCCAATTATACATTTTTGTATTTGTTGCAAGAGTTCATATTTCTTTATGAGAGTATCATAGAAATCTGAAATATCTGAGACACGCAATTTATGGCTATCAGCATCCCTCATTTTCTTTCCAAGAAGTGTATGTTCATTACGCATAGTCTCCAATTTCTCATTCAATTCTTTATATTCTTGACATATTTTCAAATAATGTTTATATATTTTTATATTCTGCCAATATTCAATATCCTTTTTAGATTCTTCATATTTATTAATAACGAGTATTTTATCAGAAATAGCATCCAATTCAATCTCTTTATCTTTCTTATTTTTCACAAATTCATAATATTCATTTCGTCTTTTCTTCATATTCCATTCTTTCCACGCATCGAGAAGGATTAAGTTATCTTCAATAGTATTGTATTCTTCACGATATTCATCATATTCTTTAATAAATGCCTGCATATTTGTCAATAATTCTCTATTTTCTCGATACCCATTTTTACTTTTATTAATAACAGTATTATATGATTCATAAATATTCCATTCATTTATAGCGATTTCATTTTCAATTTCAGTTAATTCTTTTTTATTCTTCTTAACAAGTTTCCATTCTTCGGCAGCCTTATTCCATGCATCTACTTCGTCTTTCATACTATCACATGTTGTTTCATAGAATTTTCTTTGTGAAATAAGATTCGGGAGTTCTTCGATTTCAACATATCTATCTGCGAAATCAGGTTTTTCGACGCCTTTTACATGTATAACTTCAATACCGGTAACACTCTTTCTAAGTTTCGCCAATTCTTTCTTCAAATTTTTGCCTTCAATAAGAATAGCTTCATATCTCTTTCTATGAACTTGTTGTTTACATGCTTCACACTCTGGATTAAAGGGTAATTGTTCAATTTCCATGATTTCCTCTTGGATTTCTGCGAAACGTTCATTTATTTTCGCAATTCTTTCAAATTTACTTTCGATATTAGAAACATATTTTTTCAATTGTTCAAGATTTGTTTTCAATGTATGTGAATCTTCTAAACTTTCAGAATCACCAATTTGTTTTAACCATCTTTTATATTTGATTTCCCAAGTCTCTTTATTCTCGACGAGTCTGCACGGTACAATACGTTCTTTAAGCAATTCAATATGACGATTCTTGAGACCATGCAATTTCGAAATAGATGTTTCTAAATCTTTGACAGCTATCTTTGTGACAACAAATCCACCCGCCATTTCAGAAATTGAAGTTTTTGGTTTACTTACACCCATACTCATCCCCAATTTTTCAAAATATTCAAGTTGTTCTTTGTATCTATTCATTTTATTTTCAATAATACTTATTTGACTATCAAGACCATCAGGATTATCAAGCCATTCTTTATTTTGCTTTTCAACCCATGCATTATAATGAGACTGCATTTTACGAACTGATTCAATAGTCATAGGAGGGAATATTGGTTCTTCACTATCCATTTCCTGAGCAGCGGCAGGATCGGCCGCATCGGCCCCGCCGCCTCCTTCCTCAAAATCGGCAATTTCTTTTTCTGAAAATGTAGCTATATTTTCCACAATAGATTTTAGTTCTTTATTAATAGATTTTTGTAATTCAATAGTATCTATATATTCATTTTCAGATATATTAAATGCTTTAGTTATTTCAATACTTTTTTCTATTTTTTTATCAATACCTTTATCACTCAAACCGATATCTTCGTCTTTTGGTTTTAGTTTATCTTTATCTTTATCTTTATCAAATGAAGAACAAGCGCTACGAATACGTAATCTTTCTTCGTCAAGTTCCCTATTTTTCTCAATAATAGAAGTAATATCCTCTGTCAATTTTGCGTAATGATTTATTTCGTCCACACTTACTTTGACTATAGCATGTTCTGTCATTCCTGATTTAAATGTTTTAAGAGCATCAGTAATATATTTATATGCTTTAATAGATTCTGCCAGAATTTCACTATATGCAGAAATAGATTCCATATTCATAGCTCTTTCAAGAATCTCTCTCTGAATATCATTTGGTTGCATAAAGAAATTATTAATATCTATTTGACACATCATATTAGATAATTCCATATTCTGCAGTGTTCCAAATACATTTCGGATCCAAGCAGTTGCAAGTGCCATCTCGGCAACCACTTCTTTTGTTTTATTTTCATTATTCAATTTATATACAACTAAATAAAATGTATTAATACGACTGTCATCTTTAGATTGTGTATTAAAACTTCTTGTAATCTCATAGGTAGCAGCAACGCCGCCCCCGCCGCCGCCTTCATCGCCAATATAATCAAATATAAGAGATATACCAGACCTTTCATGATGTGGCCTTTGGTCGCTAATAATTTTCGAGGACATCGTTTTACCCATATGAACTTGTGTACGCATAGAAGTAGGTTCTCCAAATATACATAGAACCAAGACATCTAGAAAAGCCGATTTTCCAGTTGCATTCTGTCCATTAATAAGTGTAATATTTTTATCCATTTTTGTGAAATCTATAAAATTATCCTTTCCATAGCAGAGTATATAATCCCATTCAATATATTTAAAGCGAATTGTATTATTTACTGAACCATTCATATTGATTCCTTCATATTTTTCAATTACTTTGTTAATAGTTTCATTACGATTTTTAATTTTTGTTTTAATTTCTTCAGGCATAATGTCATCACATTGTATACAAATAGTTTTTGAAGGATTATCAATATATTCATTTACGTCACTTATGTCAGGATATACCTCTTTGATATATTTAATCCAATTATCTTTATTATTCATATCACAAATTGCATTTAAACTTTTTTGTAGTGAATTTCCCGCAGACCCTCCCTCGACACCACTACCGTCCTCACCATTCTCGTTGCCATTGCCGCCACTACCTTCGAATTCTTCAAAAATAGAAGAACCTACACATATGGTTGATTGGATAAGAAGTGGTTCTATAGAGTTATCTTTAAGAATGGAATGTAAATCTCTTTTATCAGAACCGTTTCCGATAAATCTAATTTTCGGAAATTTAGGAAATATCTTGTCAACAATCGCATCTTTAAATTCCTTAATATTTTTGGTACCAAAGCGAACATACCATGTACCTTCTTTTCTTTGCATTGTAATTGAACCATAATTATTTATGATATTATATGCTGTTACAGATTTATCTTTATTATTCCACAGGAGATATCCGTGACCATTTGTACTTTCACCATTATCTTGTTGAATGAGTGAGCCAGGATATCCCCATATAAATCCATCAGTATCATTTATTTGTTGTTTATGGCAATCTCCAAAGACACCGAAATCATATCCTGCATTCATGAACCATTTAATTGGATATCCACCGCGACCATTTTTAAAGACGCTTCCGTGAAAAAGCGCGACTTTAATATCTACAGTATCTTCAAACGCATTTGCATTGGGATATTCAGGGAGTTTATCAACTATTCCACTGCCACTTGTAGTACGTAAAACATCTCTAATAGAAACTACACCGAATCCCACATTATTATAGGAATATAGACCAGTTTCTTTGAGATAATGAAAAGTGTATTTCGTTTTTGAAGAAGTAAAAGCAATTTTAAGCATATCAAGACTATCAACTGTAGACGATTCTTGCTGAAGACTATCATGATTTCCACTGATCACGATAACAGGTGAAATTTCCAATATTTTAGCGATAAATTCAAGAAGCATAGTAACACCTTGAACACCGACATATGTTTTGTTATGAAATATGTCCCCTGATATAACTATTATAGCGTTTTTAGAAAGCGATGATACTGATATTTCTTGAATGAAATGAGTGAAAACATGATTATATTCATAAATACGCGCTTTCTCAGTATCCCCTGCACGAACGTGTAAATCAGATATATGAATTATTTTCTCTATTTTATTATTATGACCGCAATTATTTAAAACAGATGTCATTTATTTATGATGTTAATATACGCTTATATCTTAAACAAAGCATAAAACAAAAAAATCAAATTTTTAGTGGTTTATAGAAGAGCATTGACTTCATTAGCTAGACTATACCACCGAGTCATATTAATTCCTTTTGTGAGCGGTCTATTTCCATCGGGAGCACTCCAGTAATAATAGTGATGATGTAAATGTATTCTACAACAGCTTATTGGGATAAAATTTTTAGTTAAAAGTCTACCCTTTTCAAAGATATCAACAAGTGATGCTGCAATAGCAGCAGAAGTCATATTTGCAGAACCTCCAACATCACTCAGTTCTAAATTTCCAGGAATAATACCTAAATTACCTATTAATCTCGTAAATCTTGTATTTGGAATTTCGTATTTTACATAAATTCTATTAAACCCATCGACGCTTGTTCCATCTTCTAAATTAACAAGCCAAGGTTCGATTATTAATTTCAAGTTAGGGTCTATTTTCTCAATATTTTCATCTCCTTCCGGATTTTTAGCTTTTGGATCAATATATTTTATTTTTTTCATAATATCTCTTTTATCATCAAGTTTAATTGGTTTACGTGTAAGTGGATCAATAAAAATTTTATTTTCACTTACAGCATTTTTCCAAAGATTATAAATATCGCGTGCATAATAGCAGTTCTTTTTACCTGTACCAGTATCAATTTCAACAATTAATTGTAGTTTCTTTTTATTCATTCTATCAAATCTTTTACCAGTAAGAACATCTTTCATTGTTACACAGATACCTTTTAAGTCTTTAAGAATTTGAGTGCGTTTTTTATTAGACAAAGGCGGCATTGCTCTGACTTCTTCGTGTTTATATGGAGACATTGCCGATAATTTTGCGTGACTACTAAATGGATCGTCAGTTTTGCCTTCATCAGTTCCCTTTTTTTCAGAGTAAAAAACTTTTTCAATAAAAGGGTCTTCACCTGGGTTTAGTGGTTTCGGTGTCATAAAATACTCATATGCACCTGTTTCTGGATTTATCATTGAATTTCTAACAAATTCTCTAGGTTTTGGTAAACGAGTCACTTTTCTATTCATCTTCTGTTTAATAGACGAAGGGAGCGATTTACTCGATTTACTTTTACTTAATTCTTTATTTTGTGATGTTTGTTGTTTATCTTTTAAATTTTTTATATGTAAAATTAAATAGTTTAAATTTGCAAAATTTATAAAAAGTTCTTGATAAAATTTAATTGCAATATCATCTACACCTTCTGAGTTATCATATAAATTATAGAATTTATAATAATCTAGATAATCTCTAATTGTATTAAATATAGTTAACTCACTTTGTATGAAATTTCCATTATATAGAAAACTGTCAATTAAACCTTTTATTCTAATGTTCAAATTATTTAATAATGATACAGTTGGTGAAATATCTAAAATTAAATTATTCTCTACGATATTTTTAGAATAAGCAATAAATTCATTCAGTTTATTTCTATCATCATTGTGTCTCTCTGCAGGTATAATATCATATTTATTATCACTATATTCAAGAATAATTTCGCATAGTCTAATATAATTTTTTAATAATTTTAGAAAATCTTTTGGTACTTTTTCAGTTTCTTGAAGTGCTGCATATAAGTTATTAATTTTTAAAAAGGTTACTTGCCATTCTGCGTGATTGCTAGGTATATTCAGTTTATCATGTCCAGTTCCTATAGATTTGGGTAAAGGTGCTCTTGAAGATCCTGCAGGATAAATATTATATTTTTCTAAACAAATTTCTTTAATATCATTATATGTAGGACCATCAACTGTAATTTCAGCACCTGTTAATGGGTTAACGGTCGGATTTCTAGCCCATTCTTGACATTCTTCCTCTTTTATTCTTTTTATACGGTCTTTTCTTTTTTTAGCGTCTGATTTAGTACTCATTACAATTATAAAATATAATATTTTAATAGTATAATGGATAATACAGTGATGAACACTACTTCGACACAGCCTCCGCCGACTGTTCCAGATACATCTGCAGCGGCATCCGCCACGGCATCAACATCGGCACCTCATACAACCTTATCAGCACCAAGCCGTGGTTCAATTGATGTAGCATACCACACATCTTCTGGATCAGGACTAAAATCATTTGATACAACGAGTGCTATTGCCGGATTATATCTTTGGTTATTATTTGGATTTTTTACATCTTTATTAGGGTGTGATCTTCAAAGAATAATGACAAAAAATATATTTGTAAAACATTTGATGGCGCTTGTAACATTTTTCTTCTTAATGTCTGTTGTAGATACCGATAATAATATAAGTGTCGCAATGACATGGGTAAAAACAATACTTGTTTATATATTATTTATGATATCAATAAAGAGTAAAATAATTTCATCCGCGATATTCTTAGGTTTACTTTTAGCTGACCAGACGTTAAAAGTAGAAATAAGTTATTTACAAAATAACAATCCATCCGCAAATGCTAAGAAGATTGCATTATATAAAGCAATAAGATACTATTTATTATTTGCATTAATAATAGTAGCTGTTATAGGATTTTTGTTGTATTTTCTAAAACAGTATAGTGATCATTATGATGAGTTTTCATTCATAGTATTTTTCTTTGGAAACAATCATTGTAATGATTTGTAAAAAAAATGATAGAAAAAATGAAAAATTTGATTGATTTTATTTAGTTATCTTTAAGCAAAAATGACGACCCCTACTGCCACCCCTACTGCCTTCGGTACTCCGACCCTTTCTGCCTTCGGGAGTGGAAATCTTTTCGGTTCTCCTCCGCCTATATTCGGTAAGGCTTCTGCACCAAATCCCTTTGTAAACAATATGTACGAGTTGAACAATTACATCAACAGTGTCAACTCCGGCCTAGAGAAGGATCTTTCGTCGAAGATGTGTGCTGAAATTCGCCTCATTTGCCTGAAATACAATTCCAATCAAGCGACGCGCAATTACAGAAATATGGAGAAGAAGGTCAAACCCGCATCTACACCAACAGCGTATCAACCGCAGAAACCAGGATTGCTTGATCTTCAGGAGATGATTCAAGAGCGCAGCGTCCTAGAGAACGCTATCCGCGTCCGCGTTGGCCCAGGTGTTTATACTTATGTCCGCCTGCCCGGAGGCGGCGTCGCGCGACTGGGCGAAGAGCCTCCGAGCAAGAAGTTTAAGGCGGCAGACCCAGTCGCATAAAGTATATCATGACATCAAAAAAAAATCACAATGATTTTTCAAAATAGCTACAAATGTTATTTTGTTTTTATGTTTATAGATGGTACTCATTATGATTTTATTATTAATGATATAAAAAATGATATAAAAGTACAAGAAAAAGTTGCAACAGTTAGAAAAAATAGAGAAAAATCATATTTAGCATTATTATATACAAATAATGGTAAAGATGAGAATAGAAAATTTAAAGCATATGAATATGGTATGAATATGGTATGAATAAATTAAATAAAGAAGATATTATTAATCTCTTTATTTAAGTAAAAATAAATTTAAATACTCGTGGGCGGGCTCGAACCGCCGACCTCTGGTATCCTTGTTACCATATAGTGGTAATGCATAAGACCAGCGCTACTGAACCAACTGAGCTACACGAGTTCCACCTCCAAACGTCAACATAGAAGTTTGTGGGTGAGCATACTAGCTCACATTTTATATAAACAACAAATCTTTAAATACTTTTGCCTATTTAAGATATTTATAAAATAGAGAAAAATATTAATAAATATTTATAATATAATAGATATGGAGGAATTAATAAAATCAACAATTGAGATTGTAAAATCATCAGAACCAAAAAATATTTTTGATATTCAAAGTAAAATACAAGAAACTTTATATGGTAAAAGAAATTTTGATGCACAAACTCTTAATGATATTGTAATTAAATTTATGTCAGATAATAATATAGAAAAAAAACACGATGAAATATCTAAAGACCTTATTGATAATTATATTGAAACATTAGTTACTAAAATATTAAAACCCGCAGATGAAGGTACAAAAAGAGAAAGAAAACGTGGTGCACCTGTATCTTTTGCAGAAACACAAGTGAAACCAACAAAACCGAAAACAAAACCGAAAACAAAACCGAAAACAGAAGCAAAAGCGAGTGAAGAAAAACAAGATCAAGGTTCAAAAGAAGGTTTAGCTAGATATTTAAACACAATTCAACAAGAAGTTGAAAATAAGTTAAAATCAATACGTATTAATATGAAAACTGTTTTTGATACTAAAAATATTCTTATTCCTATGTATATATTTGAATTATATTTAGATTATTTATCAAATAATGATTTTTATTACAAAGTATCATATTATAATTTTAATAAAACAATGGGTCGACATCCATATTTACCATGTGGTCCCAATGTAAAAGAACCATGTAGTTCATTAAATAATGAAATAGAACTTTTTAATAGTGAAATGAAACCACCAATAATTGTATATCTAAATCGTGAAAAATATCCATTTAATACTTTTAAAGAGTATTTAAATGGATTAATGAAATATATTATTAATGAGAGAGTCACTGAAAATGTTCTAAATACAATTTTAGAATCATTTGATAATTTACCGTCATTTAAACAATGTGCTATAAATGGACATTTACGTTATTCTCCAGTAATTGAAGATGCTGAACAACGTAGTGAATGTACAATATGTTATTTATGTGGTCGTCGTTTATTTTACAATAGAAATGGTAAAGAAATAAATACAGATATAGATCATATAGTACCTTATATATCAGGATATATAACAGGTGTTATACATTTTCCTTCTAATTATTTACCAACGCATGCTAAATGTAATGGTCCGAAAAGTGATAATTTGCCAAATATCTATAGTATAGATGCAACATTACAAGCGAAATTAGCAGATATGCAAGCAAATATACCATATGATAAATTACGTGATGATATATCTGAAAAAATAATAAAATCAATATTTAAAAGTCTTCCAGAACAATTTAATAATCCTGATAAAGTAAAAGATATTTTATCATATGCAGTAACATTAGTTGATGATAATGTATCCAAAAAACAAAAAGTCAGCAGAGGTGGTAATAAAAATCTAGATAAGATGGAAAAAACTTCAGATATGTCTATTGAATATCATCATCCTTTAACACCAGAAAAATTTTCTAAATTAAAAAAGAAACATTTATCTTCTTCAAAAATAAATTATACATCAGAGTTAAATCATACAATTCAAATGTTAAATAGAAAATTACAACTTAAAAATATAATTACAGTAAATGATAATATTGAAATTAAAATATTAATAGAATTAATAAATTATCTAACAATATGTCTTGATGTAATGCACACACCAAGACATATACATAGTGGCGGAGGTTTAACCTATACTCAATTTTTTAATAAATATGGAAATGAAGATCTAGCGCCTGCACACTTTGGTAGTGATGAACAAGTACAATTAATGTCAATAGATGACCGTGTTAAATTTTTCAAAGCACGTATAGAATTATATGTTAACTTTTCATTCTTACTTGCAAGATCATATAATAAGACATATACCGAATTTATAGAAGATCGATTTCAGAAATGTGTTAATGCGCAATATATATTTACAGAAAATTTTCATGATTAAAATAAACTTATAAATCAAAATTTTCAATGAGTGTTTCATGGGACATATATGTAAATTTATATTTATTTTTCTTTAATATATGGTTATAATAATCCATAGCGTTTATTTTTAATCTTTTATCAAGTTTTTTACAAATTTTATAGAGTGTATTCATGTTAATATAGCATAATTCTCTATTTATATAGGGGTCGATATTATAATTGCATAAACATGGATATTTTGTGAAAAGGAATGCGTCGATGCGTTTACAGTCCCAATTGAGTCTTTTCTTCCAGTTTGTAGCTATAAATTCCGAATCATATTTAATAAGTTTTTTCCATTTTTTATAATCAAAAGATATTTTTTGAATACTTATTTCATATTTTGATAGTTGTTTTGCGAGAATATGTGAATATTTCATTGTATCTCTCGTATTTTATATAATATATATAATTAAATTATGTTTATATATTTTATGAAATCCGCGGCCGTTAGTTTTTTGGCGGTAAAAAACGAACGGTTAGTTAAAATATATAAAAAAACGAACGGTTAGTTAAAAGATATAATAAAACGAATGGTCACATTTCAATTGAAATGTGACCATTCGTTTTATGGGAAGTGAAAACTAACCGTTCGTTTTTCTATTGTCGAAAACTAACGGTTCGTTTTTTGGCATAGAAAAACTAACGGCCGCTTTTATTGAGAACCAACTAAAATTTTATAGGAATATTTGCGCATTTTAATTATAATATCTGAAAAAATGAAAAACTTTTAAATTTTAATTTTAAATAATAAACTAACAACTATGGGAAAAGAATGCGATATTTGCTGCGAGAAATTCAACAAATCCGATCATAAAAAAGTGATATGTAACTATTGTGAATATGATGTTTGCAATACATGTACTCAAACATATCTTATGAGAAATACACAAGACCAGCATTGTTTGAACTGTAAACATGCTTGGAATCGTGAAAATATGGAATTGAATTTTACAAAGAAATTCTATACTATCGATTATAAAAAACATAGAGAAAATATTATATTTGAAAGGCAAATGAGTCTTCTTCCAGAGACTCAGCCATATGTAGAAGGTGCGCGAAGGAAAGCGACATTCGCCAAAGAAATAGTAGAAATTCGCAAGAAATTGTTAGAAATATCAAAGGATCGTAATAAACACAGAACCATTAATGTCTGGCAACTTACTCCTGATGAACAAATCGAGTGGCATAAGAAAAATGGAGAATTTGAGAAAAAAATTGAAATATATAAAATTGATGTTTCAGTAATTCAGAGAATTATTCCTATTATAATTGGAAGAGATTCAGCGAAAGCTGAGCGACGCCAATTCGTACGCAAATGCCCTGCTGATAATTGCAGAGGATTCCTGAGCACTCAATGGAAATGTGGACTCTGTGATATTAAGGTCTGCAATAAATGCAATGAAATCAAGAAAGAATCAGGAGGAAGTCGCGAGGGAAATGATGAAGAACATGTTTGTAATCCAGAAAATATAGCGAGTACCGAATTACTTGCAAAAGAATGCAGACAATGTCCGAAACCTGATTGCGGTGCAATGATATTTAAAATCGAAGGATGCTCACAGATTTGGTGCACTCAATGTCACACTGCTTTTTGCTGGAGAACTGGGAAGATAGAAACAGGAACTATTCATAATCCTCATTACTATGAATTTCAGCGTAAAATGAATGGTGGAGTAGCTCCACGAGTACCCGGTGATAATCCTTGCGGAGGAATGCCAGAATATATAAGATTTATTACTCATTTACAGGTTATCTTAGGAATAGCAGGACAATACAGATATCCGACTCGAACTGATACTCCACAAACAGTTGCAAATAGACTTATAATGCAAACGTATGAAACAATTCATAGAATGTATGGACATATTCAAAATGTGGAAATGCAAAGATATGCAGTTACAAATCAAATAGAGGGTCACCGTGATTTGCGAATCAAATATATGCTTAATGAATTGAGCAAGGAAGAACTCAAATCAATGCTTTATAGACGCGAGAAAGATACGGATAAAAAGACGGAGATTACAATGGTCTTGCAAACATATCAAAATGTAATTATGGAAAATATAACAACTCTAATGACTAAACAGACAGTGAAAGATGTAAAAGATTGTTTGGATACAATGAATACACTCAGATTATATATTAATGAATGCATGCAAAATATTTCCAAGAGATATGGAAATGTAGCACCTCAGATTACAAAAAACTGGGCAATGAGTACCACAGGAATTGAGAAGAAAAAAGAAGAAGCCGCTCTTGCTGCATCAAAAAAAGAAACAGTATAAATTATATCTTAATTAATAATAATGAGTAAAAAAGAAACTTGGTTGAATAAAGCAATAAGATCATTTTTGGGTCTTTCCAATAAAAAAATAAAAGGTAGTGGATGTAATTCGTCAAAATGTGTATATGTTTTACCCGAAGATGATGCCGCCAGTGCTCATACCCGTACAAATAGTGCTCATACCCGTCCAAATAGTTCTCTCAAAAAAAACCAATATTTAATTTGCGAAAAAGCCATAGGATCAGGTACTTCAGGATGTGTTGTTTGTGATAATACTAGCGATATTTATAAATATATAATAAATGAAAAAATTTCTTATAATTTATTAAATAACAATCAGGAAATTATAGAAGACAAAAACCAATTGATAACTATCTTGAATAATGATAAATATTGTATCAAAGTATTTAAAAATTTAGGAGATAATGAAAAAAAATATGCTTCTAGAGAATACTTAAACATTACACAAGTTCAAGAATTATTTAAAGATAAAGAATACGGCTTAAATTCAATATTACATCCGCATGACAAAAATAATATTTTATTCTATTTATCTATAATAAACCCAAACCCTCCTATTCTTTCTTTGAAAAAGAATAATAAGTATAAAGGAATAAAAAATATTCCTTTAATAATAACAGAACAATGTAAAAAAATGAGCAGTATTACTGGTATTGATAATATTATAAAATATAGAACAGATATATTATTTTATTTTAAAATTTTACATAATGCTAATTATATACATGGGGATTTTAAACTAGAAAATACAGTATTATGCGAGGATAGATATAAAATAATAGACTGGGGTAATTTAAAGAAAATGGAAGATGATATGAAAATAGACTGGGGTAATTTAAAGAAAATGGAAGATGATATGAAAATAGAGTCTATAGCAGCAGCACCTACTTATTCAAGTCCATATTTTGCTGTATTATATATAGATCAAAAAAAATTATATGAGGAGTCTTTATGTTTAAAGGATCCTCCGGACTTTGAAATGTTTGAAATATTAAATAGATTATATATTAATTTCGAAGAAACCTATTATAAAGAATCTCGTGGTGGTTTAATAAAATTTTATAATGATGAATTCTCTTGGATTATTGTTTATTTATCATATAGTCTATTATATTATAAATTTAATAATAAGAAAGATATATATCTTTTATTAAAGAAAAATGATGAATATGCATTAGCATTATTATTATATAATCAATTATTGTTGATTAGTAATGATAAATATAAATTAAAAATTGTAACAATATTAACAAAATATTATTATCAAGAAAACTTTAAAGAAAATGAATCAATATCAGAATTAAAAACAATATTAGGTGATGATATCCAATCAGAAAAAATAATAACTGAAATAATAAATATATATAAATTATTATCTCCTGACTATTTAAATTTAGAGTTAATATCGGAAAACAATAATAGTGGAGGTAGAGGCTTAAAAAATACAAAAGTAAAAAATGATAAAAAGAAAAAATCCAGTATAAAATAATAGATGAATTATATTATAATTGTAGCATGTGATGTAAATGGAGGTATTGGGAAAGACGGGAAATTACCCTGGTATATACCTCCTGATATGAAATATTTTAAAACAGTTACTACCGAAGCCCCCGAAAATACAATAAATGCCGTCATTATGGGACGAAAAACATGGGAATCCTTCGGAAAGAAACCTTTGCCAAATAGACTAAATATAGTTATCTCTGCAACTCTCGAAGATAGCTACATTCCCGAAGCCGATGCACCTATAATAGCAAGGTCTTTTGATCATGCTCACACAAAATTAAAAGAATTCAGTAATGGTAGTGGTGGCAATTATAATAGTAGTGGTATATGTAAGATTAATAATGTATTTGTAATTGGTGGTGAAAGTATTTATAAAGAAGCATTATATGATTATAGATATACAAAATTATATATAACATATATTTACAATGCATACGATTGTGATGCATATTTTCCGATTCATTCTGCTGAATTAAGATATAAAGTACATATGGAAAGTCCACAACAAAAAACAGGTGACAATATATTCTACAAATACTTTATTTATCATCAAGACCAAGTATATCCGCCGCCATTATCCCATCCACACTAGATTACTCGCGCTTTCACGCTTTAACTATAGAGTTTATCACATTTATCATTGATAATATCATGGTATATTTGATTTTGTTCAATAAGTTCATTAATTTTTGTAATATATAGATTATCATAATAATATCTAAACAGGTAATCAATAATTCCGGCCATAGTTATTTTAATAATCTTTATATGTGAGTAAAATTCCTCGAAATTTACAGGAGGCGCATTCGTATTCGGATCAGGTTCAACCATATCATCAAATGCCTGTTTAATTTCCGATTTACGCGGATAATCAAATTTGATGATTTTATCAACACGACCGGGACGAATAAGAGCAGAATCGAGTCGGTCAGGATTATTTGCAGTAATGAAAGTAATGCATCCACTGGTAGAACCATAGATTCCATCCATAACATTGAGCAAAGCACTGAAACTGATATTGATTTTTTGAGGTTCGCGGTCTACAAAGAATGCATCGATATCTTCAAAGAGTATAATACTGTCATTCTTAATTTCGCGCATTAGATTAATCAGTCCCTCATCATTGAGTTCTTTCGTAAAATTAAACACATACACTGGTCTATCATATTTTGATGCGATTGCTTTTACAATAGAAGTCTTACCTGAACCTGGAACACCCGTAAGCATTATTGAAGTTTTATAGATTCTTCCATATTTAAGATATCTTTTTTTTGTTTTTGTGGATATAAAATTTTCTATATGAGAAATAAGACTATTTTTAATATCTTTTGGAATATATACATTATTATCAATATCTTGTGCATATACTTTCCCGCAATTTTCAAAATATCCTTTGCTCGATGACCTATATACAAGAATTTTCTTATTCTCTTTTTTCTCTTTGTATTCAATGGCCCTTTCTATAAACTCTTTAAGAATATCAAGATTCGGATGAGATACTTTCATTCTTTTAAAATAAACAACACCAGAGAGTTCCATACTTGTACCAACTGGATTGCCTTCTTCAATATATGAAACAACAAACTCATTATTTTTAATTTTATCAATCCAATGAAATTCTCCATAAGATGGTGCTATACCAACATTACTCGTTTCTTCATTGTTAAAAATCAATAGAAAATTTTTAATATCAGGAGAACAAGATATATCTTCTTTCAGAAATGTACTTAGATATTTCATAAAACTCGATCTTGCTACAGCATTCTCTATCTCAATTGTATTCATTACAATATCTTCTTTATTTGGCGGCAGTGGCATACTATATTTATATGTATATGATTGGGAAAACAAAAAGAAAAATCAAATTTTACAGAGATGTTTTATATGTAATTCTGAATATTAATGTAAATATTAAACGGTATACTTTCCACCAGAAACAGTTTGTGGAAGATTTTTTATGAATCCTGAGTTGCTTTCATTGAGAAACTCTTGGAGACATGACTTTTGCATCATACTCCTTTCACGTTCAGGTATTTTGTATGCATGATACGCTTTAAATGCTTTCATAGCATTCAGGTAATAAAAAGATGCTTTTGCTTTTTCATCTATTAATTCATATGTATATTCATAAATGATACATATGTATTTATTTGCATTCTCTTGAAGTTCTGAGTCTTCATCATATATTATTGTAATACCATCAATCGAATATTTTTGAATAACTACTGAGAATAGATATTTATCTAAAAATGTAAGAAAACCATCATTATCAAATCCTACACCTTCATACATCTGTTTTCTCATACCTCCAATATATTTGCGAATATTCCCAACGCGTATATATGTCCCACCTCTTTTTCCTTTATGAATATTATATTCCTTACCTTTGTGCATATAATATTTTTTAGGAGGAGTCCCGCCCCCAGTCTGTATACCTTTATATATACCTTTATATATATCCGTTATCGTCTTAATAATTGGAATTGCGAGTGGTTCATTACGATATTGTGTACCCATAGATTTTCTCGAGGTACATTGAGTAGACTCATTAATAGATTGCTTTAGAAGAAAATTACAAGTATCTTCAAAGCGGTCATATTCAATATTTTGTGCTGCAGTTTCTTCTACATAATATGTCTTATGACTACGTACTAATAAATCATTGGGGTATCTACTGTTCTCTATACCAACTGTGATATGATCACCAATTATTCCCTCAATTTCACTACTATTATCATCAGAAGTAATCTGCGATGGAATAGAACTATTATCTATAGGAGCGCCAGGTAAATGCTTCTCAAAGGATACAACTCCTTTATTATCGACATATACTAGACGTTTTAATGTTGTAATACCATAATTATAACACCACCCATTATCAGTACATATACTATATATTACTGACCCGTGAACCATCCATTCACGTAATCTATCTAAAATATATGGAGTACACTTTTTTGTTGTTCTGTCATATCTAAAATATATATAATGTATATTTGTAACCTTGAGTTTTTCAAAATAATTTTTTAAATGAGAGATAGCTGACTCTAAATTCACAGCCATTCCCTCTATAATTGGGGGAAAGATAAAGAAACTTCAAATTTTACAGAGAAAAGAGGTCAATATTTATTGCCGTTTGCACATACATTGCTTTAGCTACATTTTGGTCCATTCCTTTTAACGAATTCCATTGTTTCCACTTAGATTTACCTTTGAAATCGAGCATTCCTGGTTGAGACGTATTACAATCTCCTACGGTCCCCTGTTTATAAAACCCATATAATGTGAGCATATCATTATTTGGAATAATAACACCTTCACGGACAGCGTCCTCCAACATTTTTGCACAATTTTCGAAATATAATGCGAGTTTAAGATTTAAAGCCGGAGATATGCTCATTTTTGTGCAGATATATTAAATAGAATGTCAAACGCTTAAATACTTTTCGACGGAAAATTTGATTTCATTTGCGGAGTTGCTTCTTATATCAAAAGTATTATGACCAGTGGCCTTCTGAGTCTTGGTATAGGTAAAATGATTGATAAATCTATTGTAGAAACGCTCAATACATGTTTTGCGATAAAATATATACAAGACGAGTATAGAGAGGCATTTACTATTATTAAAAATTCTTATACACATGAAATAGATATATCAGGATACTGCCGATATACTTATGATGATGATGGGAATATTGTTGCATATTATTTCGATTCTAAAACCAAAAAAATATTTGATAAACATACAAATGATAAAAATGAATTGTTAGAATTGCAAAATATTATAAGATATGCTGAAAACTATCTTTCATATCCTACGCGAATTCCTTATGCAGAACCTCATTATGTCCGATGGATGCTGTAATGAATCAGCGCTCTTACTCTGCTAACAGTCAAAACATTTAACTTTGGTTGCATTGTAAGCAGCTGATGGGTCTCCTCCTGAGCGCGCTATCATATCTTTTTCGCAATCATAGCATTTATTAGATTCTCCCATCCAACGTGTATTCTGATTAAATTGTTTTTCACAACTTATGCATTTTCCTGTATTTTGATATTCAAGATTTGAATCTGACAATATAGCTACATTTTGAGATTTTCTTTTTGTGTTTTTTGAACTCAATTTTAAAATTATGTAAATTAAAAAGAAAATTATGAAAATTAAAATTAAAAATGTAGCTATATATATTGTTCTTGGTTTTACTTTAAAATTATATTTCATCTTACTAAATTAAGACTCTCATTTTCTTTTTGTAAAGTCTCTATTATGGTTTCATACTCATCTATCGTCTTGATTGCAGATTTGTAAATATCATTTATCAGTTCTAGACGACTCTCCGGTGACGAATAAGGATGCGCAACAACATTTTTTGATAATAATATTTTAGCTACAAGACCTTCAAACGGATTTTTGGAATTTCTAGTATTTCGAGTATTTATAGTATTTTGTACAAGCATCGGATTCTTATGAGGCTGTGAAGGGGTTTGTTGGGAAGTGTTCGGAATAGATGCCTTAATTTTCATTCCGAATATTCTTGATGACGATGCTGACGATGCTGACGATAATGCTAATATATACATATAATACTAATCTTATATAATCTTATATACTTTATAAAAATAAATTGTTTAGACGCTATACACTACCGGATTTAGATATGTAAATGCATTAATCCAAATACAATCAGGAAGAATACAATAGAGTGTAATAAAAGACCGGCAGTTGTTGGGCATCCGGATGGAGATGCGATTGGGACAATGCTACCTAATATGGCATTTACAAGTTTGAACATAAATGGCGATGCAATTATTAAAAATACAATAGTGGAATATAGAGAATAACGGGCTTTGTCGAGTTCTGTTTTATGAGAACCCATTTGATTGCTACTATTATTACTTAAGGAAATATTTATTTTTAACATATAATATTGATGGATAAGATTATTATTAAATTGGTTCCTGATGATTCAGTAAAAAATAATAATAAACCTTCAATAGTGATTAAAACAGCGATTTATTTTATAATTATTGGAAAAAATAATGGTAATATAAATTTAGAAATTCATACCACTGATGATATTGAAATAGAAAATAGAAATAAAATTATCAGTTATTATGTATGCGTAGATAAAGTAAATGCTTTTGCGGATTTTCTAAGGAAACATCCGATTTTTCTTGCTGCTAAACAAGATACTGATAGTTATATATTTTCAGCGGAAATATATAAAAAGGTTATCAGTTTATGTAAGAAACAACATAAATTTTATATCAATCGAGTTGCGGGCGGTGTTGCTGGTGCTGCTGGTGGAGAGGACCCTGTTATAGTTAAAGAATCTACATATGAGAATGAATGTTGCGATTGCTGCGATAATAACGATGAAAAGAATTGTAGGGAAACGTTTGGGGGTGTTGCAGAGCGTGTTCCTAAGCAAATTAATATTAATAGAGGGAATAAAATACAGAAATACTCTATTGAAGGAGAATTATTAAAGACATATATCGGAATAAGAGATGCTACGAGAGATGCATCTATTTCCGATACAACTCTTAAATCTGCAATTATAAATAAAACGATTTATGCGGGACATAGATGGTTGTATTTAGATAGGGGTATGGATGACGCTACAGTTCAAGATATTGGAGAATCTGTAAAAGTGAACACGCCCAAAAATGCATTTGTAGCTATGTTGGATATAGATAAAACGAGAATAGTAAGTGTTTTCCAAAATCAAAAAGAGGCGAGTATTGCAAGAAAGCTCAAATCGTCGTCTGCTATATACCAAAGTATCACGCGCGGAAATTTATCAAGTGGGCATTATTTTAAATATTATGATGACTGTTCTGATGATATGAAAACCGCATTTATTAATTCTGGAGGAATATTGCCAAGTCCTCATGTCAATAAAGGTGTAGGTGTAAAACAAATTGATTATATGACAGGAGAAGTCATTAAAGAATATCCGAGTATACTTGATGTCCAGAAAACATTTCAAATATCAAGTAAATGCATTAAAAAGGCAATTGCAACTGGTGAGGTTATTAAAGGTTTTAAATGGGAATTTTGATACGGTTTTTGATACGGTTTATGGTGCGGTTTTATGGTGCGGTTGTGGCGCGAGTTTATTCTATTTTTATACATGCTATTTACCCAATTTTTTTATCTTTGGGGAAATTGTGAAAAATCCGGATAATAAAACTCCGTTGTTCTTTTTTAAGGGTTTATTTTTGGTGCGTTTAATTGCACTTAAATATAATCAAAAAAGTACGTTATTACATTTTTTTTGTATACCGGAGTATTATTATAATAAAACTTCGGCGTTCCTTTAAAAATATTTTCTCAACTTAATTTAGAAAACCCTCGATGTCTTCTGCTGCTCCTCCTATGCCTTCTTACCCCCTTATTGCCGGCGCACCAGGTGCAGACTATTTTCAGCAATTACAGGCTTTAAATGGTATTAATACCATCGATAAAGATTTGTGGAAATCACAACATAACCAAACTGCTGAATTATTGAACTATGGTGATCGTACAAATACCACAAACGAATACCGCAATAACCGCGCAACTGATTTTATTAATAACAATTTAAGCACATTAGCAGCTGATGCAAAAAATAATGCTAACCGTGTTGATTTCCAAAATGAATACCGGGGCAATCGTTCATTTGATTATTTAAATAACCACATTACTGATGCTACACAACAAGGTTTAGCTGCTGTTGAACGCAATGGTACTGCTAACTTAGTTGCAGGTGAACGCAATGCTGGTTATGTAAATGCCCAGAATGAACGCATTGCTGCCATGATAGGTAACCAAAGCGAACGTATCGGTGCAAATGGTATAGCAACTACTGAAAAAGTTGCAAGTGCAATAACTACTCAAAATGAACGTGTTCATAATGATTTATCTACACAAAATGAAAGAATTGGTGGAGCAGTAAATGTACAAAATGAACGTATTCATAATGATTTATCTACTCAAAGTGAACGTATTGGAGCAACTATATTTTCGCAAAATGAACGTATTAATAATCAAACATCTGTTCAAGCTGAGCGTATTAATAATCAAACATCTGTTCAAGCTGAACGTATTAATAATGATGTTAAAAGTCTATTAAATGGAAATTTCACTCAAACTCTTGATGGTCTCCATGATATCCGCGCCCGTAATACTGATAACTTCGCAAAAACATGGGTATCCCAAGCTGAAGCTAATACTCTTGCATACCGCAACACATCTGACTTAGCTCGCATTGCACTTGAAAGTTCTGGTAAAGCAGCTCTTGATTTACAGAAAGTAGAAATGGGTCTTGGTAAATTAGCAATGGAACAAGCAGCATCTGCAATGAGATTAAATCTTGAAGGTTTCGCTAAATTACAAATTGATGCAGCTAAGACTGAAGCTGCTTTAGCTAAACAAGCCGCTGAAAACACATTCCATTTATCTAAACAAATGACTCACACTGAAGATAAAATCATTGATAAGATGTTCGGTATTGAAAGAGAACGCCTCCGCGATAAAGCACAATTTGGTGCTGCCCGTGGTCTTGTCCTTGATGAATACCGCAATGGCAACTTCGACCAGAAATGCCATCACAGACGCCGCCACAGCCGCAGCCGTAGCCGCAGTGGAAGCCCTCGTCGCCATCATCACTATTATGAAGATGACCGCAGAGGTGACCGCCGCCACGATGAGCCACGCGTAAATGTTGTCACTAACATTCGCGATCGCAATGATTCATTCGCAGGTGCTGGTGCCGCAGCACTCGCCGTATAGCAACCACAATGCGGCCCTCTAAATTCTCTAGATACGTCAAATTTAATAACTACAAAAAATATATCTTCAAACAGACGTAAAGGATTACAAGATATTATTGATAAAGATGACAAAGACCAATCTGATAATGATTCTGAATCAGATAATGATTGTAAAGGAGATTCTGATAAAGAAATATTAAGAATTATTAAAGGTGCACGTGGACCGAGAGGTTACGGAGGACCGCCAGGACCACCAGGACCGCCAGGACCGCAAGGCGAAAATGGTGAAAATGGTAAAGATGGTAATAATGGTAATAATGGAAATGATGGAAAAGATGGAAATAATGGTAAAGATGGAAATAATGGTAATAATGGAAATGATGGAAAAGATGGAAATAATGGTAAAGATGGGCCACAGGGGCCGATTGGACCACAAGGGCCAAAAGGTTCTGATGGTGCCGATGGTTCTGATGGTTCTCAAGGGTCAATTGGACCGCAGGGACCACAAGGCGATAAAGGTGATAAAGGCGAAAAAGGTGATAAAGGCGATAAAGGTGATAAATGTGATAATTAAATTTAATTATTTTTATTAAATACTTTTATATAAAGATTATTAGATTAATACAATTAATACAATTAATACAATATGAATAATAGTTTAAGATATAGCGGTTTATATGGCAGAGGTCCGAGTGGCGGTGTGCCGCCTCCATATGGGGCATTTATAGTATTTTTAGGACTATTTTATATTATGAAGAAAAATAAAAATAATTAAAAATTTAAAAAAAATGAAAAACCTTTCCACTCTCCTGTAACACTCAAAATGAATACATTCAGCAACAACTCCGCTGCCTCAATTACTCCGATTGACTGGGTTCAGCAAAAACCCGCTAAAGTTACATTTCGATGCATTCAAAGTGCAATTAAACGTGCAAACCGCGCGACCCACTCTGTTGAAAAGAAAATTGCTTGGAGTCACGTATATAAACTCTCCAACCAATATAAAAAACAAGAAGAAGAAAACCATCAGTAACTGAATTATATATTTATTTATCGCTAAAAAAATCACTTTTTGGTTTTATTAGATTTAGATTTTGGTTTGCCACCTTGAGGGCGTGTGCTATTATGGACAGAAGGTGCATGGTTTTCATGAGCCATCTGTGCATTTACAATTTGTAGGGCCATTTGACTATAATTTTCATGCCATTGGCGCGCTGCCGCCCTCGCCGCCGCCCTCGCCGCTTTCGCTGCATCACCTGGCTCTTCACCACCGCGTCGAGTTTGCTTTTTTTTGCCGCCTGCACCCTGGTACACATTTACTGCAGATAATTGAGCCGCAGTTGCAGGATATTGCATATTTGTAGATAATCCTACATCCGAATTAAAAGGTGTTGAACCCGCCATAGGTGTTACAGGACCCGCTATTGCTGGACCAGGCCATGCATCTCCTGCCGCACCGCCTTTTTTTGCACGAGGTTTTGGTTTTGCTGCTCCCTTTTTTGTAGAAGGCATTTCTTATATTACACCAATATAATATTAAATAATAATATTAAATATGACAAAGATGAAAAATTGAATTTAAGAGTAATTCTTTTACTAAATATAATAATGGCTTCCCTCTTGACAAAGAAACTTGCTCCAGGAAATAAACCATATATTTATAGTATATGCGATAATTCCGCAAACCCTTTTACACTTCAATTGAATAAAAAAGAGAAAAAAAATATAAAAAAAACTGCTATTGTCGCTTTTAATAATAAATCTGAAGCTATTACGATGGCGTATCTATTAGAAAGTCATAAACGAATTCGCAAAGAATGGCCAAAGAATATGTTCGACACAGATGAAGATGAAGAATTTTCACTCTATAGTGATATTAGAAGCATTAATTATAGTGAAGCACTCAGTGAACTCTATATCAATATTTGGGAAAAAGAAGAATTAGAAGAATACTGTGTGAGGAATATTATGGATATTCTCTATATCGAAGAATTACAAGATACAAAACATAATTTCTCTCTTTCTGGAAAACTTCACATAATTGAAGCTGACTATAAATATTATATTAATTTATTTAATGATAGGATAAATGAGCTGTAAAATCATGGAATAATGTGTGATTGTGGGGTGTGATTGTGGGGTGTAATTGAGAGGGATACTTAACCTGATAATGTTGTTGCAGTTAAAACGCCGGAATTTTGTGGTGTAAAAATATTAGCTACATTTGCAGAATTATATGCCGTCAATGTATATGTATATGTCGAATTTGGTGTCAAATAATTATTTATATACATATTTGAACTACTCGATATATTGTTTATTGTTCCTGATGTTGGTCCACCTGTACCCGTCCATGTTATATTTAAATAACTATATGCTCCAGACCATTGTAACTGCATACTTCTCGCTGTTACAGATGTTATATTAAAACTATCTATTAAAGGAAGTGTATATATTAGTGGACTTACAAGAGCAGGACCAGGCAATGGTGTAACATTATTATTATATGGCGTCGCTGTTATAGTATATATTCCATTTGTTTGTAATCCAATAATTGGAAACGGCGATGTTAACGCATTTAAATTACCAGTTGATGTACCCGTCCAAGAAAATACTATGTAATTATAATTTCCACTCGACCACGATGCTGTCACTGAATTTATTGAAGGAGACCCATATGTTACCGTACCTAATGTAGCTAATGTCGTGGCATATAATACTTTTACATCACCTTGGAGAGGATTTGCCGCATTGTTATAAGGATGTAAAGTAAACTTATACCGCATATTTACTGATAACGCAGGTCCCGCAGTATATGTATTTACAGATGACCCAGTATATCCAATGACATTCCCTTGTGTACCATCGTCACCTAACCATGTAAGGTCAACCTTCGAAAATGCACCAGTCCACTGAACAGATATTGAATTCGTCGTAACTGCCGTAATTGTAAATGAATTTATAACTGGTAATGTATTTCCAACAATTACATTTGTTACCGATGATTGTTCAGTATTTACTACATTTGCGCTATTTACCGCAAATACACTTATAGTATATGTTGTCGATGGTGTTAAATAATCCGAGAAATCATAAGTATTACCTATTAAATTATTTATATATTGAATTGTACTTCCTCCTGTTGCTACCTGAATATTTACTGTCGTGAATAAACCGTCATCCCATTGTAATTTCAAATTCGTTGTAGTACTCTGTAATATACTTAAATTACGAATGAGTCCAAGTGTTAATATTTGGGCAGTCGTATAACTATCACCGGCTCTATTCTGACTATTATATGGTGTCACTGTTATTGTATAATATGAATTTGGTATTAATGTAGAATATAAAGCAGGACTTGTTACTATCGAACCTGATGGCGTTTGAGGTGTCGAAGTTCCATTTACTATTAAATTTGGCGTTATTATAATATGGTCATAATCACTTGGATAAGAACTTGTCCAACTTGTTGATATTGTTGACCATCCCGCAGTAGGCGATAATACACTTGTTATATTTTGTATTGAATTCGGCAAAGTTATAATTTGTGCACTTACCGTTGCCCCAGGATTATCATTCTGATCATATGGAATTACATAGAATGTATATGACGTATTTGCATTGAAATTATTATTAAATTGATATGTATTTCCACTTGTTACTTTTTGTTGTGCTGATACATAACTATTATACACTTTTACGTAATAATATTGTCCGACCCATTGTATTGTTACCGTGTTTGTACCTACACTTTGCGATGTCACTGATGTAATATATACAAGCGTTGTAACATTAAAACTCTGTAATTGATTTGCCACCACAGGGTTCGCAGAATTATACGCAGTTATTGTTATTGTATATGTAGTATATGAAACAAGCGGATTGACCAACGGATTTATTATATATGTTCCATTATCATTTGATGTATACAATATATGCGGTGAATTACCTGCAATTGCTGCAGGAGAACTGCCAGATATTGGCACCCATGAAATAACCAAGTAATTATAATTACTGGCATTTTTATTCCATGTTAAAGTTATTGTTTGTGTCGAACTCGTATATGACGGAGGCATAGGAACATATGCCAATGTTTGAACAGCTACAAGTGTCGGCGTCGGTGGCGTCTGATTTGCAGAATTATATACAGAACATAATAAACCATAATATGTATCTGGATTTAATCCACTTATCACATATGAAGGCAACGCAGATTGTGTTATATGCCCACTTGACTGCCCTCCACTATAATTTATAACAACATATGCATATACACCTTCAATATTTATATTACTAATAGTGGAAGTTGTTACAGTATATGTAGGTGTGCCTGTTATATCACCATACGTTACAAGCGACGACAATGTTATTGTATTTCCTGGTGCTGATGGTGTATCTGAATTATACGGAGTAACACTTAAACTATATGATGTATTCGGTGATAATGACTGAATCGTGTATGGAGATGTCGTTAAACCCATTATAGGCATTATAGAATTGAGAGAGGACCCAGTCGTCTGAATAGTTATAGTAGCATATTTGTCATTTATACTGCTAGAACCCCATGAAATTGTAACTGTTCTATCAGTATATGAAGTTATTGAAGCTGCTGTTAAACTTGGCAACGAATATTTAGAGACAACTTGTGTCACACCTATTGCTGTACTACTAAATGGTTCAATATAAAATGTATAGTTAATATTTGGCGCTAATCCTGATGTTATTGTAACATTATTCTGAGGTGTTTGTTGATTAATAGTTTGCAAAGAAGACGTATGCGCAGTGCCATTATAATCATTATATGTATAATAATATTTAATAGAATTAAATGTACCTTGACAATTCAATGTAGCTGTAGATGTATATGCCGTTGGCGAATCTGCTGTCATAGTAATAGTCAGGTTTGTTAGATTCGTTAATGTGGTAAATTGCTGTGAAATAGCAGACCCAGGTAAACCTGTTTGATTATATGGTACAATCGTAAGACCATAGAGTGTATTTGCTGTTAAATTTGTAATAGTGTAATTTGTAATACTACTCGGGAGATTAGAATATGACTGTGTATAATTATTATTAGACCAATATATATTTACATTACAATAAGAAACATTTGTCCATGATAAAGCTACCGTTGTATCTGTAGGAACTATACTCGTCAAACTTCCAATTATAGGTAATGTATTAATATATATCGTCGGCGAAGCAACTCCGTATTGATAATAAGAACCTATATGCGCTAATCCATGAGGATTTAAGAATAATGTATATAAACTATTTGGAATAAATGTATACGTAGGAGGACCAAATGTATAAGGATTGTTTACACTTGTCAATATAGGATATGATGGCGGTATTGTAGGATTCGGTGATATATCTACTTCCACGTTTGTATATGTACCCGTTGATGTCCACGCTATACTGAAAGAATTTGTCGCTATGTTTGTAGCTATCACATTATTTATTATACTTAATGTATTGATTACATCCGATACAAATGATGAACCTATTTCATTACTTGTATTATAAGGCGCAACGCTAAATGTATATGGTGTATTCGCATTTAATCCATAAATAGGTAAAGGAATATTTGAATTTGTAGATGGACCAACTATAGTTATATTTGATGCTATAGATGATGATGTATATGATACTATTGCATTACTATAAGTACCTGTAACATTTAAATTTAGATTATATGCAGATAATGTTGCATTATCATCAACACCTACAGCAGTTATTTCTCCATATGTACATACATTTACAGATGTCTGTCCATATATATTTTCAATATTGAATATATTCACAGGAATCGCATTTATAGTATATGATGTATTCGGCATTAAACCAGTTATTTGATAACTTGACCCATATTGAGGAGACGACGAAATTCCATTATATCGAATTGTGACGTAATCATTACTATATCCAATTGTAGGCCATGATACATTTACAGTACGAGATGTATGTGCAGATACATATATTTGTCCTACAGTTGCAGAAGCAGCGACTCGTGGTATAACAAAGAGTGCACCAGGAATATTGGAATTATTATACGGTTGATATGAGAACGTATATAATGAATCTGCGTTAATATTTGACGTTATAAAAGTATTTGATGAGTTTGATTCTGCAATGACATATTTAGAATATGTAGGTGATTGTGCAAGAGAGAGATTAGACCATGATATTAATAAATTACTATATCCGCCATATACTATATTACTTGCGTAATTTGCACCTAATATAGGTATTACATTTGTTACCGCGGCAGATGTAAGTATATTGCATGATATTGAAGACCCTGGCATAGACGCGCCATTTAATGGAGTAGCTGTAAATGTATATTGTACATTTGGACTTAATCCTTGTGCAATATATGTATCTTGTGAAGTTATTATTATTGGTGATAAAGGAAGTGAATCAGGTGGCGACCATTGTATCGCGACACCTCCACTCTTTACATTATTCAGATTAAACCAGTCTAATGTCACATTCGATGATGTTAGAGCATCATAACTTAAACTATATATAATCGGTAAAGTATATATTGAAACAATTTGGGGAGATGATAAAATCCCATTATTGTTACTTGGCTGTAAAATCACACTATATTGTTTATCTGCTTGAGCAGGATATGTATACGTATTTCCTGTAATAGTATTTGTAGATATATTTGTAGCTATATTCATGGTAACTGCATATATCTGTACAAGAACATTACTGTATCCTTGTGTATCCCATCCTACTGTAAAGGTAGTAACAGCTACATTGCTTGTTACATTTTGCAAGTGAGCGTATGTTGTTATTACTGTGTTATCATAGTAGACATTATTTGGAACATTCTGACGATTATACGGAACAATGTTTATATTATAATTTATATTTGGAGATAATCCTGTGATTGTATAATTTCCACTATAAATAATTGGCGAATATGATGAATTATTTAGAGATGGAGGAGACCATGATACTATAGAATAAGATGAATTGGATACATCCCATGATATGTATATAGACGATGTAGTTATTGTAGGCGTGTTAATAGTTCCAAGTATTGCAAGAGATGTAAAAGATAATGGATATACATATGATGTATTTGGTATAATATTACTGTTATATGGAATGATAGTAATATTATAATTATTATTAGGCACTATACCACTCGTTATATTCAAATTACATCCATAAATATTTAAAAATTGGGAAGTCACTCGTAACGTGTCATTGTTATAAAGATTAAGATTATAAGATAAATATTCACTTGATAGAGTTCCATTATTTATTAGAATAGACACAGAATTATGCGTTATGTTTCGTATCTGTATATTTGTTATTGTAGCTAATGTAACAATTGGTATTGTATAAAGACTTGTATTATAAGATAGAATATTATCAATATTATATGGTACAAGTCTAAATATATTTGATGTATTTGGTAATAAACCAGTTATCTGATAAGATGATAAGGATGCATCAGGATTTATTATATTCGGATTTGTGATATCATGTGTCTTGTCTGTCCATTGTATTGAAATTGCATTATATGTACCACCACTCCATTGAATATTTGCTGTTATGACTCCAATATTTGTTATTAAATAATTCTGAACTGTAGCTAAAGTTGTTATATTTGCAATAGAAGGTGTCCCTTGAGGTAATTGAGTTCCCTGAATAATAGCAGAATTATCAGGATAGACAAGAATCTGATATCTTCTATTTGAAATAAGATTCGTTACATTACACGAACTTGAATAAGGACAATAGAGTGTCTCGTATAATGTCGCAGATGCAATATCCTGTATTTGTATTGTTATTTTAGAATATGTACCAGTGCCCCATTGTATTGTAACTGATGTATCTGTTAAACTCTGTGTAGGTATAGAAATCGCGCCAACTGTAGCTAAAGTTGTAATAGAAGATGATAATGTATCACCTGTATCTGGTATAATCGCTGAATTATATGGAATTATTGCTACTGTATATGTAGCATTTGATATTAAATTATTAAATATATAGCTATTATTCTGATAATTTACTAGATTGAATTGTAAATTGTTTAAATTATCATAAAGATTCAAAGTTACATAAGCGAAAGATTGTACAGGACCCCAAGATATATTCAAACTAGTCGTATTTGCAGTATAAACTATGTTTTGACCCGCATACGGTTTTGTAATTATATTATTTGTATATAAATTCAATGTTGGGTAATAAAGCAAAGCATTGAGAGAGACTCCAAGAATATCATTATTATTATATGTATTTACAGTAATATTATATTGAGTATTTGGGTATATACTATTATCTTGTATTGTATATCCATTCTGTACGATTGACTTATTGTGACTATTTCCGTTTTGATCTGTCCATACTAAATATATATTATTATACGTGTTTGCAGGCGACCATGAAACTACAATATTTGTTGCAGAATAACTTATTACTGAAGCTGTAGCGATATATGATTGAGTATATATTATATCACTGTATATAGTATTTCCAAAAGAATATAATTGATTTTGAATAGTATTGCTTGTATTGATAGGTAAATTATAAGGTTTTATGCTAAATCTATAAGGCGTATTGGGAGGTAAATTATTTACAGTGTAACTGAATGGTCCTTTTTGTATATAATATGTATTAATAATTGTATTATTTTGAATAATCGAAAGATTAATATATTCATAGAGAGATCCTGTGTCCCAATTTACACGAATACTTGTGGGAGTGATATCTGCAGATCCTATATTAATACTGTTTACATTCGGAATAGTTATTATGTTGATAGAAACAGGATTATTTGTTATAGCATTTGAACTATTGATTCCACTAAATTTGAATATATAATTTGTATCTGCAGAAAGATTTGTAACAGTTAGATTTGAAGTATACGCAGGATACGCGTCGGGATACGTGGCGGTGGTGGGATAGTTGGCGGTGGCAGGTAATCTTGTTATAGCATATGGATTTGTTGATGGATAATAAGTTATAATTAATGATTTATAATTTGGTATCCAGGAAAAATCCACTGAATTGACTGTTATATTACTGCTTATTAAATTTGAAAGACTTGCGAAAGTTGTTTGCGATAAATAGAGATTGTTTCCTGCAACGTGATTATTGTTATAAGGTATCAGTTTAAATTTATATGGAGTATTTATTTGTAAATTATTTATTACTATATCACTTGTGAAAATTCCTAGATTTGATCCTATATATGTATTTGAAAGCGCAGGAGTTCCTATACTCCAATATATATCGCCAGATGTAAATGAATGATATATATTATCAGAACCCCATTGTAAATGCATTGAATTTGACGAAATCGCATATTGATCCGTTGATGACAAAGACAAGAATGGTATTGACGGTAATGTAATTATGCTGATATTTGATGATATATTACTAGCACCAAAAGAATTTATAGGATAAAGATTAAAAGTATATTGCATATTTCCATATAATTGTGGTATCAATATTGATAATATATTACTATTTGCACTCTGTTGGTTCGCTATATTATAAATATTACTTGTTTGATAATTATTACTTGAATAATAATATAGATTTAAAGACGTGTATGTACCTGCGCCCCAATTTAATATAAGATTCGCATTTGTAAGACTCGTTATACTTAGTGGACCAACTGTAGCTAGAGTTGTTATAGGGTCCGTATATATAGCTATGCCTCTCATATCATAATTATAATTAGGTATTTGTTTACATAATGGTATTACTTTGAATTGATAGATTGTATTTGGTAATAAATTATAAATATCGACATATGTATTTCTTATAAGCAATGTTTGTTGTAGAATAACGCGATTTATTAAGGTATATACGGATACACTATAATAATTTCCGGTGGTCCAATTTACACGTACACTATTGTTTGTAATATTAGTTATATAGACTCCACTTAATGTAGCCTCGGTTGTCCATTGAAAAGTTGATGGATTTGAACTGGAGTAATGTGCGGAATTATATGGGAATAAAGCAAAATTATATGTTGTATTTGGATTAAGATTTCTAACGGTATAATTTGAGGTTCCAATATTTGATGCAACACCATATGGATTTAATATAGGATTTGTTGCATCATTTGCTAAATCTTGAGAAGTAAGAGCAGTACCAGATGCTCCGTCTAATAATGTAGGAGTCCAGTATAAATTGAGTGTTGTATATGTTGCGCTACCTAACCACGATAATTTAATAGCAGATGTTGTTGTATCATTACGATTACATGTTATAGGACTCACAGTTGCAAGGGTTATTATAGTAGGTGTCGTAATAGATGGCGTAGGGACATTATCAGTATTATATGCTGTTATAGAGAAGAAATAAGGATTATTTGGTATTAATCCAGTGATAGTATTTGAAGAACTGGGGACATTGTTTATTTGCCCAGTGACATATTTATTATTAAAATTTATTGGTTGAGAATAATAATATTGCAATAAATTTGTATTTATCCATGATATATTGATATGATTATATGCATATGCTAAACGGTCCCATGCAATTTCCACAGATGTTTCATATATATTGCGAACATCAAAACTACCAATGACTGCAAGAGTGGTGATTTGTATAGTTTCATAATATTCTGGATTATTGTTATAAAATGGCGTTACTGTAAATGTGTATGTTGTATTTGCTAATAAGTTTCCTATAGGAAATTGCGGATTTATTAAATTACTTGAGGTATGTAAAACCATCTAGTATATCGTCATATACTATTTTTAGATTCTTTTGCTTAGAAAAGTATAAAAACGAATAAATTACATAAATTACATAAATTACATAGGTAAAAGTATTTCTCCTTGGGTTAGTGCTCTATTATATATAGCTAATTGATAAATTTGTGCTCCAAGATATGCATCTGCACTATAAGATGACCGTCCAATATATGTATAAGAATACGTCTTATCAGTACCTTTATAACTCATACTGGTTGATGTTGCTACATTAACACCATTTACCCATAAATCAAGTTGTCCATTGGTTCCACCCGTATTTGGATTATATACAGCAGCAATTGTATATATTTGGTTAAGATTCATTGGTCCAGCATAATTAATTTGCTGTTCTACAGTGTTCTCTTTATATTGGAATCGCAATGTAGAACTAGTACCTGGAAGAGTTAAAAACATATCTTGATTACCACTTGAACCACTATTGAAATCAATAACACGAGACCAATTATTATATCCTGTCCATAAAATTTTAACTTTTACTGAAAATCCAAGAGTTCCTAAATTAAAGTAATTAGAACCAAAATCTATGTATTGATTGCTTCCCGAATTAAATGTTATATATGTTGATGAAAAAGTTGGTGTTGTACCAGCGTATGAACTAGGTAATGTGAAACTTGGCGACAAATATAGTCTGTATGATGTAAGTGCGCCAATACCAATACAATAATATATACGTGTCGAATTACCAGGTAATGAATATGAAACATCCAAACCATACCCATATCCTCCTTGGCCATAACATATAAGCATTGAATAATAGTTTCCTGATGTCATACTATATGTTCCTGATGCAACTTGCATTCCATGAGTACCATCATTATTAACTATACAATTTGTAGAATTATATCCTGAATCTGCATATTGACCAATCCAGCACATACTACCATCATCAGAATCAGTATAAAATGTATATGTACCTGTTGTAGATGCATAAAATTTACCATATAACATAATTGAAAATGATCCTCCACTATTCGGATATCCTGTAGAATTGTAATAATAATTTACACATGTATCCATATTTATAAAATTTGAAGATATACCAAATGCCAGAGCATTTGGTGAACTGGGTAATGAAGAAAGTTGACCTGTATAATTACCATTAAATACTGTCCATGCAAATCCTATATTATTATAATAATATCCATTTCCAATATATGTCTGTGTTCCACTCGGTGGTGTAAATGAGAAAGAAAATCCAATATTACCTGCATTTTGTCCACATACTATACGAATTGAATAAAATTGGCCTGCTGTCATATTATATGTACCAGTTATTGTATACATGCTTCCATATGTATTTCCTTGGGAAACAACAGCATTTCCCATAATATATCCTGCATCGGCAGTTGGACCTATCCAACAATAACTTGCAGCATATGCACTCATTGTAAATGTCCAACTACCTGTAACATTTGCATAGAATGTACCATAATATTGTGTTGAGAAAATTCCATTATTTGGATATCCTGAACTGTAATTATATGAAACAGATGTGTTGAGTGAAGTTAAATCATAACTCGTTCCAGTATTTAAAACCGTTGCTGTACTAAAAAACCCAAAATTATTATTGAAATATCCATTATACATAGTCCATGATAATCCGTTTGCGGTGGCTATGGCTGCTATTGAATTGAAAGCAGAAGATTGTGTACTAGTTGCATTACCATATGTAGTATTGGTAACTGAAACACCTACAGTATATGATACTAGCGAGGTACTTGGAGGTATTTGTATTGTATATGATGAACCAGATGCTAAAAATGTAATTGTAGTTGTTTGACCAGACACAGCCACACCACCACTATAGAGAGTTATTGTTCCGGTTGATCCAACTGAATATTGTGTATATGTAAATGTAACAGTTGCTGAATTATATGTAGTAGCCAATGCAGTCGGTGTACCGAGTGTACCTTGTACTATTGAATTGAAAGGAGAAGATTGTGTACTAGTTGCATTACCATATGTAGTATTGGTAACTGAAACACCTACAGTATATGATACTAGCGAGGTACTTGGAGGTATTTGTATTGTATATGATGAACCAGATGTTCCAAATGTAATTGTTTTATCATTCACATCTGTACCACCACTATAAAGAGTTATTGTTCCGACTATTCCACTCGAGTATCCTCCTATATATGTAACTGTAACAGTTGCTGAATTGTATGTACTAGATGCAGCAGATGGCGTACCAAGTGCACCACGTGCAATTGAATTGAAAATTGCAGATTGCGTGGATGTAGTTAATGGACCGTAATTTCCTGCAGCAACAGAAATTGTCGCGTAATATTGTACTATTGATGATATACTTGAAGATAATCCTGTAACTGTTATTGGCGAAGCTGTAGTTCCAAGTAGAAAAGTAGTTGGTGATGTTCCTGATATTAATGTATTCGCTGGAGAATTATAAATATTGAGTGTAGCACTCGTACCAACTGGATAATTTGCATATGTATATGCTATACTTAAAGTATTATATGTAGATGCCGATCCGGTTGGTGTGCCGAGTGTGCCTTGTGCTATTGAATTGAAATTTAAAGATTGTGCAATAGATGGACCATATATACCTCCACCTACTGCAGTAACAGAAAGTGTTGTATAATATGCTGTTGATGTTGTACTTGCAGTTATTGCCAGTGAATATGGTGATCCACTCGATAGACTAAATGCAGACGATGTACTTACAGGTGTAGATGGTGATGCAACAGCATAGAGACTTAATGTTGCTTGCGGTATTACTATATAATTTGAATATGAATATATTACTGTTGCACTATAATATGTATTTACAACAACACTATTTATTTTTAATGCACCCTGTGGTATTGAATTAAAAGCTACAGATTGTGGAGATATAGTGAGCGGTCCGTATATTGATGATGCTACATAAATTGTCGCATAATATTGAACTGGATAATTTGATGTATTCCCTGGTATACCTGTTACCGATATTGGAGAAGATGTAGTTCCAAGGGTAAAAGTCGCAGGAGATGTACCAGTCACAACTGTATTTGTCGCATAATTTGAAATACCCAGTCCAGCAATAGTTCCAACTGGATAATTAGAATAAGCGTATGTTATGTTTGCTGTATTGTATGCAGTAGATGATCCAGATGGTTGTAATAAAGCGCCTTGAGGTATTGAATTGAAATTTGAAGATTGTATAGTTGTTAATGGTCCATATATTGATGAGGGAACTGAAAGAGTCGCATAATACTGTACTGGCCAATTTGATGTATTTGCAGGTATACCTGTTATTGTTATTGGCGTCGGCGAAGCTACAAATGTTAAAGATGTGGGAGCAGTCCCAGATACTATCGTATTCGTTGCATAATTAGAAACACTCAGACCAGCAGTCGTACCAATGGGATAATTCGAATAAGCATATAATAGACTTGCTGTATTATATGTAATTGCCGTTATAGCAGGTGGCAAAAGAGTACCTTGAGGTATAGAATTATAATTTGAAGTTTGAACAGTTGTTGCAGGACCATATATTGATGGTGAAACTGAGAGAGTGGCATAATATTGTACTGGCCAATTTGATGTATTCCCTGGTATACCTGATACAATTATTGGCGAAGCTGTAGTTCCAAGTGTAAAAGTCGAAGGTGTTGTTCCAGATATTAATGTATTCGCTGGATAATTATAAATATTCAGCGCAGCACTCGTACCAACTGGATAATTTGAATAAGAATACTTTATACTTACATTACTATAACTTGTTGCTAAAGCATATGGTGTTGTAAGAGCACCTTGCGGTAATGAATTGAAATTCGAAGACTGTAAACTCGTCGTAGGTCCATATGTCCCCCCTGCAACAGAAGCAATGGCATAATATTGTACTGGCCAATTTGATGTATTCCCTGGTATACCTGACACTGTTATTGGTGTTGGCGGAGATGTAAATGTAAACGTAGATGGAGTTGTCCCAGCAATAAGGGTATTCGCTGGAGAATTATAAATATTTAGCGATGCATTCGTGCCTACAGGATAATTTGAATAAGAATATGAAATATTTACACTATTATATGTATTCGACATTCCTGAAAGTTGAGTTAACACACCTTGCGGTAATGAACTAAACGGTGATGACTGTATTGTCGTAACTGGCGCATATGTTCCTGTAGGCACAGTGAGAGTTGCATAATATTGCACTGGTATATTTGATGTATTTGGAGGTATACCTGATACAATTATTGGTGTTGGCGGTGATGTAAAAGTAATTGTCGTAGGTGATGTAGTCGCTGAAAGAACTGTATTTGCAGGATAATTTGAAATACCAAGTGTCGCAGTCGTACCAACAGGATAATTTGAATATGAATAACTTATGCTTATACTATTATATGTATTTGATGTTCCTATAAGTTGAGTCAAAGCACCTTGTGGTAATGAATTAAATGGTGAAGATTGTATTGTTGTGAGTGGCCCATATGTCCCAGAAGGTATTGAAAGAGATGCATAATACTGCACTGGTCCATTGGACGTATTCCCTGGTATACCTGACACTGTTATAGGTGTAGGTGGAGATGCCAAAGTAAATGTCGCAGGTGTTGTCCCTGATATGACTGTATTTGTAGCATAATTAGAAATACCGAGTCCAACAGTTGTACCCACAGGATAATTAGAATATGAATATGATATATTTACAGTATTATATGTATTCGAAACACCTGCAAGTTGAATCAATGTTCCTTGTGCAATTGAATTAAAAGACGCAGATTGTGCTGAAATAGTCGGGGGTCCATAAAGAGTTGTCCCTACAGAAACTGTCACATAATAAGGCAATGATATATTTGATGCAGGTATTGCAATCGTCAATACAGGAATTGCCGAAAGAGTAAATGCTGTCGTTCCAACCAGTGTGAAAGGTGCAGTACCATTATACAGACTTATTATTGCATTTGTTGTCACCGGAGGATAATTTGTATATTGATATGTTATATTTGCACTATTATATGTATTCGCCAAACCAGATGGTGTGCCAAGTGTACCTTGTGGATACGTTGTTATTGTACCTGTCGTTAATTGGTCTACCGTATCAATATTTGTTACATTGGATGTAGCTACTATAAATTTATAACTCGTATTTGGTGCAAGACCTGTAAACGTTGCTGGACTTGTCGAGAATAATTGTCCTGTTGTTGCTGGTACTGATGTAACATATACATTTGAATATGCATATACGGGTGCCCATGATATGGTTGCATTAGAATAAGATGCAGAAACTGCATTGACATTTGTGAGTAAATAGGCAGAAACTATATTTGCAGTATATGTGAGTCCTGGTCTATAATATATATCATATGGTGTCAGTGAAATACTATAATTTGTATTTGGTATTAAATTTGATATTTTATAGGTATTTACAGGATACAAAGAATTGAATGTATAAGAACCGTTTATATCACTCCAAGATACTATTACATTTGATACACTTGATGCTAAAGGATTAAAAGTGAGATATACATTTGTTACCGTTAAATTGCTTGTAAGGCTTGTAAGACCTGTAAGGCCAAAGATATTTGATGGCGATAATTGGCCTGTTATAGGTAGAGTAACACTTGACGCAAATGGATTTGTAGCAGATGAATTTGCAGATATGCCTGTTAATGGTGTTCCCGCAGAATATAATAAATCATATGGTGTTATGCTAAATGTATAATTATATGGAATACTTGGCGAATATTTAAGTGTTGTAAGTACTAAAGCATTTGTACCATAATATACATTTGATTGACCACTATCATATCCTGTATTTACATCACCAGTCCATGCTACATTTACATATAGTATTGCGGTAGGGTCATATGCACCCCATTTTATTGTAACAGCGCCCCATGATATGTTTGTTATTGGAGTTATAACTGAAACTGGTAAAATTGGATATAATATAGTTGATATACTTATATATCCATTTCCATTATTATATCCAACAAATGAACAATTACTGGAGTATGATACAGCCATATTTGCAGCACCTCCGTATCCTCCAGAATTCGTGGGTGTATTTGCGCTTCCTAACCAACTTCCACCGCCTCCACCACTTTGAGATGTCCCCGCAGAAGCACCTCCTGAAGCCCCACCACCAAAGCCACCAGGAATACCACCTGTACCACCCAATCCTGTGTATAATGAAGAACCATATAAAATTGGTTGTGGAAATCCATTTGCAGTTGTTCCGAGAGGTCGGTTTACACACGCAGCAGCGCCTGCAGTATTATTTGTGCCAATGTATACAGATGTTGTCGTCTCATTTACAAGAGTTGTATACGCATTACTGCTTGAATTTATAAGAGTTCCAGTTCCTCCTCCGCCTGCAGCAACCATTAAAGGTGTCGGATTCGCAGGTGGTCTTACTCTAAATAGTGCAGATGCACCACCGCCACCTGCTGCAAGACTAGCATTATTTGTAGATGTACCCGCTAATCCTGGAACTATTATTAAATTATCAACTGAAGTGTCAAAATAAAATGTTGCAGTTATTATTGCGCCATATCCATTTTGTTGTGATAATGCTAAATTACTTCCACCAGCCGCACCAGCAACAATAATACTATAATATCCTGACGCTGGCAATGTAATATATTGATATCCTGTAATAGTTGTTCCGATTATGCTATAATATGAAATATTTGCACTCGTCCATGATGCCGCTCTATATGTCGGTAAATTTAACAGTGATGATAATGGTAATGCATTTGCACCAACTGCAATATTAGAATTTGTTATAAAATTAAATGATGTAAATTGATATGTGCCCAATGTTAGAACATTTAATGGATATGTATATCCTGCGTCATTGAGAGGCAATTGATTATTATACGGAATCAACTGGAAGGAATAGTTAGTATTTGGCACGAGTCCTTTAAACGTATATGCTGTATAATCCTGATTATATTGATTACTATTTATATATGTATTTCCGTTAAATCTTATTTTAATAAAATTATATGTAGAATCGCTCCATGATAATGTTACTGTAGTACCGGTAGAAACACTATTTAAATTATTAATAGCGGCAAGTGTATATGTAGTTAGACTTGAACCGAATCCTAGTATATTATTTGTATTTGTTGGTATTACTGTAATTGTATAATTTGTATTTGGAAGTAGACTATTTATAATTGGAAAATTGGGATTTTCTGAAAGAGTATTTGCACCTGATATTTGATTTGCTGAACCAATAGGTATTGAATTGCTACTCCATTGTATATTCACACTCGAATATATGCCAGTCCACCCTATATCAATATTTGACGCGGTTTTCCCCAAGAGACTGACATTTGTAATTATAGAAGGAGCAACAAACGACACTGATGTCTTTTCTATATAATTTGGAATATTATTTGAATTATAAGGTACTACTGTAAATATATACGTTGCATTTTGTGTTAAGTTATTTGCTTGATATGAAGTACTTACATTATATGGAATATTAGATGTTATAATAGGAATCTGTGGTGTATTGAATAAAGCATATGATACATCAACTGAAGTAAATGTATTACTGCTCATCCAATTTACCAGGCATCCAGATGATGTTATATTTGTAAAGTATATATTATCAATATATGCTAATGTATTTACGGTATTATAAGATACTGATGAAATATTCGATTGTGATGGAGATGCACTATTATATGGAATAACTGTAAATATATAATTTGTATTTGGTATTAAATTTGTAATATTCAATGGAGGATATGATATAGGATAGAGAGTAGCAATATTGGATGTTGGATTATTACTAAACGCCCATCCTAATGATACTTGTGTAGCATTTGATTGAGTCCATGTTTCAGTTAAAGTTGTGCTCAGTACATTATAATTACTGGAATTTCCCATTGTAGCTAATGTTATTCCATAGATTATAGATGGATTTGCAGTATTTGCGACATATGCACTATTATATGGTATTACAGTAAAGGTATATTGAACATTTGGTGCGAGATTTGAAGCGCCGGTAAACAATGCAGGATAATAATTATTTTGAATATTTGTAGTACCATTTGCTGACCAAGATATACTATTATATGAATATGTTCCACTATTTACTATGGATATATTTGAAGAAGTTATGGAGGATATAGCTACATTTACAGTGGCGAGAGTTGTCACATAAACATTCACAGGCATACCTATGCCAACAGAATATGTATATGGCGTTACAACAATATTATAAAGAGTATTGTCAAGTAGACCAGATATAGCATAGGAACCTATACTGCCTATGCCACCACCTCCTAGGTTGATTTGCGGTGAAGTTCCAAGAGGAGCGCCACCGCCACTGCCGAGATACCACGAAACAATTACATAATCATATGAGTCTGTAGGACCAAGAGTCCAGCGAACAGTCAGGGAATTATTTGTTAAATTTGTTATTGAATTTGTAGCTAAACTTACTTTACTTTTTGTTATTAGATTTATAGAATTATATTCATATATATTTGTTACTGCTACGCTATTAATAGGAAATACTGAAAAGATATATGGAGTATTTGCGCTTAAATTATTTACAAGTATATTACTCGAAGGGAATGTTATTGATTGTAATATTGTCGAAGGACTCTGTTGTGTTGAAACTTGAATAATATTTGATGTATATAAACCTCCTATTAAATAGAATGCAGCATTTGAAGCAGTCGTATACACAGTGCTTATTCCTGCTTTTCCTGCTAAAGTAGTTGTATTTATACTTTGTATTTGTGTCGTATTTGGTATATTTACTGAATTATATGGTGTTACGAAAATAGTATAAAATGAATTTGGTATAAGACTTGATGTAACGGTATAATTAGACCCAAGATAACTGGAAATTATATTTAAACGCGAGAAGATATTGTTGTTATTGATATCGTAAATATTTATAGCTACAGATGAGTTGCTTCCTGACCAATTTACCGTAAGATTTGAAGATAGAAACGCTGCACCACGAGAGAGTGATATATTCGTGAGTGTAGGAAGAGTAACAAAAGACGGTATATTTTGTCTTAACGAATATGTTTCTATATTCTGACTATTATAACATAAAACACTTATATTATATTCTGTATTTGCTATTAAATTATTTATAGTATACTGAGTATCTGTTATTCCAATATTTGAAGTTGGTGTTGGCGGTTGCAATGGCGGTTGCAGGGATGATGTATTTATAAGAGTCACAAGAGTTACACTTGTATATATATTACTTGCTGGTTGTGCATTCCATGCTACTGTTGCGGTTGTATCGGTATAATTTGAAAGTGACGCGGTACTAATAGTAGCAAGAGTTGTTATAGAAGTGCTATATGAGTCCACAGTATTTGTAACATTAGAACAATTTATAGGATATAAATAAAATATATATGATGTATTTGGTAATAAATTACTTAGACTCACATTGGATGTAGAACCATAGTTTAGAGTGATGTTTGTGGAGGCATAAACAAGATTCATAAAAGTTGCGGAAGAATTCCACAGAATTTTCACTGAATTTGTAGCTATATTTTGAGAACTTATTGAAGAGATATCGGCAAGTGTCGCTAGATTGCTCGTGATACCACCAGAATAGTTGAGTGCCATCGCACTATTTACAGGTACAATTTGAAATGTATATGTTGTATTTGGACTGAGAAGAGGGTCTGCGCCGCTCATTCCCATGCCGAGTGTTATAGAAGTATATCCCTGAAGATTCGTATATATCTGATTTCCATTTTTTAAGATATTTACATAATTTATTCCAGGACTATTATTCCATTGGAGTGTTATTGCATTCTTATAAGGAACATTCGTAACGTTCGTAACACGCGAGAGTGTGGTCATCTGTATTGATGGTACGGTCAAATTCGATAAACCATAGTAATTAATAGGTATCACGTTTAATGTATATAAAGTATTTTCATTTAAAACTTGAGATATTTGAGATGCTGGGGGTACAATATAATAATTACTGGTATCAGAATAACTTAAAGTATTATTTAATGAATCATTAATATTTAAAATATAAGATGTATATAATCCATTTATATATAATATACAAGAAAATATAGCTACATTTGTTGTGTAGAAATTTGTCACAGAGGCTAATGTATACATCGTCGAACTTGTCACTGCACTTCCAGCATATGCCGGTATCGCATTGTTATAAGGTGTTATCGTAAATGTATATGGTGTATTTGCTATCAATCCGCCTATGACATTTGATTTCGCACTGAGTCCTTGAGTAGTATATGAACCATTGGCATCTGACCATGCAATACGAATAGTGTTATAGATTCCATTATTCGTTATTACATTTATGGACGATTGTGTGACCGTGCCAAATGTTATATTACTGGTTATTCCCCATGTATAAATAGAAGAGGAATTTGCGGCGCCCGCTATATTTAACGCATTATATGGTATCAAATTTATTAAATAATTAGTATTGGGATGTAAGTTATTTATTATATCTGGCGTTTGCGTTACTGTATTATAATAACTCGAATTTGAATTCACAACTATATATGAATATTCGGGACTATTTGTCCATGCAACTGTTATATTTGAATCAGTAGAATATAAGCTAAATAATACATTTGTCGGCAAAGTCGTAAATTGTATATTAGAAGCATTTGCGGGATTTGCTACACCAAGTACGTTTACAGGTGTTATAGTTGCATTATAAAGTGTATTTGCATTCAATGAATTTACAGAATATAATGTATTTTTAATTTGTGTTTGTGTATTTATTATATTACCATTAGATACTTGTATTAATTGTGCATTTATTGAAGAATATAATCCAGCATTCCATGATATTATCGCATTATTTGAAGCAACTGACGCAACTGACAGATCACCAATAGTACCTAATTCATTAATACTCGCTACTTGAACATTACTATAATTTGGTATATTACAGCTACTATATGATAAAAGTGATATATTATAAGCAGTATTCGGAATGAGATTACTGGCACTGTAACTGGAATTACTTGTATATGCATTCAAAATAATATTGGAAGACGGTGTCGTGTCATTTATTTTTACATTATTATAGAAGAATGAAGGACTCGTACCGCCACCTGCATAATTCCATGAGAAATTTACAACACTTGCATTATAATAATTAATAGAAAGTGGACTTATAGCGCTCCATGTTGCGAATGTCCCGCTATAGACAGGTCCTACAGAATTATTAATATTATACGGTGTTATTACATACCGATATGTAGTATTGGGGTATAAATTGATATAATCTATATATTGTATATTTTGATATGATAATACTTGTGGTGATTGTATAGACGCGTTGGTATCTGTCTGAATTAATTGTACAGACACGGATGTATATTTATTTATACTTGTCCAGTTTAAGCGTGCCGAAGAATTCAGAATGTTTGTTGTATATGCGTTATTTATAATTGGCGGAGTTGTAAATGTAGCTGTTGTTACGGCAATCATAGGTATATCATTATTGTAATTATTATTATAAGGTGTTGCGTTCATAGTATATGTAGTATTTGGAGTCAGATTATTTAAAGGATTTGTTGTCGATGGATAATTTATATATATAGGTGATTGTTGTATTGGTATGCCAGTTTGCGAGTTTTTAACGACTACCGTAACATACTTATAATTATTATAGAAATCACCAGGACTTCCTAGATTAATTGTTGCATTTGTTGGACTTAGTATATCTGCTGTTAAAGATGCGAGGGTTGCCGCTGTATATGTTGTAAAATTCTTTACAGATTGACTATAATTGCCATCAAAATTGACATTCGATTGTCCAAATATATTTAATGCATATACATCAAAGGAATATTGTCTATTTGGAGTCAAAGATGTATAATTATAATAGGTAGATGAATCTGGTGAAGTCAGTGCGGATATATTTGATGTGTATTGCAAATTCTTAAAGACATTGATAGAAGAATATGAACCAGACCCCCATGATATTATTATATTAGACCCAGTATTTTCCAAAATACTTAAACTGCCAACAGTCGCATATGTATTTATCTGCGGTAATATATAATTTCCTCCATCAAGTGTTACGTTATTTTGGACACCATTTGCATTGACTGGTACAAGTGTTAATGTATATATTTGGTTGGTAGATAAACCAGATGAAATAGTATATGGCGATGAAGATATATTTGGTATGATAAAGTTAGTATTTGGATTTGTTATATTATTGACAATAATATTTACAGTTGAAAATATGCCAGTGAAATATACATCAGTTGTTGTGATTTCAATATTGCATGTATTGGCGCTATTTATTGTAGCTAATGTATATATGTTTTGTGTAATAGTTCCGCTGTCATTTGTATTATTATTTGATGCCCCACTATTATTGTATGGAGTGATAGATACTGTATAATTTGTATTTGGAGTCATTGAAGGATAGTTAATAACCAAAGATTGTGGACTTGACGTTTGTGTATTTGAAGTTGTTACGCCTAGATATAATTGATTTGTTGTTTGTGTAGTATAAATATTCACATAATTCGCATTTGTAATCCATGATATGCCGATTGCTTGTGATGAGAGTGGTTGAAGTTGAAACGTATTGGTATCTATAGTTGCCAGAGTGTATGAAGATACGTTTATTTGATTTATGGTATTTGCAACGGATGTATTGTTGTATGGGATAATATTAAATGTGCATAATGAATTTGGCAGGAGATTTGTGATAGGATATGTTCCATTTACAGGGATTGCTGGGGTTATGGAACCGGCGAGTGAATTATAGTTATAACCAGGATTACCAGGATGATTTGAGGTACTTGTCCAATATATATTTGCTGTATTGTATTTGGTTCCTATGAATACGAGGTCAATTTCTTTCGATTTCACTTGAGAAAATAGGACATTATCGATAACTGCGAGTGTGTTGAGTGGTGGTGATAAAGTCTTACTTTTATTTGGATTAGCGATATTTGAAATATTTATTGGTATTGCTGTGAAGGTGTATGTGTCATTAGGTATTAATTGAGTAGCAGTAGTGGAATTTGTGTATATATTTAGGTTGCTTCCTGTGGATAAAGACATATCAGACCAGTAGAGATTAATAGTATTATATGAAATTGAAGAATTCCATGTTATATTTGCGTTACTGCTTGTATATGCAGATACAGATATATCACTGACGACGGCGAGAGTAGCGGTTGTAATGCTTAAAGTATTTATAGTATTTGGGTATCCTGCATTATTGACAGGGAATAAGGTATACACGTATACGTTATTTGGTATTAATCCAAATGCGGAAGATGTGACATCATATTTGACGTCTTGATTATAATTTGTAAGAATAGTAGTTGTTGTATGAGTCACAGGGTTAAATTGCGATATATTAATAGAATTTGCGTTTCCTTTATTCCATGTTAATTCTATTAATGATTCCGTTACTACATTTGAAGTAAAACTAATGGATGTTGCCAATGTATTAAATATAAATTGGCGTGTAGCGGTAGTATTTGCAATACTTGCGGAATTTGCTGGTGTCAAAATAAATGTATAATATATATTCGGCGATAGACTATTTATGGTATATGTAGTCGTTTGTGGGGTCTGTACATTGCCACTGCCATTGCCATTGCCATTACCATTACCAATTGTTATAGGTGGTATAGATACTGTAGCGAAGGACGGATTATATGTTTGATAATATTGAATATTCATATATGACATTATTCCTGTCCATGTAATTGTAACACTTGCACTGTCGTATATATAATTGAAAGAATCTAACGTTGCTAAGGTAACTGTAGATGTAGTAAGAGTTGCTAGAGAATTGGCGATTCCCGCAGTATTTATTGGCGTGATTGCTATTGTATATAATGTATTGATTGCGAGACCATAGATATCATAAGAAAGCGAGGTTGGCGAAGTTGGCGACGGTGGCGAGACGGGTGGTGACGGCGGCATTACGGGACTGGTGGTTACTGTATTTGAACCTACAAAGACAGAGTTGGATGTCCACATAACATTCATATTTTGATAATAGGAATTTGATGAGATGAATGGACCTGTGTTTTGATTATAAGAGGTCGGCCATTTCACGGTAAGAGATGTAGGAGTAATATTACTTAAAGATACATTAGATACAGTTGCCTGTGTTGTATATGTTGTATAATATATATCTTGTTTATTTATTACATTTGAGGAATTAATGGGATATACATAGAATGTGTAAAACATATTTGGTATAAGATTTTGAATATTCGAAGAATTGCGAGGATAATTTGAAGTTGAATATACTGGAATAGAAAGTGGTGTGAGAGAAACGGTGAAATTTTGAGAATATCCCAGTATGTTTACGTTTGAATATGCTCCTGACCAATATATATTTGCCGTATTTGTTGTAATATTGCATGAAGATAAAGTAGTAATATTTCCCAGAGTTAATAATTTTTGTGTAATTATTTCATTTGTATTATAATTCGCTTGATTCTGTTGATTATATGGTATAATAGTAATTGTATAATTTGTATTTGCGGTCAATTGTTGAATATTATATGAGTTTTGTGCGGAATCAGGTAGACCATTGGTAGATGGCGCGGTATTAATAATTGAATATGCAGATTTCGCAGAATTCCATGATAGATTTATAGAGTTCTTTGTAATTTGTAGGATTGTAGGTGAATCTATGACAGCTAATGTATTGAAAGTTGTAGATGGAGGATTTATAATATTTGCGATATTGCAATTATTATTAGGATATGCATAATATGTATATATAGTATTTGGTGTTAATGCATTTATAGATAATTGCGTACCGGGGATATCAATATAATTTGAGTTATTTCCGCTAATATTCATATTGCTGTATGTATAATTTATAAATCCCGAGATACCATTATAAATAGGTGGATTCCAAGATAGAAGCGCTGATTTAGAGAGTATATTTGTTGAGTTTATATAATTTAAGTATCCTAGAGTTCTGAAGGAAACGACTTGAAGACCATTTATATTTTGAACACCTGCACTGTTGACTGGAATAATATAGAATGTATAATATGTATTTGCATTTAATCCATTTATAGTTGTATTATTACCATATACTCCAGGAATATTGATGGTACCATCAGAAGAAACAAGAGTAACACTTGTATAGGAACCAATAAGCCATTGAATATTTGCAGAATTATATTTAATAAATGCAGGAGATGCGAATGCTGTTCCAACAGTAGCTAATGTTACAAAAGAAACTGATGTAGATGGTTGATATGTAGCACTACTGGAAATATTACTTGAATTATATGGTATGAGTGTAAAATTATAAAGAATATTGCTTATCAATCCATTCGCAATATATATATATGATTGATTTGAAGAGGATATATTATGGTATTGGTTTGATGAAATTTGGTCGGTTCCATAGAAATTATCATATATTTGAATATTTGAATAGCTACCACCTTGCCAAGTTATAGCTGCAGTATTTGGGTCAATATTAGAGTATGAACATGGTCCTATAGTTGGCAGAGTAACACTTGAAATAACATTTATTGCACCAGAAACACCAATATATGAAGACGGTACAAGTTGATATGTGTAAATTGTATTTGGTTCCAGATCGGTAACTTGATATTGGTATACTGATGTTATATCTTTCGCGATATATTGATTATTGTATGAGATATTGATTGTGTTATAATTACCGGTGCCCCAATATATCAATAATGCATTTGAACTTGTTGGTGCGATTTTAACATAATTAATATAAATATTAGTATACACACCGTTTGTGACTCCGTCGCCCCAATTTACAATTGCATAATCATAATTTGTTTGACCCCAGTTAAGTGTCATTGAAACGGGCATAAGATTTGTGACATGAATATTGCCTCCAATAAATGTCGGAGTTACTTCTTCTATAATTTTCATGTATCCTCCCCATATGATAAAGTCGTGTTGATTCAGGGTAATTTCATTATTTGCTATTAAAGTAATATTGATGACATCGCGATATGCTTGTAGGTCAAAGAAACTCTGAGCAAGTGTAAAGCCTACTATTCTATCATGAACTTGATAGGACCAAATTACCTCGGTTGTCAAATCTGCGAAAGTCACAATAATACTGAAAATAGTTGTACCGACATATTGTTCATATATATATCTGCCGAGGATGACATACATTGATAAATTAAGTTCGAATGTATCTATAAAACGTATGGATAGTGGAGTCGTTACATTTAGAAATTGTATACTCCCACCTATACTTTTAGACTGTGATAGTTCAGTATAATCAATAGGTATTGGACTCAAAAGAGTGGTCATTACAATAAAAATACTTAATAATAATTGAAGATATTCTTCACTTTCTAGGAGGTCCCCGGTCCTCACCCGAGTAGCATAAAAATAAATATCAATAATAGATATTGATGTCTTCTTCTTCGGATACAAATACAAAATGTTCATTTATTGATAAAATAAGAGGCCCGCGTATATTTACTTTAGCAATATTTGATTGGGTATTATCTTTATCTATAGCATTTATAGTTGGTAGATATTTATTGAAATTGCACAGCGCATTCGAATGGATATTACTTATAATAGCGTGGGTATTATTTGGTATTGCTGCGCATGTAATAACAAAAACACCGACAATGACAAGTTATTATTTAGGATTAAGTGATAAACCGCCAATTAAGAAATGTTAACGGAGTGAACGAAGTTTGGGCTGAGTGTTAACGGAGATCATTATAGAATGCAATGACTGCAGGTGAGGTTTTAAAAGATGACCTATTTAGATTTGTAATTTTTACACTACGCATACTTTTTGCACGTGAAAGTGCTGTATATGCTTGTCCATTTGCAAATATACTTTCACCAAGATCTACTTCGAGTGCATCAATAGTCATTCCTTGACTTTTATGGATACTTATGGCCCATGCGAGTTTAAGGGGTATATATGTTATTTCTATTTCATTTGTATTTGCCATTTTAGCGGAGGTATAATTAACGTATGTTTCGAGACCATTCATAAATTTAACAAGAACACAGTTATTGAGAAAACCAGTAATATATCCTCGTGCACCGTTTACAAGACCGGCTTTTATATTAACATTATAAGTAAGCATAACTTGTGCATTTATACAGAGTTCCAATTTTTCTGGAATTTTTGCAATATCAACGGCCCATTTCTTAGCAAGTTTCCTATTTTCTGCATTTTTACTTGGATATCTTATAGTAAATACAACGCTTCCTGTGCCGCATCTAGTGCCGCCGCCGGTGCCGCCTGTAGATTCGCCGAGTTCTTCTGATTGTTTTTCCAATAATTTTGTCATTTCTCTTTTATTAATTTCATCAACATCTGAATTTTTCGAATAAAGTCTCGTAGGAATAATATCATCTGGAAATTTCGTTTTCTTCAATTTCAATAAAGTATTATAATCGTCATCAGAGCATATTCCCCATCGAAGTCTTTCAAGCATCTGTTGAAATTCCGCTTCTTTTTGTCTCATATTTGTTTTCAATAGAAATGTCTTAATATTGCATTCATCCCAGTGTCGTGATAAGAAGCAATAACTGCTATTTCGGTCAATTGGAGAAAGTTGAAATAAATCTCCGACGAGAATAATTTGTACACCACCAAATGGTTTCGGGCATTTTCGAAGAATACTCAATATTTGCGATACTTTATCAAAGAGATCATTACTGAGCATAGAAACTTCATCAATAATCAGCATATCAAGTGTAAGAATAATTTGTAAAATCTTCTTTCTTCCAAATACTCTTCGTGCAATACTTTCGCTATTTCCATCTGCCAATCCAATTCCGAGAAATGAATGCAGAGTGGTTCCATCGATTAAAATAGCGGCACATCCAGTCATTGCACATAATCCGATTTTCTTGCCTGCATTTCTTTCAATTATATGTTTTATAGTATAAGATTTTCCAACACCTGCGCTTCCAGTGAGTAATATATTATTTCCATTATCTGTCTCTTCAATTACTTGTAATTGTTCTTCATTCAATCCTGTTTTTACTTCAGGCTCATGCTCAGGCTCAGTCTCAGTGTCCATTTTATGTGCAAAAATAAACCGTGAAATCATTTTTTACCCTTTAGACCCTTTAGACCCTTTAGACCTTTGAAAGTTCGGAGGGTGTGTTTTATCGAATTCTATCATAGCTATCCGGACTCTTTCGGCATATTCGGTTGGTTTTTCGTCTTTTTCTGCGCACATTTCTGGCATAAGTATAACTTCTATTTTAGTTCCATAAGTAGATAATCTCTTTATAAGCCATTTCCATGGTCCTAGACATTCAGTTTCATTGACAAACCAAGTTCCGTTATCGGATGAATATCTTATAAGCATGGGGGATACAGGTTTTCCTAATATGAAAGCGCCTGATGAAAATTTCTCACCAAATCTATTATGAAATGTTGTAAAACCCCCTGCAGGAGCCATACATACTACTTTATCTGGATTGTTTTTAATAAAATCTAAAATAATTTGACTATTATTCTTTTTATTTTTATCTAATATTATTGCGTCTGTTGCATCTACTATACGTTTCATAATAGTGCGTGCGAATCCGCGTAAATAAGTAATATTAAAAACACCAGATGATATTCCAAACGTATACCCGACAATATCTGCATCGGCAATGGAATTATGTTGGAATATAATAATTGGATTATCGTGATTATGTTTTCTATAATCTCTAATAATGGGTTTATTGAATCCCATAAGTAATAATAAAATACCATGAAACATACTTTGTAGTTTATTACTTATTTTAAATATAAAAGGTACGAAGATAGCTATAGTGAGTAGTAAAAGTAAATATATAATAAATAATATAATTCTAATTATTAAAAACAGCATTATAATATACTTTTATTTATTAATTTACTATTAAACCGAACCTCTAAATAAATTTCAAATGTGTTAAATATTAAAGATTAAAGTATTTAATATAAGTAAAAATAATGAGAAAGGTAGTATTTATTCACGGGGTTAATTCTCGTTCAAATGTATGGAAAGTACAAGAGAATGCCGAATTATATGAATATTATAAGATAGATTTATTGAGATATGATACTATAGAAGAGTATAATGAATTATTATTTGATTATATGAATGCGTATGGAATTCACAAAGCTACATTGGTTGGGCATTCTTTTGGCGGATTTTTAGCTATTAATTTTGCGCATGCATATCCTGAGAGGGTTCATAATTTAGTTTTAGTAAATCCGGCAGGTATTTTCCCATTTTTGGGTTTATTTGGGAGTTATATATCTCTCTTTTTCAAGTATTTTACATATATAAATAATTTCATGTATACTTCATTATCAGAGCAATATTGGAAAGAACCGAGTATACATAAATTGTTAGAATTGGAGATGCCTATTTCACTCATTTATGGTAAAAAAGATTTTATTGTACCATATTATCAAGGCGAATATATTCATAGAATACAGAAAAATACAAGTTTAGATATATTTGAGAATAGTAACCATTTCTTAGATAAAGATATATTAGATTGTGTATATAAAAGATTATCATATAGGAAGCGAAATACAAAAATAAAGTTAGATTTTGATTGTAAAAAATATAGATCTAGTTTTAACATTTATAAGACACGTACTATAATTAGGAGTTTCTTCAATAATGTCGTTATGCAAATGCAGCCGCGGTAGCAAGCACCATTAGGCTACCATTGGGAATGATATACTCGGGTGATATTTATAGTTTTCTAGAGTAAAATCTGTAAATTCAAGTGATTCTATCCATTTTATTTTTTCATCAATTGTTGAATCAATTGTTGGTGCTTCTTTCGTAATGTTTAGTTTAGGGAAAGGATATGGGTCTCTATCTATTTGAATCATTGTATTTTCTGTATGTGATTCGTAGATATGAGTATCACCTGTAATAATTATAATACGGTCGACTGGTATGCGTAGGACATATGCAAGAATTGATGTAAGGAGTGCAGTTGATGCAATATTAAATGGAAGACCTGCGCATACATCGCATGACCTCATTTGCATTTGGCAGGATAGACCGTTTGCATTTATATAGAAAACGTATGTAAAGTGGCAAGGCGGGAGTGCTGCTTGAGAGAGTTGTTTCGGATTCCAAGCGGAAAGAACAGCACGTCTTCCATGTGGATTTGTGGAAAGTTCATTAAGGATAAATTTAAGTTGGTCAATTCCATTTTCGCGAGACGGATAGTCACCGCCAAAGCATCTCCATTGATACCCATAGCCTGCACCAATTTGATTGGCAGGAGTATTTGGTAGACCGACTGAATCAAGAAATTCGCGTGTACTGTTTGCGTCCCAAATATGAATGTTTTTAGATTGAAGTTCAGATACATCAGTAGAACCGCGAAGAAACCATAGAAGTTCTTCTACGATACCGCGCCAGAATACTTTTTTTGTTGTAATAATTGGGAATCCTTGAATAGATACATGAAAAACAAGTTTTTCTCCAAATATACTCAAGGTACTTCCATTCCTAGAAGATCGGCGTTCCCCATTAAGAATAATGTTTGAAATAAGTTCAAGATATTGATATTCATCATGTTCACGGTTGCTATTTACTATTATTTTATTTTCCATTGATATGCTCGTATCTCGTATCTTATATATTATATAATAAATACTTTAATGCTTAAATAATATCATTTTTTATATAATTACTATATAAGATATATAAGAAATGAGTAAAACAGAAGCAGAACCATACACAACATACACAAAAGACGACCCAAATGAGTTTACATTTGCGGTTCCTGATAGTCATCCACTCACAACCCGCGAGGAATACATGGATACAAATGAGAAAAAGGATGAGGAAATTAGATTTATTCGTGAAATGGATATTGGTATCCAGCGTATAGCTAAATTTGTGGTAGGTCGTATAAAAGAATTTACCCGATATTTTTCTTTAGAAAATCGAGAAGTGTATTCACCTAATAATATAAAAAATCCAATGCCTAAATGGGAAGTTTCTAGATCTTCTAGAATACCTTTTTATAATAAACGTAAAGAAATTTATGATAAAATTTTTGTTTATCACGAACAGAGAATAAATGCATTCTATAATCCATATAATCCTGATGATTATAAAACTTTAGTGGAAATTTACAATGATATAAATCGTTTGGCAACAGAACTGAAAAATAGTGATCCCGATTATCAAACATATACATATAGAGGACAAAAACGTCCTATTAGTGGTTTTACTTCTACTTCACCGCCATCTCTAGGTGTAGATGGTTTAACTAATATATTTAAAAAAGTTAAAATAGAAAAAACATCTACACCTAAACAATCTCTAGATGTAGATGATTTAACTCGTAGTTTTAAAACGGTTAAAATAGAAAAATGTATAAAAAATAAAATTTCAAATTTAGAAAATATTGTTGTATCTGATAAAAATTTTGGATTTATAGAACAATTAAAAAGAAACATACCAGGAGAATTTACAAAATTTACAATATTTAAAGATCCAGGACAATATAATATTTCTTATCAATCATCATCATTAGGTGAGTTATTTGATATTTTAAATAAAAATTATACTATTTTTAAATATTGTTTAATTGTAATTGAACACTTAAGAGAAAATAAAGAAATTTTAAATTATAAAAAATTAATAAATCTCTTAGATTTAGCAGTTGGATTATATAATGAAGAAATAGATAAATATAATGAGAATAATGAATACGATAAATGTGATGTAGTAACAGCTAAAAAATTATTGGCAGAAATTATTAGTTTAAATGAACAACTTAAACTAGCATTCGAGGCAGTAGTGGCGACGGAGGAGGCCGCGGCAGTGCGAATAGCAAAAGAAGAGGCAGCACAAAGAGAAGCAGCACAAAGGAAAGCGGTACAAAGGAGGGCGGCAGAAGCAACAAAAGAGGCACAAAGGAGGGCGGCAGAAGCGGCACAAAGAAAAGCGGCAAAAGCGGCAGAAGCGGCAAAAGCGGCAAAAGCGGCAGAAGCGGCAGAAGCGGCAAAAGAGGCACAAAGGAGGGAGGCAGAAGCGGCAGAAGAGGCACAAAGGAGAGCGGAAAAAGAGGCGGCAGAGATAGCAAGCAGGGCGGCAGAGGCAGCAGAAGAAACTCCTGCAGAGAAAAAGGCAAGGCTGAAAAGAGAAGCACAAGCGACGTCGAGGGCGAGGACGGCGGAGAGGGAGGCAGCGCAGAACGCAGCAAATAAGTTGGACGCACAACAAAAGGCAGATGCAGCGAAAGAGGCAAATAAGTTGGCCGCACAACAAAAGGCAGATGCAGCGAAAGAGGCAAAAAGAAGAGAAGCAGAAGAAATAGCTGCATCTCTTGCAGCAGCAAAGGAGACAGATATTAAACGATTACTACTAGATAATTTAAGAGAACGTAATGAAAACATGAAAAAATTGATAAAAGAAAAATATGAAAATATTAAAACAAAATCTGTATTACCGCCTCTAATAAAAGGTATACCAATGACATTTAATCCATGTATTAACACCGCAGATGTTAATCCTAAAGATAAGATTTTGAGTTTGTATAACTTTGCAAAATACATATATAATATTAACATGGAAGAAATATCAAAAGAATTCCCTGATATAAATCTAACAAATGAATATACATTTACTATATTTCCAGATAATCTAAAAAAATGGGTAGAAAGAAGCAAGTCCATGAAATTTATTCTAAATACATTAAAAAATCATTCATATATATATATAAATTCCTATAATAAACAAAATTTAACAGAAAATTTATTAACAGACACAGAAAGTTTTTATATAGATATTACATTTGCACAAGAAATATTATCATCATCCATTATTATAGATGATGATAAAAAAAATATGATCAAAGAGTATATTAAAAATAAAACTTTAATATATGAAAAAGGAAAGCAAATTTATGATATATTATTTAAAGACCTAATAGAAAATACGTATGATAATTATACTGTTTTAACAATTTTACAAGAAGAACAAGAAAATTTAAATATAAATGCACAAAACACAATAGTCTCTACTTTGAATTTTTTTCACGAATTGAACGAATCTTCTTCTGACAGAGAATTATGTGAATCTCTGGCAAAACGAATACGTATAGATGTAACTTCAAGTATGAAAAAAAATAAAATGTATAAAGATTATGAAATTGCACTTAATGAATTTAAAGAAATATATGCTGGATTTCAAGAATTCATATTCCGTAATTTAGCATTACTTTATAATATTATACGATTCTCATGTGATGATGAAGGCAGTGGCAGCGCCAGCCCTATGGTTACTGGCGGTAAAAAGAAAAGTCGTAAATCGAATTCCATATTCGTTGCGAAAGTGCGAAAAAATAAAACCCCTACCGCCCTTAAATAGTGAAAATGATTTAAGAATTAGAGAATAGTATTATATGTCTCCTATTATGGATGATACACAATTTGTGCTCCTGTAGCTCAGTTGGTTAGTAGCGTGTGGCTGTTATCATTATGATAAGACACCACAAGGTCGCTGGTTCAAATCCAGCCAGGAGCGCTTAAATTATTTTTATAAGTTTTTACATTTTTCAAGTATAACTGTAGCGACTTTTTCTTTTTTGTTAAAATCAAATAAATCTCTATGTATTGCTTCTGGTAATAATGCTTCATAACTTTCAACACTTTTAGTTTTTTGATTATATAATGCAACATATATATGTTCCGGAAATGTTTGCATTGTGTATATATTATTCACTTTCTTTACTTAAATCATAAACTACTAATTTAAGGTCTTTTACAATATTTTTGAAATTATCTAACATTTCTTTTTTTATTTCTTTATTATCATTTACATACCCATTATCTGCCATACAATCTAATATTCTTTGTAATATCTTATATCTATCTGCTGTTTTACACTGCAATATTGCATTACACATATCATCCGCTAGACTACACACCATTTTCGGAAATATATCACCATCATCTTTTGTTTCCCATTTATTATTTCCAATATGTACTTTTGATATTGAAGATTTTATATTCGTTTTTATTATACACCGATTATCTTTTATTGATAATAATTCTTTATTATAATTTTTAATGTTATCTATATAATTATAACCATTTACAAAACTTTGTATTTTTTCTATAAACTCAGGAGTCTTTACGAATTCAATACCTCCTGGTTCAGTTGTAAATAGTATTATATTCTGTGTATTATTATTTTGTGTTTGTATATTATTCTGTGTTTGTATATTATTATTTGTTTGATTTTCTATAAGTGTTAATTGTTCTCTTTCTTGTATTAATTTTACTGTACATTTCTTTTGATGTGCATATTTATTTGATCTATAATTAAATTCTTTATTACAATATTCACATAATAATGAATTTATTCTACCTTTACATGTTTCTATATGTTTATTATATTTCTGTTTATTTGATAAAACCTTATCACATTTGTCACATTTATTAACAGTATCTTTTGGGTTAAAAACAGTATCTTTTGGGTTAAAAACAGTATCTTTTGGGTTAAAAACAGTATCTTTTGGGTTAAGAAAAGTATCTTTTGGGTTAAGTTGCTCATTTTCACTTTTATGTTTTTGTTTGAAATGCCGACGAGTATTCGAGACCCATGACGATGTGAACTCACACTGGGAACACTTATGAATTATCATTACTATTATAATAACAAAATAATATAACTTTAAATAAAAATCCGCATTGTAAAAAAAAATCTGATCCGGATCAGATCAGGATCACGGGGAGGGGGGGGGGAATTTTTTTCAAGCGCCAAAAACTTTTTGGAATTTGTATTTTAGAGAAATAGAATATATAAATATAATTAATATATATAGAAGTTATATTAAACTATGAATAATAATAACAACAAAATCCAATCATCGGCTAGAGTAAGTGTTAAATTATTAGTATTTATAATTATGTTATTTCTTTCAAAATCACAAGCGTTATTTTCTCAAGAGAAGTCGCCTCCACCACGTAAATATTCTCCCCCAAGCCATTCGAGACCTCCCATCGCGCCGCCCAGTTTCTTGCCGCCGCCACCTCCGCCGCCGCCCAGGCCCCCTCCCAAGCCACCACCCCCGTCTCCCAGCCCGTCGCCGCCGCCGAGGACGCCTACTGCAATTGGTCCAGATGTATCACTAGAAACACATATACCACCACTATTATCATTAGCATCACCACTACAAAGTAATAATGTAACTGTTTCATTACCATCAGATGATGATTGGGCGAATAAATATTATCCAGAATTATTAGTTCTTGCAGAAGAATTAAAAAAAATAAACCTACCCGCCTATGTAGACCTAACAGCACTTCAAAGTTTGGCTAGAAGGGACTATTCAAAATCTATAAAAAATATAAACCAAGTTATATCTGAAATACTAAACCAAGTAGAAAATTTTATAAATAACGATAACGAATCTAATAAAAATAATATTTATCTAGATATTAACCAAATCTTTAGTGAAATTAACGGCTTAAAAATAAATAATTGTGATCCTAATATGGATAATTATATTGAATGTATAGAAACAAAGTTAGATGCTTTTTATGATATAATTCGTCGAAATGAACCATTTAAAATATTGTCAGATGTAGCTATACTTATTTTATATTATTTAATACTTGCTGGGATAATTAGTTTTTATAAAAAAACAAGGGTAAATCCAGAAGACTATGAATTTGCAAGTAATAATAGCTTTTCGAATTATTTATTGGAACCAGTTAAACTTATTATTAGAATATTAAGAGTATCAACGAAAACAGGTTTTACAATATTACATGGAATATTATCAGAATTAATTGATAATGTACTTTCAATTCCGAAAATATTAGAAATAATTATTGAGGCATATTCTGCTATATCAGAAAATTTATCTCTATTGGAGTTTATAAACCGATCACTACAACGCAGAATAATATCACCAGAACCAGTACCAGAAACAATAACACGCGTTGGTGGCAAAAAGCAAGACTATACAAAAACAACAGAAAAATATGGTAGCAGATGTGTTTACTTATCAAAACGAAAAGGTAGATATCTTAAAATAGATGGTACATTTGTACCTTATAAAAGCGCAGTGAAGATACTTGATAAAAAAAGAAAAACTCCAAAAAATAAATAAGAAGATATTATTAATAAATACCAAAAAGTTTTTGGATTTATTATTTTGAAATTTATTATTTTGAAATATATATTTTTACAATAATTTATGTAATTTATGTAATTTATGTGTAATCCTTATGCAATTCCTATCAATAGAACGAAGAATGCTAGAAATGGTGCAAACATCACAGATATATATACACTTATTATTGGTATAATAAGTATAAGATCAAATATTCTTTGAAACCATATACTATCTTTATATATTACATATAGAAATACTGTAATCATTATTGCCTCAAGAAAAATAATAATATATTTGAATATACTTAAGAATAACTTAATAATATTTTTATCCATTGTAATATTAAACGTCATACAATAGATTAGATAATAAGAAATGTAAAGAATAAAATCAAATTTTTCATTTTTACTTAAAGATTTATATATTATTTATATTATTATAATCATAATGATTAATCCATATGAATTCCTTGGTCTCACTGTCAATTCTTCTATGGAAGAGTTAAGAAAGGCATATTATTCGATGTCTCTAACATGTCATCCAGACAAAGGTGGTTCTCGCGATGCAATGGTTGTTCTTCACACTGCCTATAAATATATTAAAGCACAACTCGATAATATTACTGACCAGCCCGATGCTGGGAAGACATATGAAGCATTACAGGAAGAATTTGATAATTATATAAAAAACCAAGATTCTCTAAAACCGCCCAGTTTTCTCAATGTTATTGCCGAGTCTCTTGATATTAAACCTGCAGATTATATGGCGATTTATAGTGAAATTGCGCCGAAAATACCGCCATCTATAATGTACGATATGACTCTTTGCGCTATTAATGAAATGATTCGTAATAAAATAATTAGAAATAAAATAAGTGAAGAAGATGCAATTAAAGACCTGAATAAATCTGACATTCTCGCGATGATACGTGATGATCTTATTAATTTCAGTAATAATCATAATGATAATGATATTATGTATAGTGCAGCGATCCCGAGTGGTTATGGAGAATTTATGGATCCATCTGTTCCGCCAAAAACACTTGATTATCCTGAGCATTCTGGGAATTCTGGGAATTCTGGACATTCCGAAAAATATAATATTGAAAATGGAGCTGTCAATTCAAAAATAGCTACAAATTTTGAGAAAAAAGAGATGATTATTTATCATGAACCTGACAGTATTGGTGGATTTGCAACTATGGCAGGGGACTTGCCGATTCCAGAAAAGAAAGAGGATTATACTGTATATGATTCGGGAACGCTTCCTTTAACTGATTATAAAAGAGCATATTCAGATGAGACACTTGATTCTGCATCATCTATATTTGCGGCACTTTGTTCGGAAGATTCTATTGATGTACGACTTGCTGCTCAGCGACTCGAGCGTACCCGCTTAGATGATACACAAAAAGAGAGATTACCTGAAGTGGTTAAGTTGAAATATTAATAATAATCGGGCGGGAAGGAACAGAAATGAGGGTGGACCGCAAGGGCCGCGGGGGCCCCGATGCGTTCTTGATATAAATATTTTCTACATAACATTTGTAGCTATAGCTATTTTATGACAAATATGATGACAACACGTAAAACGAAAATATTTAAAGAATTTTTAGTATTTACATTAGATTCTAATGATAAGAAACATGTATATGTAGATTTCTATACAGGAAAAACGGGACATATAGATTTAAAATCGAATGAAGAAGCTGACGATTTATTAGAAGAATTGTTTCTTATATTAGATCCGCTTGTTCAATTATGTAATATAGAATCTCGAAGTATTATTGTAAATATTGATATGAAAGATGCTAATATATTAGCCTATAAAATTGATATATTAACACATATTGTAGAAAAATTACACGAACATATTAGAACAGATAGAAAGAATCTCACAGAGAAGTGTATTATTAGTAATATGCCAATATATATGAAAGCAATATATTATATGATATATCCTTTTATTGATAAAACTTTTGTGAGTAAAATAACAATTATATAATAAAACTGTTGTATTTTTATTATGCACTTCTATGTATACGTGAAGATCTGTTTGAGATTGTTAAATTATATTTTTTATAAAATGCCTCTTTATATTTTGTCGGAATTCTGTCTAGATCTATTAAACGGGCATTTAAATCTATATTATTGCTTATAGTTTCCGCTGTTATTTCAGATTTACTTTGAATTATTTTTGAAAGTTTATTATATATTTTGCGTGATAATTCTGGAATCTGATATAAATCATGTTGAAACATTTCTCCTAAATATTGTTTTCTTACCAATAATTGTTCTTCTAACATATCTTCATCTTTTCTGGCAGAGGCATGGGCAAGATCACTCTTTGTTAAATAGAGTTTCTTTAAAAGTGTATATGCTACACTTTCACCACACCCTTTATATACAGGCTTAATATTATCTGACACGTCTCCACTTAATATCTTAATAGCTTTATCAAACAGAGAATCGCTTACAGTGTTGTCATTTTCTAATAGAGTACCATTTGTTTTATAAATATATGTTTTAATATCTAGTATTTGCAAATAATCACGGTCATTTGTTATTATATTAATGCGCGTATCTGGATAGAGTTCTCTTATTCTCTTTGTCATTAAATATATAATATCATCTGCTTCAAGTGGTTCATAATATGCTATTTTTATACCATAATCTATAGCTATTTTTGGCAATAATTTATTTGTGAAATATTTATACACATCGCGATTATATATTTCCACTAATTTTTTGCTCGTAGATGCTGCACTTGATGGTTTCAACCTTCCAGATTTATAGTCAGCATAGATTTCTAATTTTCTCCAATTGCGTTCTAATGGAGTATCTTTAGCAAATACAACATTATATATATCTGAATTAGGATCTATTTTATTTATGGTATTTAAAATATATTGGATAAATGTATCTTTAAAATAAGTCATAAATCTCGCATTATTATGTAACTCCTCGTAATTAATAGATTTGATTTCTGTAGTAGTAGTAGTAGTAGTAGTAGTAGTAGTACCGGCGTCGGCGGGTGTGGTGTCGTGTGCAGCATGGGGTGCAGTGTGGGGTGTGGTGTCTTTTATAAAATTCACTGAACGTATATAAATAATAATAAATAATATAGATGTATCTATTATTGTTATAGATTTATTGGGTTTAAATATAAACTTTTTAGAGGTACTTCTCATTACTAGTGTATTATAAAATAACTTTCATTTGTCGCATTCCTTCATATGCACCACATTTATCGAGTAGACCTTCAAACTGGTCTGGTGTATATTCAGAATAAATATCTCGCGATTTTTTAAATATCCGTAATTTTTCTAATATAGTTCCGATGACAATATTACATTGAGCACTTTTTCTAGGAAGGTTTTCGTTTCTATTTTCTTTGCGAGAATTCACCATTCTACGCCATATATGATATGCAATTTCGCGATTTGTTGTATATTTAATATCTTTAATAGAAAATGCAGATTTTATTATTTTATTGCGTTTAAATTTATGTTTATATGCATTACGTATACGATACCATCCAAATAAGGACCCATATCTTTTAATATATAATTTTAATACATCTTCTAATTTTTCTATATAAATTCCTCCAGTATTATTATTTATATTTGGCGAATGTCTTTTATATTGTTTATTATTAATCATTTGCATATGTATTAAATATGGAACACCATTATTATCTTTGATTACAATGGCACTATGTAAATAGAATGTACCGTTGATGAGACCCAAAAGAGTATATTGTAAAAATCGAGGATTAAATCTATTTATTATTTGTATTATATCACCAGTCTGTACTTCTTCTAAGAAATCTTTAATAGATATTTTATCATATTCAACAATAGAACGAATCTTATCGAGGTATAAATTAAGCGAAATTTTATAAAGAACTATTAAAGTAATTGCAATAATACATATAGTTGCAATTATCTTTTTCATCATTATATACCAAAAATAATTAAAATGTTTAAATAGATACGAAATCTTAGGGAATCTTAGGGAATCTAAAGATTATAATCTTTTTCAAATGTTTCTTTAGATATTATTTTAATTCCCAATTCTCTCGCTTTTTCTATTTTACTGCTCTTTTCATTAACATCAGATGCAACAAGAAGTGTCGTATTCTTAGAAACCGATGTAGTCACTTTGCCTTCATGTAATTCAATTTGTTTCTCCCAATCTTTATTACGGAATCCTGTAAATATTATTTTCATATCTTTAAAAGAAACCGCTGGTGCCGCTGGTGCCACTGCCAACGCCTCTGTCACATGGGCTGCTGCAGGGGCTGCAATGGGGGCCCCGGGTGCCCTGCATTCCATTGGAATCGAATTCATAAGTATAAAGAATTTCGGCAATGCTTGAAGAAATGCCTTTGCACTCGTCTCCGCAATTCCATCTATTTCCTTCATTTCATGGAGCGTCGGTGTTTTACCCCTCAATATTTCTGGAATTTCTTTAATAATTGATGTGAGTTTGCGTGTTCCAAAGCCTCTGCCAAATATATTAGATGCCGCCATCATATCAACGCATGTTGCATTATTAAAAGTATCAGCAATAGATTTAGCTATCTTTTCAGAACTTGTTTTTTTAAATCCCTCCAATTTCAAGAGATCTTCACTTTTAATTTTGAAAAACTTAGGTATAGTATCAAAACCTGCCTCAATCATTTTAACAAGAGTTCCTTTAGCTACAAATTTAATGTCAAGAGTTTTCGCAAAATGCTCAAGAACCTTCAATTTCTGTTCATCACCAAGGCTAGCACCTTCATCACTCTTCACCATTATATCAACATGACTCTCATTCCATTCCCATTTACTGGTTTTAAGACCGCGAGGACCGTGAGGACCGCTAGGGCCGCCTTCAGGGAAACTCGGTTTTCCGTCTGATGCGGGCGATAGTACACGTAAGATATGCGGAATAACATCGCCACTTCGTATAATTATAATATGAGCACCTTTACCTATTTTATTTTTTTCTATAAAAAGTGCATTAAATCCTGTCGCTTTTTGTATATTTACACCTCCTAGTGTTATTGTATCAAATGTCACCGTTGGTTTATAATATCCATCTTTGCTTATATTCCATATTACATCATTTACAATAACCTCCGCTTCAGTATGTGTAAGCATACTTTTAAAAGCGAATGCATATTTTGGATTTTTACCAGATGCTAATTTATGTATCTTATTATTATATACTACGATACCATCTATGTCATAAGGACTATCTTTGCGTCTTTCTACTAAAATATCTGTTAATCGTTCTACAGTTAATTCATCTTGAGATAATATACGAGTATATACAGTTTTAAAACCAAGACTCTTTATATATTCTATAGATTGTGATGGGGTCACTGATGCCGCGCCGGCTTCTATTTTTGGTCCTTTTATTAATTCATAAGCTACAAAGTCAATGTATTTAGCGACACTTTCATCAGGTTTTTTAGAATGTAAAATTCCAGCTACGAGATTCCGGGCATTTGCATATTCCGGGTGAGTATCATGTATAATTTTCCAATTATCCTTTGATATTATAATTTCTCCACGGATAGCTACATCTTCATTGTGTAATATTGGAAATTTCAAGAAAGAAATGAGATGTGATATATTCTGTCCCATTTTTCCGTCACCGCGCGAATATAATGTAGCTACTCCTTTTACATAAGATACAAGCGCGGAATTACCATCGAGTTTATCAGAAATAAGAGAATCTCCTGTATATGTAGATTTCCATTTATCAATAGCCTTCGGGTCATCACGTATTTTATCAAGAGAACCCATCCAATAAGGGAGTTTTACTTTATTTCCAATGTCATCTCCTGGAACTGCACCAATTTTCTTGAGAAAAGGATGTTTCGGGTCTAATGTACGTAAACGTTCTTCCAGAAGATCATACGTATCATCAGAAATAAGCGGTTTCGATGTATTCCTATAAGCAATATTTGCTTCATTTAGAAATTTCGCGAGTTCTTCGACTGATTCAGTTTTCAATAATTTAGTTACTGTTTTTTCTATATTTTTTTGCATATTCTTCTATCTGCTATAATTATTATTTCGATATAAAATATCAATTTTTATACATTGGGAATTTTATTTATTGGGAATTTTATTTATTTTTATAAACATATCATAAAAAATGAAATTTTGCATTATCTATAATAAATTAAATAAAGTACATAATAAACAATAGGTACGTGTAACGTGTAATAAGAGTAATACACAATTAAATCCATCTATAATACGATGGATTCAATTGAGACTATTGATGCAATATTTGAGGATTTATATAATAATTTAAATATATATACAAAAAGTAAACATAATAATAAATTAAAGGAAGAATTAAATAGAGTTAAATTATGTATTCTTGAAATTGCTGGAAGTAATTGTATAGATAGTGATAAAATTATAAAGGCTATTCAAGCAAGGGAAATGGCATTAGAATAAAAATTATTCGGGTTAAAGAATATTTCCTTAGATTAGACGGAGTAAAGATTTATTATGAATCTCGGGAAAACTATTCAATTATGTATTGCTTTTATTGTTGCTGTTTTTGCTTTTAATTTTATAAGTTTATTCATACTTCCACAAATTAAAGTCGGTATTCCATCATTGCCTCCAGTTGAAATTATGAGAACTGGATATAATACATTAAATAGTGCTTTTATTCAAATATCAGGATATATTATACTTGTATTATTAATTGTATGGTTTCTATATAAAATTATTGTTAAAATTCCACTTATTGGTAAAATTATTATAAAGAAAGTTCCTATATTTAGTGCTTGCAAAAACTCGGGTCTTTTTGGTTTATTCGATAATCTCGTAGGAGTAATATTTAGCAGAGCTTCATTACCAGATAGATTTGTAAGACTATTCAAAGGTCTCATTAACTTCTCTAAAAATAGTATTGGTTTCTTAGCAAGTACGACATCTGATATGTTACCTACTTTTAACAGTAAAAGCGTCGATAAGACAAAACCGAAACCAAAGAAATCAAGTGACCCAAGTTTTATACCATCTGATAATGATTATATTCAAGACCAGTTACAAATGTGCCTTGAAGAGAATTTAATAGAAATAACACCAGATATGACAGATGCCGATAAAAATTATGCAAAAATACAGAATCAAACTACAAATACAACATGTAAAACAAAACAATTGCAGGTTATTATGGAAAATATGTCATGGAAATTACCTAATTAAAAACTATATTACTATTAGATATATGGATAGAAATTCATTATTATCACATTTAAAACCGTCATTTAGAGAATTTATATTATATATTATGTTACTTATATTATTGGTAATTGTTATGAATTTATATCATAGTAATAGTATACAATTAACTGTAAACAGAATATCTAGATGTGAACGTAGTCAACGTAGTCAACGTAGTCAACGCGATATTTCTGCAGTTGGTGTATACACTGCAACTGCAGTTAATAAAGATCAGATACCTTTATTTGATATTACATATGACTTAAAAAGTAAGGTTTTTAATTCGAAATGTAGATTACCTAAAGGACGTGTTGCAAATACTTTCTATCAACAAGTACCTGTATATGATTTTGTGCAAAAGAAAGTGGTATCAGATAAACCATTGACAATTCCAATATGTTATTCTAATAAAGATTATACATCTGCAAAGAATGGCCCATTTACGTATGTTGGATATGGACCTTTACTAGATTTTATAGAATCGGGCGGTGCATTAACATATATGTTTGATAATCCCGATGGAACTCCTGCATCACAGAAATGCCCGTCAATTTCGCAGCCTGCAGTACCAATAGCTGCGCAGCCACCTCCAGTAGTTACAACAGGACCACTAGCAACTGCGACAGGTACATCAAGCCAGGGCGGAGGTAGCGATGATCAGGGTTAATAGTATGAATCATAAAATAAATAAAAATATAATATAAGTAAATGGAGGATATAAGATGGTTTATTCCAACAATAAAAGAAGCGATATTATTTATTATGATACTCTTTTTGTTAATATTAACTATGAATTTATATCATAATAATACAATACAACTAATTGTAAATAATATATCAAGATGTATTCGCGATGCTAAAATTGCAAATTCCTCAAATAATATTTATACAGTCACCGCAGTTAATAGATTAAAAGTTCCATTATTTGATATTACATATGATTTAAATGCAAAAACATATAATACTAAATGCCGGTTACCAACAGGTAATGTAGTTAATAATTTTAATGAGCAAATACCTGTATATGATTTTGTAGAAAAACAAACTGCACCGCAACTTATTAATATTCCACTTTGTAATAGCGATAAAGATTATACATCTATTTTATATAGACCATTTACATATACAGGATATAGTCCTTTAGTTAATTTTATAACATCGAAGGGTGTTATAACAGATATGTTTGATGGTAATGGAGGTCTTGGAGGGGGTGGAAGCGGTGTAACCAGATGTTCTGCTTCAGTTATTAATAGATATATTAGTGAAAAGACAAATTCTGCCGTCGGCACTGTGGGTAGTGGTGGTGGCAGTGGTACAGATTCAGCAGCATCAGCGGCTGCAGCATCATTAGCGGCGATAGCGGCGGCAGAAGCCACTGCATATAATGCAGCGCTTACAAAAGATATAACTGCAACCACAAATTATAATAATGCTATATCAACAAATTTAAAAACAGTTATTGATAGATTGAATAGTATTTATTATGGATATAACAATCCTGGTCAGGTGGGCCCAAATAAAAATATGGATCCGAATGCATTGCTTGGAAAGACAATAGCAACTACATTAGTAAATTGGACCACAGCAGCAACGACATGGAATAATGAGGCAAAGGCTGCCGGAGCAGTATTTACAAACGGCAATGGAGGAGGACAATGGAGTGTCCCTTACACACAATCCGCAACAGCCCCTGGAGAGACAGGCTCATATACAGAAGCAGAAAAATTACTTGCAATAGCAAATATGGTAAATGGTGTAGAAGGAGCCAGAGAAGAAGGGGAGGCTAGAGGATGGGATTCTTCGAATACTATGTCTATGGTAATTAGTGCAGCGACAATAAAAGGAAATGGAGAAGATGCATATATTACATCATTGATAAGTAATAGATTAAGTACTGCAATATTAAATGCTAATAGTGTAATATCAACTTTAAAATCAATTAATACTATAATAACAACTTTAACAACTATTCATTACACTAACGCACAAAGTGCATATACATATTGGAATACATGGGTAACATCGGGAAATTCTTCGGACTGGATGATTGCGTATAACAAATCACAGACTTGTCTTAGTGAGGCAAATATCGCAATAACCTCAGCAAACTCTATTGTAAATATAGGATCTCCTCCTGTGCTATCTAGATCATCGGCGGCTGTAATAGTCCCTACAAGTTCAATATCAAATATATATATAGCTGCAGTAAATATACAAATAAGTACAGGTAATAATATAGCTGCTTTTATATCATCGACAATATCTGCATATAATAGACTTAAAAACCCACCGACTCCTCCTTCGTCAAATAGTGTATATCAAAACGATGCAAATATTTTAGCAATGGCTTTATATGGCTTTCAGCAAGTAGGTTTTAATAATTTTAACGCTACTAGTATAATACCTTCATTAATTTTTAATCCATTAAAAAGTAATCCATCACTTTCAGATTCAGATATAGCCCTTGGATTACAAATATTTAGTAGTATGATATGTGAAGGATTCTATAATACACTTCGAAATGGTACTGCATTATTTGATCAACAACAAGTATTAGCAATAGCATTAGGAAACACAATTATTAATAGTACAATTAGTAATATTAATGCTCAACTTACTGGAAATCCGAATAATATAGCAAGTATTTCACATGGCAGTCCAGGCAGTCCAGGCAGTCCCGAATATCAACTTTTAGTAGGAATAGCAACATCAGACGAACAAAAAGCATTATATACTAAATATTCAAGTTCAACCACAACACCTACAACTCTTACCAATCTTAAAGTTACAAGTAGTGATCGCATTGGTAGTGATCGCATTGTGTATAGTTATACACCTTCTGTAACTCTAACTGGTGCTACTCAACACTGAAATAAGATTAGTAATTAATATATTTTATCAAATTAAAGAGAATGTTAGAAACCGGAATAAGTGCTTTTATAAAACCATCAGCAGATGAAGCAGTTGCTTTTATAACTATGTTCTTTATATTAATAGTATCACTTCAACTTTATCAATCAATGGTCATTACAAATCGCGTTAAAAATGATTCATTATGTTATAAAAATAAGATTAACGGTATCAATGATACAATCAGTGTAAATGTCCAAAACACTGATGGAACATTACTCTATGGTATAAACTATAATATTCCAAATAAAAGTGTAGCACTTTCTTGTATGTGTCCTACAGGAAATGTAGCTAATAAATTCGATAATATTAAAGTATACGGTTTTGACACACATATATCACAATATTCGGGGTCTCTGTGGTGCAGTTGCGATTCCCAATATTCTTATCCATATAGTAATATATTTGGTTCAGCAGAACAAGCAGATTTTTTTGCAGTCATAAGGCAAATTTTAATTAACACCTGGTTTTCAGTTGATACTAACCTTATTTCTTATGAAAATATAATTAATAATAGTATAAATATAAGTGCTGTTAATAATACTAATAATACAAATATAGGTATTATAATTAATGTTTTAATAGATAGTGCTGCATTACCTTTAACAATAAATAAAAATGTAATTGCTACTAATCTAAATGAAATAATAACTTTACTCGATCCACACACTCCGAATCCAAATCCATTGTTTTCAAATCTGAGATATTATGATAATCTTTCTTTAAAAACACCTCCCGGTGCCGTAGCAAATAATAATAAAATAATAGCTACATATTTAGTGCAAGGATTTCAAATGCAATCCGAATATTCAAAGAACTTCAATTATAGTGGTGATCCAGATGTTATCAGATATATGGAAACCGATGACACATATGTATTTGATAGAAACTTAACTCATTAAATTAGACGGTTGATAAAGTTGCGAACATTGTTTCTAATTGTTTTCTTTGGTCATTGTTTAGTGTTTTTTTAGGATATTTAATAGTAAATATTATTATTAAATTACCATTATATTGTGTCATTCCTTTTCCGGAAATTATATATTGTTTTCCTGGTTCAATAATTCCGAAAGTATCAATATTCATGGAAATATCCCCTGCAAAATGTGGTATAGTAATTTGTTTACCAATAACAGATTCAGTAAAAGATATTGTTAATTTATGTATAAGATTATTTCCCTCGCGCGCGAAATTCTTATCTTCATCAATTAATATTTGTAATACTAAATCACCCGGCGTTTCTTTAATATTTTGTATTTGTTCACCCAAACCGACAAGGCGTATTTCGTGTCCATGAGTTACTGCCCTGGGAATATCAATATCCTGTTTTTTATCGATAGTATATGTTGTATTTCCTGCACATTCAGCGCAATCCTTGCGCCCTTTAGATATATATCCAGTAGCGTTACATTTTCCGCATGGACGATTTATCATCTGTGTAAAGATAGCTACACGATGCATCTCTGTTATCATACCAACACCTTGGCAATCATTGCAAGTACTTTTACATTTACAGCATGTTTTTGTTAAAATAATCTTAATTGTCTTACGAACACCGTGGTATGCTTCGGCCAAAGATATATGAATAGGATGTGTATTATCATTTCTGCGAATATGTTGATTTTGTTGAGGACCGTTAGGACCGCCCGGGCCGCCATGCATATTAAAATGGAAGGCACCTCCGCCACCAAAAGGGTCATGGTGCATTCCGCCACCGCCAAACATTTGAGCGAAAATGTCGTGTGGATTTATACCTCCGCCGCCACCACCATTTTGCATACCTCCTGATTCGAGGCCTTGATCACCGATTTGATTATAGTGCGCTCTTTTCTGATCATCACTTAAAATTTCATATGCAGATGAGATTTCTTTAAATTTTGCTTCGTCACCACCTTTATCAGGATGATGTTGTACTACAAGTTTCTTATATGCCCTGCGAATATCTTCTGGAGATGCATCATTTGAAAGACCTAATGCATCATATAGCTTCATTTAGGTATAAAAATAATCGAAATCCTTATATAGATTATTACGTATTCATTTTATTACTACTTTTTTTATTAGTTACTTTTTTTATTAGTTACTTTTATTACTCTACTCATTTTATTTTTATTTATCGTATTAATAATCTATTTACTCTATCATGGTGTTCACTAATTTTTTGATCTCTTTCTTTTAGTTTTCTGAGTCTTTCTTCTTCTTTTCTTTTATCTAATTCTTTTTGTCTTGCAGCGCTTCTTAATTCTTCTTCTGTTGGCGGTTTTTTTATTATTTTATCACGAGTCTTCTCATATTCCGATACTGATCTATATTCTTTGCGGGACTTTATTGTACCAGGGTCAATAAGTCTGCTTGTACTATGTGCGACTAAATAATCTGAATATTGAAGACCGCGGTGATCAGAAACGCCTTCGTTTGTACTACTGAAATCTGATGGTCTATCTCCGCCGAGTTCGGTATATTGTATTGATTTTGCCAATGGTAGTGCTTGGGGTTCTGCATATTTAATAACTTGTTTACCGGCAATTGGCATATTAGTGACATTTTCATCAAATTTCTTATTAAAATCATTTGAATTAAATTTATTCATAACTTTGGGAATAGCTATATCTCCTCGTATTTTTGAAGATTTCTCCATTATATCTCCATATCCTACAGAATTCCCATACTCATCATCTTCGAATCTATTTTCCTCAAAAGTTCTATTAAATCTATCTAAAAACTCCAAGTCAACACGGTCACCCCCTCCCGCACCGCTAGCACTACCTCTTGGTACTTGTGACGGGTACGACGGGTGTGTTTCTTGTTGACGCTGCTGATGCGCGGGTGCAAAATTATTACTTACATAATCTTTATAGCCGTTTTTTAAATCACCGTATTGTTTATCTGCTTCGCGATTTTTATATTCTTGTGCAAGAATTTTAAAAGCATCACTCACTTTATGAAATAATATCTCAGAACCGCCTTTATCAGGATGTACTAATTTAGCAACGCGTCTATATGCGTTTTTTAATTCTTCCCATTCAAAATTCTTAGATAATCCGAATACTTCATATGGATCCATATCTAATTCTGCACCTGGATTTGACGAAATTGAATTATAATATTTTTCATATGTAGAATTTCTTGATGGATTATTACCCATTCTCTATTCTTATAAAATGTATAGTTTCTTAATGTATTCCCGCAAATCAATTCTATCAATTCCTAGAATATTTATTACGTTTAGATAAAACAGTTAAACTCATAACAACTTTAAAGTCTTTTGTATCATATAATGTGCCATCGGAGTTTAATATAGAAATTTTAAATTTGCGTATATTTCCTGCGACTGGATTAAAGGTATATATAGATGAATCTGTTTCCATTAAAACACTGGATGAATCATAGAAGGTAACTCCATTCGGATTCGTAATAAAATTTGCAAAAGCTGATTTTATGAGGGGTGTTCCGGTAATAATATGATTATAGTCATTTAATTGCAAATAAACAGAACTTGGTTGTAAATTTGAACTCGAACCGCCATACATATAGAATTTATACATCCGAATACCTAATACATCACGTAATGGTGGTTGACCTGCCTTATCTAAATCTATAATAAAATTATTTGCTTTACTATAAATTGTAGTATCTCTATGGTCTGAATCTAACACTAATAGATTTGTGAGGATTTTTGTATCTGTATTATAATTTGTTTTATCGTTATCAATGTTCATTTATTATATATATGGATAAAATATAATAATAAACTTACATGAAATTCCATGAAATTACATAAATTCCATAAAAATGAAATATAAAAAAAGAAAATTTGATTTCATTTATTCTCCTTTATTAAATTAAATAAAGGTGAGGAATGCCTCCGAATGTTAAAAAAGTGTGTAAAAACAATTCACAGTTTAAATACACTGGTAAAGAATCATCTCCTCTTGGGTTGGGATATTGTGCACTTTCTGAGAATGTAGGAACCAAAAAAGTAGGGAATGATGATACACAATGGATTGTTGGAATGAAAAATGGCATGCGCGTATGGGTGCGATGTCCTACCGAATTAAATAAAGAAACTCCTGTATTGAAGAAAAAATCTGTAGAGGCCGCAGAGTCTGCAAAGGCTGAATCCGAAGATGAATCAGAGTCTGAGTCCGAAGATGAATCAGAGTCTGAGGCTGAGGCTGAGGCCGAGGCCAAACATGAGGCTAAAGCAAAACCCGAATCTGCTAAGAAACCTGAGGCTAAAGCCAAACCTGAACCGGCTAAGAAACCTGAGCCTGCTAAGAAGAAACCTGAGGCTAAAGCCAAAACTGAGCCTGCTAAGAAAGTTGAATCTGAGTCTGAGTCTGAATCAGAGTCTGAATCCGAATCTGAATCCGAATCTGAATCCGAATCTGACGAAGAAGAGAAAAAACCCGAACCAGTTAAGAAAGCAGCGGCGAAGGTAGCTACACCCGTTGTTTCTAAGAAAAAGGCAGAGCCGGAAGTTAAGCCAGAAGTTAAGTCAGAAGTTAAGCCGGCAGTGGAAAAGAAGATGACTGTTGCTCAGAAAAAGAAGGCAGATGCTGCAGCAGCGAAGGCCGTAGAAGAGACTGCAGCAGATGCTAATGAACCAGAGAAGAAAAAGCGTCAATTGACTGATTATAATATATATGTTGCTTGGAAAATTGATCAAATCACGAAGGAAGACACTGACAAGAAACTTTCACATCGCGAGAAATTAGGAATAGCCGCAAAAGAATGGGGAAAACTGGGCGACACAAAAGAAGAAGAAATGAAGAAAGCACGACTATTTAAGAAATAAATGCCGTTAAATGACTGAGCATTAATTCTTTCCAATACATCTTACAATCATACCAATACATACTACATGTTTCCAATAATTTCAAATATTCATTTTTGGATTCTATATTATTTATAATAGATACAGCGTCATTCCAATCTTCTACAATAATAAATGGAGGTTCACCTAAACTTCTCGGAAATACATAATGATGATATGATGGGGTATATTGAATATTTCTACCGTCATTTGCAATCACAATAGGAACCGCGCCACCTTCAAGTGCTTCATATAATCGCGAGCATTCCATTATAATCTTTCCCGGCGGACAGATTACATATTTAGATTTTTGAATTAATTTTACATATTCTTCAGTTGAAAGACCTTCGGATGCATTAAACGTTCCTGCAGGTGTCTCGTGTATTTTATAAGGTTCTAAGTTCATTTTAAAAATCTGTAATGGTAATGATCTTTCCGGGCCATGGACAGCACCTGCAAAACTCCATAAATAGTCTTTTTGATTTTCTTGTCCTTCATGTCCTTGGTCTTGGTTTTCTTGTTCTTGGTCTTGGTTTTCTTGTCCTTTGTCTTCTTGTACTCCTTGGTTTTCTGCAGGTTTATGTGCCTGTGATATATATTGTGTGAATCCGTTTTTATATGCACATGGGAAATGGGTTACTTTCGGATTTTCATAATATTTTGGATGAATATAATTACGCCAAATAAATTTACAATATGGGTTGTTTATAAAAGAATCCATTTTAATTGACAATATCTCTTCACTTAAATATATTACGCCAAAATCATGTTTAATATCAATTATTTGATGCTCAAATTCATGCCAAAAACTTGTAATAAAAACACAGGGTGTATTTGGATACTTGTTTTCTTTTTCATTTTGACTTATATATAATGTATCTGAAGGTAATATATATTTAATCCATTCTGTCTCGAAATCACATATATTATCTCTCCATACACATAAATGCATTTTTATTGTAAACAAATGTATTTCTTAAATAAAAAATAATATGCCAAAAATAAACAATAAAAATATTATACTAAATTTAATTTACTTACATGAACCATTGCACCGTTTATCTTTACAACACGAGTACCGTTATTATTCAGAGAAACTTTGCGAGTGTATTTCTTTCCGGCTCTAATAAAAGTCACTTTCTGACCTCCACCATCTTGAGTGGATGGTTCTCTAGTTTTAGTAAGTTTATTATACATTTCAACTATATTTTTTGCATGTTCCTCTACTTGTTCTAGATCATTTTTTGTTTCTAACGATGTATCATTATCTTTATAATACCGTGTAATTCGTGATAAACTTGTCTTAAATTGTAAGGTATGATGATCTAATAAATATTGTATATAGTCAAAAACATTAGATGATTTTTCTAATGTTGATGGCAATTGTAAATAAGTACCTTCTTGTTTATCTCTAATTCTATGTGGGGGCGATAATATTTTGTATATATTATATATTTCTTCCCGTATAACAAAATTAGACTTATCTCTTAAAGATTCTATAAAGTCTTCTTTATTTATTAATTTTTTTAACTCCATAATATTAGGTGGATTTAGTCTATTCATACTTGCGCTCATTTTTACTCTTCTTATATATATATACCAAAAATATATTTTGATTTTACATTTGTAGTTATTTTTATTTTACATTTGTAGCTATTTTTTATTCGATAGGGGGCAGGTAATCTCTGGGTATTCGAAAGATGTTTCCGCCTTGCGTTTCTTGTTATTTTCCACCAGTTTCTTGCATTGTTCTATATCTGATTTGATGCGGACGCTCAATACATATGTATGAATATCCTGTATCATAATCATTCGGTGTTTGGCATCTCCCAGATTCATTATAGAAACAATTGTTTCCATAAACACTTGCTCACTTGGAGTCATCATGGAAATTTTCTGTACAAGTTGCATAAATCCAGGACTCTGTGGTGTCGAGATATTGATAACATTCGAAGTGAGTGGCTGATTAACATTAATCACACTCTTTGCAACTGGACGAAACGCAGTAGCGACAGTCGGAGCGACGTCATCCATTTCGCGACTGTTTTAACTGTTTATATTTATTGTAATAAAAGATATGTTAAAGCAAATCAAATTTTATAAAATTCGTATTTAGGGAAATAAAAATTGATTTTATATAATTTGCATAATATAAAAGCATATATAAATGGATAAAAATATCTTGCTATTTGACACAAGTTACTATGTGTTTTACAGATATTTTGCTACTCTGCGGTGGTATGGATTTCAAAAAGAGACTCCAAAAGACCTAGATTATTCCAAGATTCATGAAAATGAAGAATTCATAACTGCATTTAAGAAACACATTGACCAAGATTTTGCTAAACTGCAAAAGAAATGGGAAATCGAAAAAAGTAATATTATATTCTGTGCAGATTGCGCACGTGCAGATATTTGGCGCATGGAGATATTTCCTGATTATAAAGGTTCACGTAAAATTGCTTCTACATTCAATGGTAATATATTTCATACATTTTATAAATATATTGAAGACGAAAAATATACTATAATTTCTGGTAAACATCTTGAAGCAGATGATGTAGTCTATTTGATTGTACATACAATCAAAGAGTTGACACCAAAACATAAACAAATAATCATTATAACAAATGATAATGATTATTTGCAAATAAAAAGTACAAATGTCGAGATATATAATATGATGGGAAAAGATATTGCTTTGCGCACTGAAGGAAAACCGGAAAACGATTTGTTGAAAAAGATACTGATAGGTGATGTAGCTGATAACATTATTAACATTTGTCCAAAAATGGGCGAGAAGACAGCACAGAAATTGATAACTATGAACGAATCTGAACGCGAAGAATGGATTGACTCTAAAGGATGTCGTAAACAATATGAACTCAATAAAACACTTATTGATTTCCGCAATATACCAAAACAATACTCGGACCCACTCGTAAAATATTTGAAAGAAGAATATTTCAAAAATTAAATGAGAAATGACATATAAACTGTGTATAATAAATTATTCTTTTTTGGATTTTAGAATATGGTAAATACTAAAATGAAAACCCTTAAAAAATGAAAAGTATTTAAAGGTTTGGACGTTATCCTTATATGGACATCAAAGTCTTTAAATGGCCTCTGGGTTTTTTTCTGTCGGAAGTGGGGCCAATGAAGACGAAATGTGGAGTTTATTGAGTGAACTTCGCGGTGATTCTCCCAAACTTCCTGAGGAACTTGAATTGGATTGTTGTGAAAAATGTAAGGGAATACAGTTAATTATTGATGAAGGACAGAATATATGTTTAGAATGTAATAGTGTCCAAAGTAGAATTATAGATGTTACTGCTGAATGGAGATATTATGGTATTGATGATAGTCGCGATGGAGACCCAACGCGGTGCGGTATGCCATCGAATGATTTATTACCGAAATCTTCGCTCGGTTCAATAATTGGTGGACGTAAAGGGGACAATCGTGATATGAGAAGAATTCGTATGTATCAAATGTGGAATTCTATGCCATATTGGGAGAGAACATTGTATAATATTTTTGATAAATTAACAAATAATACTACAAATCACGGAATACCTTCGAAAGTTATTGAGGATGCGAAGGTTCTGTATAAAAAAGCAAGTGAGAAAAAGATTAGTCGTGGTGATAATAAAGATGGACTTATTGCGTCTTGTATTTATTACGCATGTTTAATTAATAAATTGCCGCGGTCACCAAAAGAAATAGCAAGGATGTTTCATATTGATCCGAATGTGCTCACAAAAGGAAACGCGCGTTTTCAGATATTATTGCAAATTAATGTAGATTCATCGAATCCGGATGATTATATTACACGCTTTGGTTCGAGACTCAATATGAATTATACAGATGTGCAAAAATGTAAAGAATTTGCAAAAAAATTAGACGAATTGGAAATAGTTTCTGAGAATGCGCCTACATCAGTTGCGGCGGGCGCATTGTTCTATTACTGTACACTGAATGATTTAGATTTCAGTAAAAAACAGATAGCAGATGTATGTGAAGTATCAGAGGTAACAATAACAAAATGCTATAAAAGATTATTAAAATATAAGGACCTTTTTCATCCTACAAATAAAATTTAATTTTTTCGAAGTTTAGCTATCATATCGTCTTTCGTTTTGCACCCTTTGAAACTTACTCCGCGTTTCTTAGCACGCTCTTTCAATTCCTCAACAGTACATTTATCCAATGATTTCTTTTTAGTTTTTTTTGCAGAACCAGCAGCCATATCCTCTTGTTGCTGTTGTTCCTCATGTTCCTCTAACATTTTCACAAGAAAATCAATAAAATATTTAACTATTTCTTTTATTTCTTCTTTACCATTTGATATATGCTCAAATATATTTTTTTTTTCTGAATTGTAACCATTACTACCATAAGCAAAATCAAATAATTTATCTTCTAAATCTTTTATAGCTAAAATGTATTTTTTCAGTTGAGAAAATGCACTATTACGACGTATAATTACAAGTTTAAGCCACGAATTTGGTTCGGTGGAAGTTTTAGCTTTTAATATCTCATCCATAGTTTTTTTAACTTTAATTACCAATAACTTAGATTTTCTTAGCAAATTGATATATGTATTAAACAAATTATTAAAATTAAATAGATATCTTAATTTGAATTCTAAACTTAATTTTTCTTTGAACTGCTTAAATTCCCTTTCTTTAGATTGAAGCAATTCATGTGCTTCAGTAAATTTTTCTTGATAAATACGTCGTAACGCGTCAAACGCTTGTAACGAAAAATTATGTGCTTCTACTATATACTGCTGCCCCAGATTGCTCTGTATATTTTCCGCAAGCGCAAGATCTATGCGAGGTAGTAGATTCAATAAAAGGTACTCATCCATAAACAAGTCTTTTGCTGAAACTTCTATTTCAAAATTTTTTTGACTGTTTGATGGAGGTAATGGTGTAACTCTTCCACTTCTTAGACTTCTTATACTAGGTAAATATCCTCGAGTATTTGGAGAAGATGACATTTTTTGTATACTTCTTTACTTTATAAATATAATTTATTATTTTATAGTAATAGAATATTATAGATTTGAATTTGATAAAAATCTATTTTAATTTTTTTTAGATAAAATAAAATATAATTCAATATTAAATGGCCGATGCTTTATCTCTTGCTTATTTAGTGAAAACTACTTATAAGTCTTTATTGTTAAACAAAGAAGGTTTTGATGGCACAAACAGTGGCAGTGGCGCAAGCAGCGGCGCCGCCGCAAACACACCTTCGTCTACTCCGAGTTCTTCTTCGAACAGTGTACCAGCGCCTGTCGTTTCCGTAATAACACCATCTGCTACTAAAATAAATACAACTGGTGGAATCATTGCAGGGGTTTTCTCATTTATATTTATTATTGTATTTGGATCATATGCTGCATATTTAAGTTGGCGTTCAAATTCGCTCATTAACTGGGGAACTGGATGGAAAATATTCTTTGGATTCTTCGCATTTTTATGCGGATTCAATTACCTCGTATCTTACTTAATATTTAAAGCAGATTTAGTCGCTTATATCAGAAGATCAAAAGGAGAAATTATATAAATTTTTCGATGCGCATGGGCGTAGCGGCATAGATGGCGTAGATGGCGATTGTTTAGAAATCGTCATCGGGGTTTGCTTTTAGTGTCTCTGACATAGCTGTTTGGCCTGCTACGAATGACACTGGTTTTGCATAGGAAGCATTACGCACTTCAAAGAAACTGGCTTTGACTTCACTTGCGCTTTTCTCCATAAATTGGAATGGGTTTGTTTTGTTATACATCTTGTTATATCCAAGAGTAATAAGAAGACGATCGGCGATATACATAATATATTCTGTCATTAAATCTTCATTCATACCTATCATTGAGCATGGAATTGCCTCTGTGATAAAGTGCTTCTCAATTTCAACTGCTTCTGACATCATTGATTGTATTATTTCCTCCGAAACGCGATTGTTTAATTTAGAATACAGAAGACATGCGAAATCTGTATGAATAGATTCATCACGGGCAATGAGTTGATTTGCGAAACTCAGACCCGGGAGAATTCCACGGTCACGGAGCCAGAATATCGCACAGAAACTGGCAGAAAAGAAGAGACCTTCTACAATTGCAAACGCAATCAAGCGCTGTCCGAATGGTAATATTTCCGCATTTTCGCTTTCTTTACCAATCCATTTAATAGCCCAGTCAGCTTTCATTTTAATAGCTGGATAGTTTTCAACCGCATTAAAAAGTCTGTTTTTCTCTTCTACATCACGAATATAAGTATCGATGAGAAGACTGTATGTCTCTGAGTGAATAGCTTCATTTGCATTTTGAATAGCATAGAAATTCTTTACTTCGGCAATAGGAATTTCGTTGGAGAAATTCTTTGATAAATTTTCCATTACAATACCGTCACTTGCTGCAAAAAATGCAAGGACGTGGTTTATAAAATATTTCTCATCAGGAGTCAGTTTCTCTATATCAGCTATATCTAATGCGAAATTGATTTCATCGGCAACCCAGAAAGCAGATATCAGTTTTTTATACATTTCGTATACATCCGGATATTGTATCGGAAACATGACATATTTATTTTTAGTTTCTTGTAAAAGTTCTTCTTCCATACTTTGTGCCTATATATGTCTAAAGATAAAAGTAATGTCAATTTTTAAGTTTTATATATAAATACTAAAATTCTTATATCTCTTTATATTAAATAGAATATGCCAAAAATAAAAGGAGGTGGCGGTTTTGGATCTAAAGTGGCGCCTGCTCCAGAGCAGACTCCAGGGCGGACTACACAAGGGCCGACTCCAGGGCAGACTAGACAAGGGACGACTCCAGGGCGGACTACACAAGGGCCGACTCCAGGGCAGACTAGACAAGGGACGACTCCAGGGCAGACTAGACAAGGGACGACTCCAGGGCGGACTACACAAGGGCAGCCTTCTACAGGACAGTCTGATAACTGGAAGCCTCCATACAGTAATGAAGAAGAAGAAAAATTATTATTAAAAATGCCATCACCACCTATTGGTTTTCCAGGGCATATGTCAGATGAAGAATTTATAAAAGAAGTAGAAAAATTGCCATCACCACCTATTGGTTTTCCAGGGCATATGTCAGATGAAGAATTTATAAAAGAAGTAGAAAAATTGCCATTACCACCTCAATCTGATAAAATGAGTTTTTTTATATATTTAAAAAGTTTGCCAAAAAACTTACTTAAACAATTATTAATACAAGATTATAGTAATTATTTAAAATTTGATGAAATTTTAAAATCACCATTAGCAATAAAAATGCTTACAGAAGATAAAGAACGCCTAACAAATATTGTAAGTATACAAGAGAGATATACTTACATATTTAAATATTTAATTATAAAAGGAAGTGTCGCCACTAAAGATTATCTAGACGCGATTACAAATTATAAGAAACAACAACAATCCAAAGGAGGTAAGAAAACCTCTAAGAAAAAGTCTACAACAAAAAAGAAAACTCCTATACCTGCTGCTACAAAATCTAAATCTAAATAAAAATTTAATTTATTCTTACGTAATGAATATGAAGGATACTTTTATGAAATTCTTTAGAAAACTCTATACATATTATGAATTTGATAATCATTTAGATTAATTTTAATGGTTTTAATCCTTATTTTTCTATCCTATAAATAGAATACACAATATATGAATTCTATGAATACTGATAATAAAAAGAAAGAATATTTTGCTGGCAGCGGTAGTGGCGGTGGCGGTGGGAGTGGTGGGAGCGGAGGCATAGGGGCTGTTGTTGCCGGTGCGGCTGTAGCTACTGCAGCATCTGGTGGAGCAAATAATACCGCTTCGTCTCAATGCATAGAATCTGACAAAAGTTTTTATTGTAAATTAACACGATTTACTAAAGAAATACAAATGATATTATTCCTCATTGTACTATTTTTAGCTATTATGTATTTAATTTATTATTTATCGTCAATGAGTGGTCGCGGGATTGGTAACGGGAGCGGGAGTGGAAGGGGACGTGGGCGCAGTTTAAGAAGACGCTAAATAGCCTTCATATTTATTGCCATCATATTCTTGGAATACGAGTCCTTGGTCTTTGTGAGCAGTTGTCGGGTCTTTTTTAGCTACAGTATCTGGAAACTGCTCTCCATTCCATGCATACCAATTTATGAATCCAATTGGTCTTTCCGGAAGACTATTTTGCTGTTCAGCATCTTTCGGCGGAATATTTAATGGATTTCTCAGACATTCACACATATAATCCCATATCATGCAATCAATTGTACGCACTCCTGCGGGGTCTTCTATTATTTTTTTATATAGAATTTTTGCTCCTTCAAGTGTTATTCCATATGCTTGTAAACAATATACAGGAATACGTGCTACATGTGCGTCAAAACCACATCCACAATGATGACCCATATAGAGCATGTCATAATTTGGCGGTGTAATTTCAAAATATTTTGGTGCTAATATATCCCATTTATTATGGAAAACCACGTCATCTTCAAATACTATCGACCATGGTATTTCTTTTTCAATAATCTCTTTTAAGACACCTAAATGAGATAACATAATCGCCTGATGATGAGGATGATTTATAGGGTCATTGAATTTTCCATCAGTCGGTTCAAAACGCGGATTGCCATGCTCAGTATTCCAAATATTTGGCATATCTGCAGTTTTTCCGTCAATAGCTACAAAACGATTAATATTTGTAAAGCCGGCATCTTTGACACGCGCGAGGGCATTCTGCAGTCTTTCTGGTTTTTTATCAAGATTAATGATAAAAACATGACCGTCAAGGAAATCTCCCCAAGATGAAGGAATTTTCGACATTTTAATTTTCAAAATGTAGCTATATTAGTTATAGAAGAATTCTTTATATAAGATATAGGCGACCAAAATATGGTCGTGTGTAATATTTATGGGTAAATCGTTATATCCACCCACCATTCTGTGTCATTTTGTAAAGTACTTAAAGACATACATATTATATATAATAAAATATAATGGAAAATAAATTACCTCCACCAGACACTGAACATAGAGCGATTATAGATTCGGGTAAAGAAGGATATAATATTATTGTAAATGCAGTTGCAGGATCTGGGAAAACTACAACTGGTTTTCATTTTGCAAATGAAATCAATAACGATATCTTAATGATAACATATAATAAATCTCTGCAATATGATGTAGAAAATAATATACAAAAATATGGTATTACAAATATAAGCCCATATACGTATCATGCATTAGCTGGTATAATTTATAATGAATGTAACACTGATATCCATATGGATAATATAATAAAATATAATACACCACCAAAATCCATAATATCTCAATCAATTATAATAATCGATGAAACACAAGACCAATCTGAATTATATTATAAATTTATAAAAAAATTATTAAAAGATGCAAATAAAAAATTTCAATTAATAATTATGGGAGATGTTAATCAAGTTGTTTATAAAGTAAAGGGTGCCGATTCACGCTTTCTTAGTTTTGCTGATGAAATTTGGAAAGAATATGGTCAATTTAAACATTTACATATGAGTACATCATATCGCTTAACAAAACAAGTAGCTTTTTTTATAAATAAAGTTATGTTGGGGAAAAACAGAATAACTGCAATTAAAGATGGCCCTCCTGTAGATTATATTATTATTAATGTATATAATATATTTGATACTACTATAAAACCTATACTAGATAGTAAAAAATATAGACCTGACGATATTTTTATTTTAGCACCAAGTGTAAAAGGAAACGACAGTCCTATAAAAAAAATAGAAAGATCATTAGTAGAATATAATATTAAAAATCCTAAAAACAAATATCCAATATACTTTCCTTCAAATGATGATTTTGGGGGTTCATCACATGAAAGAAAAGGTAAAATAGCATTTGATACATTTAATAGTTCAAAAGGAAGAGAAAGAAAGTTAGTTTTATTATTATCATTTGATTCTTCATATTATAAATATAATGGTAAAGATGAGTCAAAATCTATATGTCCTGATCTTTTTTATGTAGCCGCATCAAGAGCTAAAGAAAAATTAATAGTATTTCATCATTATAAACATGACTATCTTCCCTTTTTAAAAACACAAAACTTATATAATAATAATATCAAAATAATAACAAATAATCCTTTGGAAATAACAGATATTAAAGAAAAAGAGTACATAAATACATCTCCTACAAAATTGGTTGAGTATTTGACAAATGATTTTAGTATATATTATGATAAGGTACGTGATTCAGTATTTAATATTATTAATAAAAAAGAAGAATTAATTACTTTACCTTCATATATAGAAAAAGATGGTCTTGTAGAAAATGTATCATCTATTAATGGATTAATTATTCCAGCAATGTATCAAGCAAGATGTAATAACGGTACTGTAAGTAGTATTTTTAAAGAAATAAAATCAAAAATTGCGGAAGAAGATAATAGTATATTAAATAAAGAATTAGCAAAAATTAAAGGAAAATGCAATAAAATAGAAGAATTTTGTCATTTATATGCTGTATATTATTCTTGGCGTGAAAAAATTAATCATAAACTTATTCAAATTGGTAAATTTGATTGGTTAAAAAATCATGAAAATGATGTCGAAAAATGCATTAATAGATTGGGGAGTTTTATAAAAGATACTACTGATTTACATTTTGAAATTAAAATATCATCAGAAATTGATAGTGATAATTATGAAAAAATAAATAAATGGATAAAACATCATTTAGGTGAAAATTTTGGGAATTATGTGATAACTGCATATATTGATGTAATTAAAAATCTAGACACTATTGAACTTAAATGTGTAAATGAACTAAAACCGGAACATGAATTACAACTCATTCTTTATTATTGGATATATTCAATATGTTATCCTAAATGCGACAAATTAAGATTTATACTATTTAATTTATGTACGAACGAAATTAAAGAATTGGATATAAGTAAGAAAGATTTATTAAATGAAATTATATGCAAATTACTATTAAGTAAAAAAGAAAAGAATCTTTTATCTGATGAAGATTTTATCCAAAAATGTCTAACATTTAACCCAGATAAAATAGAAACTGTAAATAGAATGAAAGAAATAAGTAATAATTACATACTTTTACAAATTAAACTTCTTTTAGAAGAACACCATTTAGATTATCAAAATAATGATAGTAAAGAAAATCTATTGGCAAAATTTAAAAGATTCAATGATAAACAGAAATTGGCGGAATCCTAATAATTTAAGGATACTGTATTATTATTATAAAATGGACCTCTTTGAATCTATGCTTAAAAATGATAGTACATTTGGATTATATAAAACATGTGATTATATTAAAAATGATGGTATTGAAAAATTAGAGATTGAATGGATTAATATGACAGCACATATTGGCAAATTTATCGATATTAAGAATAACGCAGGAGATACGTGGGTTCATGTAAATGCTGAATTAGATAAATTAATTGTTGCAGATAGATTGAGTGTCGTCGATGCACTCGTAATGACAGCGAAACTCTATTTATTATTTCAAAAAGTAAATAGAGTTTATAAAGAAGAGACTATAAAAAACCTACGTGATAATGTTATTGAGAATTTCCCTGAAGATGCAATGTTATCTTATGCGGGTTTACAGAAGTTCTCGCGAATCATACCTTCCATTGAAGATGAAACATATCCATTCTATAATCGTATATTAGCCGGTTTGACTCATATGTTAAGTAAAAATGACGCGACTCTATTACGGACTGCATTGGAATATTTGACTCGTAAAAAAAATAAAATGCAGATGCCTAATATATGGCCGGCACCTAATATAAAAGAGTCAAATAAGGGTGACCCCGTTTGGTTTCTATGGGGATTCTTGTTATTACATTTTGAAGATCAAAAAATAGCTACAAATTTCAATTTATTTTTGTGGAAATTTAAGAATACTCCCGCAGAGAAAAACCAACGCATAGGATTATTATGGGCAGCACCGTTTTGCATCCGTACAAATGTAGCTATATTATGGAATAAAGAAGAATTAAGAATAATTGAAAAAGTGAAAGGTGTCGCTAAGTCTCTATGGGAAGAAGTGAATGCCGAATCAGAATCTCAACCAGTTGGCATTATGCAATCTTTTTATCCCAGAACAAGTATGCATATGGAACCACTTTTCCCTACAGAAATTGATAATAGTCGCGATAGAAATCCTCAAAATGAAATGATGATGCGGAATGGCGTCGGGATGGGTGGAGGCGTGATGGGTGGAGGCGGAATGGGTGGAGGCGTCGGGAATACTACAAAAGTATTGAAAATAAATACTAAAGAAGGAAGTGGTGGATTTAATTTATAGGTATCCATATATTTTCTTTTTCCCAGGTTTGTTCTTTTTTGTATTTTACTGAATTCATAAGTTTTATACATTTTACAGTATTATTCTTGTGATGTATATATTCTTCTATTAATTTATTTTCGCCATGTATAACGATAATTATAAGTTTCTCTGGCCGTAAATCATTTTTATACTTTATTTCAATATCAATTGATTGATTTGGAAAATATTCTTGATAGAGTCTTTCTATTTTCTGTAATTCTACTAAATGTCTAATTTCTTGTAAACCTTTTATTTTTGTATATATTTTATCATATATTTTTCTTTCTATATAACATTTACGTATCGCATATTTCTTCTTATTTTTTGTAGCTACATTATCAGAATCTAAAATGGCAAATTTCTCAATGTGATTTTTTACTGCACTTCCACACGAATATTCTCTATGATATATAGGTATCAATGATGTTTCATCGTCTCTAAAATATGTAATTCCTTTGCAAAATTCTGTAAATAAGAGTGTTGGTACTTTAGTAAAATACGATGATGATTTAATATTTAATTTATTAAATAATATATCATAAAGAGAACGATAAAAACTCTTCTGTGTTTTATTTAGATCCAATAGTTCTGATTTGGTTCCAATTAATATTGAGTTTATATCATATAGTTCTAATAAATAATTTTCTTTTATTGTATTCATAATTGATATGTCTGTTTCTTTTACAAATTCTTGTATTAGATTTTTAAGATTAGAGTCGATTTTATTATTTTTTATTAAAGAATATATTGATAAAAATGTAGCTATTTTATGAGTAGACATATTAATATAGGTATATAAAGATTCTAATTTTATTTGTTTATATATTTATATTATTTACATTATTTATAATGATGGATACTGAAAAATATATAGAAGACCCAAATAACGCATATTCATTTCAATATGAATATAAATTTTCGAATACATATAGGTGTATAACAGCTAATTATATAAAACCAGAAAACTTGGATAAATTAGATTTGGAAAATCGTAATATAAATGATCTAGCAATAAACGGAGATTATTTAGAAGAATTAATAATACCAAATGGGGTAACGTGCGCAATTGTTGCTGATTTATCGTTACGAAAATTGTATGTTCCCGATTCAATGGAATTTCTATATTGTCAAAATAATTGTTTAAAAGAATTAGAGTTACCTGAGAATATATATAATGTAGATGCGAGTAATAATTATATAGAAAAAGTAACTTTTAGAAACTCGGCAAAACAATTAAAATATCTAAATCTAAAAAATAATAGAATAGCTGATTTCGATTTTACTATACCAGAATCATTAAATTATCTAAATATTGAAAATAATCCGCATATACATGTTTCGCCTAAAATAAGTCTTTTTATAAATATGAATCCAATATATGAATAATAATAAAAATAAATAATGAGACATTTAGCATCTATTTTGACAATATAAATGTATATCTAATAAAATCTGGTAAAGTCTTTGTAAAATTGAAGTATTCAGTTCTACGTAAATATATATAGCGAACTTTGGAATAATGTGCATATAATGCCGCAAATTTATCTGATGTTACGAAAATTTTGTTATACTTTACACAATGTTGTACCTGACCCCAGTCTCCTGCACGTTTAATAGCATATAATGTTTCAGGACTTAGAGATGCTAATGTTTGTTGTAACGTAGGTAATGTAGGCAATGTAGCAGGTAGGGACTGGGCGCTGGAGAGGGCCGTGGCGGCCGTGGCGGGTTTAGCGGCGGCGAATGATGATGAACCAATAAGGAGTCGTATTGCTGTCTTTGATAAAAAACGGTTTGTTTCTTTATTAGTTAGTTGTAAACTATATACTTTTTTATTTATATCTGTAATATTTACATTTAATATTTTAGTTATAGAGTCAATCCCATTGAGGTCAATTTGATACGGCATAGTTGATTTATAAATAGGACCAGTTATAGATGAGTAATCAATATGTAATGCATTATTCGTTGATGCAGCGTCGAAAAAGTTAGCATCTGATACTTCGACTTTCCATATTGTTTCAATTAATTCGCCATTTGCTTTTTTGCGTGTTATAGCATGTTTTAATTTTTCATTTATATCTCTATTTGATATTATTATCCCATGATTATCTGATACAATAATATCATATAACACATTAGATATATGATGTAAATGAGTTATAAGTATTACAAGATGGTCATCTGTACGGTCTATTTGAAAATTACAGTTCTCTCCATAAAAGTTTCTCATTGTGTAACATAATTCAGCAATTTGTTCTAATTTTAAATATTGTACTGGAACGCTCGCTTTTATTGAGAAAATATCAATAGGTACAAGAGAAGCACTCGAACCCATCTTGCCACGAAAATAGTGCTGTTGTTTCGAAAATAATTCTTCATATGTAATATCTGGTTTTTTTGCAACAGCATTATGTATATCAAACTGTTGCATAATATCAGATTTTTTATATAATGGATTTGCGATGTTTTCTTTTTTCTTTTTTGTTTTTGTAAATATAAAGTATTGTGTTTTAACAAGCCAAGTAATTAATTCTCGTTCATATGGATGAGTAAGCAATTTTCTATCAAGATTATTTGGAATTGGTATTGTATCATCTGTATATTGTAATATATTTATAATTTCCTCAAGATCGCTTATATCTTCTGCATAATCGTGACATGTATCTATAAATGCAAAGAAAGTATAGACACGGGAATTGAGACTGGATGAAAGAATAGTATCTGCGCCGGCTTTTTGATTTTGTGGGTTTTTTTGAATATTCTTTCCGATATCACGTGATCTAATATTGCAAAATGCTCTAATAATACGTTCTTTAATATTAACAGATGCTGTATCAAAAATACTTTTAATTATTTGATAAGTTACAGTTCGGTCACTGCATTTTATAATAAAATCATAATTTTCATAAACTTCAGGATATTCATCAAATATTTTATGTTCACTCATTCATGCCTTTTAAGATTTTGGAATTATATTCGGAATGTATTATTATTTACTATTACTCAAATCATTTTTTACACTAAAAAGTATTTAAGAATTTGAATATTATTTATTTTACGTTACAGATAAAACAATGACATCATCCGACTTTGCGATTGGGGTCGATTTGGGCACTACCAATAGTTGCGTAGGCGTATGGCAAAATGGTAAGGTTGAAATTATTGCAAATGAACAAGGTAATCGTACTACACCATCATATGTGGCATTTACTGATTCTGAAAGATTAATTGGAGACGGAGCCAAGAATCAATCAGCTTCGAATCCAAGAAATACAATTTATGATGCAAAACGTCTCATTGGTCGTAAATTTGCGGATAAAACAGTTCAAGATGATATTAAATTATGGCCGTTTAAGGTTGTATCAGATAAAAATGATATTCCAATTATTGAGGTTGAATATCAATCTGAGAAGAAACAGTTTCATGCTGAAGAAATCAGTGCAATGGTTCTTGTTAAAATGAAAGAAATTGCAGAGGCTTATCTTGGGAAGACTGTAAAGAAAGCTGTTGTTACAGTACCTGCCTATTTCAATGATAGTCAGCGTCAGGCGACAAAGGATGCTGGTGTGATTGCTGGTCTTGAAATTCTGCGTATTATCAATGAGCCAACTGCAGCAGCAATTGCATATGGACTTGATAAGATGGCAGATGGTAAGGAGAAAAACATTCTTATATTTGATGCCGGTGGTGGAACACATGATGTATCACTTTTAACAATTGATGGTGGTCTTATCGAGGTCGTTGCGACTGCAGGAGATTGCCATCTCGGTGGAGAGGATATTGATAATCGTCTTGTAGAATTCTTTATTAAAGAAGTACAGCGTAAAAATAAGAAAGATATTAATGGGAATCCGCGTGCCATTAAGCGTCTCAAGACTGCGTGTGAGCGTCTCAAGAGGACGCTTTCATCTACTGCAACTGCGACTATTGAAATTGATGGACTTGTTGATGGTGTCGATTTCAACGCAAGTATTACTCGTTCTAAATTCGAGGATTTGTGTGCAGATATTTTCAAGAAAACTATGGAGCCAGTAGAGAAAGTTCTTCGGGATGCAAAGATGGACAAAGGTTCTGTTCACGAGATTGTACTTGTAGGAGGTTCTACTCGTATTCCTAAGATTCAAGAACTTCTATCTGATTTCTTCAATGGAAAAGAACTGAATAAGAGTCTGAATCCGGATGAATGTGTTGCATATGGTGCGGCAGTTCAAGCGGCAATTCTTACAGGAAATGGGAATTCCCAAACAAAGGACCTTCTTTTGCTTGATGTTACTCCTCTGAGTCTTGGAATTGAGACGGCGGGTGGTGTCATGACTAAACTGATTGAACGTAATAGTACTATTCCTACAAAGAAATCTCAGATTTTCTCTACGTATGCTGATAATCAACCTGCGGTTACTATTCAAGTATTTGAGGGTGAACGTCAATTTACAAAGGATAATAGCCAACTTGGTAAGTTTGATCTTACTGGTATTCCGCCGGCGCCACGTGGAACTCCACAAATTGAGGTATCTTTTGATCTTGATGCAAATGGTATTCTGAATGTTTCTGCTCTTGAAAAAGGAGGTGGCAAATCTCACAAGATTACTATTACGAATGACAAAGGGCGTCTGAGTAAGGAGGATATCGAGAAGATGGTTTCTGATGCCGAGAAATACAAAGAGGAGGATGAGAAAATGAAGAAGAATGTAGAGGCGAAGAATACTCTTGAAAACTATGTATACAATACTCGCGGGTCTCTCAAGGATTCCACGACAGATGCTGGTAAGGCTGCATGGGAAGAAGCGGAGAAAATTGTTGAAGACGCTATTAAATGGATTGAATCAAATACTTCTGCGACTACGGAAGAATTCGAAGATAAATATAAAGAACTGGAGGGAATTCTCGGACCAATTGTCAAGAAAATGTATGAGGCACAAGGCCCACCGCCATCGGGACCACCGCCATCTGGCCCGCCACCGCCACCGTCAGGACCGCCACCAGATGGTAATAATACAACAACTACAAATACCACTACAAATACCGGAGGGCCTATTCCACCGGGTATGGAGGAAATGTTAGCGGGTATTCCAGGAATGGCGGGCATGACAGGCATGACAGGGATGGGTGCGACAGGTGCGACGGGCGCTCCTCCAAAGACTGCAGAGGTTGATTAAACTAGAAAATATGACACGAGGTCATTTACACCTAAGCAATTTACGGGTACATTAATTAGATATTTCCAATGGAATGGCAATATAATAAGTTGTCCTTTTGAAATTTGGATAGCTAATAGAGTTTCTGTGGGATCCGGAATACCGGAAATTATTTTTTTAGAAGCAGGATAGAGCATAATTTCTCCTGATTCTTGTGGTTGTAATACAGTATATTTATATTTATTGACATGCCAAATATCTTCTGTTTTATTTGGATAAATACTAAAATCCGTGACAATATTTAAATAGAACCATTTCTTTTTTAATGTTGTCAATTCTACATCAGTTGAATCGATAATAACCGGTTGTCGATTATATAAGACATCGTAGTGAAAATTGTTCATTTTTGTTTGAATTATTTTAGTTCTTTTTGGATAATTATAATAAGAATAAATATATATAATTAAAATTATCAGAAGAAAAATATATAGATATTGTTGCATTAAATAGAAGTTGGATTTGTTTTTTGTAAATATTTCAGTAGAGAGGACCAACTATGGCCGCTACCCCAATATTAGGAATAAATGCCTCAGATGCAAGAAGAATAGATTTAGCCAAAAGAAAGATAGCATATGACAAAATGGTGGCTGAAAAACAAACGAAAGCACAAGAATTGAAACCACAAATAGATATTGCGAATGCGCAATCAAAATTTAGAGATGCATATAAATCAATTTTGGAATATGGTGTGCCTTATTTAGTTTTATTTATTGTTTTCGCTGTGATTTTGTTTGCACTTAAGAAAGGAAGTACACCACCGCGACCAACTTCGAGAGCTAATTTAAGAAAAGATTTAGGATATATTGGAAAATTATTGAAAACCATTAAAAATCAGTTTTCTTTCGGTCCGACTTTTAAAAAGATGGCTAGAATGGTCTCTTTTACCGGTGCTGATACTCCCAGTATATCTAGACCTGGATTGGATAGTGGAAGATCTGATAATGTTATATGGGTAGAAACGGATGGCGAAGGTAATTTAGTGCAAGAAGGTGAAATGGGATATAGTGAAACAACAACAATACCGGATAATATATATTGGAAAATGGATATATCACGTATGCCGGAGTATTCTCAATTACCAGAATATATTAGAAAACAAATTAAAAATCAAACAGAAATAATTATACCATGGGACCAAAATAGTGAACAATCTTTCTATGTACCACAATGCGAAAAAGCAGTCTTCGCCAAATCTTGTGACCCAAATGACCCGACAAATCTCTCTAAATGCGCACCTGCGGACTTATTTGAAGATAATGGTATGTCTTGTAGATTAAAAGAACAGACTTCTTTATCATATACAGGAGGTAAAAGATGTAATACTTCGAGTGATGTAGGAATAATAAATCCAAAGAATGTTCAAATTTTAACATTAATAAAGGCGTTACAGAATAAACTTGATAAATCTACTACGAGTGATGACATTATGACAAAATATAAAAGTGTAAGTTTATCATCTTTGACAAATATGAATCCAGCATATAATAAAGATTTACCGAGCATATATTCAAGCGAAATGAATACTGCTATAAACTCGCAAGATTACCAAACCGGTGGCGAAGATACTATATCTCGAGCATATTATTTATTGAAAGTGAAAGAAACATTAGCTAAAGAACAGGCTGACGCTGATACCGCCGCTGCTCTTAAATCTGATATTGAAAAAGCAATAATAGATGTCAATAATTCATTGAGTGTATTCCGTGCAGCAAAAACAGCTTATGAAAATAATAAAACACAAGAAAATGATACTGCGCAGCAAACTGCAGCACAAAATGCTGTGGATGCTCAAAAACGTGCATCTGATATCATGGCTGCCAATGGAATAAAATGGTTTATAGGAAGTAATTACTATAAAACTCGAGATGGTACTGTTGTAACTATTCAAGGGGATGCTCCTGGAGCTGCTGCAACCACTGATTCTGCAACTACCGGGGCTACGACCACTCAAGGGGCTGCTGGGACTACCGGGGCTACGACCACTCAAGGGGCTGCTACGACTACCGGGGCTGCTACGACTCCTGCTGTTAAATAAAACGAATGATTTTTCTATCTAATAATAAAGTAAAGGTGGATAATGCCAATAAATATTCAAGAACTAATAAAGAGGATTAATGAAAAAACTCATCAAGTGGTAGCAGCAGCACATCCTGTGGTACAGGCGCCACCGCCAACACCACCGCCACAACCTGATATACCAATTCCACCCACACCGCCACCACTTGATACAGAAGATCAAGTAAATGCAGCGTATCCTATCCAAGATTATCCGAATCCTTATGCAGGATATATATCACAAAGTACGTGTTCAATTGACGCTACAAATGATGTTTCTCCGGGAGAAATGTGTACACTAGACCAATTGAGTTCACTTGGCATATATGATTCACAAAATTATATAAGCCCTGAAAATAATACGTATAAAGACCTCAAGACTTTTAACGGTGATAAAGATAATAAAGAAAATAGAACAAAATCATTATGCAAACAGACATTGAAAGGTGATAGCGCAAATCTAAATTGTCTTTATGAACACGGTGCAGGATATATACGTAAACCAGGCGATGCCGATACATGTATCACATATGATTGCCCTCCTGGTTTCGAGAAAAACGGCAATGATTGTAAAAAAATATTATTAGATGCAAAAGTTGATAAAAGAGCACAATGTCAAGAAAGATGGAGTGATTGGTTTATTGTACCAAACTACCATTTAGGTAATAATTATAATACCGTCAATGATAGTTGTTACTCACCGTGTCCATCTCATTATGTACCGAATTACGCCACTGACCCAGTTGATAATTCGAAGATTGACTTTTCTTCATCTGATAAACTCGATAAATGTGTTGCTCGTAATATATACTTTGATGGTAAATATGCAGAAGGAAGCGAATACTGTCCATTAGCATGGATATATAGAGCATCTGCTACAGCAGATTCATTAAATAAAGAATATGTAAATGTTATTCAAGCATCCGGGTCAAATGTAAATCATAATCAGATATATAATACATTATTGAGAAACTCAAAGAGCATGTCGGGGTCACTGCTCGATAACACGAATTCTCTTTTCGAAGATGCAAATGTAACTACACCTGAAATGGATATTGCCTGCAGTGGATTATACACATCAGAAAGAGTCGCGAAGGCCTATGAAATATGCAAATCTTTGAAACATAATGAAGAGGATTTTAAAGAAAAATTAGCCCAAGGGGACCAGTCTGGTGCTGTAGATCAGAAAATTACAATATTAAAACAATCGTGCAATGCTATATTTTGTCAATCAGGAGACAATGCTGATGATACTCCTTTTATATTAATTGGTAAAGATACTGATAAAGATAAGATATGCTTTGCATCTACAGGTGATGTAGACCCTAATAAAATAGTAGATGTCGATACATTGGGAAATATAGAAGATGCAGAAAATCCTACACCGACTGCTGATAGTGGAGAAACTCTGTTATATGCAACTATTCAACTATTTTACTTTATAATTTTAATACCAGTTATTATTGTTTTAATATATTATTTTGTAAAACACGCTGGTCCAATGATGATGGATGTCGCCTTTTTATTATGGCGCGTAATAACATTTAAACCTATATCAATATCTGCAACGAAACATCCTCAATATATTGATATAATATTAGCACAAGCAGAAAAATGGGAAAAGTTTAATCCTGAAAAATCGGCAAATGCTGGTATTTTTGATACATCATGGAGACTTTATGGTAGAGATTGGTGTGGTCCTGGCGATTGTAGTAAATCGTAAATCATCTTAGGGGTTCAATTTTGGTGCTTAAGAATTGATTATTTTTATATATTATTAAAGAAAGTAACAAAAGTAATATGTATACTGATGTACAGCCTACGTATTTTCCTATTGTAAATAGAATTGTAGTTATAGGAGATATACATGGTGATATAGCACGATTAATGCAATGTTTTTATAGTTTAAACCTAATATCAAAAGATATGAAATGGATCGCGGAACCAAGAGATACAATAGTTGTTCAATTAGGGGATCAGATAGATAGTTTATCACGAGGTGGGGATCCATCTTGGGAGGTTTTGCCAGATATTGAAGTAATGATGCAAATGGATAAACTTGATAAGATAGCTAAATTAGGAGGCGGACGTGTATTATCAATGATAGGCAATCACGAAATGATGAATTTCTTGGGGGAATTCTCTTATGTATCTGCTAAGAGCAGAGAGTCATATGATGTTGATAAAAGACGTAAACTTTTTGCACCAGGTAATCAATTAAGTAGTATTTTAGCGAAACGTAATATTGTGCTTAAAATTGGGCCATATCTCTTTTGTCACGGTGGACTCTTGCCTATGCATCTTGATAGTGTTTCAAATAATTTACATATAATTAATGATACTGTGCGAAAAATATTATCAACAAGAACAGAATCTTATCAACAGAATATTACGGGGCAAGATAGATCTCTATTTCATTTATTTACAATTGATCCAAATAGTATATTATGGACTCGCGAATATTTAACACTGGCAAATACAAACCCAGATATACTAAATATGGTTCTTGATAATATTATGGATAGAACAAATTGTAAGGCAATATTCGTCGGACATAATACTGTTGATACTATAGTACCAGCCGGAAATGGGCGAATATTCTTTGTTGACGCGGGATTATCAAGAGCATATTCTAAAGAAAATTATCAAGCATTAGAAATATATACAGATGTAAATACATTTGATGTTAAATATAATGTATTCACAATGTCATAAGTATAGTTATTCGTATAGTTATTCGTATAGTTATTCGTATAGTTATTCGTATAGTTATTCGTATAGTTATTCGTATAGTTATTCGTATTAGTATAAATATAAAATATTACTAGGATAGTAATAAAATAATAAAAATTGATTTTTCTTTTTTCTCTCTTCTTAAATTGTTAAAGAAGAAATCATCTTACAGTCATAGCCACAATGGCAGGCGGTGTCGGCAGTAACGGTGGTGGCGGTAATCAAACATCTGCGGCGGTGCATCGTAAGAGTGATGATGAATTTATTGTGAAAATGTTTATTATTCTTATCGCAATTATATCTCTATTTGTAGGAATCTATATTGTCTCGCCTTTCGCAATTATTAATGTTAAGCACGTTGGAATGGTTACTCGTCTTGGCACAGTTCGTGTGCTTTACCCAGGATTCAATATTATCTATCCAGTTATTGACAAGGTTGACCAAATTAATGTAGGATTTGATACGGATTTTACATCAAAACTCACGTGCATCTCAGAAGATAATGTGATTATGTCATTCCCTGGTATTTATGTCGATAATGAATATAGTTGCAATAAGAATGCGTCTTGTTATACAGATATTTATGTAAAATATTTTCTATCTGATGCAAAAATAAAGGCTAAAAATGATCATAAAATTGTTCCTGAAGATGGTACAATTTTCAAACACATGCAAGAAGCCCTATCTATTGCGTGCTCTAAAGTAAAGGCATATCAAACTCAGAAAACCTGGCATATTCTCTATCCCCATATTATTGATGTTCTGCGTAAGAAAGTCCCTCAAGGAGTAAACGTAATTGCTGTCCGCACTGACCGACCTATAATTCCGAAAACAGAATATCGTACAAGCATCCAAGGTATCATCTCAAGCCATATGTATGTAGCTATAACTAAACGATTTGCTTAATTACATTTTTAACAAGACATTACATTTTTAACAAGACATTACCCATTACACATATTTAATTTAATATATCCCCATTTTTGGTATAAAAAATGATATAAAGATACAACGTCTTATTAATAGATATAAGCAATAAGCAAGTCCATTAGCATCTGAGTAAAGTGTATTGGTTGGTAGATGGACTCGGAGTATTTTGAAGAAAAACTGCATAAATTCTTTGAAAGTAAAATTCTAAGCATTGGAGTCAAAGCGGTTGAATTACGTAACGCAAAAAAACTTAAGGCTAAGGATACTAATAACAGTAATAATGGAGAATCTGGAGGAGCGGGAGCAGCAGAAGAGGGAAAAGGCGTTGAAAGTTAAAATTGAAAATACTTTATGGGTATTGTGTAAAAATTTTAAAGATGAAATATTTGATACTTTATTGAAATCACCAGGAATAGCTTCTTATGTAATTGATATTTCAGGTGATATCGCCGCTATCGCATCTATTGCTGATATTGAAAAGAATATTCAAATAATTATAGAAAATCGTGCTCAATTAGAAGCATTGAAACAAATGCCACAAGTGAAACAACGCAGTCCTGAATGGTTTGCGTTGCGCCGAGACCGTCTTACTGCATCTGATACAGGTCAAGCAATGAATCGCGGACATTATGGAAATCGTGCAAAATTGGTTGAAAATAAGGCATTTCCAGAAAGTGTTGTTTTTAATAATAGTTGTCCTCCACTTAAACACGGAACAATGTATGAAGCAATGACATCGAGGTCATATTCTCAACGAAATAATAATATGCAAATCCATGAATTCGGTTTAATTCCGCATTCTACATTATCCTGTTATGGTGCGTCTCCTGATGGTATTACTGAAATGGGTGTTTTGATAGAAATTAAAACACCTTGGCGTCGCAAGGTAAATGGCGATATTTTAGACCAATATGAATTACAGATGCAAGGACAGATGGCAGTTACTGGTATTAATGAATGTGACTTTATAGATTGCGAAATTGAAGATATGAAATATGAAGATAATTATCTTAAAAATATAGCTACAAATTTAAAAATAGATCACGGTGTACTTGTAGAAAATTTAGAATCTGGCGAATATATTTATAGTCCACCATATTTGACACCTATTGAAGCGGTTCAATGGAAAAATAGTGAAATTAGAAAACACGAGACATATAAAGTATATTATTGGAAAGTTCGTAAAATATATATAGAACGTCTGTATTTTGATAAAAATAGATGGGAAAATGAACTTGTACCGGCTATTCAAAGTTTCTGGAATGATGTCATTAAAATGAAAGAACGTGGTCGCGCGGCGGCTGCGGCTGGTAAAACACTCGATTTAGTAGATTCTGGTGATAATAAAAAACAAAAAGTTTTACAATTTATTGACTCTGATGAAGAAGTGTAAGGACGGCGTGTAAGGGCGGCGGAGAGGGCGGAGGCGGCGGAGGAGACGGGCTGGACGGGCTGGATGCGGCTAATAATACTTCATCATAGATGAAACAATCGGGTCAGTCGGAGGCATATTATTTACCATTTTACATTTATCATTCGGGTCGAATAATGCACTGATATTATATACTTTATTATAATTTTGGTTAATTATATATAAAATGAGATATGTCGTTGGTAATATTTTTGGTTTACTATAGTCTTTATTATAGTAAGGGATGTTATTATCTTTAAATTGCGGTCCAAGACACATAGAATCATATGGAGATGTATTTGCAGTAGTTGCTGCATCTTTTGACATTTTACTTGCAGTAGTTACGGCACTTGTGGCACACCCTCCAAATTTAGAAATATCATCTACTGTCGTTATAAAACACTGATTTTCACGGGAATAAAAATATGTATCCAAATCGCCCATAGTATTTTTGAAATGGTCACTACATTTATCATATGTACCGTCTGCTGTGTATGCACCGAATATAATATACACTTGATAATATATGGGTTGTGCGTCTATTACACCTTTATTTAAATTCTTTGGAGAATTATAATTATGTCTATCATTAATTATAGATATATCTAAAGATATAGGTGTTCCATCTGCATTACGATAATATGGCTGTTGAGTTATCATTACATAAACATCTCCGTTAATTAATTTGGTAGGTTGATTATCTGCAAAAGTTAATAAAGTTTGATATATTTTATCTTCAACTTCTCCGAACTTATTAGTATATATACCAAAGCGTTTCATATAATAGTTATCGCGTCCACCGGTAGTACCATTTGGAAAAAGGGATTCTATTTTAAGGTTAGGAATTGCATAACATCTCTTCATCATTAAGAAACTCGTTGAATAATCTATTAATGTATTAAAAATGGACCCAACTGTATTGTCAAACGCTTGATAACTGGTTGAATTATAATAGACTGATTCTGTTGATTGCGCGCCTTGCAGTGCTTTCGGAACATTAAGATTTAATAATGGTGCTGATGTAGCAAATAATTCATATTTTTTTCTAGGTATTACTCCAACAAATATTACTAATAATAATAAAAATATAGCTACAAATATCTTTATTTTACTTTTCATTGTAGTATCTATATATCATCAATAAAGAAAATTTAAGTTTTTTTATTAAACTGTTCAGAGTAAGCCGCGGAAATTAAGCCGTGGAGATTAAACTGCGGTTATTGTTTTGCCATTAATTGTACCTGTGGCAGTTGTTGCAGGTGTTGTTCCTGATGCTGCTGAACCGACACTGAAATTACCGCCAACATGGAAGTCACCTGCAACATTTACTGCTCCGGGTGCAGTTATTGTTAAAGATTTGCCATCTGTACTTGGATTAATTGTGATTCCTGTTGCTGCTGCCGATCCAGCTGCCGGTGCATTCGGACTAATTGTAATTGCTGTAGGATTTCCGGTAGCCGAGGATTTTAATTGTATTGATTGATTTATTATTAAATTACCTGAAGCATCAACAAGTATTGCTGGACTACCCGCTGCTGCTGCTGAACTTGCAGGTGTAAGACGTAATAATCCTGTTGATGTACTATTCCCTTGTACATCAAAATTATATGCCGGATTTGTTATACCTAATCCTACACGATTTGCATTAAATAATAAAGAATTTTGACCATCCGAAGAAATACCAACAGTCGGCGCAGCTAATGTACCAATAGCACTACCTATAGTCATATTACTATTTACTACTACAGAACCATCGAGTACTACTTTACCAGATGTTGATAATGGCGTTAAATATGTATTTCCATTTGAATCCGGGAATTTAATGCAATTTGTACCGCCATTTAAACCGCTTCCAGGAGGACCGCAAAATTGCGTAGAATTTGCGGGAGTTAGCTGATTTGCAGTAAGTCCCATAGATGTATTTACATGATTTAGTAATGTCATATTAGGTGTTGTATATCCTGGTAAATTTAATAGACTAATTGTAGTCCCTGCAGTTGTTCCTGATGTTCCTGAACTTGTAAAACTGAAAGCGCTATTTAAACTGTTAATTAAACTATTCTGAGTATTTTGTGTCACTGTTACATTACTATTTGTATAATTAATATTACTTGACATCGTGGTATAAATGTCATCATTTACGTTATTTACTTCACCAACGACATATGCAAGATTACCTATACGATCCTGACTCTCTTGAGTCAATGAATTATTTACATTTGTAATGTTTGTTGATGTCTGTGCTTTATAATTAATATAATCATACATAAAATACACTACAACTCCGCACAATGCTAATATAAGTAATAATATAAAGATTATTGCTATACCGTCCATATAGATTACTATCTATACTAAGCAAAAAAATCCGCATCATCCCCGCCATCGCCGCCTTCATAGTCTTCATCGCCACCCCCGCCATGGTCATGATCATGTTTATTCTGTTTTGGTTCTGGAATTCTCGCACCACCCATGTTAAGATTTATAACTCTTACTTCGCCACCACCGCTACTTCCGCCACTGCCACCGCTTCCGATGCCTCCTCCTACATTGCCAATATTTGTGTTTGCAGGAGCATTTTGGAATGAAGAATTCCCATTAGACGGAAATATACCATCTGAATTTAATTTAAAAGTTGTGTTCCCACCACCACTACTTGGAAGAACAATCACAGTGTTCCCTGCATTCGCGGCGTTCGCGGCATTCGCGGCATTTCCTGCATTCGCAGCATTAGGAACGGGGCTTGGAGTACTTGCAGCAGACGGTGAGAAAGAAGAACCAGTGCCACCAGTTAGATTACCAATATCCATATCAAATTTATCATCTAATAATTCATTAATAACTATATTCTCAACTTTTGAACCTCCGGAAATTTCACTCATTTCACTTTCTAAAGTACTTTTTCCTTTATCCGATTTATCTTCCTCCGATTCATCCCCTGATTTCGATGATTCATCAGAAGAATCAGATGACTCTTCTTCTGATTCTTCTGCCGAATCTGCCGATGACTCAGATTTATCAGACCCTTCGCCTTCGGACCCTTCTATTTTCTTGGGTTTTGGCAAAGATACATCAGATGAGTCAGAATCCGAATCCGAATCCGAATCTGAGTCTGAGTCTGATACCGAATCTTTTACTTCATCAGCACTTAATCTTACCTGCAATCCAAGACACTCAAGTTCTTGTACCAATAATTTAAAAGAATATGGAGTCTCTACCACTACTAAATCCTGTCTTTTACATTTTAGACATTCGTTTATACCATTCTGTGGCGCGTAATTTGCAAGAATACCACAATAACGACATACAGCCCATCTAAATTTGTCTGACCTTTCCATCCACCCTTCTTTAATAAACTGCGCTAATCCATGCGATAATACAACATCTCTTTCCATCTCACCTAATCGCAATCCTCCGTGTTTACTGCGACCACTTGTAGGCTGACGAGTCATTTGACTCTTCGGACCTTTATCACGAGCATGAATTTTATCGGTAACCATATGTTTTAACCGATAATAAAAAATGGGTCCCATAAATATTTCAGTATCTATTTGATATCCATTGCGACCATTATACAATATCTCATTTCCGTGTTTTTCATATCCGTATTTTTCAAGTGCATCAAACATTGCAGTCTGTTCAAATGGTAAATATACTGTACCATCTCCTATAGAACCTTCCATACAACATAATTTTGAAAACACAGTCTCTAATAAATGACCAATTGTCATACGTGATGGAATTGCGTGAGGATTTATAATTATATCCGGACGTAAGCCTTCTTTAGTAAACGGCATATCTTGTTCAGGTATTATTAAACCGATTACACCTTTTTGTCCATGCGAGCTACAATTTTTATCACCGAGTTCCGGCTTGCGGATCTTACGAAATCTAACTTTACATACTCTTGCAACATCTTCGCGATCTATGCCAGGTATTTGATTTCCTATAAATATTCTATCAACTGTACCATAATGATGCACATCAGTTATGAGAGATACATCCGTGTAAATTTCAATAACCTCTTTTTCTGTCAAGACACCTTTATTAACCGTCTTTAATTCTTGGTGAACATGTACCATACCTATAATAACCACTTCCTGACCACGTGGTATATATGAACCTTCTTTAATTATTCCATTTTTATCTAATAAAGTATAATCCGCGTGTTTTATATTTTGTATATATTTACCCTGTTTTCTCATTTCTATAGGATTTGCAAATATTAATCTATCTGTAGGGCTCAATGTCTTCTCAATAGCACTGAGAGTTTTATAGGCCGTTAATTGATATAAACCGCGCTCAATAGCTCCTTTATTAATCATAACACTGTCTTCCTGATTAAAACCGGTATATGTCATTATGGCAACTACGCAATTCATTCCATTTGGCATTAAATTTACTCCATTATAATGACATCCACGTGTTGTTATAATACGCTTCTGAGGATAATGCTGAATATATCCCATTGTATCAAATCTTTTCGTAAAATTTGTAGCATATATACCAATAGCCTGTTTACTTTGAGCAGCATGAAATACAATACGCGGAGCCTGATTATGATTTGAAAGTGGAACTTGTTGGGTAACTACGCTATAAAGACTAATTAAATTGATTTCTAAATGTGTCGTATATTCTGTTATATTTTCACGTTTCAAAGCAATAAGCATATTATTCTCTTCTTCAACGTCTAAATATTCTATGCACCCTTGACTATTCTCCAATATCTGTATTGCACTTTCTATAGTTTTATCATTTGTAATATCTCCTATAAATCTATCTTCGTAATATACAAATTCACCCTTTCGCGAATCAGTTAAATAAGACCCAAATATCATATCAAACCATTTTGTAGATTTTATTGTATCCACCAATACCTTCTTGTCTTTAATAATAAATACTGGTCTACATGGTCTCCCCGCCTCAGTATGTATCTGTATATCATTGAAAACAATATTCCATGAAACTGATATAAAAGGATTTATTAACCCATTTCTACGATATAATCGCAGAGTTCTTACAACTAAATCAGGTGTATCTGTAATACCATATAGCGCACCATTTATAAAAACGTGTATAGAATTCTTATTCGCAGCACTTTGTATAGAAACATTTTTAAGAACTATTATTTTTAATTCTTCTAATAAAGGATATAATGTAGCAGCATTGGTTCCCGATGTGATATGTGTTAATAATGCCAGATTTTTAAGATATCCGACTGATGCCCCATCAGGAGTTTCAAAAGGACAAAATCGCCCCCATTGATGAGCATGAAGACGATGTGGACTCGTTATTTTTATACTGCGATCTAATGGTATATTTACTCTGCGTAAATGTGATAAAAATCCTATATAACTTATACGTGATAAATCTTGTACAAGACCCTGTTCTGGATCATCTGTAACCTGTCCCCACATTCCTTTTAATGAACGAGTAAAAGTCTCAGTTATAAATATAGGCGTAAAAATACGATTTATATTACTCTTATTTACCAATTCATCTATCTTCCCTGTTGTTTCAATATGTCCAAATTTATAATATCTATCGAGTTCATTACGTATATTCTTGCGAAACTTACCATATGTCTCTTGAAATAATTGTGATAATAAATATCCTGAAATATCGACTCTTTTAAAAGCGTAACTATCTCTATCAGATGAAGGAGATATACCAAGAACAGTTTTAATAACTTGTTTCACTAAATAGCCTAAATAGATTCCTTTTTCGCGGAGTCCATTTCCACTACCTTCAATATTTGGAAGGAAGTCGAGCGTTAATATTGATTTCACTTGCTGTATACTCTTAAAATATGTACGAGGCTTCAAATTAAAATGGGCATCTGCCATCGTTTTAAGGTGGATAGAATGACCATCAGAATTCTTAACTATTAAAGAATTTCCATATGCTATAGACGGTCGCAGAAAATTCATATATGCATTTGTAGCTACATTGTCATCTGTTATATCCCCGCAAATTGCCTCTACAATTGATTTATCTGTCTCGAAACCTATAGCTCTAAATAATGTAGTTAATGGAAATATACTGTTAAAACCTTGCATAGATACGAAAATACCACCTCTTATATTTTTATATCCACCTTCCTCTGTGACTGGGATTTCTTCATCTTCGGCCTTCTTTTTATTCTTAGGGTCCGTTAACTTTGGTTTTGGATTTATAACTATTAATTGTAATACACGAGGTATCAAAGAACTCTCACCAGTTGAACCAGTGCAACGTATAGTTCCTTTATATATAATATCAGGGTCATTTACTGGTTCAATAAATAACTTATTCGTTGTTAATCTCTCCTGTGAAATTATTACCTTCTCTTTGCCATCAATAATAAAATATCCACCTTGATCCATAGGACATTCAGATAAAGAGCGAATCACCTTAGAACCTTGTCCATGTAATATACATTGATCAGAATGTAACATGAGTGGTATACTTCCCAACAATATATTGTTAAATCTTACTGTTTTATAATGAGCATTATCTTTTGTATAAACAATATCAATATCTGCATATAATTTAGTGGCATATGTTATATTTCTCAAACGTGTTTCATTAGGAGTCAATAAGATAGATTTTCCTTCTTCGTCGAAACTCGTAGGTCTATCTACATATATAGCAAGTGGATCGTCTTTTTTCTTTTGAATACCACCTATATATACTTCTACTTTTACTGCTTCATTATCAGATTCTCCGAACTTAATCATAGTTATTGGATTGTATGAAGCAATCGTATCAGGTATATGTAATTTCATAAATTCTCTGTAGCTATCTAAATGATGCTTTGTAAATGGATACATATGATCCCGAAAATAAGAATCTAGTATATTCCACGAAATATCCTCCTTCTTCTGCATTATATAATATACATATAATCCTTCGTTATCCTTAAACTTTATTCCCGTTTATTGCCTTTTATTGCGTTGCATTTCTTCTTCCATTAATTGTATTCGAGAACTTCTCTCCTGATCATAATTATAATCTGCAGGGCTATTCTGTTGGCTATTCTGCTGGCTATTATGGCTATTCTGGTTATTTCTAGCCATATATTGTTGTTCAGGAGAATTTAATAATTGATTTTTATTAAATATATTATAATCTACGAAATTTGGATTTGTTTGCATATAATATTCATTTAAGCTGTTTTCGCGAAGAATATAATCATCGTCATAATTATATTTAGATGACATCGAACCAGTTATAGAGGCAGCTGAGGTGGCCGATGCAGCCGATGCGGGTGTCTGGCTAGTAAGAGCATTGGGGGCGGTAACGGGATGTGCAGTATTTACTAAACCTGTTTTGACATTAGGATTACCAGGTATAATTGGTTTCGCAGTAGCTAAATATGAATCATCTTCAGCTTTTCCTCTGGCATCTTGTTCATCTTGATGTTTCTTCTTTAACGCAGTGGCTTCATCATCTAATCTTTTAGCTTTCATTTCAGGAGTTTCTTCAATAAATTTACTATTATCTGGTGTATTCGCAAAAGATGTTTCCGTATTCTGAATAGCATCATTGTGTTCCTTTTCTATAATTGCAGAAATACCACTTGCTCTATCGGGATTATTGATATCATCCTCATCATTCGCCGGTCTAAATCTCTTAATATCTTCTTGTATTACTTCTTGTTTATAATTATTACCTATAGCCTTTAATTGTAAATAAGATGCAAAATCATCAAATCTATTTAAATAATTTATAGACGAATTAAAGTGTTGTAGAGCGGCATTCACACCTTGGCCTTGTCCGGCACCATTTGAGATTGAAGTATCATTATACCCAGATGGTGGAACTGACTGCGCTGACTGCGCTGACTCGGACGTTTTTGCGGCATCAATCAGATTTTTATAGAATGGGTCATCATGGTACAATCCTTTTTCTTTAAAATACATTATTAAATTTAATAATCTTTCTCTATAATCATCATGGTTATTATAAGGCCCTACATAAGAAAGCTTTGGTTGTTGGCTGCCGCTGCCGCCGGCATGTTGCGAAGAGGAGTTCTTTAATTTACTAGTGAATCCATTTGCAATATTTACAGTATTTAGTATTTTATTATTTGTATTAATAACTTTTAATTGACCATCATCAGTTAATATTATAGATATTGGATATGTCAAATCTTTCGTTAATAATGAAGTAAACAATAATTGTTCTATTTCATCTGGGTCATAATCACTTGAACCATATAGATTCAAATATCCATCTTCCATCACTAAACGTGTAATAGTACAATCTCTGAAAATTTTGCTATTTATTGGTACTTTATTTTTTGGACTTTTTTTATTAAAACAGTATTCATTCAAATCTATACCATCTGTATTATAAAATACTATTAAACTCATACTTCCAAGTAACAAGAAGTATTTATTATTTGGCGATATTAACATATATTGACATCCTGGATACATTTCTGCAGTATCCACTAGAACATTCCTCTGTATTGTTGTAAATGAATTTGCATTTATATAATCTTTAATTCGGATATCATTTTGATTAAGCATATATGATGTAAAATAGACTGCAGGATATGCATTCGAATTCAAACCGTCTCTATAAATGCCCATTCCTCTATGCACTGCATCACTTTGTTGACAATTATTATTATTCAAATCGGCAGATATACATCCTTGTTTCAGTCCATATCCATATGATGAATGATAATCTGCTCCCGTTAACTTCGATTTCAATGGGTCTACCATTTGTGAAGGAGGCTTTAGTTTCTGTTGTTTATCTAGACTTCTTAAATAATCAATAGTAGATTGAGGAGGTCTCACTCCTGCCCTTATACTACAACTTGAATACGGAGTGTATCTGTATTGATAATTATAAAATAAACGATATAACCATGCGTGATTCATACCAAGAGTATTATAATTGTTCCAAGGTTTCATATTCTTTGTCATACTTGGAAAATATATATAAGATTCAATAATTTTACTTCTAGAATCATAAGCAGTTAATAAAAACACAGGACCATATACAAATTTATTATCTGATATATTATTTATTTGATATATTGGCGGCCCCGGTTTATCTTTTTTACGTTGTGCCGCTGCTGTCGCTGCCCCTGTTGCCGCTGCCCCCGTTCCCGCTGCTGTTTTTTGTGAAGAATGAGCGGCTTGAGCAGCGGCGGATGCGGTATAAACAGGAGGAGACTTTCCTGTAGAGATAGCTGAAATCGCGGCACGTTGTTCATCATTAAAAGTATTTGGTGTATAATCATTTGGATTTAAAATAGATGGAGTTCTTTGATTCCTACTCCCGTTAGTAACGCTAGTAACGTTAGTCCCGTCACTTCCTCCAATTGATGCTAATAGTGCTTTATTTGATGGATTTATATCTTGTAATATTTGTGTAATATTATTAAATAATTGATTATAATTATTTGAAGTTATTTTAAAATAGAGAAAAGGAGCTAAATCGAGTCTCGATGCTTCATAGTCACTTCTACGAAGACCTGTGCATCCAATCGGTATAAATAATGGATCATTCGGCGGATAGACTGGAGGTGCGGGTTTAGAGTGCCTCTTTCCCATTTTTCCGCTTCGTTATAAGATAGAAAGATAGTTTTTACTGTCTATAGCCGACCTATAGAAAATTTTTAAGTTGGCTATAGATTTTTATTTTTATGGTATCTCTCTCTCTCTCTATTTTATAGTATATTTATAAGCAAAATTAAGGTGATCTTATTTATATATTATTATTATTTATAATACCATTATGGTAATCTTCATATTTTACCATAAGCAAAATTATGGTGATCCTCTTGATATAAAGATTAAATATATTACATTGGTATAGTGCGTGTTAAAAAGATGTCTATTTTATATTGTTGTGAATATTGTGACTATAAAACTAATAGAAAATATAATTTGACACAACATGTGGTAATAAAACATATAGAAATGGAAGAGGCTGATGTGCTTAAAAATGGGACATTTATGTCCACAAAAGAGACCCGCGTGTCCACAAAAGAGACCCCTAAATCCACAAAAGAGACCCCTATGTCCACAAAAGAGACCCCTATGTCCACAAAAGAGACCCCTATGTCCACAAAAGAGACCCCTTATACAAATCAGTGTGAAAAATGCGAAAAAGTCTTTGCAAAGCACACCACAAAAATAAAGCATGAAAAAAAATGTAAAGGAAAGGTGAATCCATTACAGTGTCAAATCTGTAATGAAATATTTACTTTTGCGACACATAAATATAGACATCAAAGAAAATGTATAGAAAGACGAGAAGAAATAATAAAACAACAAATTATTAATACCAATATAGAAACACAGAATATACAAACACAGAATAATATAAATAATAATACTATAAATAATAATAATACTATAAATTTGATTTCATTTTCTACTGACGTAGATGAATGTAATTTCGTAAAGACAGATGCATTTCACAAGAAAATAAGAAGATTATTAATGAATTATAATAATGAATTAGAAATGATAAAAAATTATAATAAAGAACTATATTCAATACCAGAGAATCAATGTATACAAAAAACAAACCTGCGATCTACATATTCTAAAGTTCATATTGGAAATAATCAATGGGTTACTCGTCTAGATAAAGATGTATATGCACAAACCGTATCAAATTATGCGAATGATTTCTGTAATCTTATATTAAATGAAAAGAACCGCGAGAGACATAAAAAATTAGAAAAGAAATTAGATTATTTTACAGACGGCGGATACGTTAATGATACCGAAGAAGTACAAAAACAAGTAATAAATGATTATTCAGATGCAGTACAAGATCTAAAGATATTTACATACGACGAAAATACGAAATCTACGCAGGCTACACAGGCTACACAGGCGACCCAGGCTACGCATACCCAGTCGGCGGTTCCTTTTCAATAATCTTCCAGTCATATGTAATAACATTATACCATTCAATGAGATTTTCATATTTTCCATAATCTTCTTGTAATTCGTTACAAGCTCCCGTATCTAGAGTGGCAGTAATATCTTCAGCCCTTTTCTTTAGATTATTGGATTCCTTCATTGATTTTTTCCATTCATCTACAAATTTCTTATCTGTTTTATCTACATTTATAATCATAGCATCTATGGTTCCTATATCATCAATGGCACCCATGGTCATAATATGTCTAAATGCTTTCTGTGTCGCGATTGCAATTGATTTCTCTTTTGTATATTTTTGTATATAGGTTTGTTTCCATAGTTCTTTGTCTTTATTTTTTAATATAAAATCTATAGAATATTCTTTCCCTTTTTTAATCTGAGTGCATTTTATATGTAAAGCATTATCAATTTCTTCTATTTTTGCGCCATTTCCTGCGCCGCTGCCACTGCCGCTACCGCTTGCTTGCATTAGATTTAATTTTCTTTTTGTTGCTGCGCTTACTTTTGTAGGCTGTAGTTGTTTGAGGAATTTTTCAAAGAGTAAATTTTCGACTTCACGATTCCTCAATGTTTCTATGCGATTTTGTCGTTTCTTTTCATCTTTGTATAAATCTTTTATTAAAAGTTCCTCATCAATTTGCTCCCAATATTCAGGCGGATATGAATATCCCGGCAATTTTGTCAAACATAATGCGAATAATTGACAGACTGGCTTTAGAATCTGATTTGTTATATAATGATAATAATCAGGCGTCAAATTCTGTTCTCGAATATAATCTGGATGTTCTATCCTATCACCCTGTAATTTTGGCACATCTCCATTTGCATCAAGAGTTTTAATATAAATATAGGGAACTCTGTCATTAACCATCGGTTTATTTCCAATATCTCTATCACCCATCCTATCAGCAAGAACCTTATGCGCAATCTTTGTCGGGTCTTTATATGTAGACCGCAATGTCTTTGATATGATAAGATTCTCAAGAGGTATTTTACCATCTATCAAATCTTGTAATTTATCTTGCAAGAATTCAACAGCCTCTTCTAAATTGTTTTTATTCAATAGAATCTGAATAATACCACCATATACTATTTTCACAATATGCGCGTTATCCCTGCGTTTTGTAACGACACCCATAGATTTTTCCTTGAATTTCTTTGGATCCTTTTCATACAAATTTCCAATATATCGCTTCTTCGATAATAGAATTAATGGAAATAATACCTTCTCATATGCAAGAGACTGAAAAGCAGGCAATACAGCCTTTACGGCCTTTTCAGCAGCTATACCAAGATGAATAGCTTTCTGTAATCTTTCTTCCTTAGGACAATCAAGCGGAAATTTACAGAATATAGAATCAGTATTTTTTACTATAATATTACCAATGCCTGCTTGAAAATTACCTTCTTCTGTTTCAAGATCATATACATAATCATCATATGAATCGTATAATTTCTCAATTCTCTTAATAGCATTTAAGTTTTCTATTTTTTTTATATATTTTGCATGGAATCCTTTTGAATGAAAGTTTTTATTATAATGTTCCATATAAAATAATTCTATAGTACCGTTTCTTTCATCTATAATAACATCTCCTTTTGGTTTCATTTGCATATAAATATTCTGCGCTTCAATATGACTCTTTGTTGTGCGAAAATCATTTGTATATGATTTATCTATAGGTATTTCTGAAGATATTTCTGAAGACATTTCTGATTTTGGTGGAAATCCACATAGTAATTTTGTTCCAATATTCACTTCAGTTGGTTTAATGATTTCTTTATTTTCTGATAATAGCGAATGGTCTTCTGTAACATCTACGAGTCCTGTATCAGTTAAAATTCTATATATTGCATGATTAGATTTATGTTTAATGACTCTTTTTATAGAAGACCATCCATTATCAGTCCATGTTTCATATTCTGAAATTTCAATTTGTTGCTTTTCTCTTCGATTAGAATCGCCGGCTTTAAATACATCATATGGTTTCCAGTTTGTATTGTCAATACTGTCAATCGTTTTTGTAATAATTTCACCAGTTATTTTATTCCTCAATAAAATTGGAGTATAAGGCATTACAGAATCTCCATATACCACCTCGACATTGTATGTTTTTTCCATAAAATTCTTGGCGAGATAAATCATTTCGCGGCCAGTCGCTGTAGTACACGCCGCAATTTCCTTCAAATATATAGCACTATACCGAGAACCAGTTTGACCATACAGGGAATTCGCCGTGATTTTATAAGCAAGTTGTTGAGCATCCAATACAGACTTTTCTGAATCTGTAAATGTATCCTTTGCTGATATAATTTCAGAAACGAGAATATCTGTTTTATCACCACTATCTACATCAAGAACTTTATAACCTGTAAGTTCCGTATTCTTCAAATCATTTTCATTTACATATCCTATTATTTCTTTGCCATCTTTCATAGTGAATGTCTGATATTCAATCTTCAATCGCGTATTTTTGCGATTCTTCAAAAGATTCATAAGAATAGTCGGCAAAACACCCTTTTCTCCATTTGGAAACTGCGCGAATACACACGTCTTCTTCCCAATAACTTTCTTTTTATCGCCAGTTCCCTCATAAATATCATATTCAATCGTAACATATTCTACACCTTCAATATTCGCATATGCAGGATCATTCACAAACGCATCATGAGATAGATTCCTAGAAATCATACACGACGGATAAAGAGACGAATAATCAAATACGGTAATAGGGTCATCAAGATACATATCACATTTAGGTTCTAGAACAATTGCACCTTCATATCCTGCAGTATCTTCAAGCATATTCAATTTAACATCAGCACCGCCACCAACAACTGGAATAACATAATCCTTGTGATGACATTCTCTCGATACAAGACTGAAAATCTTAATACTTTGACCTCTCATAAATAAATACGCTAAAGGGACAGAACAGACATTCCCCATAGCAATATTGTTTCCAATAACCTTCAATTTATGCATGAGACGATTACATAAAGCACAATCTTGCACGCAATATTTCGCAATAACTGCGCGGTCTTCACTATTCCCCAAGAATTTCTCAAATATTTCCCGAGGCGAAATATCATCCTTCTTATCTTTCAAGAATGTCTGAGCTACAAAGTCCAATTTAAAGGAATCCAATTTATGATCGCGCTGCATTACTTTCAACATATCAATTTGCACGACTCCATCCATATCGAAAAAATACATAATATTCTCTCCAAGTGCAGATGATGACAATTCTTTTTTATCAAGAATAGTTTTTCTATTAAGCATTCTTCCCAAATTCACAGAAAAACTATCAATATAATTAAGTTCTTCACACCTTTCCCATATATATTTCATATCAAAACCGAATATATTATAGCCCGTGATAATATCTGGATCAAGTCTTTGAATAAATTCCTTCCATGCTTTGATAACCTTAATTTCTGTATTATAATATTCAAGGTCAATACCTTTAACTTCATCGGTTTTATTGAGACAAACAATATGTTTATACAATATTTTATCTGAACCGAAACGAGATACAGTACTTCCAATCTGAATAATTGCGTCACCTTGCAATTTCGGAAATCCACATTTATTTGTCAAATATTCTATCAGTGTTTTATCCGTTTTATCTGGTTCTGCCCCGCTACCCGCAGAACCATCATCGTCACTATAGGCTCCTTCATTACCACCGTCTTCGGCACCATCATCGCAGGTCCCGCCGCTACCTTTTGTTTTAGATGCGGTCTTTTTATTTACTATATCAATAATTAGACGTATGACTTCGGATACAATTTCATCGCTTATAATGGGTACAGAGCGAGACGGTCTATCATTTATAGGATACACTCTACTAATAATTGTATTTTTAGATACTGGTATATCTTTGATAAAACAATCACTGAGCCATTGTTTCACATGTTCTTTGAAATAATTCATATTTTCTTTTGCGGCAACTATGAGATCGGTCGCAAGTTTACGATAATCTTTCTTAGCAACCGGAAAGTCTCCGTGACTACTGGTACATTCAATATCAACAGAAACAATAAGAAGTGGTGCTATTTTTTTATAATTTCTAGGTATTATTGAATCTTTACTTGCTTCAATATTATAATGAGTTCTAAAGTGTCTGATATTATTTTCAGCAGAGGTATCGCTGCCTTCATTTTCGCTTCCTGCGTCACTTGCAATAATATCGAACCCTTTTTCGACTTTTACCCATCCACATGGTTCAATCTTTCTTTCGTGAATAAATTTAAGAAAAGGGTCAAGATTACTTCCATAGAGTTTCCATCCTGCAGATTTCTGATCTGCGTCGCCAAACCATTTCTTCAGATTATTAAATAAACCAAGCGATTTTACAGTGAATTTAATAAACTTGAAGTTCTTGCGATTCGTAAAACCCCAATAATCTTTCTTGCTGACAAATTCGATGCTTTCAATATGGTCTTGAAACACATATGGTACGACTGTTGCCTGATATTCTTCATATTTCTTAGTAACTCTATTGAATTTTTTCTTTTTAATTTTACTATTCAATAGACTATCTTGAAAAGCAGAGAGTGTATTTGTTTTCTCCCATTTATCTGGACATTTCAGATAAAAATACGGATAGAAATCTTTTACAGTACATGCTATACTATATCCTTCATCCGTTACTCCATATAAAATAATTTCATATTGTGGTATTTTACCTTCTTTACGCGGATATCCGTTCAGTCTATCATAATATTGCGCAGCTTTATCAGCTTCCGGTATAAATATATCAATTATTTGAAATTCAATTGATTTGGATCTAGATAATTCTGGTGCCTCTTTTCTAGGGAAAGATGCATTTTCTTCTGTTTCTAAATCCATAGTATAAGTAATAAATGTATAAACTTTTAAGTAAACTTTAAATAAACTTTAAGTTAAAAGAAAAATCAAATTTTCTTCATGAACTGTAATGGAGCATCAAGCATTATTTATTGTAATTTTAGGAGGAGTAGTATTATATTTAGTATGGGATACATATTTTATGGGTAAACAGGAGTGGGTAAAGTCTACATATGATAACAAAAGTTATTTAGTACAGAGCCGACCAGATAAATTAGAAGCGGCAAATTTATTAGCGCATATTGCCGAAAATTTAACGTTATTATCTAAACATTTAGAGAAGACCACACCAGATGATTATAGAACGCAACAAATAATAATGAATTTCAAACCTGAAAAAATAAGTGAAGGAACTGACCGCGAAGATTATACATCATATGCGGTTAATAAAGGTGAGAGTATTGTATTTTGCTTAAGACAAAAAGAAGGAATGCGTCCACTTCTGGATTTAAATACGATGATGTTTGTAGCGCTTCATGAATTGACACATATAGGTACAGAGAGTATTGGACATACACCAGAATTTTGGGACAATTTTAAATGGATATTACATAATTCAATAGATATCGGAATATATTCTCAACAAGATTTCAAAACAAAACCCAAAAAATATTGTGGCATAATGATTGAATCAAGTCCTTTAGATGGTGAGCGTTCAAACACTGGCGGTACTATTTAATGTATTTAATGTATTTATAGATATAATTATAAATGTATTTATAGATATATTTATACACCAGTGCTACCGAATCCGGCAGTACCGCGATTTGCTGTATTTGTAATATTTGTACCATTGTTATCTAGATTGTTAGAATTATTAGAATTATTAGAATTATTAGCATCTTGAATATCTACATAGGTAACAAATTCAATCGTTTCTGGTGTATATATTTTTTCAAAGATAAGTTGGGCAATACGATCACCAATTTTAACTTGAAAAGGTTCATCGGCATGATTGCGGATAATTACACGAACAGAATCAGAATATCCATGATCAATGACACCAGCCATTACATCAATACATTTTTTGTAAGCAAGTCCACTGCGAGGTGCAACACGTGCATAGCAGTCTGTAGGAATTGAAATAGCGATACCTGTATTAATCATAAGTTGTCCACGTGCGGGTACAATGCCATCTTCACAAGCAGATAAATCGAATCCTGCATCAAAACGATGGGCTTTTACAGGAGCAACGGCATTATCATTCAATTTAGAAAAACGGAACATTTGCGAGAATTTTAGAGGGCGGGGTCACTAATATAACAAATGTCTCATAACTTTAAGTCATTTTTTTAACTTTAATTATTATAATAAGTAATGAATAAAGAAGAGATTATAAACACACTTTTTATTCGTCTTGGAAAATCAAAGTCAAATAGAAATAAATTAAAGATTATTGGTGAAATCGTCGAATTATCTAAAAAAGGATATAAAAGACAAATAGTTAAAAATCTACAAAATCCTAAATATAACGCTCTTTTTCGTAAAAGTTTAGATAAATCTTATTATATAAATGGTGGTGGTATTGATGATGGCAATAATAATAGTGATGATGATAACAATATTACGGACCAAGATATTTTATATTTTATAAAAGATGACCTGAAAACGCAAGCGGAATCTAATAATTCTATTAGAGACATAATTATACAATTACAGAAATTACAAAAAAAAATTAATAATGATACCACTGATTATCTTGAAAAAAAAATTTTGACAATCACGAGAAATAAATTAATAAAATTATTTAATGAATATAACGGTGATTGGGAAGATTTTAATTATACAGGTAAATATGACAAAATATATATGGCTGCACTTAAAAAAGAAGAATTAAGTGGCTCTCGTTTAGACCCATGTAATTTCGGAAGAATAACTCAAGTCGAAGGAACATGTTGGTTTACAGCCATATTAAATATGTTTTTACTATCAGATACATTAAAAGCGATTCTATCATTATCTTTAACGAATCAGTTTAATCTTGATAAAGATAGAAATGTCAAATCAAATACTAAATTAAAAAATTTTTTATCTAAAATGAAAAAATTATATGAAACTACATGTTATAGAGATAGAGATGCACAAACACCATACAATTTAAGTTTAATAGTAGATATGTTATTATATTTATATTATATTTTGTATTTAGGCGGAAAAACAATTAAATATATAAATAGAGATATCAGTTCACTAGCAATAAACCATGCATTTGGTAAAGAATTTCCAATCCCTGAATATTTTAAATTAAAGCCAGAAGGTCATGACTATCTTTGGAATATTAACAATGAAACTGAAACTGATTTAATAGCAAATATCATTCTACTTTTAATTAACTTTTGTGGGGAAAAAACCTATTCGAATATGATTTTAACAGTCGGTTATAGTGATAAAATACAATCAATACCAGGATATATACCAATAGCATGTATAATTGGTATAAGAAATAATCAATTAAAGTTGGGTCATTCAATTTGTGGATTTATATGCAATAATAAACAATATATTTTTGATAGTGCTACTCATATTAATCGCCATATTAATAGTAATTACCGCGAAAATATAGACAACTTTCGAATTATGGAACACGATTGGTTAGAATTTAATGAAATTAACGGATATGTATTTGGTATCGAAGGATATGTTCTTACATATGATACTACTATATATCTTAAAATTGATGATGAAAAATTTCTTGATTTTAGTCCTAACTCAGAAATAATAGAACATATTAAAAGAAAACAATCTGAAATAATAGAACATATTCAAAGAGAACAAGCTGAAATAGCTAAAAACCAAAGAAATGCTCGATTAGCAAAAAGACTTGCAGAAATGCGAATGACTAAATTTTAGATTATTTTTACATTATCATATAGTAATGATAAATAATTTAATAATTGAGCCAGAAAATAAAAATATAAAAACAAGTTTTGTAGCTATATTTATTGAGGGTGGAATAATACTTGAAGGAAAGACTGGTCTTGCGCATTTAGTTGAACATTTGCATTTTAATTCTGTTAAAAATGGGCAATATTTATTAGATGCTTATAATATTCAAGCGGAGTTTAATGCATATACTACAGTTGACCATGTATGTTATTTTATGACTGTACCTAACGAAAATTTATTACAGGCTATAAAACTTATATGTAAAATAATTAATAAATTTACAGTAACAAAAAAAAGAATTATTGATGAAAATAAAATAGTGCTCGAAGAACAATATATGCGTAATGACAATCCTGAAATTTGGTTATATAATAAATCTATGGAAAATATATACAAAGGTCATCCTTTAGAAAAAGTTGGTATAGATATACCTGATACGGTACCATATTATAATATATCAGAAATAGTTGCACATGGTAAAAAGTTCTATAATAAAGATAATTTATCTATGGTTATTTGTTCATCTATTTCAAAAAAGCGCATTTCTGATTATTTAGACAAAATGCCTTTTACAAATAACGCTAGCACTGATGGATGTGCGGAAATAAACAAACCACCGCCATATATTCTCTCAATAGAAAGCGCTACAAAAAACAAAACGCATGGGGCGCATGGAGAGAATGGAGCGCATGTAGAATATTATAAGTATAGTAAGAAATTCTCTAAAATATATATATTAATAAATTATGTTATACTTTATAATAAAACTATAGATTTGAAGACTCTATTAATACGAGATTCCTTGATACATATTCTAGGTGACACAGGTATATCTGAATTATTTGATTATTTACGTCTTAAAAAGAGATTAGTGTATGGCATTTCTGCTCGACTCGATAGATCAATATATCACTCATCAGTAAATATAATGTTATCTATAGCTAAAAAGAATGTTGAAAAGAGTATTCAAGAGATTTTCAAAGTCATAGATAATATAAAATCAGGAAAATTAGAAATTGATTTTAATATTCATAAAAAAAATATAATAGAAAAATTTATAAATGATATGAATAAAGATAATAAAAATTTAGTAAATACTATATATACTTTTCATAGAACCTATAATATAGCTACAAATTACGGGCAAATTTTACATATTTTGAAAAATATAACGTTACATGATGTTGTAGAAGAAGCCCGTAAAATATTTGTCCAAGACGCCAGATGTAGTGTACATCATACGTAATGTGCCGACATTTTTATTTTTAATTTTATTTTTCACTTTATTTGGATGGATGACCAAATATACCATTGTATTGCTCTTCATTCATTAGATAATTTTTATTGTCTTGTTTAGCTATTAAGTTTTTTGGTGGTGTATCGGCAGTGTCAGCGGCGTTGCCAGCGTCCCCGGCGTCTGCTCCGTTTGTAGCTAAATCATATTGATTATCATATGTAGAATCATAGATATCACCGAAATAGTTTATTCTATTATAGAATTGACATGTTGGAAACTTTTCTGCAAATTTCCAATGAGCATCTTGTGCATTCCATGGCATTGTTGATGTATTTATTTGTTTTCCAAAAATTATATTTTGACGTAAATATAATAATGTAAATCCAAATTGACATGGATCATTTATTTCTTGTGTTGTTGTTATTGTTGATAGAAATATAACGTCTCCTCTAACATGTGGACGACCTTCTTCATATGTATTTCTCGAGTTCCCATCAGTAAGAGCAAATATCCATTTTATTTGACTTGGTTTCGGCTGTTGAACATCAAAGTTCTCTACGAGAAATTCGTCAACCGCCATAGCCATTGTTGTTATCTGTTTCATTTCATAATCATTAAAAGAGACTGCCGTTTTTGCCGCATCACTTTTGTAGCTATCTGTATCTTTATAACCGTATATATCTGGATGTGCATCTGGAGTATTTTTTATAAAACCGTCTTTATCATTATTAATAAATGCATATGTTTCATATTTAGACATAAATTTAATGTTAAATTCAGTAGAAATAAAGTATTCTTTATATTGTTTACCAGCCAATGTAGCTAAAATAATAATGACTAAAAATATAATTAAAATGTTTGTTGGTCTTTTCATCTATATAAAGACGACAGAATATACTGAATATAAATATAAACATGGGAGAGGCGGCAGAAGAAGAAGAATATATTTTCAATAATCTTTGGACGCTTTATTTCCACGATCCATATGATGAAGAATGGGTATCTTCCAGTTATAAAATACAAACAGTTATAACAACTCCGCAAGATTGGTTACAAATAAATCTGTCATATATAGATTTATGGTCTAAAGGCATGTTTTTTTTAATGCGCGAAGATATACAACCATTGTGGGAAGACCCACTCAATAAAAATGGAGGATGTTTTTCTTATAAAGTAAATAAACCAGATGTTGCAAAGTATTGGTTAGAACTCGGGGCTAAATTGATGACCGATTCAATAACAAAAGATGTTGCGCATATTGATAAAGTATGTGGAGTCTCCGTGATACCAAAGAGAAACTATTGTATTATTAGAATATGGATATCAAATAGTGAATTTAATAATATAGAATTATATAATGTAGATATACCACCATATACAGTAGTTATGTATAAAAAACATGGAGATAATACAGATTTCGATAAATAGATAAATAGATAAATAGATAAATAGACAAATAGATAAATAGATAAATGACAATAATTGCGCGGTTTATTATAAAAATAGAAAAATTTGATTTAAGATGTGTAGTTTTTTAATAATACAAAAAGATGCAGACAAATCAGCAGACAAACCAAATGACGCCATTACAATACATATGTAATGCTTTACGGAAAACAAGAGAAGAAAAAATAAAAAATTTGACTGATAACTATATTATCATATTTATATACAAAAAATTTAAATATTATTTTACAAATGTAAAAAAACTACATTACTCTGAAATATATATGAATTGGTCATTCTATATGTTTATCGATTTAACAAATGAATATATAATACAGAATCCAACAAAAGCAAATACATTGTATCAATCGATAAACAAAAATGATTTTCATCAATATTTCTGTGAATTCGATATATTTATAGATGATGTAATGAAATATTATGAAGAACCTATATTGACAAAAGAACAAGTCAATGAACTTATGTCGTAAAATTATTTCATAAATAAAAAAAAATGATTCATAATGGATTTTTGGTATGTATAAAATTCAATGGCCTTAGCGTCGTTAGCGACAACGCCGCCACAGGAAGCATTCCCAGAACAACAAGATGGCCCAGATGACTCAATTTGTGTATTATTGAATTCTATATGTAAGTCTGGGTCGGGACCGCAAGGACCGCAAGGTGAAGAAGTTACTGCACTTCATTTTATATGGCTTGGTGTAAATTGCACAACAAGTCAGTATTATAAAAGAGTTACTTATGGAGAATTTACTGCAGCAATTTATCTTAAATTCTGCACATATTATCGTAAATTATATAATAATAAACAATCATTCCAAGAGACTCAAGCGTATTTTATATATAAACTCAATGATATAATTACAAAATATAATGAAATGGAAGAATTACTATATCAACAATTTTTCCTACAGAGCTATGATAACTTCTTCAAAGTCTTTATTAAATTTATCTAGCAAACAGAATTTTTATATTATTCGTTTATTTTTTTGCAGGTGCTTTCTTAGCAGGTGTTTTCTTTGGCGGAGGAGGAGGTGGTGGCTCGTCATCTTCCTCCTCTTCTTCCTCCTCTGCGACATCGGCATCATCATCATCGTCGTCACCAATTGGAGTAGTGTCTGGAATTTTTGGATTCGGATTGGCATTTGCGTTACTGATTGCATCCGCCGCAAGGTCGTCATCACTCTCGTCAATTTGCTCAGGTGGCGGATTGGCCTTCTCATTCTCATCATCAGAATCTTCGATGAATTTCAGTGCCTTCGCAACAGTACCCTCGACCTTTGCATTGACAACCTTCCATGTGCAGCCAAACTTTCCACCTGCAAACCACAAACCACTTAGCTGAATAATAAACTTTCCGCGTCCACCACGCAGATTCTTCTGTACCATCTTGAAATCAACAACATTATTATCCATATCCTCCGTCTGGAATTGAAACTTCGACGTCTTCACATCATACGGAAGCTTCAGTTTCATAGTTGGCGGATACTTTCCAATAACCTTCTTCGTCTGCTTATCTTTGTCATATTTCACAATCGGCGTAAAGAGTTTGTTCACAACTTGCTCAATACCATCGAAATCATCGTCAAGCCACTGAACACGATTCTTGAAAGCATCCTGCTTCACCTGAGTTTCAATAGCAAGCATCGTATCCAGAAGATTCTTCATTTTTGGGTTTTCGTCATGACCTCCGAAAGAGACATGCAAATCATAAGAAGGTGGTTTCTTATTCTCATCTTTTTCCTTCTCCTTATCAGCGGCGGACTCATAGCCCTCACCGACTCCATAAGGAAGACGCATAATCGGAGTTTGAATAGAAAGCTTCTGTGAATTATGTGTTATGTAAACCGTACGAGATCCATTCGACAGAGTTTTCGGAGTTGAGTACTTGAAGTTGGAAGGGTTTACGGATTTTGGTAGGAGGACATCGCAGGTATCCATTTTGCACGGGACTGTAAAGTACTTACAATTCTATGCCTTATATGGTTTTTATTTTACCTTAAATGGGAAATCATTTTTTATTTTGCCCGCTTTTAAGTAATGGAAATAGACCGTGAACAACAATTACGAATTTTAAGCGAAAAAGATAAATCTATAAAAGATCGAACAGTTGTACTTGCATATGGGCGTTTTCAACCATTTACATTTGGTCATTTAACAATGATGCAAGATATAGTAACATTGAAAAATGCTGGATATAATAATTATTATATAGGTACATCATCTGTAAATGAAACAGAGCATAAAAGTGTCATAAAAGGTCAAACTCTAAAAAATATAGAAAAATCAGAAAATAAATCAAAAGCATTAGTTGAACATGAAAAACGAAAGAATCCATTAACTATAGACCAAAAAGTGAAATATATAAAATTAGGTATGAAATCCATTGGATTAGATAGTCGTCGTGTATTTGTATCTTCTACACCAATTAATGCATTCAAAAAAATGAGAGGTAAAGGAGATATACTTGTTATTATTGGCGGTTCTGACCGTATTCCATCTTATATTAGAATTTTAAATGAAAGTATATCCAAACCATCTGATAAAAAATACTTCCCAGATTTTCTGGAATATGTAGCTATTTCACAAGTAAGAGATAATTCCTCTAATCCATTACAAGGCATAAGCGCAACATTACTCAGAACACTCGCAGTTGAAAATAATTTCGAAGAATTTAAACAAAAAATACCATATATCGCAGGAGATGAAGTAAAACAGAAAAAACTCTTTAATCAAATAAGAAAAGCATATAAAACAATGCTAGGAGGACCACCGGGAACCCATATATCTTTTACTGGTGAAATTGAAGAAAGTATACCTTCTATATCTCCACCATCATCATATTCCATATCGACAAACGCGAAATCTAAAAAATTATAATAAATTTAATTAATAAGTATGAGTAAAGAATTAGAAAAGGAAATAAACAAAATAGGTAATGACTCTATGAAAAAAACAATGTTAAAATGGTTAACAAACATAAGAACAGAAAATTTGCCAGTAACAATGGAAGACTATAGAAAAGAATTAATTAGAATAGAATTAATAAAGCAAATTTTTTTTGAAATAAACAGAATGGCTGATAACTCTATGAAAAAAACAATGTTAAAATGGTTAAAAAACATACAAAAACAAAATTTGCCAGTAACAATGGAAGAATATGAAAAAGAAAGAGATAAATATAGAGGTTCAACAGAAAATCGATGTAATTTTGGAAGAATAGCGCAATCTAAAGATACTTGTTGGTTTAATGCAATTATTAATATGATTTTACTCTCAGATGATATAAAAAAACATTTAGCTGCTATTACTCAGGAATATTTAGAAAATGATAATAAAAAGGAAACATTTTTAGATATTAATTCTAGAAGATTTTTCGAAGACTATAATGAAAAATATAATACCCCCACCCCTACTTCTTCTGAAAATATAAATTCAGAATTATTTAAAGAAATGTTAGCGTATATATATTATCTTTTATATGATAAAAAAAAGGGAATTAAAGATATAGATAAAGATATAGCTGCTATTATATTAAACTATATATTACCTAATACACCCTTCTATCAGAGCTCAAAGTTAAATACAAATTTTACATCTACAGAAATGTGTTTTCATATAGATGGTGAAATAAAAGACCAAATATATATGTTTATAACAAAAACTTTATTAGTTTCTAATTATATTTTATATAATTTTTTCTTAAAAAATTATATAGAGTTACTAGATAATGATACTGTTGATAAAATTCGCGGAGAATCATATTCGAATGAAATATATAACTATGAGTTACATAGAATGCTTGAAAAACAAGAAATTTATAAAAAAATTGAAGATCTAAATTCAACTAATGAATTAATAAGTTGTACTATAGATATATACGAATACGAATACACATACACATATAATATTAGCGCATTCGAGTACACAGATAGATCTGATGAAAATATATTAATATCTGCACATGTAATTTGCGGTTTTATATGTGAAGGTAAAAAATATATTTTTGATAGTAGCGGTGGGTATGATAATATAATATACAACAGCAAATCTAATGCGAAAAATTTAAGAGTTATTGAATGCGATTGGACAAACTTAGAAAACATTAAAAGACCTGATAATTTTTTAATTGAGTATAGTTTACTTTTATATAAAATACCGCCGCCGCCGCCTAGCCCGCCACCACCATTATTATGTGGATTAAATGGATGTTTTGCATCTAGAAGAAGTATAAGAGTAGAACCGGCAGGCGGTTCTAAGAAAAAAGTAAAGAAAATTTCTAAAAAATCTAAGAAAAATAAAATATAGCTATTTATTATTTTTATTATTATTATTTTATTCTGGATTTTAATTATAGATATATATGCTACGTGAACGTAAAATTATAGGGGTTGGTATGAAATCTGCAATTGTCGAACCACCTTACAACTGTATTACAAGCGTTCCTCCTTCAAAATATATATTATTTGATTTTACAGAATATAAACCATCTAAAAGAGATGTTTCAAAAATATCTCATGATAAAAATATTATTCAGAGAGAATATGAAAATCATAAAATTATTAAAGCGAAAATTTTAGATTATAATCGTTACTTTGTCGTAGGATATGGAATTTGTACAGTTTTATTAGATGATATTCCAATTGAAGAAATCGATACAGATTCTTATAGTGTAAAACATATTCCACTTAAAAATAATATTAAAAATAATAGCATTAGAACAAATATTACTAAAAAATTTAACAATATAGATAATAGAGATTATGAACCAATTACTATTAATAGTCCGAATTTCAAATTATACCAATTAATAGAGCCATATGCAGGTGTGTCTTTGACTGATTTTTTATCACGCCAAAAACCAAAATATTCTTATAAAGAAATTTTGCGATTATTATTAAATGTATTTATAGGTATTCAGAAACTTATAGAAGCTGGTCTTATTCATCAAGATTTACATATAGATAATATTGTTATAGGTGAAGACGGAATAGCACGAATAATAGATTTTGATATGATGATAACTGATGAGAGTGATATAACTCATCCCGAAATGCCTAAAGATATAGAAAAGAATAAGATTGATCTCTATTTTATGGCATTAAATCTGCGACAACTTTTAACACTTAAACTTATATCATCAACGACTTCGAAAAAATATAATAATTTTGTAGATACTATTTACAATCATAAAATATCCATAGCAGAAGCTATTGATACTATCGTAGATATAACAAATACACATTCATCTATGCCATCATCTACCAGAGTTAGAACAAATATCAATTCTGTATCGAAGAATAGTAGAAGAAAATCTAATCCTTAAATATATCATTATTACTAAATAATATTGCAAAAATAAGTTTTGTTAATTTTATTATTGATATTTTTATTAATTATTATTTATTATTATTTATTATTATTTATTATTATTTATTATTTTTAAGCAGTTGCGACTGGGGCAACTGGTACAGTCTTCTTGAACAGTGGGGAAAGGAACTTTTGCAGAGAAAAGAATGATACCTCGTCACCCTCCTTGACATTCAGAATCTTGCGCAGTGCCGGGTTAGGCAGAATAATGCGTTTGTTCTCTGGCTTGTTCAGGTTGTGCTCTTTGATGTATGCATTGATTTTACGTGTAACATCAGTGCGAGACATAACCGAACCAGATGGAACATTCAGGAATACACAGAGTTCATCAATGATAGGAGTTGGCTTGGCAAATCCATTTGGGTTTGTGCGAGCATTTGCACGCTTGCGCTCGGTCTTCTCGACACTCTTGCGCATGCGCTCATAATCCTTCTTCAATACTTTCAGCTCAGCAAGCGTCTCCTTGATAATCGCAGAGAGGCTGTTGATTTTCAGTTCAACTTTATCTACCAGAGAAATTTGGACCTCCTCCGCATCAGCAGTGGCATCCTCTTTCTTATCAGCAGCAACAGCCGCAGGGGCAGTCTTCTCAGTCTTGGCAGCAGCAGCGCCTTTAGCAGTCTTGGGCTCAGCTACCTTTTTGGCAGCAGCAGCAGGTGCATCAACAGTCTTTACTGGAGCAGCGGGGGCAGGGGTGGCAACGGCAGCAGGCTTCGCGGATGCAACACGGGGAGCCATTTTTGTTTCTTGGATAACTATTTATATTCTCAAATCCTTAAATACTTTTCGCCCTCAAGAGACAGGGTTCCATCACACCCGCGTTTATTTTCGCAAGAATTTCTTTAACCTCAATAAAATTACGCGGATTTATAATTTTAACAATAATATATAAAGATCCTTTACCAGATAATCCTTCATTTTCTATAACAATCGGCAATTCAATATCTTGATAAGGCGCAATAGTAAATTCCTTTCGCTTACCGTCTAAATAAATTGCCCGTATTTTTTTACCTTTAATATATTCTTCCCATGTAAGAGATATATCATAGAAAATATCCCAACTATCGCCAAAACGCATTAATCTATATATCTTATGTTTTTCTATAGATAAATGTATTGATATATCAATCTCTATTTTCTCATTTACTTTATAATTATTTATTTCAACTATATTACTTTCAAATATATCAGAACTATTAATATTTAAATATATAGGTGTCTTTATTCCTGTTAAAAAAAGCCGCAATTTCCTTGTTTTAGATGTGTGAATATCCTCTAAAGATAACTTCAATTTTATACTGTGTTTCCTTGGCACAGGGCGCGATGATTCTACATCTTTTTTCCCGTCAAATTTAGACTTTGAAACTTTATCTAATATTTCTTTCATACATTCCCATACCTCTGGTGCATTAAAAAAGTTTTCTACTTGTTTCCATATATTCGCTAAATCTGTTTCACTGAAACTTTCATCATTACCGACGCCAACGCCACCCCCAACCCCAAAATACTGATTATTGCGATTTTTATCAATCTGATGATATGCCACAGTTATACTTTTGAAATATTCCTCATTTTTCTTCTTTTCCTCTAGAGTCTTTATTGCAGCACCTTGACCATAACTATGCGCAAATTTATCAGGATGATGTTTCTTAGCTAAATAAAAATATCGAGCCCTCACCTCATTAAATTCTGTATTCTTTGGTAATCCCAATATTTGATATGGATCCATAACTTAAGAAATAAACTTGTCTTTAATATAAAAATAAAATGAATCTTATAAATACATCTACAATATCCATTCCGAATAATACCAATATAAATACCAATATAAATAGTAATATAAATGCTGATATGAATGCAAAAATGGACATGAATATGGGCGCTGACACAGATATGACTATGGACGAATTATGGGTTTACTATTTTGATAATTTTAAAAATGTTTTACACCATCTGCCTTATCATAAAAAAGTAATTGATATGTTTATAAACCAATTGGATACTATTTCAAATACTATTTTATATAGTCATAAAGGTATACCACTTGAATTATTATATTATACTGCGTTTAAAAAGAAATTTGGCAATTATATTATTAATAAATTAGTATGGGATAAAGATGTATTATATAATGAAACGCCCTATTTCTTTGAAATTGATTTGAGTATACCACAACAACCAAAAGATTTAATGAAATTTACAGAACTTATTAAACATATGGTAATGCATCCTTGTATTCATGCAAGAAGACACATTATTATTATTAAACATATTGATTATATTGTAAATAATAATAAATTCTATGATTTTCGTGTACTCTTTGAAAGATATTCCGAAAATGCACTGTTTATATGTACAACCCATTTTTATACTAAATTAGAAATACCTATTCGTAGCCGATTCTTTGGAATAAGAATACCATTATTTACAGTAGACGAATTTATAGCTACATTTAGAGATTTAAATTTAGTATATCATGATACACTTGCCAAAAATCTTTGTCAAGACTTATATTTTGCATTATATATCCACTATTTAATAAAAAATATACCAGAAGTTATAACCGAAGAATTCTGTACATATAATTGCCCTACAATATGTGATTTTCTAAAAAATAAAAAATTAACTATGGAAAATATTAGAGATTTTACACATAAAATTAGTATAAATGATTCATCTATAAAAAATATAACTATGGACCTCATGAAATCTGTTCCTCAAAAATACAGAGCGGAATTTTTATCTCATGCCGCTCATATCGATCATCTATTAGCTTCAACAGATGCTTACAGAAAACCACTCTATATAGAATATTTATTCCATTTAGCTATTTATGGAAATGCGTAAAAATTTGAATTATTTATAGTTGTAAATAGTAAGTATGAATGAATACTTGCAAAATTTTACATCTTATACTAACGGATCTTACGGCAAAATACTCATAAATAAAAATAAAAATCAAATAATAAAACAACTTGAATTGAAATCTATTAATCTTCAAGATGATGATAAAAACCGGGACGGGCTGTGCGCAGAAATCCAGACGGATACAGTCATGAATGAAGATAAGGAAAATTTAAATGGATTTGCAATAAGAGAAGCGATTTTTTTAACACTTCTAAAAAACATAGAAGGATGTCCTAAAATTATAAATATTTATGTCGAGGATAATGTATCTATGAATATACTTATGCCTTACTATGGTATTACATTGAATAAATGGATTTTAACAAAACAATATACTCATGCAAATTGTTTACATATTATTTTAACACTTGTCGAGACATTTATATATTTGTTAAGTTATGGTATTCAACATACAGATATAAAACCAACCAATATATTAATAACAAATATAAATACTGCAGTATTAATAGACTTTAATTTATGTTCTATAATCGTGTCTCAATCATTGTGTAAAAATGATTTCCATTGGTCTAAATCAATATGTACTTGGGTATATTCATGCCCGGAAATATGCGAATATGAAGCACCACATGATAACTCTACATCTTGGAGTGTCGGTTTTATTATGGTATATCTATTTACACGCGGATGTCATCCTCAATTAATAGATAATAATACGAATGATATTATAAAATACAATGACCAACATAAATGGTTAGAATATATTAAAAATCTAAAAAAAATATCAAATAAATCATTTCCAGTTCATTTAAAATTGCTTAAATATATACCATTAGAAGTTTATAATTTATATTTAAAATGTTGTAAGTGGAATCCTTGTGATAGAATAAAATTACATGATCTTTATATAAAACTTACACGATATCCAAAAGAAACTCTTGTTTTTAATTTACTCCCATATACTAATATTTCAGATATCACTTTTATACCGTCGCAATGTGAAATACGCGAGAAAGATATTAGAAAAATATATAGTATTTTATCAAATTGCGAAATATTAAATATATTATTTAGAACAATTACACTCTATGACTTATGTATAGAAAAATGTCCAGATATAAATACTACTGAAATACTCATTGGTGTAATTTCAATTGCATATATAATCTGTTATGAAGATTTATCGGAATCTATACTATTACAATTACTATTATCACACTATGAATCTATATATACAGAAAATGATATTTATACAATTATTATAGAAATTGGGAAAAAAATAAATTGGGAGTGTTACTATTTATGTGATTGCTTTGTAAATGATACTACAAGAGAAAAACATAAAATACTTATGGATATATTCATTAATACAAAAGATGCGTATAAAATAAGCGATATTCTTATTTTATACAAAAATAGCATATAAAGATTCAATGCGCCAAATATTTAATGTATTATATTCTTTCAAATATCAATAAAATAATTGATAATTTATATAACAAAAAAGATTCGATATCTTTTAACACTTTTAATAAATTATCACTTTTATTTTATAAAGTTCTTACAAAAACAGTAGCAGAATTAGATAATATATATTTTATAAATATATTAAAACCAGAATTAGAAGAAATAACAAGACGAGAAAAGATGCTAGAAAACGTAATTGCAATATCAGTCGTGAGTGTTGCTCGTTTTATATGCAAAGATGGTGCGGCCTCCTATAAAATGCCAAAAATTGCTTCTGGCGTGTGATATTCTTTGTGATATATTTTTTTGTGATTTTATGTTTTTGTGTTTTTGTGCTTACTTCTTCTCTGGAGTGGAAACGGCATTCTTGCTACCACGCTTAGTCACAGTCTTGTATGACTTGTCATCCTCAGCAGGGGCAGCAGCGGCAGGAGATGGCTTCTTGGAATCTCCCTTAGGAGTATCCAGAGTATCCGGAAGGTGAGACGCGATGTCGTCATCGGTCTCATCCTCTTTCCACTCGTGATTCTTGGTAGGCCCCCAGTAGACCTCAATCACATTGAGGTTCTTGGCAGGAGCCCAGCAGGCGAAGCACATCTCACCGAGTTCGTTAATGAACTCCTGCAGAAGATCCTGGAAAACTTTGGTCTGCATTACCTTGTAAATCTTGTGCAGATAGATTCCAGGCTTCCTGTCAAAGCCCTGAGTGCGAATGACCTTGCCATCCTTGACGTAGAAGTACTCATCGAACTTGTACTCCAGGATATTGGCATTGTTCGCGCCAATCACAGCGCGCTTCTCGATCTTCCCTACTGCACCTACCTTGATCTCGGTTTCAAAGAACAACTTGATATCCTTGTTGTTCTTCTCATCCTTCCACGCCTCGTCGTTTCCATTCTCCGAACGCTTCTCGCGAGCATCCAGCGCAATCTTGCGCATCTTCTCAGCAATAGTGATTTTCTCATCCACAACAATCATATCCAGAGATAGACCAGCAGAGGTAGAAGCAGAGGTAGAAGCAGAGGTAGAAGCAGAGGTAGAAGCAGAGGTAGAAGCCATTTGTACGTTCGTGATAGTTTCTTTGTTTGGTTTTATTATTTTTTTTAAATGTAAATCAAATTTTTTAAAAATCCATATAATTTTTTTACAAATTCCGTTTATTATTTTTATACATTGATATCCACCGCAAAATATTCTTTTAACTTTTCAAATGTAATATTCTCGAATCCTTTGCCTTTACAAAATAAAATAATTTCTGCATTTGTAGCTATATTCCATTTACTTCTTACTGTCTTTCTAATATAAAAATGTTCATTATAATATCGTATTTTATTTAATAATACCCCGATTTTTTCTCTATTTTTTGTTTCTATGTTATGTATATCCAGTTTACTTCCTTCTGATGTCTCTTTATAACCATTTATCTCAAGTGATCCATGATGTATCTTATTATGACATGCTTCACATACTGTAATTAAATTGAATTCTTTATTTTTATGATAATGTTCTATAAAACCATTTGCATCTGCTAACATTTGTGGTTTAATATGATGTGTTTCAGTTGCATTTGATTCTTCACATATCTTACACTCTCCGATCCTTACATCACAATTATAATTAGATTGTTTTATAGCTACAAATTCAGGAGAAATTCCCATGACTTCACATCGAATTTCATGCGCTAATTTTAAAAAATCACTTTTCAATCCGAGACCCTTACACACCTCCAAACCATACATTTCACTTCCTATACCTTTTCGCAATTTCCTGTCAAAAATAAGTAGACCATTTTCGGGATTCACTTCAACATGCATGTGTGCAATATATATTTTTTCACAATTCTTAATAATTCCCAATTTTCCTAAATCATGTAAATGTGTCGCAAATATAAACGTTGATTCCTGTTTTATAAGTGTCTGTATTCCTGCAGCAACAATAGCAAGAGCAGATATTGCCTCCGTCCCAGAACAAAGTTCATCACCTAATACAAGACTATTTGCATCCGCTCTCTGTAATATAGTCTTTAATTCTAACATTTCAATAGTAAAACTACTCCATCCTCTATATATATTATCAATACCCGCAATACGAGTAAATATATGATTATATGGTTTATATTTAAAATTATCTGCTGCAACAAACATACCAGCCTGAGCCATTATAATATTTAAACCAATTGCTTTCATAAAAGAACTCTTACCAGATGAATTCATACCAAACAATAAAAGACCTTTATTATCACGACCCAAACATATATCATTCGGTACATACTTATATTTTGTATTTATAATTTCAATAATAGGATGACGCAAATTCTTTGCATCTAAATAAGAATCCGCACCAGCACTAGAATCACCTTCGGAACAAAGTATGGGACATTTATAGTTATAATCAATGGCATTGCGGGCTGATGTGCAGATAATGTCTAATTCAGAAACATCCAGGACAAGTTTAAGAATTTTATCTTTATTTTTTTCTACAAATGTAGCTATAAATTCACGATATTGTTTTGTCACAAGTGTTGATAAATAAAGAGATTTTTTTATAATATCATCAGAAACCGCCTGTATACGACTACTTGTTACTCTTACCATTGAACTCGTTTGACTCACCAGTTTTGCTTTATATTGGTCGGATTTTCCATTAACAGTGTTAGCACTTTTAGCGGCGTGAGCGGCATTAGCGGCAGACCAAGTATCCCAACGTTTCTTTGTCATGAGAAGACTATATCCATCACGCTCATTGTATTCTACCTTTGCACCCTCTTCAAATAAATCCGCTGTTTTTTCTAAAATATTCATGCCAGATATATATTCTTTATCTATTTCATCTATCTCTTTATAGATTCCCGTCTTAAATATATTACCTTTAATTTCATTTATATTATATTTAGAAGCCTCATCTATTTCAATTGTATCAACATACTCCTTTATTATTTCTTTTATATAAATTGTACTATCACTTTTATTTGTATATAAGGTAAATGCATTTATTATACTCTCGAGAGAATTATGGAATCCGCACCATTCTGCGGGGTTAAAACGACCCATAATCATACGTCTTATCATACGTTCAATATCAAGAACAGTTTTCAAAATTGCATGAATTTTATAAGAGTTATCAGAATCAATCATATTTTGAATTTTCGCATATCTCTCTTTTAATGTTGATACATTATTTAAAGGCTGCAAAAGTTGTTCTCGAAACCTCCGCATTGCAAATGCTGTTGAACATCTGTTTAAAATACTCAAAAGTGGTTTTTCGCCATTATTATTTGTAGTCGATATTAATTGCAGCTGTATTGCACTATTATATTCAAGTGTACAATGACCCTCAAACTTCAAATGGTCGGGATATATGAGATTTTTAATGATATTTTCGCTATGTTCATATCCAAATTGTATCATATAAACAAATGCGAGACGTGCATTCTCATAATTCTCGATGGAAAGTGCTTCCAAACCCTTTAATATGCCAAAATGGGAATATGCTTTTTGCAATATCTCATTCTGATATGATATTTTTTCATAATGAGAGATATTAAGGTCCCATAGTAAATGGTAAGAACGCCCGGAATCCATTTTAACACCAATAGTATCCTCTATTTTTGCTCGTTCGTCGGGTGTTAAATTGTTTCCAATAAAAACTATTTCAGAAGGTTGATACATTTGGAAACAGCGTGTAAATTCATCAATAGCAGAACTCGTGCCGCACATAACTTCATACACCCACGTGCGCCCAGTTGATACATCTACGCCAGCGATGCCTAAAGAAAAAAATCGTGTACCTATAACATCCTTGTAAATATCCCAAACAGTTACCATTAAATAATTACCATCAATTGTGTTCACAGAAACTTGCATAGATGGACTCAATATCTGCGTTAATTTCCTCTCTGGATTCGGAGGAGGCGTCACTTGTTCAATTAATACAACAGTATACCCATTATTTAATAATGTCTGAGAATGTTTCGTTAATGCATAACTTGGAAAGCCAGCCATTAAATGATTCTTATGAGTTATCTCCAAAATAGTCTTGTTTTTTCGTGATACCTGGAAATTACATAAATCTGCAATCGCATATATATCAGACGCACCTTCGTCTTGTGTATCGTTCTTTATTGCATAAATTTCAAAAAATGAACCAACCTCTATCAATACAACCGTCCTCTCGCCATATATTTTCTTATATTTATTTGTATATTCAATATAATCGTCTATTATTACCATTATGGTAACGCTTTTATTTCTAAAATACGCAAATCCTTAAATACTAGTAGGGCTGTTAGGACTATTAGGGCTGTTAGGACTATTAGGGCTGTTAGGGGGTGTATTATTGGTATTAAGTAAAACAACAGAAGGGTTTATTTGATTTATTCGTTAATTTATTATTTGATTTATTCGTTAATTTATTATTTAATTTGTTATTTGGTAAAAGGCGAGTACGTATAGCTACATCTTGAAGAACGGTTTTTTGTTTATCCTCAAGAACAATAGAAGTTACACGGTTATTTCTAAACAGTTTTGTTTTAGATGAATCGTCGTCAAAGACACCGAAACTGTCTTTATCTAATAGTATATCAGCTATTTCTACTTTATCTTGCGAAGATAAATCTAAATATTTTAAGAGTTGAGTTGCAGATGGACGTTTTTGAGCATCGTGAGATAATGTTATTAGAATAAATTTAAGAGTAAATGCAGATATTCCTAAATTTAATGTAAATTTGGGAGCTAAATTACATATTCTATATTCTATTCGTGATGTATTAATATCAAAAAATGGTGATGTTCCATAAATAAGTTCATATGCAAGACATCCTATTGCCCAAATATCCACTTTCTCATTATATGGCATTTTATATTTTTCATTATTTAATCTTATAATTTCTGGTGCCATAAATTCAAGTGTACCAACTCTTCCAATAGGTAAAATATGATTCTGATTAATTGCTAGTCCGAAATCACATAATTTTATTTTATAATCTTTTGAAAGTAAAATATTCTCTGGTTTGATATCTCTATGTACTACACCTATCTCGTGTATATATTCCACTGCTAAAAGAAGTTGTTGTATAATATTATGTATCACATATATTTCTGGAAGACGATTATTATGAAATTTACACACAAGATCACATAAATCCCCTCTTTCAGCATATTCTTGATAAAAACATATATAACAATCATCAGAATAATGAGATATATATTTAATGATATTTTCATGAGACAATTTCGATAATATCTTTATCTCATTATTTGCATATATTGTTTGGTTGTAATCTAAATATTCTTTTATATATTTTTTCAATACGTATTTTATACCTGTTTGTGTTTGCGTACATATATATAAACGTGTTGTATTTCCTGCATATATCCTTATATAATCAGAGTAACGAGCAGCAGGAGCAGCGGCGGCAGTGGTGGTGGTGGCGACAGTGGTGGCGGCGAGGGGAGCGGGCGGCGCGGCAGGTACTTTTTGAGGGTGAAACACCGGTGTTCCTTGTTGCATCCTAAATAGAAGAGACTTTATATTTTCGGAAATAAACGCATATGTAAAAATACTATCTAAAGAATAATAAATAGTATAATTAAATATAATGCAGTGTCCAGTATGTAATATACAATTAGATCTAGATGACGCAGTTACACATATTATTACAGAACATCAACTGTTTATGGTAACATATCTGTCGATGTATAATATTATTGACAACCTTGACGGTGGCGACGCCGCTCTTGACGCTAGTGGCACTGGCCTGGATGCTTCTTCAATGACTTATAATGAAAATAACGATTATGAATATCTATCAGAATTATGTGAAAGAATGGGAAACCACACTATTGGTCTATCAAAAGAAGATATTGATGAACATGCTCCAATTACTTTAATTGACTCTGATAAAAAAGAAAATTGCCCAATATGTTTAGAATCTATTTCTACAAAAATATATTTAAGAAGACTTAAAATATGTAAACACTTATATTGCGCTGAATGTATTGAAAAATGGTTTGAATCTAAGCATACATGCCCTGTTTGTAAATATGAAATTGAAGTGTCAACAGCGAAATCTTCAGCAACAAAAGTTATTGTAAGTGATGTAAGAAATGTAAGTGATGTAAGAAATGTAAGTGATGTAAGAAATGTAAGTGATGTAAGTGATGTAAGCGATGCAACCGATGTAAATTCTGTGGATTAGTTTTATTTGTTTATAATTTATAATTTATCAATAATACTTTCGACATCTTTTTTATCGGCGGATTCATCGTAGAAAATAACATTATCATCGCCTTCTTCTTGATCCCCACATCCTCCTATGCCTCCACTCGTAGTTGTCCATGCCTTTAAAATAGGAGGCGGTATTGTACTCTTTTTGGAATGTATAATTGAACTCGCTTCCTCTCTCGTATATTTATGTATAACATCAACTTTGTCCTCCTCAAAATCACGACGCGATATTATTATTAAATCCCCCTTTTCTATTAATACTTTATGCGTACTTTTACGCATATTTCCACGTATCCTTGCAACGCGCGCTATTTCATCTGTACACATAACACGAAGACGCCCGTTTCCTAATAAATCTTGAACAATCGCATATTCTTGACCATCTTCATCAGGCTCAATCACACTACGGTTTTTATCATCGCGATTTGTGCGTTTCTTGCCATTCTTTATTCTACTCTGGTACATTTCTATTTATATATTGGTTATATTGTATACACTTTAAGTAATTTTATAATAATTTTATAATAATTTTATAATAATTTTATACTTTAGGAATAACTATATTATCATAATAAAATGATAATTTAGCCTTAATAAATTTACTAAATAATACATATGTAAATGTAAAAACAGTCGCCGAATTTAATTCTTTTACTTTTTTATGTTCAAATCCATGGAACCCATCAAGTGGGAAAGGAATAAAACCGACAACATTACGAACAAAATATATTAATACACCATATAACCATACTGTCAGTATTAATTCAATTGTTAATCTTAATTTCGATTTTTTACCCTCTTTTTTTGCATCAAATTCTCCCATTATTTTATCAGTTAATATCGCAAAAGTAATAGATAACGCTATATACATAATTGTTATATAGCCAATATCAAAAATTTTAATACTTCTCATCAATATATCATGAGAAAGTGTCTCGTCACTATTACTATTATCTAAAGATATTGGTGTTTTTGTATTTTTTGCCATTTTCTATTATTATATATATCTATTATTAAATATTATTATATATCTATACAATAATTCTTCCAGCAACACCCATTGTCAACAATTCTTGTAGAAGGAGTTTCATAGAATATGGCATTCTTACTTGATTAATATCCGCGTTATTCTTACAATTATTACATTTGTAAATATTCTTCTCCGGATTCGCCGTAGCTATTAAACCACATTTGCGACATATAAATACCCTGAAATTATCCGATACATCAAGCATTCTTTCTTTCAAAAATGATGCCGCTCCATGTGCTACAATCGCATCACGTTCCATTTCGCCAAATCTCAGTCCACCTGCGCGAGCACGCCCCTCCGCCGGTTGACGTGTTAACATTACAATAGGTCCATTGCTTCCCCTTACATGTTGTTTGTCTGCAACCATGTGCTTGAGTCTCTGATAATATGTCGGTCCGATAAATATCTCAGTTTGTATCTGCTCGCCAGTTCTTCCGTTATACAGTATTTCATTTCCATATCTCTCATATCCTGATGTCTCTAGAACAGATGCTATACTCTCTACCGAACAATCTGTAAATGGCGTAGAATCTCCTCGAGCACCTATATGACAACATGCCTTACCCATAATACATTCCATCAATTGCCCCATTGTCATACGTGAAGGAATTGCATGAGGATTCATAATGATATCTGGAGTTATGCCATTCCGCGAAAAAGGCATGTCCGCCTGATGATATACCATTCCAACGCAACCCTTCTGAGCGCTCCTACTTTGTCCTGACCATATCGTGAGTCCATTTCTGCGAACATATATAATTCCCTCACCTAACGGAACTGTGCAACAGTATACTTTATCGTCGAAATCAACCCATTTATCCATAAACTTATGACCTCCGAGATTAAGCCATTTATTAACAATTGGTTCATTTTGTTTTGTAATAATTGTCAATACCCAGTAATCTGCATTAGTTTTACAAGCAGTTCCATCTTTCTTAAATAAATGATTACATTCTGTTCCTTTTTCAGACTTTAATTTTTTATTACAAGAATACCCTGCATGAAGACACAGTCTTTGAAAATCATCCGCGAGTCCCGTAGATGATGTATAATATCTCCATGTTCCGTTTTCCATTTGTCCACCATCTCCAAGACACATTGCATATACTAGTTTTTGTGATTGTTCAAGATTAAGCCAATAAGTCCATTCATTCAATCGCTTTGTAATCGCAATATGACCTCTGCCAATAAAACGAACTGCATGAGTACACCATAAATTCCATTGAACTCTTTCACCTTTTGACATATTTTTTGTCATTTTCAAACCACATTTTGCTATTGCTTCATTAAGTGCTTTCTGAACACGTGGTTTATTTGCTGCATATACAATACTATAAGGTGCAACTGACCCTTCTGCAACATATATTCCATATAGTGTAATCCAGGAATCAATATCAATTTCTATTTCAGGTTGCTCTTTTCCATTTCCATCTGTGTATTCTTCAAATCTGAATTTTGTGACACTATCGTTTTCAACTACAAGATTCCATGGTAAATCTGGCGAATCATAATCTGGTTGCCAATTATCAGTATTTTTTTTATATTTCTTTCGCATATTAAATATATCTTCCGCTTTCTCAATTTTATATTTAGCATTAACCCAATGTGATTTAATATACATACGATGATTTGGTGTAACAAGCAAACTTACATGGTTACTTTCAACAGAATACATTTTACCTTTATAATGATATGATTGCAATTCTGATGGTTTTTGATATACAAGAGCATTATCTACCATTGAAGCAACTTTGTGATCCAGTGTTAATTCACTAATTCCTACCCAGCCCAAAGTGGTAAGGATTTCGTGGTTTTTTTGAAAACATGCAACTTTGTCCCCGACGACAACTTTCCTATATTTCCTCAACCTTACCTTACAGAATTTATATCCTTCTCCATTTATTCCTGTATAATTATGGTCCACATTTCCCTCGTCATTCCCTTTTACTTGCAGACTTGTATCACGCGCATGTGTAACTCCATGAGATTTATAAGGCATTATTTTTCCAACCAATATATCATTCGGTGTTATAGATGTATTTTTTGGAATAAATCCGTCTTCGCCCAATTTATCATAATTATATGGTTTCACACGACCCGTCTCCTCTACAATAGGCTTTGTAAATACTTCTTCTTCACCTGTACTGTGATTTTTACTACACTGGTCACGATATGACTTGAAATATGTACTTGTAAATAATCCACGGTCCAATGAAGATTGATTTATCATTACAGAATCCTCCTGATTAAATCCAGTATGTGTCATAATAGCTACAACCGCATTTATACCATAAGGCATCTCGTCAGAATATGTATATCTCGAAAGCATCGTTCTTACAAGCGGTTTTTGAGGATAATGAAGAACGTGCGCCATTGTATCAAGCCGTTCATTGAAATTACTCATATATATTCCAACAGCCTGCTTCCCCATAGCACTATTCGATACCGCAAAACCATCTCCGCCAATAAACGAATGGTTATCACTTTCTACCGTAATGTCTGATATCATAATATTACGCATTTGCACCGTCTCTCCAATAGGAATGAACATCAAACTTCCTTTTAATTCAATAATAGATACCCACTGATCTAATGTCATTGCCATTTTAGTATCATTTCTATTATGCTTATTATCCTCATGTATCTTTTTCACATACCTATAATACTCTGCCTCAACAGCAATCTTCAATGTCGCCTGATGATTATAAGAATATGTGAAATTCTCTATAAAATATTCCGCATCGGTCAGTCCCGCATTTTTCGGAAAATATTTATTTACCATCTCATGTATATATTCTGATTGTTCATTTAAGGTAGTAGTGGTATTCGTATTATTCGTGGTATTCGTATTATTCGTATTATTACTGTAAAACCCACTGATATACTCTCTCTTAATAAGCAGAGTTCCATTCTCAATCCATATTGGTATGTGCGGTCGTACTCTTGTTATCAATATATTCATAAATCGTATAAATCCATGATCACGATGACCATCAGCAAATCCAATGTATCGAATGTCATCGTCATATTTCTCCATATCTTGAACCGTCTTAAATTGCAACTCCTTGTTTCCCATAATAAATCCAAGAATTCTGGCAATAATCGGTAATTTAATATCAGAAGCATTCAATAAATATAATCCAATTGATTGCAAATAATCTATCTCATTGTTATCTTGTACAGGACTATCCATAATAGTTACTTGCACTGTGGTATCAGTGTTATTTATATCCATAATGATATTTTTTGGACGAGGATAAATACCCACTTTCGTATTTTTCTGAAACCCATAAACATCACGCCATCCCTGATTTGTTATAAATTTATGGTCCTGAGTTGCCACTATAGCACGACCACTCAATGTATAAATACGATACACTGGTTTCATCGCCGGTCTGACATATTGATGAATTACTTTTGTATTTGAACTAATCATAGTAATCGGGTCAAAGCATATTACTTGGTCTCCAATTGTTATATTTTTAATAGGCTTTACACTTCCATTGACACATAGAACCGGCTCTTCTACCCAAAGACATTGATAACAATTACGCGGCGCCTGATTATGATCCATAAAGGGAATATTACCAGCAAGAACACCATTAATTAATGATGGATGTATCTCACAATGCGTGAATTTTGGAGGCATCGAAGTTCCCTTTATTCCACGATTCAAATCATTTGGAACCATCGCAATCATCGCTTTGTCAATCTCATCAACATCTAAATATTCAATAAACCCCTCCATCGTATCATCAACCAATGGCGATATAAATTTCTGAAATGTCCTGTCTTTCGTAAATTCTGTAAATGATACATTCTTCTCAATCAACTGCTGGCTTAATTGAAGAATACCAGTATCCGTATTTACTATATACAAAGGCCGAGACATTCTTCCCGCTTCTGTACTCATAGAAATGACCCCATAACGCACATCCCATGCAATAGATGTCATTGGAGGTATCGACCCATATCTTTTTAAATGACGCATATTATTATAAAATTCAACAGGATTATCATGATATCCAACAATGTCGCCATTTATTATAACTGTTACTGTATCGTCACTTCCCATTCTCTTCAAATACGCAATACTATCCGTAACACTGTCATTATACATCTTTGTACCAAGTTCTTCTATCACTTTTCTTACATAAATACTTGAAATGCTTACCGTAATGTGAGTGCTGAGTGCCATATTTTTCACAAGACCGACAGCTGCGCCCTCCGGAGTATTGTGTACGGTCGACATGTCTCCGAGAAGAAATCTCCCACTGCCTTCGACTTGCCATCCAACGAATTCTTGCACATCTTTTTTAACAAGTTCGAAAGAACTTTGCAAATAACTGGAACATTTCTTAATTGATGTAGGATTCTCGAATTTATTTAATTTTTTTCTTGGAAGAACAGTTGGTATCTCATATAAGTATTTTCCGGTAATTGTCAATTCTTTATAAGGCTTCTGACGTTTTTCGCCATTTACAGTATAAGAACATATGCCATCATTAAGATGACACGAAAATCCTAAACTTCTTGCTAAGAATTCGGTATCATAAATGATTTTATAATTAGGTTCTCCTTGACATATACGAATTTCATGTCCATTTGCTCTTACACTTCCATCCGTATCAACTAAACCAGCAAGTACACACAGCCGTGTTTTACGGTCATTTACCAAGTAATCCATAGGGATATGTTTATTTTTTACTAAACCATATTTTGCCAGTAATTTTTTTAATGGTGCTTTTTCAGTTTTATTAGGAGCAATTCCCTTCTGTGTATTATTTATTGTAGAACTAATATAATATTGATATTTAATACTATGTTTTATTGTAGCATCATTATCTACACCCCATTCAATCCATTTATCCATTAATTCTTTATCAGCTGTAGCAAATCCATAACCACATGATAATCCATCTCCTAACCACATACCAAGTATATATGGATCAAGTGCGACTTCTTTTGTTTCCCATTGAATTCCAGGGCATTTGAATGTATACAGTTGTTTTTGAACGCTCACCGGCAAAGATAGATATTTCTCAATAGTAATATCAATTACATCATCAATTTTGGATGAAAAATTCTCTAATTCTTCTTTTGTTTCAAAGGATTTAGAAGTGTATTTTAACTGTTTCTCATCAAACCATCTAAATGTGAATTTTTTATTTGCTTTTGATTTACTCGGATTACTTGGATTACTTGTATGATTTCTCGCTTTCAAAGTTAGAATATGATTATCAGTTACTGTATATCTCATGAAATTCTTTTTCGTTGGAATAATGTCATACATAGTTTTATATCCCGAACAGGTACTTTTAACCCGAATACTTTTACCATTATCATCAATGAGATAATCGCCTACAATGATATCTTTTGCTTTTTTTATTATTCCAGACCACAGTAGTATAGGAGTATCTGGTGCAAAACATTCATTTGGGCATATCACACCAAACTGTGAGTTCTCAAGTTTCCTGGGCTGCACAAGTTTTCCATTTTTCTCCATTGGTGTATTAATACGACGCAAATGTGATAGAGAACTCAGATATGACATACGATTATACATCTGTGCGACACCTTGGCGAATATTCTGAAAACTTCCTATGCTCTTTATTCCCCAATTACCAGTTGATAGAGCATAACGAAGTCCAGTCTCTATTACATTTTGCTTGAAAAATCTGTGAACATTATTTGATGTAATAAGTTGCAATGGAACATTTGGATTCGCTCTCCATAAATTCAACTCGCGAACTATGAGACTGCGAACCTCCTTTATCATTTTTCCATAACATTGACGAAATAAATTACTATATAATATTCCAGGAGTATCGATACGTTTATGCAAATAAGAATCACGATTGTCATATTCCATATATCCCATGTAAATCATTAGCAATTTCTTTACCATTGAACCAAGATAGAGTGCCTTTTTACGAAACACACCACCAACATGCGACAAGAAATCGTTTTTAATAGTATTCTTCAAAATCGCAATAGCCCGCTCAGGTTGTTCGAGATATTCTTTTGGTGTACCAGTTGTACCAAGCACTTTCAGAAGATAATTAAGTGCATCTATTTGTGTATGAATATCACATGCATCTTCAGCACATGCCGCCAATTGCGCTGAAATTCGCTGATGCTTCTTTGAATCAATATCCAATAAAATATGCGCATATATTTCTTTATCAGATTCTATGCCAAGTGCGCGAAACATTACAAACAATGGTATCTCGGAACGCATAAATGATGCATTCAATTTAATTACGTTTCCCATATGATTCGATTTTCCCGATAAATGCAAACTCGTTGTCTTCGGAGGCAGAAACATACCATCGGGCATAGAACGAATCTCCGCAAATAACCCATCACCATTTCCATTCGGCTGAAATATCAATGTCTTATTTTCACTAATGCGGTCCTGACATATAATGACTTTTTCGTTACCATTTACTATGAAATATCCACCGAAATCGTATCTGCATTCTCCAGTGGTAACATCGGGCATTTGTGTAAGTATACACGCCTTTGAACGAACCATAATTGGCAGTTTTCCTATGCAAACATTCGGAATGCTCGTTTCCTTGTGTTCAATAACTCCGTCATCATTTATGATATCTGTAATTACATTTACATCAACATAGAGATTTGATGAATATGTCAAATTATTTACACGAGCTAAGTTTGGTGTCATTAACATTTGTGAACCATCTGTTGTTTGATACACAGGTTTGGTTAAAGATGGTTGCATCACATTGAGATTAATCTTATACTTAAAATCTTTCAATTCCTGTGAATAATTATGATATACCTGTATCGAATTAAATCCCTGAATTATCTGTATTAATTTTTTATCAAGAAATTCATTCATACTTTCAATTTGATGTCTTACCAATGTATTTGCCGAATCAGGCCCTCCACTCTGATAAAAGAATTTATCGAGAATATCATCAGTCGGTAAATCATCGGGTTGATTCATAAATCGTAATTCGAGATTAGAAATCGTACGTAAACTTATAATACTAGATATGTAAAATATTTAAAAATCAAATTTTTAAGTAGATTTTTCCGTGCCCTTACGATAAAAAAATATGCATATAATGAGTAAGTGTAACAATTATATAAAATGTTAGTATTTGATACATCACCGGATGATCCTTCATTTATAGTCGTAGGGTCAAATATAAGCAAAGTTGCAGAATTTGGCTCTACATTAGATAATACATATATTTCATTATATGCAAACGACCCATTAAGTAATGTAGGATATATAATCGGTACATCAAACCAAAACCTCGCAAATCCAGTGTTTTCTATTGGAATGATTAATACGAATACAAATGCTATCTATCCCGATTTTACTATTTCAAACCATTTTATTGGTATAAATAATACAACACCTCAATATACTCTTGATACATCTGGAAATATTAATCTTTCAGGGAATATTTATAATAATGCGCTACAAACCGGATACTGGTATAATCCAAATAACTATTTGTATGTACCAAATTCGAATGTAGGCATCGGTACTTCGAGTTCTCAATACAAATTCCATGTCGTCGGAAGTACATACATTACAGGAAGTATTTATGCATCGAATCTAAAACCTTCTGCTTTTATCGATACTACAATCGCTACCAATATTTCAAGTGGTACGCTCCCTTTAACAGTTCTGCCTACTACAAATGTTACGAGTCCTGCAAGTACATATGGTTCTGGTACTCAAGTAGCACAAATAACAACTGACATATATGGACGTGTTGTTCAAGCACAAAATGTACCTATTTATATTACTCAATCACAAATTTTAGGATTAACTTCCAATGGTCTAACACCTGCAGCTATTTATGGTAATTATTCTAACTTAGTAAATATACCTTTCTATTATGATGCAAATAATACAACATATTATTTAGGTTCCGGAAACATAGGTATCGGTACAACAAATGCTAATTTAGGTAAATTACAAGTTCAAGGGGATGGATATTTTAATGGTACTTTATTTGCATCTAATTTAAATATTATAGGTGAATTGACAACTATAAATGTTGCTACAAGTAATAGTACTCAACTTGATGTTATTAATAGCGGACCTGGACCTGCTTTAAAAGTTGTGCAAAAAGACGGAAGTACAGTTTCACAATTTTACAATAATACCGGACCTGTATTCACTATTGCAGGGAGTGGGAGTATCGGAATAGGCAGCAGCATTCCCACTGTTCCCCTAGATATCGTAGGAAATGTGAAAATATCAGGTGGTACAATAAGCGGAGGTGGTCTTGTACAATCTGCATTTACAGATACCACGAATGCTACAAATATTACATCAGGAACACTATCTGCTTCGAGATTGCCAAATACAACTGTTACTTCCGGAAATTATGGAACCGCAAATTCGAATGTTATTTTAAATATCGATAGTACTGGTCGCATACTATCTGCCGTAAACTATAATATACAAATTGCACCCGGTCAAGTAACTGGTCTCTCTACCGTTGCAACATCTGGAAATTATAATGATCTTATTAATAAAACTTTTATTTTAAATGGTACTGCAGCCTATTATTCCGGAGGAAATATCGGTATTTCAACAAATACACCCGATTCTTTATTAACAATTGGCGGAGGAGTAACAGATACAACAAGTACTCTTAAAATAAACGTATCTGATTCAAGTGTTGCAGGCGCAATAACTGATAGAATCTATTTAACATCTCTCGGAGCATCAAATACTAGAATAAGTCATTCAGCTACGAGCAATTTATATATATATGTTGGTCAATCGAATAATACAGGAAATTTTCATCTTATGTCTGGTGCCGTAGGCCTAAATCAATATCAAGACAGAATTACGATTAATAATAATGGATACGTTGGTATTAATAATTCAACACCAAATTATACATTAGATTTAGTAGGTAATTTTAATTTAAGTGGAAGTTTTTATAATGGTGGTAACAGCATTGCTACTGCAGGTAAAATTGTTGCATCTGCATTACCCACAACAACAGTCGTCGCAGGAAGTTATGGTCTCGCTTCTTCAAATACATCTATAATTGTCGATAGCACAGGACGTATTGTAAGTGCATCGAATATTGGTATTATCTTACCAGTTGGCCAAGTGACTGGTCTTGCCCCTTCAGCAACTATAGATACGACAAATGCAGGAAATATTACAACCGGTACACTGTCGAGTGCGCAATTCCCGACAACAACCGTCATTGCAGGAGGATATGGCGCATCTGCTTCTAATATCAGTATAGCAGTGGATGCTACAGGTCGTATTGTAAGTGCTTCAAATATTGGTATTATCCTGCCAGTTAGTCAAGTGACAGGACTCGCACCATCAGCAACCATAGATACTACAAATGCTGCAAATATTTCGAGTGGAACACTGTCTGCTTCGCGATTACCTGGTACAACTGTCACAGCAGGAAATTATGGTCTTGCTGCTTCTAATATAACTATATCTGTAGATACAACTGGTCGCATAACAAGCGCTACAAATATAGCTATTATCCTACCAGTTGGACAGGTTACAGGACTTGCACCATCTGCAACCATAGATACTACAAATGCGGCAAATATTACAAGCGGCACGCTGTTAAGTGCGCGATTACCTAGTACAACCGTCACTGCAGGAGGATATAGCGCTGCCGCTTCAAATGTAGCTATTTATGTAGATAGCACTGGACGTATCCTAAGTGCTTCGAATATTGGTATTGTGCTGCCAGTTGGCCAAGTGACAGGACTTGCACCATCTGCAACCATAGATACTACAAATGCAGGAAATATTGCGAGTGGGACACTGTTAAGTGCGCGATTCCCGACGACAACTGTGACTGCTGGAGGATATGGCGCAGCTGCTTCTAATATCAGTATAGCAGTGGATGCTACAGGTCGTATCGTAAGTGCTTCAAATATAGGTATTGTGCTTCCAGTTGGACAGGTTACAGGACTTGCACCTTCGGCAACCATAGATACTACAAATGCTGCAAATATCTCAAGTGGGACACTGTTAAGTGCGCGATTCCCGACGACAACCGTTGTTGCAGGTGGATATAGCGCTGCCTCTTCAAATGTAGCTATTTATATAGATAGCACAGGACGTATTCTAAGTGCATCGAATGTAGGTATTGTGCTGCCAGTTGGCCAGGTGACTGGTCTTGCACCATCTGCAACCATAGATACTACAAATGCTGCAAATATTGCGAGTGGGACTCTTTCTGCTGGGCGATTACCAACGACAACTGTTGTTGCAGGTGGATATGGCGCAGCGGCTTCTAATATAACTATAAATGTTGATAGCACCGGTCGTATAACAAGCGCTACAAATGTTGGTATTATCCTACCAGTTGGACAAGTGACTGGTCTTGCACCTTCGGCAACCATAGATACAACAAATGCTGCAAATATTGCGAGTGGGACTCTTTCTGCTGGGCGATTACCAACGACAACCGTCGTTGCAGGTGGATATGGCGCAGCGGCTTCTAATATAACTATAAATGTTGATAGCACCGGTCGCATAACAAGCGCTACAAATATTGGTATTATCCTACCAGTTGGACAAGTGACTGGTCTTGCACCTTCGGCAACCATAGATACAACAAATGCTGCAAATATTGGAAGTGGCACACTACCTTTAGGAAGATTACCCACTACAAATATATCTACATATGGTGGTCCTTATGGTTCTGCGACTCAATCTTCTGTAGTTACTACTGATGCATATGGTCGCGTCACTGCTGTTTCTTCAACAAATATTTCAATTACATCAAATGCAGTTTCAGGATTATCAAAAGTTGCCGGCACTGGTGTTTATAATGACCTTATAAATGCTGCATTTACATATTCTCCGACTGGAACTACATATTATAACGGGACAGGCAATGTTGGTATTGGAACACAAACTGCTGTTTCGGCATTACATGTTATGGGAGATATATTAGCTTCGGGTAAACTTGTAGCATCTAATTTAATTATATTAGGAGAATTAACAACCGTAAATACTACGACAAGTAATAGTACTCAACTCGATGTTATAAATAATGGCACAGGTCCAGCCTTAAAAGTCGCACAAAATACACCAGATACTGTGGCAGAATTCTATAATAATGGTAGCATTGCAATGCAAATTTCTGCAAGCGGCAATATTGGTATAGGTACAAAGAATGCAACGTCAACATTATACGTCCAGGGAACAACAACAATAACTGGAAATATAAGTGCAGGAAATTTAGTCACTTCTGCATTTACTGATACTACAAATGCGGCAAATATTGGAAGTGGTACACTGTCGAGTGCACGACTCCCTTCTACCACCGTGACTGCAGGTGGATACGGCGCAGCTGCTTCAAATGTAGCTATTTATGTGGATAGCACAGGACGTATATTAAGTGCATCAAACGTAGGTATTATCCTGCCAGTTGGCCAGGTTACAGGACTTGCACCATCTGCGACCATAGATACTACAAATGCTGCAAATATTGCAAGTGGGACTCTTTCTGCTGTGCGATTACCGACAACAACCGTCGTTGCAGGAGGATATGGCGCAGCGGCTTCTAATATCAGTATAAATGTCGATAGCACAGGACGTATCTTAAGTGCATCAAACGTAGGTATTGTGCTACCAGTCGGACAAGTAACAGGACTTGCACCATCGGCAACGATAGATACTACAAATGCGGCAAATATCTCAAGTGGGACACTGTCGAGTGCGCGATTCCCGACAACAACCGTCACTGCAGGAGGATATGGCGCGACTTCTTCAAATGTAGCTATTTATGTTGATGCTTCAGGACGTATTTTAAGTGCATCAAATGTAGCTATTGTGTTACCAGTTGGCCAAGTTACAGGACTTGCACCATCAGCAACGATAGATACTACAAATGCATCGAATATAACAAGTGGTACAATATCATCTAATTTGTTTCCAACTACAGGAGTTAGTGCAGGAGTTTATGGAGATGCTAGTCATATACCTCAAATCAATATTGATGCTACAGGAAGAATTATATCATCTTCAACAAATCAAGTAAGTATAACAACTGGTCAAGTCAGTGGATTATCATATACAGCATTGTCTGCAAATAATCTTGTGAGTCCTCCATCTGCTGGTACATACGGAACAGCTGCCTCTGGATATGTTCCTATAATAACAATTGATGTATATGGACGAGTTACATCTGCATCGAGTGCACTATTAACAGTACCGACTTCGCAATTATATGGATATATTACGCTTTCACAAATATCAGGATTAGCAGCATCAGCAAGTACTGATACAACAAACGCAGCAAATATTACAAGTGGAACATTATCTACAGGACGTTTACCAACAACAACCGTCACTGCAGGAGGATATGGAGGCACCTCTTCAAATGTAGCTATTTATGTTGATGCTACAGGACGCATTTTAAGTGCATCAAATATAGGTATTGTATTACCAGTTGGTCAAGTGACAGGACTCGCTCCTTCGGCTACTATTGATACAACAAATGCGGCTAATATTAAAACTGGTACATTATCCTGTAATTTATTACCAACTACAAATATAAATACATATGGTCAATTTGGTTCTGCTAATCAAGTACCAATAATTACTACTGATAGTTTTGGTCGAGTAGTAAATTTACAAAATCAAACAATAAACTTAACAGTTGCAAATTTACCATCATCTTCTGTAAACGCCGGGACATATGGTTCAAGTACATCTATACCAACTTTTACAGTCGATGGATATGGTCGTATAACTCTTGCATCAAATAATGCTATTGTATTATCTGGTGTAGCCGCATCAGGACAATATAGTAATTTAATGAATATCCCATTTGTATATAATAATACAGGCACAGGTGCTGCAGCATCTAACATATACACACCATCTTATGTATATAATGTCGGAATTGGTATGTCAAACGCAACTGCATATCCATTAGACGTAAATGGAATAGTTCGTGCAACACAATTTATAGGAGACGGCAGTTTACTTACGGGGATTGTAACGAGTGGTGGAGGCGGTGGTAGTGGGGGAGGAAATAGTCAATGGATATCTTCAAATCAATATATATATGTAACAAGTAATGTTGGAATAGGTATAACTATTGTTAGTGCAAATAATGCACTTCAAGTACAAGGAAATGCCTCTATAACATCATTAACAACTTCAAATATAATAACATCAAATATTACAATACTCAGTTCAACTGCATTTCTATCAGGAGATACACAAGTGTATAGGTCAGCATTGCAAACGAATCCTATAAGACAATTTTTTACTGTAGGTGTATCTGGACAATCTAATTTTACATTATCATCACCAACTGTAGGAAGATATACTGCATATGGAAGCAATGTTGAAATATATCAAAATGGTATTAAATTAGGATATCAAGATATCAATAATAATGATTATAGTGTATCTACAATAACAAATTCGGTATCTACAGGATTTAGTGTAACACTTGTAAATGGAGCAAATCTTGGCGATTATATTGATATTACTATATGGCCTCAACTTGTAAGTACAAATCTTATACTTCAACCAGGATATGTATATCAACAGTTCTATGACTTATGGTCTGCTTCAAATAACAATGTATATTATAATAAAGGATATGTGGGTATAGGAACAGCACTTCCATCGTATCCTTTACATGTCGCGGGTAATATATACACCACAAATAGTATTATATCATTTTCAGATATAATTAATAAAACAAATATTGAAACAATACCGAATGCTTTAGATACTGTTAAAAAATTAAGAGGAGTCACATATAATCGCATAGACAGTGGAGAACAACAGATTGGTCTCATTGCACAAGAAGTATTAGAAATAGTACCAGAGGTCGTTTCTAAGACAAAAGATGGCTTGGCCGTTGCCTATGGAAATATTGTTGGTTTATTAATAGAATCTATAAAAGAATTATCAGAAGAAGTAAAAGTATTGCGAAATATTATTCATTCCAATTCCAACTCCAACATAGTAGTTCAATAAATTTATAGACCTTTGATATTTTACAATGGACGATTAAATCCAAAAAAAATATCAAAGTTGCGGTGTTTCTCAACTATTTTTTTGATATGATTATAAGTAAATCACGAATTTCCATTAATAGATTCATATATTTATCATCATCTTTTTTAATAACTTTTTCAGTATTATTTTTGGCATCTTTTTTAATAACTTTTTCAGTATTATTTTTGGCATCTTTTGTTTCTTTAAACTTTTTAAATTCATCAATATCTATATTCATTATATTACAAGCATTTTCAATTGATATATTATCATCTGTATTTATTAAATTTATTGTATGTTGCATTATCCTCATTTTAATACTTATTGAAGTTCTTTTATGAATTTTTGCAATATCATCAATTGGTATTTTATTATTTACTTGTTCCAATAATTCGTCATCTTCTTCTTTTAACCATTTTAATCCAGCTCTTTCAGTATCAGGATTATTTCGTAATTCAAGAATTCTTCCATGAAATGATGTCAATGATGTCATTTATTAATTAATAATGAGCTTATTTTTAAATAAAAATTAAGATACATTTTTAAATTAAAAATTAAGATACATTTTTAAATAAAAAATTAAGATACATTTTTAAATAAAAATTAAGATACATTTTTAAATTAAAAATTAAGATACATTTTTAAATAAAAAATTAAGATACATTTTTAAATAAAAATAAAATAAGAACTATTAATAGATTACTTTGATGTTAAGTAAAAAAGATAAAGACAAGATCTCTATCTGTATAAAAGAGAAAGCTAATTTTGGAAAAATAGATAATAGGAATAAGTTTGATCATCCAGAATTCAATCCGTATGAAACAGCAAATGACATAAGTAAAATAGCGCCAAAATTAAATAAATTACTAGAAACCATAAGAGAGCTAGATGATAAAGATCTAAAAGAAAAAGGTATGTTATTTAAACATTTTATTTATTCGGATATTAAGAATAATTATGGTGTGAAATTAGTTGCGTCTGCGTTAAAATCAAATGGCTATTTTCACGCATATAAGTTAACAAAGACAGCTCGTGGTCAATCTTTTACAATTGATAATAAAACAATAGCAGAAAATAAAAGTAATTGTTTTGCAACTTTAACATCATCAACATTTTTTGATAAAGAAGTTGGTGTAAATTTTCGCAAAGAATTATTGGGGCGTTTTAATGCTCGTCCAGAAAATAATCATGGAGAACAGATACGCATTATCATTCTTGATTCTGGTTTTAGAGAAGGAGTAGATTTATTTGATATTAAATATGTGCATATTTTTGAACCCATATTAACACCATCAGATCAAAAACAGGCTATAGGACGTGCAACAAGATTTTGTGGACAAAAAGGAATTCAATTCAATTCTTTAAGAGGTTGGCCACTAGAAGTGTATCGTTATGAAACAACAATACCAAAAGAAATACGTAAATTTATATTAAAAAACTTACCATATCTAGAACCAGCAAAAACATTCTTTGAATTGTTCTTAAAATATAGCAGCATTGATCCTCGTAAATTAAACTTTGCAAATGAATTAGAGAAAACTGTGATTCTAGGTGCCGTAGATAGATACTTAACAAATAATATACATAACTTCAAGATTGAAACAGATACAGAAGAGTTCTATATTGATAAATTATTTCAAGGAGGTAAACAATTATCAAAATATCAAAGTACACAAAAGATGATTAGAGAAAAGTTTGGAAAATATAAATGGCCACAAACAAAAATAGAGAATGGATGTCTTTCACCATCTGTTGGTAATGTCAAAGGTTCAACAATTGTTGAATTTTCTCCAACACAAGACTTTATACGTAACTATTTTACATCTAAATCATCTCAAAAAGGTATGTTATTGTTTCATGGAGTAGGCGTTGGAAAAACATGTACTGCTATTGCAACAGCATCAACGTCATTTGAGAAAGATAACTATACTATTATATATGTCACTCGTCATACATTAAAAGGAGATGTATGGAAAAATATGTTTGGACAAGTTTGCAGTTTAGTAGTTCAAGATTATATGAAAAAAGGCATGAAAATACCAGAGGCAACCGCTGCAAGAAATCGCTTGATTTCTGATGGTTGGTTTACACCTTTATCATATAAACAATTTAGTAATATGATTGGAGGAAAGAATACTTTATATCAAGATTTAGTTAAACGAAATGGCAAAGAAGATCCACTTCGAAAAACATTAATAATTATAGATGAAGCACATAAGTTATATGCACCAGATGTATCAGGAGCAGAGAAACCAGATATAGATTCGATAAAGAAAATGTTGTTGAATTCATATGAAAAATCAGGTAATGAAAGTGCACGTTTACTTCTTATGACAGCAACACCTTATACAGATGATCCAGTTGACATGATGAAATTGTTAAATTTAATTCGTAAGCCATCAAAACAATTACCAGAAACGTTTGAAGAATTATCAGAAAAATATTTAGATATAAATGGCAAATTTACTGAAAAAGGAAAACTAGAATTTCTAGATGACATTGCAGGTCAAATTAGTTACTTAAATCGTGAAAAAGATATTAGATCTTTTGCATATCCAATATTTCATGATATAAATGTTCCTATGTCTGATTATGAGTTCAAAGATTTAATAAGAGAGCAGTTAAGAATTGAATATCAAGTAAATGACAAACGTACACAACTGAATAGATATAAAACAAAAATTGCAAATGACATAAATGTTTTTGAAGAAACCATTAATAAAGAAGTACTAAAAGAAAAAGATTATTTATCAAAAGAATTAGATAAATGTTTAAATCTTCTTCATGAAAATAGATTGAAGAAAGAAGCTGAGATAAAGGATAAGATAGATAGAAAAAAAGAAGACTGTATTAATGAAAAGAAAGAATGTACTGAACTAATAAAAGATGATTATATTGAAGAAATAGAAGACTTAAAAGATGAATATAAAGATCTTATAAACGATTGTCCAAAGAAAGACAAACAATGTAAGGATAATCTTAAAAAAGAATTAAAAGAAAAGTTAAATGAAGTTAAAGAAAAACAGAAGTTTGATTTGAAAGAAATATGTAATAAACAAGCTAAAAAATGCTTAGATGATTTGAAAGAAGAGTTTAAACTTGAAAAAATACTAATGAAACCAGAGGACAGGACAGAATGTAATAAAATTGAAGAAGAGATTAAAGATGTTAAAAAGATATATAAAGAGCGGTTTGAGAAAGTGAAAGAAGAAGTTAAAAAATCATCAAATATTGAATCTTATATTGAAGAACTGAATGATAAAATAGAAGATTTAAATAAATCAAAGGTTGAATTAAGTAATCAAATATTAAAAGATAAAAGTCAAAGAACCGCATTAGAAACATGTTTGAAAAAAGACAAACTTGTACCAGCGTATAAATTAATGCTTAAGAATGAGATACCAATTACAGAAGACACGGAAACAAAATCTGATTCAATAGATGGTGTAGCTACAATTTTAAAAAATAAGGATGCGAAAAAAATTTATATAATAAGTGGGCATGGAAATGAGAATGTAATAAATTTTGATAAAAGATTTATAATGCCTAAGAATAAAGTATTGATAGTTTTTCCAGTTTGTTCAAAACCAAATTATCTAAATACAGTATGTGATTTCTTTGATGTATTTAATGATAAAAATAATTTAGATTATTTATCTGATCCAATAAAGTATAAAAATTTACTATATAATAAGATAGGACATACTATCCGTGCATATTTACCAGGAGAAAATGTACCAGAAATTACAACAGATCTATTTTTATCATTTGATAAAAGAAAAACAGTCATTGTAAAATCAGGTGTGTATCCGATTGATAATTTTCAACCAATTAACCATGATAAAATTACAATACCATTTCCAGAATATGAATTTAATTTAGGCAACAATAAATGTTTAAAATATAGTGGAATGATTGATTCGCCAATCGATTATAGTGCAAAAATTCACAAAGAAATATATAGAGGAAATCTATATAAACCTGCTTCAAAATTAGAAAGCTATAATACATTAAAGTATAGATCATTTAAGCTAAGTGATATAATGAAAGATGTGGGACCTGGAATTTATTACTATATTGGTTGTCGGTCATCAAATAAAATAGTAAAAGATTATTCAAAAATATTAGAAAACAGTAATAAACAACAAGAAGCAGAAGATAGAGATAAAAAGATAAAAGAATTAAAATTAATAAAAACACATGAAACATCTAATAATAAGAGTAAATCATCTAGTAGTACAACAAGTATCATCAAAGACAAAGACCAAAACAAAGACAAAGACATAAAAAGAACAAAATTTACAAATGAAGACAAGAAGACAGTTAAAGAAATAAATGATTTGATAATTCCATACTTTTTAGAATCAAAATCAACGTTTGAAGATAAAACTAAAGAATGGTATACAATACTTTCTGAGATGCCAAACAGATTACCAGTTACTCAAACAATAGAAAAGGTAAAAGCATATGAGTATGTATTAAATAAGCCAAATCTAATTAAAGAAGTATTCAAATATAAAAAATTAATGAAAGGTAAACAAGAGTATAAAGAAATACGATCAACAACAGAGTTTACTTATAAAAAGAAATATGTAATTAAAGAAGAACTCATTGGCTATATTAAGATGGGAATAGTTGATTTTACTTATAAGATTTCTTCAACAAAATTATTAGAACTTTTTAAAAAGTTGGAAAAGAAGAAAAATAAAATAATTGAACTTCCAAAAACAACAGAAGAATGGGAAACTAATAATGATAGTGAATTACTACATGTACTTATACAAACAGCATTAGATAATTTGTAAAAATTGATATAAATAAAACCAAATTAGAATAACAACAATGAGACAAGATAAGGCTGAAAAATATTATGAATTGGCAACTAGTTTTGCGAATATATTTTCAAAAGATCCAGCGACGAAGGTAGGTACAATAATTTTAGCACCAGATAGTTATCAAGTATTGACAATGGGTTACAATGGAATGCCGCGAGGTATTGATGAAACAATAGAAGAACGATGGGATACTTTCTTCATTATAATTTAGAAATATTATAATATTATTCATAAAATATAGCTACAAATAGAAAATAAAAATACTTAAAAATTTATCTTGTTGTAAATAAAATGGAAAAAATGGAGGTAAATGTAAATAAAAGATGTCGTCTTTATATTGATATGTTAATGGCAACTGGTTTCCATAGAAATACAAGAAAGGAAATATTTTTCGATGACTTTAAAAATATTAACAAAGAATGTGTTTTAGATACATCAGATATGAAAAATATACATACATTCTTAACTAAAATATATTCTAAACATAAGCGGTAATAATTGACATTTTCTGAAAATTTGAAATTAAATTTGTAGCTATATTATATTTACTTTTAGACAAAATATAAAGAAAATAAAGAAAATAAAGAAGAAAGATGAGTCGTAATCCAATTTATATGAGTGATAAGATTTATGACCAAATTTCTGTGAGAATTCGAGAAACATATCCAAATGCCTGTATTCTTTTTATAGATGAAGTTTTTAATGAAACTCTAGAGATTGCTTATAATGAGCGCAAAAATAAAATAACAGAGCAAAAAGGAGGCATACCTCCAGAAGAAATCCTTTTATTCCACGGAACCCATGCAAATATTATTGATAAAATTGTTTGCGAAGGTTTTGACCCGCGGAAAAATGTAGCTGCTGCATATGGACCAGGAACCTATTTTGCTAAAGCTGCAGCATATAGTTTCAATTATATGAAATCGCCAGATTCAAAAGGAATAAGTTATATGTTTCTATCAAATGTACTTATAGGAAAAAAGATACAATATATATTCTCTAAAAAGGGTATTTCGAATGCGAATGCGGGTGCTATTCACAATTATGTAGATAATGTGGAAAATCCATCAATTGTAGTAACTCCTTATCCTGATGGAGCGTATCCAAAATATATCATTGCTTTTCATAAAAATGCGAGAAATTAAGAGGAATGAGCAGCAGATGCGTGCGTAGCAGCGGCGGGGCAAACAATCATACCATATGCATTATAGACACATTTCGGTTTTACATTATATTGTTTATTCATTGATGGATTAATTTGTACAGTATATTCTTTTGCTTGATTTTCCCATTCAGTCGATGGAATAGCATGTAAAGAAGATCTATCCCCTAAATCATTATTATTTGTAGAATTCGGTTTTTGGCTTGGCAAATTAGCAATCCATCCTTTATATTCTTTTATGCGATTTTCATATGGTGTAGAAGGCGCCACGCCACCTAAAGATTGTCTATCCGCGAATTCATTATTTTCCTGAGTTTCATTAATAAATGCATAATGCATATTATACTATTATCACTATCTAAGTAATATATAAAAATAATTCTAACAGTGGTCACATATGTAAATAATTTTGTCTTTATCTTTATCTGTATTTGTATCTTTGTTTGTATTTGTATCTTTGTTTGTATTTGTATCTTTGTTTGTATTTGTATCTATTTTATTAATAAAAATATCATCAATATTATCATGACAATGGAATTTCGCAACTTTTACTTTTTCTATTAAATCTACAAGTCCTCCTTTATTCAAATATTGAATAAGATCAATTTTTATACGACTAATAACTTTTTCAATAGTATTGTAGTCTGGATGTTCTATATCAATCTTACTTTGCCATCCCCAAAATAAATCGCCCGATATTTGGAATGTTTTATAAACCATTTTGGGGTTTTTGGGGGAATGTCTATGCCTATATTATAAAATAGCTATCTTTTTAAGTTGTTTTTTGGCGCCGGCAGCGGGCAATTTTATTTTCCAAAGCTGTTTTTAGACTTTTGAAATTTTAAAATGGACGATTTTTATAATATAATATAGTAATATTATCTCTAAACATGTCAGCGATGATTTAAAACTTAGAGCAATTCAATAGTATCTTAAAAATAATAATTATGATGAACTGCTGATATTTTTGATGTTCCTGCTACTTCATTGAAAAAGTGGGTTGAAAGATATAATAAAACTGGAGATTTACGCCGTGCTAGGTTTTGTTTTCTCACTCATTTCTGTTAAACTTAAATTTAGATAATTAGGGAAAAAATCGAATTTGTAAAAAAAATGACAGCAAAAATTAAAAATTTGATTTGCTTTTAAATTTCAAACTAAAACTGTAATACAGACAGCGTGACGACATCTCGTGTTTCTGAGCAAACTTATAACCGCTCTAGTAACATTTGCAGACTAGAAAATATTAAAGTATATACATTACCAGAAGAATATTATTATAGAAATAATTATCTAGGTAATGAGGCTAATAGTTTAATCCATGCTTATAATGATTTAAATGATTTAAATTAAATCATTAAAAAAAAGTAATTAATTAGTAGATATGCTTAAAAAAGAGCTCGACGATCTCTTTAAGAAGTTAGGTAAAAATAAAAACAAAGTTGCTATTTTAAATAAAATAGTCAAATATGCAAGTGATAACAATGCCAATTATAAAGAAGTTATTTTAGCTTTACAAGACGCTAAAAATGTAAATCTTTTTAAACAAGCACAAGCACAAGCTATGGAACTAGAACAATTTGGTGGGGTAATAGGATGTTTTGGAGTTGGAAGAAAGTGTTCATCAAAAGTATATACAATAGTAGAAGCAGAAGCAGAAGCAAAAAAAGAAGATGATTTAATATTATTAGAAGAATTATATAATAAAAACAATTATAAGTTAGATAAATACAACACATATGATAGTTTAAGGCATAATTGTTATGAAATATTGAGAATTATGAAATCTTACATAGATGATGAAGAAATTCAATTATATGGCTGCAGAACTTTAAATAATATTTTGGATAAACATAGTTATAAAGTCAATATGAATAACAAAGAAAAGACATATATACTGAATGCGGGCGGCATTGAGGCTGTTCTGGCTGCCATAAAAGAGCATTTAAATAACGCCGACATCCAGAACAGCGGCTTCGAGGTGCTGCTTAAAATCGCAGATTCATATGATAAGATGAAAAAGGTGGTTACTGCAGGCGGCATTGAGGCTATTGTGGCCGGCATAAAAGCACATTTAAATAATGTCAAAATCCAGAAGAGCGGCTTCAAGATACTGCGTTATTTAAATACGCTTTCACCTAAGTACATAATTAAAGTGGTTGCTGCAGGCGGCATCGAGGCTATTGTAGCCAGCATGAAAGAGTATTTAAATAACGCCGACATCGAGAATGAAAGGTTCGAGATGCTGTTAAAAATTGCTGATTCACCTAAGTACATAATTAAAGTGGTTGCTGCAGACGGCATTCGGGCTATTGTGAATGCCATGAATGCGCACCGGACCGTGGCGGTGGTGCAGGAATCCGGCTGCAGGGCGCTGTGGATGATCACTAATCTGGCTGAAAACAGACTAAAGCTGGATGAGAACAGACTAAAGCTGGCTTCCGAAGGCGGCATCATGGCGGTGGTGGCCGCCATGGAGGCACATTTACAAAACGCTACCATCCAAGAGATCGGCTGCGCGGCGATCGGCAACATCGCCAAACTGGCTGATAACCAGCCGAAGGTGGCGGCTGCGGGCGGTATCGAGGCGGTAGTGAAAGCGATGAAGGCGCATTTAAATAAAGACAATATCCAGCTATACGGTTGCTTGGCGCTACGCAACATCGCTGCACTGGCTGAGAACAAGCAGAAGGTGTCGGATGCGGGTGGCATTGAGGCAGTGGTGGTCGCCATGAAAAAGTATTTACAAAACGCCAACGTCCAGGAGCAAGGGTACTGTGCTCTTTGGAACATCGCAAATGATGAGAACATACCAAGAGATGTGAGTGCAGGCGGTATCAAGGCAATGGTGGCCATCATGAAGGTACATTTACAAAACGCCGTCGTCCAAGAATACGGCTTGGAGCTAATCAATATCGCATTTCTGGATAATGATAAATTGTCAAAAATTGTGCGCGCCGGCGGCATTCAGGCTATTGTGGAAGCCATGAAGGCGCATTTACAAAATGTCAATATCCAGAATAAGGGCTGCTGGGCGCTGCGCATTATCACGAGTGTGGTTGATAACGATAAAACAGTAGTTGATGCAGGCGGCATCGAAGCGGTGGTGGCCGGAATGAAAGCTCACCCTGGCGCCGTCGCTGTCCAGAAGCAGGGTTGCTTGGTGCTGCGAAACATCATGATGTTGGTTGATAATAGAGTAGCTGATGCGGGCGGCATCGAGGTGGTGGTAGCCGCCATGAATAAGCATTTACAAAACGCTGATGTCCAGGAATACGGCTGCAGGGCGCTGAGCTACATCGCATTATTGCCTGATAACCAACCGAAGGTGGCAGCTATGGGCGGCATCAAGGCGGTAGTGGCCGCCATGAATGTGCATTTACTAAATGGTTTCGTCCAGAGATCCGGCTGCGAAGCGCTGTTGACCATCGCAGCAGATATGAATAATATACCATTAATTCATAAATCAGTTGATGGTTCAAATATTATTAATAAATGTCCTAAATTAAAAAAATTACTAGATGATTTTTCTACTGATAAAATGATAGAAATTAGTATTGATTTTATTAATAATAATAAAGCTACTTTAAGTTGTGAAGAATTACTTGATGATATCAGATATTTTGATAATCATATTTATCAAAATGGAAGAACTGTCACAGAGTGTGGTCATGTTTTTCATAAAGATTGTTTAGATACATGGAAGGAAAAAAACTCCAAATGTCCTATGTGTAGAAATAAATTAACACGTGGTGGTAATGAAGAAGATGAAGAAGTATGTCCAATATGTCTTGAAGAGTTCAAAATTAACCCAGTCATATTTGAAAAAATATCATCTAGTTATAATGTGTTTAGAGAAATACTAGAAAGAGAAAGAGAAAGAGAAAGATGTAATGATGATAATATAGTTGAATTGAGAAGACGTATAGAAAAATATAATCCTAATCCAGAAACTCAAGCGGGACCTAGTACTGAAGGAGGAAAGAAAAAGATGAAAAGATGAATAATGTGTTTTTGTTTTGCTAGCTTAAATAAAAAAAAAGTAAATTAGTAGATATGCTTAAAAAAGAGATCGACGATCTCTTTAAGAAGTTAGGTAAAAATAAAAACAAAGTTGCTATTTTGAATAAAATAGTCAAATATGCAAGTGATAACAATTCCAATTATAAAGAAGTTATTTTAGCTTTACAAGACGCTAAAAATGTAAATCTTTTTAAACAAGCACAAGCTATGGAACTAGAACAATCTGGTGGGGTGAAAGTATATACAGATGCAGAACTAGAAGCAAAACAAAAAAAACAAGAAGCAAAACAAAAAAAACAAGAAGCAACAGATTTAAATACATTAAAAGATATAGATAAGTTACTAAATACTAATAAATCAATTACGCAATCAGTAAAGAATATGTTTAGTTCTACAGAAACAAAATCTAATAGTATAATGAATATTATGAAAAATAATATAAATAATATAGATATCCAGAAATTTGGCTGCAAATTGTTAGTTCATATAGTTAATTATTCTAATTTATCAGATATTATAGTTCAATCTATCATAGAAACAATTGTAAATACCATGGGGAAACATATAAATGTTTTCGAAATCCAGGAATCCGGATGCACGATTCTATATATTATAATAAAACGCTTTGGTAATAACAGCACGAAGGTGGCTGCCGCGGGCGGCATTGAAGCGGTGATGAATGCTATGAAGCGTTGGCCGGATAAGGTTGAATTGCAAAAAAAAGGCTTAAATATACTGTATATAATTACGTTAGAATCAGATGCTAACAAAAAAAAAGTAGAAGAAGCAAATGGTATCGAGATTATAGTTTCTGCTATGAAACGTATTCATAATACGCATTATAAGTTGTTTGGTTTGAAAACTTTAATTAATATTGCAGCAGATAAAAAGAAAATTATCAATTATATATATAAAAATATTTCTACTTCAAAACCTCTTATAGATCTAGATCATAGTAGTTATATAGATGAACTATTTTCAAATAATATAATAATAGAATATTTAAATTCGGATGATAAAGGTACCGTTATATTCGGATTAGATATTATAAAAGATTTTTTTATAAAAAAACAATCTATATTTATAGGTACACTACTTTCAAATGATATCGAACGAACAGTAATAAATACAGTCATGAAGAACTACTTAAATAATGAAGATATTCAGACTAAATGCATCATGATACTTTATGAATTAATAGATTATAGTTATAGTTATAACATAAAATATTCGGTAATGAATAAAATGGTAAATGCAAACTACATTTACGCTGTGATAGCAGCCATGAAGAAACATAAAGAAAAAGAATCCGTCCAGGAACAAGGCTGCATTGCACTTTATAAAATTATTACATATCATAAATATGAAACTGATGTAACTTACACATATGATATTGATATTATGCTTGAAAAGAATGCTATAAATATATGTGATCAAGATGGCATCGATGCAATCATTGATGCTATGAATAAATATCCTGATGAATCAAATCTTCAAAGCAAGGGCTCAGATGTGCTGTTAAAAATCTTAAAGTTATTTACCTTTAGCAGTAATAGAGAATTAAAAGAAAAAAAAGATCAAGTAATAGATGAAGTAATAGATAAAATAATAAATAAAGGCATTGAAAGGGTGTTTGAAGCCATAAAAAATAATGTAAACAATCGTTGTTGGTGTGATATCATAAAAATTATTGCCGAAAAAAATAATGATAATAGAAAAAAAATTATAGATAAAGGATTTTACACTAATAAATTCAATGAAATCTGTAATATTGAATCATTAGAAATAACTAAATTAATAAATTATGATTTAAAATCTTCTGATTATTCTGCTGCTTTTTTTGATAAATTGAAGATAATATTAGTGAATGATTATTTATTAAATATATTTTTAGAAAATAATGGTATCGAGGCGGTGGTCGCCGCCATGAAGGCGAATTTACAAAACGCAGCCTTCCAGGAATCCGGCTGCAGGGCGCTGCGCAACATCGCTTTCCTGGCTGATAACAGGCAGAAGGTGGCGGCCGCGGGCGGCATCGAGGCGGTGGTGGCCGCCATGCAGGCGCACGCGGGCGTCGCCGCCGTCCAGGAGCAGGGCTGCTGGGCGCTGTGCAACATCGCAGTGCTGGCTGATAACCAGCCGAAGGTGGCGGCAGCGGGCGGCAGCGAGGCGGTGGTGGCCGCCATGAATGCGCATACAGGCGTCGCCGCCGTCCAGCAATATGGCTGCGCGGCGCTGTGCAACATCGCGTTGCTGGATGATAACCAACCGAAGGTGGCGGCCGCGGGCGGCATTGAGGCGGTGGTCGCCGCCATGAATGCGCATTTAAATAACGTTAATATCCAGGAATACGGCTGCGTGGCTCTGCGCAACATCGCGATTTGGTCTGATAACCAACCGAAGGTGGCGGCCGCGGGCGGCATCGAGGCGGTGGTGGCCGCCATGAAGAGGCCTTTAAAGAAGGTTAATATCCAGGAATACGGCTGCGCGGCGCTGTGGAACATCGCGATTTGGTCTGATAACCAACCGAAGGTGGCGGCCGCGGGCGGCATTGAGGCGGTGGTCGCCGCCATGAATGCGCATTTAAATAACGTTAATATCCAGGAATACGGCTGCGCGGCTCTGCGCAACATCGCGATTTGGTCTGATAACCAACCGAAGGTGGCGGCCGCGGGCGGCATTGAGGCGGTGGTCGCCGCCATGAATGCGCATTTAAATAACGGTAATATCCAGGAATACGGCTGCGGGGCGCTGACCTACATCGCAAAATATATAGATATTATACGATTAATTGAAAGATCAGGTAATTCAAGAAGAATTATTGATAATTGTCCTAAATTAGAAAGAAAAATAAAATTACTAATGATAGAACAAAGAATTAATTTTATTAATGATAATAAAAATACTTTAAGTTGTGAAGAATTACTTGATGGTATCAGATATTTTGATAATCTTAGTTATCAAAATGGAAGAACTGTCACACAGTGTGGTCATGTTTTTCATAAAGTTTGTTTAGATACATGGAAGACAAGAACCTCCACATGTCCTATGTGTAGAAATGTATTAACACGTGGTGGTGGTAATGAAGAATGTCCAATATGTCTTCAAGAGATCGAAATTAACCAAGACATATTTAAAATTATATCACCTAGTTATGGTGTGTTTATAGAAATACGAGAAAGATGTAATGATGATAATATAGTTGAATTGAGAAGACGTATAGAAAAATATAATCCTAATCCAGAAACTCAAGCGGGACCTAGTACTGAAGGAGGAAAGAAAAAACAGTTAAAAAGTAAAAGTAAAAGTAAAAAGAAAAAGATGAAAAATGAATAATTTAACATATATTGTCATGAAAGTCCAAATCTTACTGTAGCTAATTATACACCATTTCCGCGATCAGACGTAGTCAGTTCTGAGTAGTCAACCTACACAACATTATTTTAGATGTGGTTGAAACACCTCAACTTTGATTTTTTTGGATTTAATCGTCCATTGTAAAATTTCAAAGGTGTAAATGTAATAATTCTAATTTAAAATCATCTATTTTGTATTTATGATGATCACGCGCAGCTAAAGTCATCCATCCAAAACGTTCAAAGGCACTGCAAGTCCATTTATGTAAACCGTGATAAGTAACATCATGCATTTTTATCTATATTTATTATATGAAACAAAGACTAACGTTCCGGATTTGTCGGGGCTCTGGCTCTTTCTTTTTAATTTGCAGATGTTGCTCTGCAAACAACTTTGCCTTCTGCACTATATAAGCAACTCGGAGAAGATAGATTGACATTGTTTAGGCCCTGCAATCTTCCTGATTTTTCATTGCCTTTCGATTGCCATTCAGTTGCGGGAACAGGAAATCCATGTGATATGCTATCTTGCCATGCTGCCTCCTTATCATCTTTATTGACCCACCCAGGTTGACCAGAAGCAGCAGTGAATTTTTCTATTTCAACACGATTCATTGCAGTCGGGTCATTCATTGAAGGACCTAATGTAGGTGGTACATCCGTTGGGCATCTTAATTGGCCTGATGCTAAATAACTGCAACCATTGTAAGATTGTGTAATAGGATTCATATTTCTATTATATACATATATATAATTTTATATTTCTGTATTTTTGTGTATGTTTAGCGTATGTAATAGCGTATGTAATAGCGTATGTATAGCGCATGCCGCCTGGATTATGCTTGCGCTTCTGTCCATGTAATACGCGCAGATACAATATATGGAGTTGTTGCAGATACACCAGCAGAATCGAGACATACAGCACATACAGTTATTTGGTCAGGACCGTCTGGGTAAGTATTATTTCCACCAAGTATAGAATTCTGAATACTTCCTAAGAGATTAATATCTAATGATGAAACTGTACTTGAACGCTTACCAGTTGCATCGGTGGTTCCTCCTGCTACACGGAAACTGAATATATTTATACCACCTTGAATATTGTCATTTTTATTATGCTGTATAAGTTGCGATAAACTCGGTACAGTCGCTGGTCCCCAATTCTGATTATCAAGGTATCCATTTAAATAAAGCCTACATTCTGTATCATTTGTAGTATTGATATCAATAGAACGCACTTTCAATTGCATCTTATTTATTAATTCACGAACACCAAGAGGTCCTGTAATAGAACTATCTACTGATGGTGTTAAACGAATACTCACAAGTGGGATTAAATTTGGAATTAAATCAGTTGAATTTCCAATAATAATACTCTGGTAATTAAATGAAGTAAGTACAGGTTTTGTTATGAAAAGTTGACCAGTATATATTGGATTTGCATTTCCACTAACCAGACCTGTTACAATACCACGCTGTGCTGTTCCTACTGTAACAGTACCTGATTGTATATTTGATCCAGTAACTGGAGTTCCTGAACGAATATTTTGCACATCTTTATACGACAAGTTACTGCTGAAATATCCTCCGGCAGTCTGTGCAGTAGTATAAAGAGAATATCCAGAAACAGTTTTCTGCTGATATGCATCATAAAAACTTGTAAGCACATTTGTATCATTTATATTTCCAGTAAATTGATTTACACCAGTATACAAAGATAAAGCATTTGTTCCAGCTGTCACAAAACATTGAATAGTATCTCCAGCAGTAAATTGGAGAACATTTGCTGATGCCGTAAATAAATATGCTTTATCATCATCATATCTACCATCCATAATTACTGATGTACCCCAATGAAGTAATGAAGGAACCCACGTAGGTGTACCGTAATTACATACTTCATAACGTGCCGGTAAATTTCCTGAGCGGAAATATGCACGTAATGAATAATTATTATGTATATATTCATGGACATATCTGACTATCCCCGATGTTTCTTTGAAACCATAACGAATCTTACCAGCACCATACCAACTAAAGTCAAAATAAATCATCTGTATTTTATGTATGTCAAGTACATATCCTGTTGGCCCAGTTCCATCGCATGGATCAATATTCCATTGATTCTGCGGTGTCTTTGTATCCGTTATAAGTGAAATAATAACATTACTTGAAGTTATTCCGCGATATGGTGGTTGAATATAAAAGATATTATTATTGAGAATATTTACAACTTTATATGTCTGACCACGTAATACAATATTTGAACCAAGTGGTATTTCACTTAAGAAAGAATTATTTAATATACCAGTCACCTGTCCACTATTATATTGCACATATGATTGACCAGTAATCTGTGTCACTGCATCACGGCGCACTGCATATATACTACTGCCATCATATTCATAAAACATACCATTTTGGTCATCGAACATACCTGAACGCATTTTGCTACCAGACCATCCATTCACATATACAATAGGAATATTTGACGCAATAGTTGGCTGAGACAATGTAGTACCCATTGCATATGTAAACGTATTATATGTAGGTGTTGATAATACTGTAAAAGTTCCTGTCCATGGTGGCATAGGATTTGTAGGATATACATTCGGAGTACCGACAAATGATTGTGTCTTTATTGTATCTATTGTAATATTTAACCCAGTTTGAAGACGATGAATAGTCTTTGTTGTAGCTGTTGCAATATTTGTATTCGCCACAAGTGTCTGGAGTCTATCTATTTCAATAGGTGCACTAAAATTCACTGATAAAGATACTTGAATTCCTTTACCTGGTTGATAACGGAAATAACGACGTGTTTGACGTATAATTTGACCATCAGTATTTCTAGGAGGAATAATTTCTACACCACCATCATATGCTCTATGAAGAGCATATCCATCTGGACGAGGATATAATCCAGTACGCATAAAGTAATTTAAATATTGACCACTTGTATTACTATTACCAAATGGAGCAGCTACAACAAATTTAGTTGAAGAACTAATCTGCTGTATTTGTGATTCAAATACGGTGCCAGGATAATATACTGTCATTTGAACTGTACCTGAAGATGATGGTGTTGCAATTCCTGTACCAGTCGATGTTGCTCCTGTATAACTTAAATAGGGTGTGTATCCAGTAGTTGTATATGGTTTTAAATAAAATCCATAATTATTATATGTTCCACCACCAACTAAACTAATACTTGATATTTTTACATATGTTCCAGCAGGATAGCCAGAAGGTGGAATAGGTAATGAAGATGTGCCAGGAGAAATATATGGTTGTGTCATATTGATTGAGACACCAGTATAAACTATATTACTTTGAGGACTTTCTATACGACATACATCACCTATTTTATAAATTGTTTGAATATTTACATTTGATGTATTAATTGTCGAAGAATTAACAATTGGTTGAAAATACCCAAATCCATAATTTTCTCCTGCAACTGAAGGCAATATTAACTGATTTGAAGAAATTGTAGATCCCCCATAATAACTCTCTGGATAAGATAAAAAGAGAGGAGTATACGGTGGTAAATATTGAGGTGTATATGATAATTGTAAATTATAAGCATCTAAACGAATAGCGTAATATGTTGTATTCGCCGCTAAAGCAAGGTATATACCATTGATGGATGATGCCGCAGATATAGCTTGATTTCCAAGTGAATTATAGTACACTGGAGCCCCTGATGGATAATTATGCGGAGTGCTTCCGAAATTAATGCAATTACATTGAGTATTTAAAGAGATTCGAGGAACAAATGTATAAGAATTCTGCAATACCTGAGTTCCCGCGCTTATATTAAAAGCATTCGAATTAGGTATACTTGTAATAGTATATGCTGAACCATCTGATGCATTATTTGTAGATACCAATGCTTGCGGTGCTGCGCCTCCACTCGTAGCTACTATTTGAACTAATGTACCAGGATATGTTGTAGATGATAATTGTAAACTCGTTCCTGTAGTATTAAAAGTATAATATGTAGAATTCGCTGTCAATGGAGATGGTATTGAACCAGGTGTAAGATTACTGAACGAAACTAACATAAAATCGGGGAAATCATGACCAGGTGCGGATATTGTATAATTAGTAATTTGCGATGAATCAAATGATACATATTTTTTACCAATACTATTCGCTAATATAAAAGATGTATTACTTGAAAAACCAGGAGGTGTTGGCATAGTCACTGTTAATGTAGATGGATTTAGACCATCTGTTGTAATAGATGTCATTTGATCTAAAGAATATTGAGTACCAGAGTAGAATTGTCCAGGATACATGAGAGTTGAATAAGAATTGTAAATACTTCCGGTAAAATTCATTAATACTTTAGATTTATATGTAATAATATTTGAAGTAATAATATTATTGACAATATATGAACCTTCTGCCCCTGCGAAAGTTGTCACAAGACCTGTTATTAAAAAAGGAGAACCTATAGATAAAGCAGGCGGAGATGTCGGATTAAAATAGAGATATATGTAATCACTATTCGATCTTGCCTGAACATCTGTTAAAGGAAATGGTGTATCGCCTGTTCTGCTGAAAAATGTCGGAACATTATTAATCAATTGTAATGTCTCCCATTTTACACCTTGGACACCATATTCAAAATCTGTATCAATCAGAGATTCTGGTGTACTTACACGATATTTAGATACACTATCGGTATATGTTGCAACATCTAATGCACTCTGTCGCACTTGTGGTTGTAGAATTGGATTAACCATACTTATAGAATATAAAGATTTTATAAGAATTCATTCGACCTCATCCACAAATAAAATGCCTTATTCAATAGTAGATAGATATGGAATTTAAATATGTAGTTATATTATTATTAATATTTATTGGGTTTGTATTTATAGTTGACCATTATATATTACATTTAACAGTAAAAGATAATGTAAAAGATAATGTAAAAGAAAATTTCGATAGTGGCGGAGGCGCTGGTGGTGCTGGTGATGCATATGGTTATGTAGAAAACAAAATTATTGATTTATATAATGAATTGTTACAGAGACAACCAACCGCCTTAGAAATCCATAATCAATCATTAGATATTGTTAAAAACAAATTGACTCTTGATTCTATGCGTGAAAAAATAATTAACTCTGATGAATACGGCATTAATATGAAAATGCAGAGTAATTCACTTGTACCCGAAATACATAAAATGGTAGCAGACCGCGCATTATTAGACCGCATCGCAGATATTTACAATCAAGAAATGAATACTATAGTCCCGCCTAAAATGCTATTACCATTAAAAGATTTGTATATTTATTTCAATTATAATGAAGGTGCATTGAGAGCATTACTCCGTGATCCTCAGTACCAAAATTTCGAAACAGATGTTACAACCACTCCAGATTTATCGAATCCTAGACTTATAGATACATTCAATAAATATTATATCTATGATACCATTATTGCTTCGGGAAATGTAATAAATAGTCAAAAAGTACCTGTTACTGATTTATCCTATAATTATGGTACTGCTGAATCTATGGGTGTAACTTTAGATCATAAAAATTATCGTTCAATAAATGATACAGATACAAATAGTTCAGGTGTTATTAATAATATTGTCAATAATCCATCGCTTTTAAATCCGGATACAGCAGCTTCTACTCTGAACCCACCAATCCAATTCTATGATTCAAATGGAAATATTATAAATTTAACTTTATTAAGTGCACCGATTATTCTAGATGCACGAGGAAACCCAATAGGAACAGTATATGACGCCGGAGGACATATTGTTCCGGCGAATGCTATATTACCGGGGTCTACAGTATATGATGCAAACGGAAATGCAATAAAGGTCGATTCAAACGGATTAATAAAAGATTCGAAAGGGAATCCATTGGGTACAATATATGATGGAAACGGTAACGCTATATCTGCATCAACTATTACTACAACTACAAAAGTGTATGATTCGAATGGTAAATTATTAAATGTCGTACCGAGTTCCACAACAGATAAGAATGGGAATCCACTTGGAACAGTGTATGATGCAAATGGAAACATTGTACCAGTAAGTATGATAGTTGCTGGTATGACAGTATATGATGCGGATGGAAATCAATTAACTACATCCGCTAATTTAAATGAATTGACGGATGGTACAAAACCATCTGGAAAGGGGGGATGCGGTAAACCGATGGAATATAAGAGAGTTATGTTACCGACACATCAGGGAGATATGGTATTGAGACCTGAAATGGCATGGACGGTACCAGGATATAACCCTCCTGTATGTACGACTCTTGGTAAACCAGAACTTATACAACCTGTCTTCTCATCTACAAATTCCTCTTTATTATTGGGAACACCTTTAGTAGAAGCAAAAAATACCGCGGTTGGTTCGATTCTGCCGAAATTCACATATAAAGAATATATCGATATTCCAAGTTAATAATACATAATACAAATTACAATGAATTATAGAGAAATAAATTTAATTAATAATTTATTGATAGCTATTCCTGAAAGAAGACTTCCACCACTTTTTTGTTCAAGAGATGAAATTGCATCTCCTGATAAAATTCTTAGATTTTTAGATTTAAATAAAAATAAATCTGAAGATAGTGGCAATCCACCAAATTACGGTAATCCACCAAATTACAGTAATCCAAATTATGGTATGTATACTGATGATGCAGGTAATAGATTTAATTATATAAATATACCTTGGCACAAAAGTTTCCCAGAGAATATATATTCTACAAATTTCTATGTGTTAACAAGCGTTACCAATAAAAATTTCATGTTTAATGTAATAAATAAAGATACAAATTGGACAATATGGCTTAAATTTTGGGGGTTTATACCATTTTTAATTACAACGCCACTATTTGAAAAAGACAATAAAAAATATATAAGTAAATATACATATCCGGAAACTGTTATTGAAGTGCAAGAGGATGGTGACGAACGTTTTAAAATGGAAATATCGCAATTAATAAGCAATAAAAATTATACAATATGTAATGGGTATATTCTATTATTAGCATTATATCGTAAAGGAATGGTAAGAGAAATTGATGTAATAAATGCTTTAAAAGAATCTTATAATCCAAATGAATATTATCAATATGTTTTACCTGATTGGGAAACACTTTATTATGGTCATTCAATACCTCATATTTGTGATTTCCTATATTATTACGGAACCGCACAATTAAGTAAAAATATTCTCGATATATTAATTGCACCTTCACCAATATCTGTATATAATTTTATAATTCCAATGAATGACCATTATATAGTAACTACATTTCAATCGTCTATGTTTCCGAATTTTAATATTAGTACATGGAAATACTGGGAAGAAAGTTTAAAATCAAGTATATTAAATATTTATTTCAATGATGATATCGGAGATACTATGAGCAGCGATAGTAGTACAATTCTTATTCCAGATATACCAGGATTTATTCAGGGAATTTTAAAGAATAATAGAACTTTTCATTGGTGGACTATAAATCATAAAAGATATTTAACTCAACTTCACAATTATTATAGAGAGATGTTATGTTATATATTCTATAGATATTCAATCGATACCAATAGCGGCAAGAGCGGGCTGCGCGGACATAGAAAACTGCGCAAATTATACTTACAAATTATATCTTTCTATGGCGAGAATATAATATATAATTTTCTAGTGAAATATTTGTTGAAATTGCGTTTAAATAATTTATTGAACAATGGATATTCTTATTATATTATTTCAGATATACCAACACCATTTATAGTAGATATAGTTACTCGATTTAACACTCATTTATTTAACTGTGATTTATATAAAGATTATAGTAGACCTGTAAATTTAATGTTATCAATGGATACTCATACTCAGTGGCGTCGAGAGATAGACCTGTATAGTTTTATAAAATTAGATAATAGATTATTCTGTCCAATAGAAAAAAAGATTATAAATAGATTATGTATACTTTATCGTATGTTTGGTTTAGGGAAAAATAAAAATAATATTTTCAGAATAAACAGTGAAAATGCCTATAATATAGGTACTCTCATTATAATGACTCTTCGGTCTGATAGATGTAGATTAAAATATCTTTTATCATAATTTATTTTTGTTATTTAATAGTATTTTTGTTATTTAATAGTATTTTTGTTATTTATATTTTGAAATTGCCACCATATCCCATCATAGTATCATATCCTTCTGAACCGCCAGCTGCGCATCCACATGAACCACCTTTCATATGATGGTGGTGGTGGTGGCGTCCGTGGTGTTTCCCGTGGCCTGATTTCTTACCACCACCATGATAAGATGCTTTTTCTACTGGGACAACTTTATATATAGTGTAAATTAATAGTAAAACTGCAAGAACAAGTGCTGTAATTGCTATTACTTTGTAGTATTTATCTATAAAAGATTTGGGTTTTGGTTTGGGTTCTTCTTTTTGTGGCATAGGTGTTGTTGCTGAATCACCGGAATTATTATCCATTGCCTCCTATCTTTATTTAGGATTATTAATTAGAGTAGATGATACCTCAAATAATTGTTCATCGACATATAAAAAAGAATGAAGTTAAAAAATATATATTTGGTATTGATGCCGATATACCTTTGATAATTTTCCAAGACGATACAATCTTAAAAGCACTCACAAAGATAGCCATAGGTATCCATGAATATGATAAACAAAATCCAGTCAATTTAAAAACAATACCATATGCATGGCATAAAAACAAAATATTAAGGTTTGAAAGACTTGGCAGCATGGGCGGCGCAATACCAATAAATCCATGGGATGGTATATCTTTGCGAAAAGATAGAAAAGAAATAATTAATTATACAGATAATGCATTTTTAAATATAAATGAAATACATATTGTATTTGCATCTGATTTACCCGCTATCAATGAAGTTTATTTTCCGAATTCAAGTGTTGAGTGGAAAATAAACGCAACATATGATTCATTGAAGAAAGAATCGGATTTTCTATACGATATTTACAATAATAATACAGATAACATTGATTATAGTAACTTTATTTATACTCGTGTTAAATATACCGGAAATATAACTAAATGGCGTGAATCTAAGAAATTAGATTGTTCGCAATTATTTGATAAAATGCATTCTACAAGTGATGTTCCTTTTATTCAATTTGTACAAGATTCTTCTAAAATAGTATATAAAGTATATAAAAAACATGAAATAAACAGTTTAAATTTCGCGGAATGGACTTCTTATGAGCGCATACCAAAAGTAACAATAATTACTATTTATTTTACCATATCAGTACGTAAGAATATATATGGTCGTATGACAATTGATGATACTGGGAATATTTATATTGAATATAAATTGGACAGCCGTGAGAAATTAGATTGGAGTGTAATACATGAGAGTACATTAAAAATTACCAAATGGATAGAGAAGTATGTAGCTAAAATTAAAATAAACTTAGAATCTTTATCATTGAAATCGGTTTTTACGAATGGTGAACGTCGCAAAATAAAAGAATTAACGGATCTATTAAGTAAACTCCATTTATTATTTCATTATCATAAAGTTCAAAATAATTTCTTAGAAGTATCGTTTAAAAGATCGGCTAATTTTAAATATAACTTAGATGTCGCAGATGTAATTATATCTGAAATAAGACGTGGCGTTCCTGTATATGATATTATCAATAATCTCGTTGAACTCGGAATGTCTGATAAGGATGCATTGGAATGGGTCCAACAATACTCAGAAACATCTGAAGATACTGATAATAAAATACCTAAAAAGAAATTATCATTAAAACAAACTGGGTGTATATTAATATTTTCCGAAGCAACCACTGGATTTAATGTACAAATTGAAAATATTGCATCTTTAGAAGAAATTAAGAGCATTGCAAAATGGATACAAGGTACATTGAATATTAAAAAGAAAACCAAACAAGTTATACCAGAAAAACCTAAAACCGAACCCGAAAGCAGTTCAAGCAGCGAAAGCAGTGCAACCATTATATCTTCTTCAACTACAAATGAATCATCATCAGCATCGAAATCAGAAAAAAAGAAAAAATCCAGTAATGACGATATCTTTGAAGAAGATGTCGGAGAATTAGGAGGTGCACTCGGTAAGAAGAATAGAGGATATTTTATAAAATTATTGCAACAATCGGATCCAGCTATATTTAGAGATCATAAACCATATCCACGCGAATGTTTAGGTAATAATTTCAGACAACCTATTGCTTTGACAAATTCAGAAAAAGATAAAATAGATGCATCTGAATATAAAAATGCATATGATAATTCAGTTAAATATGGAAGTGATGATAAACATATAAATAATTATATATGTCCTCGCATTTGGTGTCCAGTATCAAAAATACCTATAACATCTGCGCAACTCGCAAAAAATAATGGGAAATGTCCAGCGCCACATAATGAAGAACCTTTATTATTGTATCAGTCAGAATATTGGGATAATAATCCAGATTTAAAACATAATGTCGGATTTTTAAGTGAAGGTAAGAAAAAAACGGATAAAGGCTTCTGTCTTCCATGTTGTATGAAAAAAGAAACAAAAAAAGAAGCAATAAATGAATGTAGAATAGATGGAGAGAAAACAGGAGGACCGCGAGGACCGGGAGGGCCGCGAGGATCCCATCAAATAGTATCAGACGAACCACTTTCAAAAAAACAGAAAGAAGTAAATTATTATATAAAATCAACTGGAGCCCCTTTACCTCCTGACAGGTTTGGAATTATACCAAAAGATATGTTTTTCTATTTATTTCCAAATGAGTCTTATTTAAACTGTACAACTACAATTAAAGCAAATGAATGTTTACTTCGAAAAGGTATTCATCATAGTAACAATAGTTTTATGAGTGCAGTATCATATATTCTCGGATTTAATAATATAAAAGAATTTGTAAAGGATATTCAAAAGAAATTAGATATTATAACATTTATATCTGCAGAAAATAGTTTATTATTAAAATCATTTATAGATGAAAGTCCAATTATACCAACACATGAAATACGTTTACATAAAGAATGGAATGAATTTCACGCGTCATCGCAAGCGTCAATAAATGCCAAATACAAGTCTTTCATTGATTATTCATCTGATTATAAATTGTCACGGGAACTCGCAATTTATAAAGCCTACGTAAATTTTATAAATTATTTAAAAAGTAGTTCATCTGTAGCTAAAAATCCTATTCATTTAATCAATGTACTCGTGAAAACACATAATATCCAGATTGTAATATTTAAGAAAAACGGAGCTGACTCTGCAATTGTACAATGTCCTATGTATTCCAATTTATCAGAATTATTATATATGACTACTGCAAAGAAATTGAAATTAGGTTTAATAATTGAAGATAACGATTATTATGAACCACTTGAACTTAAGAAATCAGGCAAAGATAGTTCAAGTATAGCTACATTTGATATTGATACATTTGAACCAATGAAAGAACTTATTAATAAATGTCCCGTAAAAGATCCTATTATTACATATATTGAAATTATTAGAAACTTAATTACATGGATCGATTATGATAAAGAATTAGGTACATTAAATTCACCAAGTTCTTTCAAAATTGAGACTATTATAATCAGACCAGATATGAGAATCTACGGATTTATTACTAAATCGAATATAGTTATTACATTGCCATCAAATGGATATCCTATAACTATATTACCTATATTATTTGATATATTAAGCATTAAACATTTGATATATTTAGAAGATATATATGGTAAGAAATATACTATAGATAAAGTATTCAAAACAGATTTGCAAGCATTTCTTAGTAAAATAAAAGAAATCGGATTAGGTGTTATTCTTGGTATAGAAACAGATAAAAGCAAAACTGGTGGAAATCTTTTTACAAGTACTCTTGTGATACCACAGAGAAATCCACATATTATTCCTACAATATATCTAACAAGTGCTTCTGATAATAAAATAGTAGATGCTCATGATGTTTTGGAAGGTCATTCAAGTAGATGGTATCAAATACAGAAACATATTGGTCGTGATATATTAACTCATTATGAATCACTCGTTATTCCATTATTAACTAAAACAAAAAAAGAAAGAATCGGTATTTTAAAGAATACATATAAAAGTATACCACAAAAACATATTGTCCAAAAAACACTGGAGGAAATGCCACTAGGAGACGGAAAAGATGCCATTTTACAATGGATAAATCTTATTAATATAGAGAAGAAAGTTTCAATATATACAAGTTATGATGTAAAAGATAGTGGAAACGGTAAAGAATGGGTATTTTCGCAATTAGCTATTGATAATGGAATAAATCCTGTTGTATTAAATTATGAGAACGAATATACTGTAAAAGATAGAATGAATTTAAAAGGGAACGTTGAAAATATTGATGCTATTGAAGAAAGAAAAATAGCACTCCCCGATATGCTTAAGAAAGACCTTGTAGTTTTAGAAAAACTTCCTAATAAATGGAATAAGTTTAAGAACTTTGATTTTAATAGTTATAATATATATAATGCAAAAGAATATGTAATAGAATATGTTCCAGAATTAATGAAATATATTGCTAAAAAACTATATGTCCCATTCAATTATAATGAAATTATTGAATTAAGATTTAAATTAATAAGTGGATTATTAGATGACCGTGTTAAATTAAGTAAAATATTTGATGACCCGGGAATGTTACGTGTATGGAATAGAGAATTACGTAAAAAATATAAAACTTTTGATGATTTATGGAAATCTGAATTGATTGATAATGATAAAAAGGACAGATTATTAAAATGGGAAAATGTAAATAAAAAGCAGACTCTTTGGACAACCGACATTGACTTTTATATTTTCGCAAAATTAATGAATATAAACATTTTAGTTATTAAACGTCTTGAATATGGTGAAGGAAAAGATGTAGGAAAAAGGAATGAAATAAATGATCTCCATATATCTAGTTATTATTATCATGGTGATAGTAAAATGATAAAATCACGACCAATAATACTATTATATAGACAAAAAGTAAAAACACAGAAATATATTGAATATTCAGCTATTATTAATCCAACAAAAGGATTTATTGTAAATGAAATCCCCAAAGATATAGAAACAATAATTGATTACCATTTACAGAAAATATAGCTACAAATTTAAAATAAAAATAAACATAAAAAGAAAATTAAAAATAAAAAGTAAATTATAAATAAAAAGAAAATTAAAAACTATAAAGTATAATGAGTACTAAGAATCTAAGAGTACTTATTATAATGATGGATGAGCACTTACATAAAGAAAGGTTCGTTGCTGCGTTTTCTGACATTAAAAATGTAGCTATAGCTCTTATAATATCTGGGTCACATTGGCGCATTTTACAACATTACTCACATACGCCGCGATTACCGAAATCTCTTTTACAACTTGATAAACCAATTCTTGGTATATGTTATGGTTTTCAATGGTTTTCAATGGATTGCAAGTGAGTTATGCGTCGGACCTGGTGTAGTGTCAAAAACATCATGTCTTTCTACATTTGAAAATGGGAAATTACACGTGTATGATAAAATGCTGTCTTTTGATGCAAATGCATTTATGGGCCGCTCATCACAAAAAAATAATGGGAATACAATTTCATCCGGAATATTATCATGCATCTGCTAAAGAATTTTATTCAAAATGGGTAGAATGGTGTATGCGTTGAATGCAGTTTACACAAATGTAACATTTGGTGCAGGGAGTTTCTTTTTTGTTTTCTTTGAAGGCATATTAAATTTCAATGCTATATTATCTATCGTGCATGAAGGTTTTTCATCATATATGGTTGGTATATCAGTATGAACTGCAGGATGTGTTTGTGTTATACCCTTAATCTTTTTTGTACCATTTTCTTTCAATAAATCCATATACATTTTTTCATCTATAAGTACTTCATGATCACCAGTTCCACAAGGTGGCAATTGTCCAAGCATAATATTTGCAGATACACCATTTATATTATCTAATTCGCTGAAAATACTGGCATTAATCAACATATCCGTAGTTTCTTCAAATGAACACTTTGCAAGTGGACCAACATCTCCGCGATTAATACCGTGTCTGTCAACCGACATAAGTGTTCCGCGATTTGTCATTGTATCTAATAGAAGTGACATATGACGATAATTAATAGCACCTTCACCTGTCACTTCCATAAATTCTTGATAGAGTGCGTTTCTTGCCGCCTCAATACCAAGTACCTGTAATATTTCATATATATCGTTACTTCTTGTTCTCTCTGCATCTATATTTGTATTTGCAAGTATCTCTATTAGATTTGTACCATCTGTGTCAAGTATCCATTCACTTACTTTTTCAAATACATCATTTTCTTCATTGTATTGTTTGCGAACCTTTTCGCGCATAGATACCTTCTTAATTCCCTTCAATCCTTTTAATAGAACATTATGTGTTAAATTATATTCCATAGCCTTCAATGCAGCAATTGCATCGTCAGGGTCAATATCTTTTAATACTTCTTTAGTTAAACGAATACGGAATATTAATTCTTCTGCATTATCATCACTAAATATACAATCTATACTTTGATTATACATTGTGTTTATTTTTGTATAAATATCAAGCATTGTAATTCCAATGCGATACATCTTAATTTTATTCAATTTCATACGCAGAACCCATGGACTTTGACTGCGATTTTTCTGACATTCTATATTTGAAAATGCACGGTAAATATCGAGAATTGCATTATCTTCAGTGAGTCCTGTATGCAATCCATTATTACCAGGAGGATCCCAGTAAATTTCAGTATTATCTAGAATATCAGATAAACATGTTATTTCTATTTGTTTCATAATCTTCATGCTTCGCTCTTTACTATCTTGAACTCTGCTATCAACCACTTTTCCATCATCGTTTTCCAATGGATTCACTACCACAGAAATATCCGGTTTCATATAAATAACGAGTGTAGGTGTCTTGATATTTTTACTTACACTCAATAACTCCTTTAGACGGGGTACACCACTCGTTGCTTTTACTGCTGCAGCAGTACCTGAACTATGGAAAGAATCAAGAGTATTATGCACCATTATTCCATTATTTACCATAAAACTCTCATTACCAGGAACCGTGAAATCATATACATATTGTTTAGATTGGGCGCTCTTATCTTCTTCAATTGTTTCAATAGAAATAATTTCATCATATATCACATCACTATCAATACCTTGTTGCAGAAGTTTAATTAATATCTTGTTATCTGTTTTATTTTTCGCACAATGAATGATTTCTACCAAATTTTGACGAGTATATACTTCTTCTTCTTTTACAAGAGAAGACCGCATTGTTGAAATAATCTCATGAACATTTGGTATAATATCTTCTGGTTCTGGTAAAGAGAATTTATATTCAGCGAGTTCTTGCGAATATGGAAAATTGTGTGTATCAGGAGTAAATTTAGCTACAGGGATTCTATCACCAATCTTCAACAGAGACCCTTTAATCGGATATATACCATAACAACTACGCATCAAGAAAGAATGCGCAAGTGTTGCTGTAACCTGTCTTCCACTACGTGTCGTTATTTTTATAAGATTTCCATTTACAGGATGTCTTGAAATTTGAGATATGCGCGACCATTTCAATTTCTCATCGTGAGTTAAACTTACAATACTGTAATTTTCAATAGATGGAAGCAAATCGAGCACGACAGATTCATATTGGGATTCTGATCGAGATTCTGATTGGGATTCTGATCGAGATCCTGTACAAATCTTCACACGTTTTGGATTATCTTGCAACAATTTATCAATGAATTTTCCGATTTCTCCACTATATAATATATCATCTGATTTTGAATTTTTATGCATTATTTTTACAAGTGTATCGCCAGTTACACTTTGCTGTGTAGAGAGTTCACCAATACTTTGTGCTGCAATAATTCCCACCATTTCACCAGCATGTGCAATAGATTGTATAAAAGCCTTTTCAATCTCAGATATTACATAATTAAATAGTGTGAGTGGCATATGATGCTCAAATATCAGAGTCTTTGGCGATAGATAGCATCTCAGAAGAATCTGCAAGAATCGAATACCCTGGTCTTTTTGTGTAATCTTCATTTTATTTATTAAAGTATCTATCGTATTATATATATGTCCTGGCGTTAAATCTGTTGGAACTATTCCATTTATATCTACACTCTTTACTTCAGATTTCTTTGTTACTATATTAAGACGCTTAATAGCATTTCCTATAATACGTTCAAACGGAATAGGATACTGAATTTTATTATTATCTTCACCTTTGAAAATCTTTGTAATTAAATATATACGATCCTCAATGATATTATTGAAATATTCCTTAGATTTATCCATCCATGACGGATCTTTACGCATTTCCTCAATAGCTTCAGAAGTCATATGAAGATCAAGTGGATCCTCAGGACGAATATTATAAGCGACATCCATTTCAATAAGATTCATTGAAATATAAGGAATATACTGGTTTTCTATTTTTGTCCCATCCATACCGTCTTCACCATAAAGATATTGTACAATTGCACCAGTTGCATTTCTGACCGTTTGGTCATAATATATTTTATTGTCCTCCATCGCCTTCACAAGTCGTCTTTGAATATATCCAGTTTCACTGGTATCATAGCTATCTACCCCGTTTCGGACAATAAATGTGAGTGTTGATGGAACTGTAACATCATACACTTTTGGGTGTTGTTCGATTCCAATTTTTGTAATTTCTATAATTTCATCTAAGACTACATTATTATAATCTTGAAAAATTTGATGTTTATTATTTTTCAATGTTGTAAGTCTTTCATTTTTTTCATGAACTAATAAATTAATCTGTTCTGCAAATTTTTTAGCCCACTGTGCACGAATTGCTAAGTGATGCATTGGAAGAATATTTTCAGTTTCTAAATTATTTGATTGCTTTTTTGTTGTACTAAGTTTTCCAAATATTCCTAACCGATTACATAAGAATGAAATACCTTCAATTAATTTTCTCGAACAAGAACTAACATATATTGAACCATCTTGTCTTACATACCCATCACCCGAAAAATATCCTGTTATAAGTCCATTTACAAACTCATTATTTGCATTATAAGCAAAGTCAGGTACATATTTATTTTGTGCCATATGTCCTACAATTTTATGTAAAAATACAGCAAATAATGTTGTATAACCACTTACTATTGTTGTAGTTCCTTCAACTTTTCCATTTTTAGATATTTTTTTATCAGTTCTTTCAACATGCTTAATATTAAATTTATCAAACCAATTCTTAATAAACTGTTTTACATTTTCATCTTTTTTCGTAATTGTTACGTGACCTTCCACAATTGCTGCATTCCCATCTGCTAAAAACAATCCTATAAAAATACCATTATCATAATCTAATTTAAATTTATCAGGTAGCCAAGAAGTTTGACGCGATGCATGATATGGATATATAACTCCTTCTTTAATATTTTGTAAATCACATCTTCCAGATACAGCTCTTTGCAATTTAGCTGTATCAGGATATGGTAGTGTAAAATCTCTTCCATTAGTTTTATCCCACCAACCGCGTGGGATTTGTGCATAATTATTTTTTGACTTTGCATTTTGTTCTTCCATTACTTCTTTCATTAATTTGTCTGCTTTCAAAAATTCTGTACCATGAATATATTGATTCTTTGGGAAATATATACTCATATCAACCTCATTTACAATTATAGGTGGGTCAAGTATTTCTGCAGCAACTGGTGTAAAATCACCAAGTTTTACTTCAGATGTTGGTTTTTCATGAAATTCTTTTTTTCCACTATCCCATATAATCATTGATTTTGATTCTGTTACTGTAATTTTACGTCCTCCTAGTGTTGTTATTTCATATAATTCATTCCCAGGATCATGCCGTGTTACCGCTGTTAATTCACCCCATGATACATTCCCTTTTTCATCGGCAGTTGGAATATATACTTTTGTTTTAAGATTTAATAATTCCATTTGTCGATCTTCGTAATGTTTAACATCTGCTTTATTTTCAGGATTATCTAAATGTGAATCTATCCAATCTCCGATCATTACATCCTTAGAAACACCATCTTCTATTATAATGATCGCCGTGTCACGAATGACACTTTTAACCGCTGTCGGTTAGTCTTCTAGTTTTCACTAGAAGCCGGATCGTACCTTAAGCCATCACTGCGAATGATTAGTTCGCTCTGACCCACTATTTACCGATCTCTGAATAGATACCATACTCTTATCATAACGAGTTTAGGTATTCTACTGCGGATTGCCCAATCTTTATCCTTATTACCTTTGGGTACGGCAATTAACCGTGTTCCTTGATATATTTTCATATATCAAGTGGTAGATAAAGCTCTAAGGGTGTTCCCGCAACCAATAGTGTTGCACGAGATTTAAAAAACCTCGTACTAGGGAGTAACACGCTTTTAACGCTCCCTGTTATTGACCAGCAATTAATCAATAAGTCCTTCACGACCACCCATAGCATGAAAGAATACTTCTTGTGGAGAAAGTCCACTAATGAAAGAATTCTCTACAAATCCACGTGCATCTGGGCCATCGTCGTATTTTGTAAAATGAGGAAGTGTGCGGTCTGTAAATCCATAGGCAACACGTTTGCCATCGACATTCTGTTGACCAACACAAGCAATAATTTGAGCAACATTGGTTTCTTTACCTTTAGAGCCCGATTTAACCATATTTATCATGCGATTTGTTCTTTCACCAATATCTTCAAGACCAATCTTTCCAACTTTATTCGTTAATTCGTTAAGAACATTTAGAATTTCTCTTTCAAAGAAATCTTCATTACTGAAAATACTCTTGTTTTCCATATTTCCTTTCAGAACTTCTTGTACTTTCAAATATGCCTTTGCTTTGTATTGTGAAATAGTCTCTTTTAATTTCTTACTTGTAGTTTTATCAGTAACCAAGTCACTTATACCAACACTGAATCCCGCTGTTGTTAGCCATCTACATATGAGTCTTTGTGTATTATCAAGCAATCTGCGTACTTCAAAAGGACTATAATCGTGATATAAAATCGGTATGAGTCCTTTACTCAGTGCATGAAAAACTGTTTTATCAATACACCCTTTTCCAGTTATTTTACTATTTGTTATTTGAAATTTATCACCAGCCTTATTTTTCATTTCAATAAAAAGATGTGGTGGTAGAATTTGAGAATATGCCTGTTTTCCTGTAAAAAATCCTGTTTCTTCGTCGCCTGCAATTGGTAATTTTCCATTAAAATAACTATTTACCATCTGTAAATTCGCCATTGTTTTATCATGGATTCGTGTCCATTCTTTTGTAATTCTGAAAGAGCCCAACATAGTATCCTGAACGACTTCAAGAATTGGTTTACCATCTCTTGGTGCTATAATCATATATGGAACTGCTGCAAGATCTATTAATTCATTCATTGTTTGTACATTTTGTGATGCAAATAAATTCATTTCATCCCCGTCGAACGCCGGGATCCTCATGGTTTCCCAAGAGGGCGGACTATACCTTAAGCAACTTCTGGCTGATTAGACCATCATTAGTTACCGATCCTCATCTAGTCTCTGAACCTTCTCCATATCCTATCGCTTTTTCATAACGGATTTAGGAGCTTGGCTGCGGATTGCCCAATCTTCAACATTTTTACCGTGCTCAATTGCATTTCGCAACAAAGCGTACCTCTGATTTTTCTCCAGAGCCAGCATAGTGTTTCCATCTATGCCTTGGTAGTTGAAGCTCCAGACGGTGTTGTTTCGTCTGTCTTATTTAAGTTAGGGGTTTCCCGCAATTTGGGGATCTCGCATAAAGCATTTTACTAACACTTTATACTAGACGATTATATCAAGGGTAAGATTACACTGTTTCCCCTAATAGGTTTTCTTACCAACCTATTAAGCAGTCGCCTGTTGCTGACATCGACACACACCATTATAGTGTGATTTTTCTATCAGCATTGTACCCGTTTGTGACTAGTACGGGTAAGCGAAATGTTTGATATGGCATAATTTTTACTTTATGACACATCATACTCATTTTATGAAGAGATGGTTGACGATTAAATAGAATATAATCATTATCTCTCAGATGTCTGTCAACAATATCGCCGTATTTCAAATTATTCGCGATTTTATCACGGTCAGCATATTTCAGTGTTATAGTTATTCCATCATCGATAAGTCTCACATATTTCGCACCCGGCCACTCATCAGGACCATTTAAAATCAATGCCTTTAATTCCGCTATATTATATTCATTTGTGATCTCGGGAAATGTTATATTCATCGCAATTCTGAATGGAACACCCAATTCGTCCAAACTAATATAAGGATCTGGCGTAATCACTGAACGCGCAGATTGATCTACACGTTTACCATTCAGATTACCGCGAATACGTCCCTCCTTCTTCTTAAGACGATCAGCGACTGATTTCAATTTACGCCCATTACGTTGTTGTGCAACAGGCAAACCAGGTATAGTATTATCCATAAATGTAGCTATATGATATTGAATTAAATTGATTAGAACTCGCAACTGATCCTCTGTGCCTTTTCCACTATCAATTTTAGATTGCAATTGATTATTATATTTCAAAATATCACTTAATTTATGTGTTAAATCATCTTCGCGACGTTGTCCATTATCTTCAATAATACTTGGCCGAACCGCAGGAGGTGGCACAGGCAATACTGTACATATCATCCATTCTGGTTTATTCCATCGTACGTGAAATCCCATGAGTTCAATATCTTCGTCAGTAATACGTTGGAATATTTTCAGGATTTCACTCGGTGACATTTCTTTATTTACTGTTTCTTCCGCAGTTTTCCATTCAGCAATGATTTTCATAGGAGACTCTTTCAAATATCGAGTAGGCTGTTTTGCACGACATCCACTTTCTATATCCGTCTGTTCTTCAGTACAATCATCTCCGCATCTCTTGTTAATTTTTGGATTAGAACATAGAAGCACAAATGCATCCCATCTCTTTTTTGGATTTTTAATTGTTTTAATACGTAAAATTTCATTCCGAAATACAGTTGATGATCTCATTGATGCAAATGGTCTTGAGCATCTAAAACATATGCATTTTAGTAATTTTCGAATCATATCAAAGAACATTGGGTGAAATACAGGCATTGCCAATTTAATATGCCCGAAATGTCCCGGGCAAAATAAATTCTTTTGTTCACATGTACTGCAATTTCTGTTATGTTCAAGTGTTCCCATGCGCGGATCAAATAATCCACTAATAACTGGTTCATTTCCAGAATATGTATCTGTTTTTGTTACTTCAACTACGGACCTTTGCAATATTTCTTCAGTGCCAAGAACACTGAATTGAACCCTTTTCACAACATCAATTCTCTGATTATATGATAACTGTTTATATATAGACATACTACAAGTATGCCCCTTCTTTACACGTAGATTATATAATTATAATGCTCTTTATATGCTTTTTCTTTTTATATAAGGATATACTGTGAAAATATATGCAGAAATCATTTTTTATTTTCCACTTAAAAAAATGAATGGTATGTATATAATATAATAGTATGGTTCGGATGAAGAATAATAATAATAAGCACCCTATGAAGTTACGTTCAGAAAACAAACCCAAAGGGAAAAAAACATATATTCCATCGCCTCCCGATTCATCATCATCATCCTCAGATTCAGAAGGAGATGAAGAAAAACTTGAGAAAGAACCCGAGGATGCCGAGAAAGAACCTGCTGATCCTGACGCCGAGGACGCTGAGAAAGAACCTGCTGATGCCGAGGACGCTGAAGATGCCGAGGACCCTGAGGACCATGAGGACGCAGATGACCCAGATTACAATGGAGAAGAATATGATAATGAATACGACGATTATGATGAGTATGATGAATACGATGAAGAAGATGATGATGATGATGACGATGATGACGCCGATGATGACGCCGATGATGACGCCGATGAAGACGCCGATGAAGACGCCGACGAAGACGCCGACGATGAAGATATAATTATGCCAGAATATAAAAGTAAAAGTAAAGGTAAAAAATCACGTGGTCGTGGACAACAAGGAAATGTAGTTGTTGTTATTGGAGGGAATATGCCGCAATCTATGAGAAACAAGAAAAGAAAACATAAAGATTGCGGGTGTACCGCTGAAGAATTAGAAGATTCATTTAGTCACGAAGAACAATCCTATTGGGATAAACTTGAGAAATTTGAGAGAACTCGAATTATGGAACAATTTAAGAAAGTGCGCGAAAGCAATACATCTGGAAAAATACCCATGCGCTTTAAACTTATCGATACTGACATGGATATGCCTACCAAAAATCTCCTTATTGCAAAGATTGACCAATTTAATAATATGAGCGAAAGTTCTGGAGAATACTTTAAACTTCGCAATTGGTTGGGTGCTATATCGCGCATCCCTTTTGGGAAAATAAATCCTCTCCCTATTAAACCATCAGATACTATTGAAAAATGCAGTGATTTTTTAAAAAATACGCGTGAAAAAATGGACCAAACCGTATATGGTCATTTTGAAGCAAAAGACCAAATTATGAGAATTATGGCTCAATGGATTTCTAATCCAACTTCTCAAGGACACTGCATTGGTATCCAAGGTGCAATGGGTACAGGCAAATGTTTAGCATATGGAACGGAAATTATTATGTATAATGGAAAAATAAAACAAGTTCAAGATATTGAAGAAGGTGATTTATTAATGGGTGATGATTCATCGCCAAGAACTGTATTAGGTCTTGGAAGAGGTAAAGATACAATGTATGAAATATCAAATGCTCAAGGAGATAAATATACTGTAAATAGCGAACATATATTATCTTTAAAATATACTAGTCATAATAAAATATATGATAGAAAAAATAAAAACGCATATATATTATCACAATATAATGGTGAAAAAATTGTAAAAAAACATTTTTCTTATAAAGATAAAACGAAAGAAGATGTCTATAAAGAATGTGAAAAAATTCTTTCAAAACAATCGGATATTATTGATATATCCGTTAAAGATTATTTAAAATTACCAAAATCTCAAAAACAAGCATTAAAAGGATATAAAGTACCAATTGAATTTACTGAGAAAACTCTAGAAATTGACCCATATATGCTCGGTATTTGGCTCGGTAGCGGTGACAAAACAAATAAAGAGACCGATGGAGGGCCTGATGGAGGGCCTGATGGAGTATTAACTAAATATAATTTAATGAATAATAAACATATTCCTGATGATTATAAATATAATTCAAGAGAAAATAGATTAAAATTATTGGCAGGAATCCTTGATAGTAATAGTGACGCACTTGCATATGATAATGAAAAATTATTAGATGATATAATATATTTATCAAGATCCCTTGGATTGTCTTGTTATAAAACTGAAGAAGCAGGGAAAATGATAATTAATAGTGCCTGTACAGGCGCAGGCGTAGGTGCAGATATTGATAAAATCTCTACTTTGTCTAATTTGTCGAATCGCAAAAAAACGCATGAGAAAAGGCATAGTAAAAATCCATTAGTAAGTTCTATAAATGTTAAAGAACTTACGGAAGATAATTATTATGGATTTGAACTCGATGGGAATGGTAGATTTGTATTAGGTAACTTTATTGTAACTCATAATACGAGTTTAGTAAAGGAAGGAGTTTGCAAGGCACTCGGTCTTCCTTTCGGATTTATTGCACTTGGTGGAGCAACTGATGGTTCGTTTCTTGATGGACACAGTTTCACATATGAAGGTTCTACATATGGCAAGATCGCTGAAGTACTTATGAAAACACAATGTATGAATCCTGTAATATTCTTTGATGAACTTGATAAAGTATCAACAACACATCGTGGGGACGAAATTATAGGTATACTTACACACTTAACAGATAGCACACAAAATGAGAAATTCAATGATAAATATTTCGGTGAAGTTGATTTAAATCTCTCTAAAGCGCTTATAATATTTAGCTACAATGATGAATCCAAAATTAATCCGATTCTCAAGGACCGCATGATTACTATTCATGTGAAAGGATATAGTCCTGATGAAAAACTGAAAATCGCTAAAGGATATCTTTTACCGCAAATATTAAAAGAATATAATATCGGCGAAGACCAAATTATATTTAATGAAGACGTATTAAATCTAATCATATCTAAAGTAAAAGAAGAAGAAGGCGTTCGTAATTTGAAACGCGGCATTGAAGCACTCATTAGTTGGGTAAATATGATGAGATATACTGAGAGTGATAATTATACATTCCCATTTACTATAACATCTGAACATGTTAATAAATATCTCAAAAAATCTGAGAGTAATATATCATTAAGCATGATGTACCTATAAAACTCTGAAAATTTTTAGATTATCCATAATTAGATATGAAGAATATAATAATTACATTTGCATTAATAATTACTTTATATTACTTCTATGGATTTATAAAACGTGAAAATTTTGTTTCTCAAGAAATAAGTGACTTAAATTACCAGAGAAATACAAATAAAGTCACTTTTCTTACCGCAGAACAAACTAAAAATTATATATTAGAAGACGGCGATACATATATACACGATTTATCTCAATGGGACCTCTTTGCCAGAAAAATAGATTCAACTGATGATTATAAAATTGCATCTGCTCATACATCTATGAATTTTACAAATGAACAAAAAGACCGATTTAGCAAAGCGACAATTGCCGCTGATGCATTTTTCAATACTATACATACTACACATACTACAAATATTGATAGTATTGACGGAAACAAAATCGCAAATATACCATGGATTTTTGCTATGACAGACGGGACTGTTTATGAAGATGGGTTGCCTCACACACGTGGTAATATAATTTTCGTTTCTAATAATATTACAGAGACACCTGATTATTTAATAAAAACATTTATACATGAAAAGATTCATATATATGAACGTATGTATCCTGCAGATATAGATCAATTTCTTATAAAAAATCGATATACCCGTGTTAAAAGAAGATATGGAATACCGCGAATTCGGGCGAATCCAGACTTAGATGAATGGGTATATGTTGATGAAAAAAATGGGAAAGAACTGATGGCACTCTATTCTTCTGATAAACCCCATAACATTACGGATGTCATATTAAATGACACTGCACTCGAACATCCTTACGAATTACTTGCTTATAGAATTGCAGACTTATATAAATAATTTATGGTATATTTATAGTATTATGAATTATAATATACCATCAACTACTAAACCTACCTATGGATTGTACGGTGATCCTATTAATAATCCAGCAAATAAGAATCCTGACGGTACCACAAAAAAATATCGTAAAAGCGATAGCCCATGGGCTTCTTTGAGTCTCTACAAAGGGACATCCACTAATAATAATCAAAAAGGTGGGAAGAAAAATTCTTTAGAAAATCGCACAAAAGATCAGTTGGTAGAAACTGCCAAGAAACGCGGTATAAAAGGAACGAGTAAAATGTCAAAAAATGAAATTATTTCACAGTTACGTAAATAAGAATAAATATATTTAGTTATATAAGTTTAGTATTAATATTATCAATATGAGTAAAGATATGAATATCGTCGGCACCAAAGAATCCGGGGTACCAGCCTTCATTAATGTAGCTGATATTGAATATGTTCTGCAAAATGCACCAGTAGACGCGACATTTGAAAATGCTAAGAATGCATTAGAAAAAACGAATAATAATCTTATTGAATCTATTGCTCTTCTATGGAATATTGAAAAACCCGTCGAAAAGCCAAAAACAAAATATGACGAATTTAGAGATATTTGCGATTCATTTGATACAGAAATGGAGAAATATATGAAAGAAAATTCCGCAAAAAACTCAGGAAAGGTAGAAGTTAATCCTATTCCTCTAGAGAATAAATGTTAAAACACTTGAAACGCTTGAAATGCTTGAAATGCTTTAAGCGCTCCATATCTTCAATATAATCTATTAATTCAATTATTTTTTCAATTATAATATCCCATTTATTTTTTATTCTAACAGCAACACCCATGATTATCTAACAAACATATATTTTATGTAAATCATTTTTTATTTTGATCTAATAGTTAAAAATCATATTATTTGTTAAATTTTATATTTATATAGGAAAATTATATTTTGTATTTTTCCGTAAAACACGTTTCTTATACCCTCCTGTATTAGATCCCGAGCCGTTCAAATGAGAATTAAAATTATTTAATAAATCTTTAAATACATCATCATTACAGTGATGTTTTAATTCTATTATTTTTATTATATCTTTTAATCCTGTTAATTTTGGTATATTATTTCCTAAACATATTACACATTCCTGATTAGTATCATTGTTTTCTAAATACGTATTCGATTCTGATTTTATTTCTGTTCGACATTGTGGGCATGTTAGTTTTAATTTAATCCATTTATCTATACATTCTTTATGAAATATATGTTTACATTTTGTTATAATAAATTTATTACCTTCTGGATCAAAATTTTTATTAAAATTTTGCATAAAAATTTTTAAATTTTCACAAGTTATAGTATCTTTATTAATTAAAATATAATCAATTATTTTACTTATATCACCATATATTATATTATTTAATCTAGGACATATATCAAAAATATTATTTTCAGAAATATTAAATAGTATTTTTGGTATATTATCACTATTTGCAATATTTATTAAAACATCGCATGCTTTTACTTTGGTTTCTTTTCTATTTTTATATTTAATAATAACATTCACCATAGATTTTATACCATCAGATTCCATAAACCTTTTACTCATTTCAGCAAAATCCTCCGCCGTCGCCGTCCGCGAATTATAAGTAATAATGATATTTAATGCTTTGCATCCATTATCTACAATGTCGACGTTATCCATGTTCATCTCTATAGCCTTCACCACAGCCTCGATACCACCCGCTGCTGTCACCTTAATAATGTTTTCATTCGAATAAGATATGATATCATTTATCATACGGCAACCGAATTTCTGAATATCAATGTTATTTAAGTGATTATTCATAGCGCGTATCACCGCATCGATACCGTGATTATCTGTCACTATCTGCCAATTCTCATTAGAATTCGACATCCTATCATTAATTAAAATTAGAGCACGGCAACCATTCTTCTGGATATCCTCGACATCAATGTGAGTGTTCATAGCATCCACCACCGCATTGATTATATCGATTATATATTGAATGATATTTACATCGAAAGAGGCAGTATTACTAAAAATTTTACATAGATTATCTAAGGCTTTTATAATATTAATATTATTATTTTCCTTTAAATTTATTGAAATAAATGATAACATTTCACTAATTAAATTATTACACCGAAAAAATTTTTTGTTTATAATTTTTTTTATATTAGCATCATTTTCATGTACAATATACAATAACGCATCGCAAACATAAACTAAACCATCATTATTCATTATACTACCTGCATCCACCAAAACATCGATGCCACCTGCAGCTGCTATTGCTTTCTTATTAGATTCGGAATTATATGCGATTACGGAAAGTGCACCACAACAATTTTTTATTAGTTCTTTGTTGTTTATGTGTTGGTTCATAGCGTTTATCAAACCATTTATGCCATCTGCATCTACTACCTCCATTTTTCTTTCATCAGATTCAGCAGCAATTACCCACAGATATTCTGAGTATTTTATTTTTGTATTAACATGAATTTCATTATTAGATATATTACTAACAATATCTTATATCATAATTTAATAAAGTGCTAAAAAAAATACCACCACCTATTTTTGTACTACATTGTTGTTGATGTTGTTGATGTTGTTGATGTTGTTGATGTTGTTGATGTTGTTGGTTTTGTTTAGTAATTACTTTAGAAAAAGCATTACGATTCTTGGTATCTTGTAATTCTAAAATTACTTTTTTATAATTTGTTTTATTAGTTTGTGCATATTCTACTATTTCTTTGAAAATCAATACTTTTTCTTTATATTTACTTAAATGCAATTTATTAAATAATTCGCTTATATCTTTCTTCATTTTTATATCTAATATACAAAAGGATTTTAGTTTTATTTTTATTTTTTTTATTTTTAATTTTATTTTTATTTTTATTTAAAGAATATTGAGTTATCATTATTAAACCTATTATGGCAGCAGCAATACCTCCATCCACAAATGTTGAAAATACCCTAGAAATTAAAACTGTTCAAGCATCGACTTTTAAACAAGTCATAGATGCTCTGAAAGAAATACTTATGGATGTTAATCTTGAATTTGACGAAACTGGCATGAAAGTTGTAGCTCTCGATAATACTCATGTTGTTCTCGTTCATTTAAAATTAGAGGCCGATAGATTTGAGAAATATTATTGCGAAAAACGATTATATGTCGGCATTAATATGCTAAAACTCCATTTACTTATTAAAACTATTAGTAATAATGACGTTCTCACCATCTTTGTAGAAGGAAATGACCAAAATCATTTAGGTATTCAAATAGAAAATCCTGATAAGAATATGAAAACTGTCTATAAATTATCAATGTTAGATATTAATGTATTAAATATCAATATCCCTCCTGCAGATTTTCAAACAGTTATTACAATGCCTTCCGTTGACTTCCAAAAAATTATTCGCGATATGCACAATCTCGCAGATTTTATTGAAATTCGTAATGTAGGCAATCAAATCACTTTCAGTTGCAAAGGAGATTTCTGCAGTCAAGATACTATACTCGGAACCGAAAAGAACACCACCATTTCAATCACAAAAAACGCAGAAAATGAACACGAAATTATACAAGGTCTCTTTAGTCTAAAATATCTAAGTACTTTTACAAAATGCACGAATCTCAGTAATGTGGTTGAAATATATATTAAAAATACATATCCTCTCATATTATGCTATCAAGTCGCTAACCTTGGTATGATTAAACTATGTCTCGCGCAAAGTGAAAATGCGGCTTAAACGCGGCTTAAACGCAGCTTAAACGCAGCTTAAACTATCAATTGTTCTTTATTATATTTATTATTTTTAAATTTAATATCACCATCACCTCTTTCGCTAAAATATATTGTAATATTGACTAAAATAAATGAGTATGCATATAATTACACCAGTAAAATATCCATGTTTCAAGTTTTTATTATCAATAACATTTCCAGCTGCAAATAATTCAAGTATCAATATTATTATTATTAAATGTGTAAATAATCTATTCATTTGGGGATTGTCAATATAGGTCCATACACCTGCTTCAACTAATTGAATAGATGAAAATACTAACATAAATACTATTAATCTCATATCGATATCATGATATTTACGATTTATGTATGCAAGAAACGCAATAAATAATGCAAATGCAAAGGTATTCAATGAAACTCTGGCGTTCCAACACATATATATAATATTCATTTTATATAAATAAATTATTTTTGGCAGGGAGAAAATTCGTCTAAAATGCCAAAAATAATTTATTTATATATAATGGGAATAGTATTTTACAATTTCCCGGTTCTGACAATAGCTCAGTTGGTAGAGCGTGAGACTGTAGTAGTTATTACTGCGTGCCATAATAGTGCGCACTCATCTAAGAGTTATCTCTTGGTCACCGGTTCGATTCCGGTTTGTCAGATAATGTCATTTTTATATCCGATAATCTCATTTCCTGAGAAATCATAGAGCACATTTGATTTTGTCATATCAATAATACCCAATGTATATGTATTGAATTTCTTGAAATCATCGATGACCCTTTGCGTTCCATAGAACTCATGCTGAATAACTGGTCCAGTGAAACCATGTCCCAGTGTACAACAGTCAATACCATTAATATTAATCATATGCTTTGAATCAAGAATGAAATTATATACAAGCCGATTTTTCAAAGTTCGACGGATCTTGCATTTATTCGGAAAAATCCATTCATTATTCATATAAATCGGATGCCATGGAGTAATTTCGAGATTATAATCAATTATTATTGTGTCACAATCGTGGAATACTATAACACACTCAATCTTTGCGCCATTCTCGAGAACATCTCCTTTCTTCAAATCTTTGATGTTCGCAAGTGTTTCATTTTGCAACATAACAGTGCCGTAGCCGCCAAAGCAGCCACCCTGTGCATTGTTATAAGATGACCAGAACTGATCCTGCGAAACTGGCGGAGAATATGCGGCTGCTGCTGCTGTTGCCGTAATTTTCAGTGATGGCTGAGGAATCTCAATAGTATTTGCAATTTTATCAATTATTTCACGAGTCTTTTTAATCTCCACAGATTCATACATCTTTGGACCAGGATCCTTGAAATTCAAGCAATCGCGATTCGTATGTGCAGTAGTGAGAGACCTGATATAATGCAATCCCCATCGATTAATACTCTGCTGCGACTCGAAACCTGTAGCAATTTCTCCAGTCATATCTTCGATAATTGGATGGTCAGATATAATCTCATATGCTTGCGATACAGAATCGCGAAGAATCTCCTGACATTTTGTAATATTAATAGTAGCATATTTCAACATATCATTCATAGCTTTGAGAATATTTGTTCGCACAATTTCTGAAACAACACTTTCATTGTTGTAAATAATAGACTTAGTAACAGGAATATCTACTATGCCGTTATCCATAGATTCATATTTAATTGAACTTATATTGGAGAAATCTGAAAAATCACACAAGAAAGTCTTATTCTGTCCATACTTGATAGTTCCAAGATAATTCGTTTTTCCATTCATAGATTGAACTGTAATATTCTTTCCAATGATATTCTTCTCATTTGCAAGAAGATTTACCCAGGAAGTAATCATCATACTTCCATCTGGAATAAAGATGAAAGACCCGCCATATTGTCCATCATTCGTGAGATCGACGAGCAGTTTGCTTTTAATATCATATCCAATGCCGATAGTATGAAGCCGGCAGGTATTCTTCATTTCAATACGATAATCCTTCAGGCTCTGTACTTCACCATTTGCAGGAGAATTCGAAGGTTCTCCATCAGTAATCATGACAACAGTGGCGTCACCGAGTTCCTTAGAAGTCTTGTTTGCAGCATCCATGGCCGCCTTCAGTCCTTTCCAAAGTTCAGTGCATCCACGAGGCTCAATCTTGCTTACTGATGCCATTGCTTTCTTCTTTCCATCAGCATTCATTGCAGTCCTCGGCAAAACTGTTTCAATCAGCGAATCATATGTAATAATCTCGAGAGTATCGTCTGCACCAAGAGAATTCGCTACAATTGAAATACTATGTTTTGCCAAATCATTCTTGGAATAATACTTTGTGATTTCATCACCATTGGTGTTTGCTGCCGCATTCATTGAACCAGAACGGTCATACGAAATAATGATGTTTACACTTTTCTTGGGACCATCAGTAGGTGGAATAAGCGTCCCAACAACCTGATCATTAATATCAGATTTCTCGAACTTAACCTGAATCGTAGAAGATGAAGTCATTGTATACCTTATGTGTATAATTACAAAAATACATTTTTTAAATTTCATTTTTTTATAAAAATCAATAAATTTTATTTTTGTTTACTTTACTTGTTTACTTTACTTGTTTACTTTAGTTTACTTGTTTACTTTAGTTTACTTGTTTACTTTAGTTTACTTGTTTACTTTAGTTTACTTGTTTACTTTAGTTTACTTGTTTACTTTAGTAGTTTATTCAGCAGCGTGTAATATGTGCCAGCGAATTCCCATTATATTATTCTTAAACCATACAAATTTTGCACCTATTTGTAGCTGTTTTGTTATTATACCTGTATTTGAATGTTGAATATCAGCCAGTCCTGTATAAACACCAAGTGTATTTTGATATCCATTTCGCTCTCGCATTTCGCTTCTCAATATATATGAAGGAAGTTTAACACTTATCATACGTTCAATTGTATGAATTTTATCAATTATATTTAGATTTTCAAGTACAAGAATTACACGACGATGATTTATACGATTATTTAAAGGATTATATCTTTCAATAATTCTAAAAGTATCTTTAAAAACTATTGCTTTTGCCTCCCTATTCTTCTTAATAAAACTGAAATTCTCTGAAGTTAATCTATATATGGTACGTCCTACAGTATATTGTGCTATTTCATGCAACATAACATTCTCTTCAGAAATATCCCAATCATTATAATTATATTCACACTCCGCCTGTAGCTGTAATTGTTCAATATTTATTTGTTGGCCTAGGTTGCCTAGGTTGCCTACATTGCCCGCATTTCCAGGGTTGTTGTTATTAATTATCCGTGTATTGGGTCTAGCATATAGACCATCATAATCAAATAGATTAGTGGTATTCGCATTGGTATTCGCATTGGTATTCGCATTGGCATTATCATTAAAGAGAGTGTTAAAGAATGTTTCCATTTGAGATGCAACACCACTTTCTAAGTACTCTGCAAGTGGGCGAAATATAATCGGTTTTTTTGTAACTTTTACACGACATATAGGACATTTTATTTGACGTGAAATATTCTGTATTCCGCGAATACATCCTGAGCATAGATTGTGTCCACATTCAATGAGTGCATATACACCAACTTTATCTATACATACAGGGCATGTTATAGATTCCAGTAATTTTGATGAGGACTCCATTATTGATTTAATGATAAAATTAAGTTTCATTTTTTTACATTTTGCGATTCTTTTTCTTGATCTCTCCTAGTTTGATTGTGTCTTTTGATATTTTATATTTGCTATTTAATTATCTCTATCTATAAACAATGTACATCATTAAAATAAAAAATGCACCCGAATGTACAAGATTTCCCTTTAGAGTCATGCAACCATCTTCGCCGATGACTTCATTATTTTTATTAGTTATTAGAAAATATATATGATTCACAACACGATACGTTGCAGGATATGATAATATAAAAAACAAAATTGTTGAATATATTACAATTCTGAAGAAACGCCCTGCTTGTCTATCTACAGCTGCGGCTGCATCGGCGGTTCTATTTATTGATTGTGCAATTGCTGGAGGAGGTAACATTGGATTTCCTGGCATAAACTGTTGTAATTGTATAGAATCGCTTTGTTGTGGCAGTGGTATCATTATATTTTCTTTATATTTTTTATTGAATATAAATCTTATTCGGTTTTGTTAATTCTATTCCATTAAAATCACATGCCGCTGAAATTGTATATGCACCAAAATTATTCCATAATAACCAATCGTCTACATTTAATATTGGTAATAATATATTTTTAACTATAATATCTCCACCGTCACATGTATTTCCATAGATAGTACTTATTTTATGTGGCAATTTTTCATAATATTCATTATCTTTTTCGGGAGTAGAGCGAATAATTCGCGGTTCTACAATGTGTGTATGGTCATACATAATACAATTAAAAGACCCATATATGCTCTCATTAATATAATATTCTCGCGCGCCATTTCTTTCGCGCATCCCAATAATTTTCACTAAAAATGTAGCTACATTTTCAGAAAAATATCTCCCCGGTTCGGCAATAAACTTAAATTCCTCCAGTTTTTTGTCAGGAAAATAAGTCTCAATTCCTTTATTTATAGCTATACTCATTCTATCAATATTATTTATAGTAAATCCACCACCTATATCTATTATAGAGAGATGAAAGTCGTATTCTTTCATGTATCTCGCTAAATTATACAGTTTCCGCGCTTTTGCCAATGCATTTATATATGCATCAGGATTTGATGCACCAGAACCTATATGAAAACTAATACCAACGAGTTTTGCATTTAATTCGCGCGCTCTTTTTAATATTTCCTCCCAGTCTTCTTCATGACACCCATATTTATTACTTAAAATACACTGTGCAGATTCATCTGAAGCGTATATTCTCATTATTAAATTCATCTGAGGTGAGTATTTAACTATCTTTTCTAACTCTGCAATATTGTCAAATGTTGTTGTTTGAATGTTCCTTTTATTAACATGTAATAAATCGGTTTTTGTTTTGCAAGGATTTGCATAAATTATTCGACTTGAATCAATATTTAAAGATAATATTGTTTCTACTTCATTCGGTGAAGCACAATCAAAACAAGTGCCTAATTCTCCTAATTTTCTTATAATCTCTTTATCAGGATTACATTTTATAGCATAATATGGTTTAATTTCTGGTAACAGTTTTGTCCATAACGCAAATGATTTCGCAAGAGAACTCATATTATAAATATAAATACTCCTATCGGCATTTAGATATAATTCTAATGACTCATTATTTTGCTTTGTAATTTCTAGAGAAGAAGGTGTGAGGTTCATTTTTTGAAAATCGGACGCAATGAATGCGGCCAGCGTGATCGATGTAATAAAAATACCTTAGAAAAAATAAATATGCCAAAATGAATTTGCCAAAATAAAAGTATATAAAGATGTATACGCATATACTATTTAATTCAATGAATAGCATTGACGGTGTAAATCAGCAGGTACCTCTTACGCGCACATGCCCTGCGCTTCCTGCGATTCCGACACTTCCGACGATTCCTACATTAACATTACCTACAGCCGTAAGTACTACAGTACCGACGAGTTCATCAGAAACATATAATTCATTAGTATCTCGTCATGTAAATGGATACACAAATACTATTAATAAAATTAGTAGAATTATTACAATAGCTGAAGCAGAAAATGCAATTGCAATGGATTATTATAAAAATGAAGATATTGTATTAATAAATAATATTGATATATCAAATCCAAAAGAAATAACGAAAGAAATTGAATGTCTTCTTGTTGAAAATAATATGGCTTTTCCAGTATGTCCACAAATTGACACACGTCCTCTCTTAAAAATAAAAGAAAGAACCATTAAAAAAATGCACAGAACTCGCATCGAAAAGATAGCTACATTTTTACATAAAGGTTTATGGACGCCCGGTTCGCTTGCCGCTTGAAGGCGGTTCGCATGAAGGCGGTTCTCACTTGCCGCATCGTAAGTCATGCAATGTCGTCTTATATGATATCGCTTGTTGGTCATTTACACCAAGGTATAAATCTACAGTATTTTTGTCAGGATGTATTGTAAACCCACTGCAATACTCTATTCCCCAATTTGCTATCCAGAATGGACTCGAAAGAAATGTAACTATCCCGCGTTTCGCATCAAATTCCATATATAAATGTAAATATGAAAGACGCGTTACGAGACTCGTCTGGTCATTGAAAATAATGTCGTGTATAATGACACCGAAAGTATTTCCATGAAGATGGATAGCTGCTGTAGAGCCACGTAAGCCTTCGATGCTTATTCCTTGTCCACAAATAAGTGGCATGCATTTTGTAGCTACAAATTTAGAAAACTTTTTTGTTTTTTCGTCAATACCTTCTGTAATTTCATAAATAGTTTTAAGATATATATCTAACATATATAATTTATCTTCAAAAACATAGAGAGACATATTCTTTACTGGCAGACTTCCAATATCAACATTGGAAATTTTCTCAATTTTAGAAGTATTTTTATTAAAATATCCAATAACTAAAGCACTTGTCATATCATCACTACAATGTGTACATGTTCCCGCAAACCATAATGTATTCTTATACCATGTTATGCGTAAATCCTCGATTCCTTTGTATAAATTCACATTCGGTTTTAAGTCTCCCCACGGACTATCAATATGATATGTTTCCTTTTTTTCTAAATTATATAAAATAGCTGAATTCTGTTCGTCATTCTTATTATGTTTAATAGTTCTTAAATATAATATTGGAGGCGCTATACTGGGATTTAATACCACAGTGTTCTCTGGCAAACTCTTTGCATCAAGTATATTTCCTGCATTCCCAGGAAGATGTCTAATAGATAGATTGAGTGACGGCATAGCTACATTTGTAATGTTGAAAATCTTTATATAGAAATTATAATAAAAAATGATTTATCGCGTTCCATATTTATATTAATATGGAGGAATTAGAAAGTACTATTACAAATATTATAAAAAATATAGGATGGCTTTACTGTATTGAAACTAGTGAAAAAAATATATATAAATGTGGATATGATTTCACTAGACAATCTCTACAAACTGGAATATAATTTTCCTAGTGGAGTGAGCGGAGGCATCACTGTCGGAAAGTGTTCATAAGAATTAAATAATGCTGATTGACCCATATAATCGGGATTAGCAGTGCTTATAATACTTGAAGATGCATCGGTTGGACATCCACCTGATACAGGACAGTATTGATTTGTTGTATTTGTTATTGATGCCGGAACTGTACTAAATGTATTTGGTACAAGTAAATATCTTTCTTTCCATGAATATCTTTGTATATATGGTTGGGAATTCATCCAATTTACCGTTTGTTCCATAAATAATGCCGTTGTATTCGTAGGAATGCTATACGGATTTGTTGCTGTTCCTGCTGTTGCATCCGTTGGGTACGACCAGTCATAACCAGCTGTATGAGCAGTTGCAGGACTACAACATGTTGCTGTCCAATCCGCACAAGAATATTCTGTTATCCATATCGGTAAGTTATATTTTGCATTTACGCTTGCTAAATACCCTGTAAGAGTTGTTGCATTTGGTTTACCATACCAATGTATACATATAAAATCTGGGAATGGTCCTCTCTTTGTATATTTACTTGGATTTGTTTTGTAATCAATCGCTACTTGAATTAAGAAATTATCTAACCAAATGAGCGGATTTAAATTTACATTATTTGGTGTTGTTGTACTATTACTTATATTTACAATATATGTACCTGGCGCTGTTCCTGCAGGAAATTGTGCCGTTAATTGTGCAGAAGTAAGTTGCGGTAAATTATTTTTATTTGTTCCAACACCAGGAGCCTCGCCATCTCCTGCAACGGTATCCCCATACATAACAGGACTTCCAATAAGTGGAGGAGTTGTATATGTAGAAACCGTAGCATTAATAATATTTGGCCAAAAAGATACTCCATCGCCAACTAACATATTACCTTGCGCAGATGGATGTATACCATCAGGTTCATTATATGTTAAAATAATATTTTCAGTCGTAGCTTGAGTGAGATTTTTTAATGAAGCTACAACGGCCTGTGCTGCAGCAATAGTACCTGCGGTAGCACCAGGAATTGATATTTTTGATAAATTCCAAATCATAGGCGTAAATTTAATACCCGGTGGTTGACCTATAAGTGATGGAGGAGCCGCACCCCACGTATAATACCATGATGCATTTAAATTTGTAATTTTAACTCCTGCAGTCGGATCCCCGGTTCCTGCTACAAAACCTTTTTTTGAATTCGCTGTATTCTTAGAAACTGGGGGCACAGCACTTGTCGCAGAAACTATAGCTGTATCAGCGGCTACAGTTGCTGGAGATTCGTCGAGTATTGCTGATTGAGGTACAACTTCATGAGCAGCGGCTTGTGCAGCACCAGCACCAGCACCACCAGCACCAGCACCACCAGCAGCACCAGCAGCAGCACCAGGTGCCGCCATAGTAATTACGTTACTAGTATTACTTAATGTAGGAGAACTTAAACTCGTTGTTGTTATTGCCGTAGCTAAAGGTGCAAATGTTGTAGTTGGACTCTGGAGAGCTGTAATAAGATTATTATATGAAGTTATAACCGAAGGATTTGTTGTTGCTGTTAATTTATTTGGTGATATAGACACAATTGTGGTTGCAATAATACTTCCAGATGTTAAAGTTACTGTCACTGAACTAACAGGTACTCCAGTTATTCCAGCAATAAGTGCTGTATATTGAGTAATAAAAGTAGATTGATTAATTGCACTTAGTGTTCCAGATGGAAAAGTTACTGTAAAATTATAATTAATAACTGCATTGGGACCTATTCCGGATGTATACGTCACTTGTGGAGTTACTGCCGCTCCGCCAGCAGAGCCAGCGGACGGATTACTTGGCAATAATGTTGCAAATGTTGTTGTTGGAACCTGCAAAGCAGTATATAAATTATTAAAATCACTCACTTGACTGGCATTTGGATCTGTAATAGTTGTTGTAACAGTTACTCCAGTATTATTTGGTGCAGGTCCTACAACTGGTGCAGATGTAACTAAAGCACTTGTAGGAACACCTGTTATATTAGCAATCAAAGTGTTATAGTTACTAACAAAATTTGGGTCTAAAGTAGCTAAAGTAAGTGAAGGAAATGTAACACTGAAAGTACATGATATCTGACTACTTGCTTGTGCTTGAGTCGATGGGTTAGATGTTGCACCGCCACCACTGCTGCTACTGCCACCACTGCCACCATATTGAACATTATAATTCGCGACTTGTGGTACAGGATTACTCAAGTATTCTCCGTTTAAACCAATATTTGCATATTGCGGTGTATTTGCTAATACCTGTTGCGTTTGTTTCTTATTCTTCTTATAATATATATAAATAACTGCGGAAATTATACCAACTATGATAACGATTGCTAATATTAATAACGCTATTTCTAATCCACTTGGGCCTGGTATCACTTCTTGAGCCGTTGCCATTCCGCTACTGCCGCTGCTTCCGCTGCCTTCCTCCATTATATTATATATAGTATATTAATTATTACAATTACAATTATCCATGTCATTATCCATATCCATAAGAGGATATGTACATGTACTACCTCTTTCTACATAATATCTATCATATACTTCTACAGGATTGTGTGATTTTACCTGTAAATTATTATTCTGATATACTGGTGCATTTGTTATATTCCTATTTTGATATATAATATCTTGGTCAGTCAAAACAATACCATCATTGTTACTTACTGGTATGTCTACATCTTTTACATAATTGAAAGTATTTGGTATAGATGGATTTGCATTCACATTAGAATTCGTATTACTCGTATTTCCAGTAAAATTGCCAATTATATTTGTTTTTGGCGCTATAGGTTGTATAACAACGTTTGGATTATTTAAAGGATCTGTTATTTGATTTACAATTGGTTGTCCATCCTGGATTATTGCTTGAGTATCCAGATTTTTATCTGATTTATAAAGGCAATATATCAGATATGCACATAGTAATATAAGTAAAATACATGTTAAAATAACAAATAAAGGTATCCAATTTATTTCACTTGTCTTTTTATTAATTATTTCCGTATTTTCAATTGTATTTATTATAGGTTTTAAAACCTCTGGCGCAGGTGGCTCAAATATCGTATTTTTGATCGTAGTGGTTATTGTTTTCTGAATTGTATTCGTTGTTCCATTATTTTGAAATAATTTATAATCTGATGGATTCGTGTACAGACCAAATAATAAACATAGAAATAATATGACCAACGATATTATTACAAGTGTATTTCGGGTTCTTGATTGAGTATCATGAATATAAAAACCACTTTGATCCATTCTATTTATATTCTATTATATATAGTGTTGAAAAAGATAAAATAACTATACTCATTTCTATATATTACTAATTATATATTACTCATTTATATATTACTAATTATATATTACTCATTATATAGAGATAGATATATGAATAAACGATTGCTTTTTGTTTTTATAATTATTATTGTAGATTTTATATATGTCTATAATTCACAAAATGTATACAATAAAACATTTGACCAAATAAATTCCAAATCCGAAAATATTAATACAAATAGAAAAATAATTGGTGCATTATCTGCATATACCTTTATGGCAATTGGATGGTACTTTCTTATAGGCACTAAAATAGAAAGTCTTCTCGGCCCTAGCGGCTCTAGCGGCAATAGCAAAAAACAAATAAGTAATGTTATCGCAATAGGTGCTTGGTGCGGATTTTTATACGCAGCACTTGTATATGGAGTTTATAATTTTACAATGTACGCATCTGTAGAAAAATGGTCTGGATATATTATGATGCGAGATATAACATGGGGGTTTACTTCATCAATCTTAATGTCAATTATATATGCATTATGGTATACACATTAAATATATACTTACGCACTATTTCTTCGCTGCCACTGCGCGTTTCTTAGAACCCGATGAGGCATGTGCGCTTGATGCGCCTGGTGTGCCTGATATGCCCGATTTCTTGTCATTCGTGTAAAGTGCATCTGTTTCTTGTTTGAAAATATTCCATGCATTTTCGACTTCTTTTAATTCATCAAGCCATATAGAAGATATCGTCTTTGCCTCCAATTCTTCTATTTTCATTTTTATGTTATTCTCTTGTTTCTCAAGTGCTGTCTTCTTTTCTACCGTAAGTGTTTTCAAAGACATATCAGTCAAATAATCATAACTTGGTATCGCCTTCTGAATAATTATTTGTTCACCAATAACTATTTCGCCGCTACCGCTATCATGGCCTTCACCACCGCCTCCACCACCGTCACCACCGCCTCCTTCACCGTCTTCGCCACTATCTTTCTCATCAATTGCTGTCGGATAATTAAGTGATTTCAATTGCTCTTCAACTTGTGCTATCTTCTTTCCAACAAGAATAATTATACCTTCAATATATTGCTTAATAAATCGCACTTTCGCAGAAATGATTACATAGTTCTTACGCATTGTTTTCAATTGGTCTTCCTTACGCTCATAATACTTTAATATGCGTACCTTCGCGAAATCAATGAAGATTTCTGTCGTATTCGCATATTTCTTTATAGCACCCTTCTCACTATACAAATGTATATTATTGATATTCATATTTTTTGTACTTACCAGTTTAAATTCTGTGTCAAAGTTCATCTCAATTCCTGGACGGACACCAGGATATAATTTCAATGTAAATCTCACATTCGTATCAGTATAATGACTCTCGAAATCTTTTAGAACAGGATTATTGTTAACAACGCATTGTGTCAGGAAATCTTTATAATCATCAGTCCATGTTCCAATAGGCAATTCTGTAATTTCTACAGTATCATCCTTTACCCATTTATAAACACCTTGACTCTCGAAAGCAGCCTCCGCTGATGTCACTGACTCTTCACTTGCCACTGATTCTGTATCGTCATTTTCTGTAGCCCCAGATTTCTTAGGCCGCTTCGGTTTCCTCTCTTTCTTCACAATTTTCCCTGTAAATCCGAGATACCATGGAGTCAATTCAGGAATTCGCGTTTTATTTATAGCCTGATACGCTTCTTTCATAGATTCCTTTGTTTCTAATTTTATACTATCAAGGTTATTTGCAATTTTACGGCAAATGTCAATTACATCCGTGGGATTATAACACGGCAAATTTGTAGAGAAACCTGTAGCTATTCCTACAGCACCATTTATAAGAACCATCGGAATGACACCAATGTAATATTTCGGCTCTATCTTTTCACCATCATCGTAATTATATTCAAGTACCTTGAAATCCTCCACTCGGAAAATAACTTGAGATAATTCACTCAATTTCGTGAAAATATAACGTGGAGCAGAATGATCCGCACCGCCCTTCAAACGTGTACCAAACTGACCCTTCGGTACAAACAGATTTATATTATTTGAACATACGTAATTCTGTGCCATTCCAATAATCGCTTGCATCAGTGACGTCTCCCCATGATGATACGCCGATTTCTCTGCAGTATACGCACCAAATTGGGCAACCTTCATCTCCTTGTTAAATAGTTTACGCTTGAATCCTGCAAACAGAATCTTACGCGTAGACTCTTTTAGACCATCACATACATGCGGTATAGAACGCTCAATATCACGATTACTATAATGAATGAGGTCTTTATTCACGAAATCCTCATATGTAATATCTTTCTCTGTATAATCGAGAACATTTGATGGATCATATTTAATCAACCAACGTTTGCGATCATCTGGACGTTTCTTATTAAAAGCTAAATCAATGCTTTCATCAGATTCTTTGCCAGTATATTTATACACAGTTTTCTTCATTTCCCTGAAATATTCTTTTGCCTCCGCAGAAGTTGATGTACCAAGTCCCTTGTAATATTTGAAAGACCACCCCTTCAATCCATCTGCCTTCTTCTTCTGTTTCTCAATCCAAACCTGGGCATCATTCATATTATAGAAACTCATAACATTCTCACCATTTGTAGCTTTCATAATAGGAGTAAGCATTGAAATTAGAAATCCCTCCATTTTATATAACGATGGCCACAATGTCTGAAATACATTCATAATTAAGCCTTTGATATGACTTCCATCTGTATCTTGATCACACATCATCATAATATGACCATATCGCAGTTCTGAAACATCTGTATAAACCTTGCCGTTTTGCAATCCTACGATTTTCTTAATATCCGTGATTTCTTTGTTTTCCGCAATTTTCGTTGCAGTTGCGTCTTTTACATTCATCACCTTTCCACGAAGCGGGAAAACTCCATATGTTCCACGACCTACAACCGAAAGTCCCGAAATTGCCAAAGCCTTCGCCGAATCTCCCTCTGTTAGAATCAGAGTACAATTTGAACTGTTCTTTGTACCAGCATCATTTGCATCATCTAATTTATCAACAGTAATACGAGATGTCTTCTTACCATCTGTCTTTGATGCCTTTTTATCTTGATGAAAATCGGTAAGACTTACCGCCTTCTCCATAATACCACTCTTGTAAAGTGCCGTCATGAATTTCTTATCAAGTTCACATTTAGACCCGAATTTACTCACAGGAGTCGTAAGAGCCTCCTTTGTCTGAGTATCAAACGCCGGATTTACTATAAGACATTTTACAAATACAAAGAGATTATCGACAATATGCTGCTGTTTCACTGTCTTCTTTTTACTTTCCGACATCTCAGCTAATGCCTTTGAAATCTGATTTTTTATATAATCAACGTGTTTTCCACCTCTCACAGTATTAATGCCATTTACGAAAGATACTTGCTCAAATTGCGCAGAAGCACTAGGAGCCGCAATAACTTCCCATCTTTCTCCACATGCCTCGTAAACACGCGCGGTTTCTTTCTTATCTCCAAGATATAAATCTGCATATTTCTCAAAACTTTTAATTTCTAACTTTGTTCCGTTGAAATATACAGAAACACTCGGATCACTCGTTGCGCAAGCATCCAGAGCACGCTTATAGAAAAGATTGTAGATATCGTCACTCATAGAATCAAGACCGAATCTCTTGTAATCGGGAAGAAATCGGATTCTTGTATAAGGAACCTTTGAGTATGCTTTTACCGATGGTTTTCCTACAGTTTTCATATTATCTTTCCATGTTTGGGTATATATTTTCTTTCGACGATGATCAACAGTCTCCACTGTAAATTCAAGGCTGAAAATATTAGTCAACTTTGAACCATACCCATTTACACCCCCTACCAGTTTCTCAACATCTTTATCAGTATAATTTGTCGACGTCAGTAATTCGCCAAATATCATTTGAGGAATATAAATACCACCCTGGTCCGGAAGAACATCTATATCTATTCCATCACCGTCATTCTCGATTTCTATAATACCACTTTTCTTATCAATAGTAAATTTTATAGTCTTTACATGTCGAATGTTCTCCAATTCTTTCTTTGCCTCTTCCTGCTTGAGCCGAGTAATCTGGTCAAGAGCATTTACAACAATTTCATCATATATCTTATATAATCCTGGAACATATGTAATATTTTGTATCGAAAATTTCTTTGTTTCATCACTATATACATAAGTATCTAATGTGGTATTTTCAATAGACCCAATATATGTCCCCGGAATCTCATAAATATGATCACGTAATTGATGTTTCTTATATTTCTTTTCCATTGTGTACACAAGGAGACGTCGGACTTAGTTTGGACTTAGTAAAGAAGTATATTAATAGTTAATAATAAGAATACCTTTATACCATTTTCATTTTTTATTGTTTTATAAAAGAATAAACAAAAATTATCTATTCCAAAATATAGCTATCTTTGTATATTTTTATTTTCGCATTTTGTTTTTGTTTTTCGAGATTGAAAGGATTCTTCTAATTAAAATTATAATTTTAATTTTAATTTATCATATTGCAGTAGACTGGTCCTGTACCGACATTATTAGATAATGGCATAAAGTTAAATTCCATAAGTTTTTCCATTTTTACAGAGGCTTTATTAGCTTTCGCAAGAACAGTTTCTGCTGCAGTCAATTTCCGCGGAATCTTCTTAGTTGTATTTGTATTCGCGTTTGTATTGTTTTCAATAATTATATTATATACTGGATATACATATCGTCCATCGCGTTTCGCAATTTCTTCTATTAGAATTGCTTTACCAATGTATAGATAATCTTGCGTTTTATCCCACGGTCCAAGTATTTCTGTATTCCATCTTTTTTTAGATCCTTTCTTTACAAAGATATGTTTTTCCATAGAATTATTTAGCATATCTTTATCATATGATGGTGATATCATTTGACCTTTCCAAGATAATTTAATAGTTCCATTCTCATTTTTAGATAATTGGTCCTTAAAAGCAGAATCTGAACGAAAAGTAAGTGTGAGGACTTTTGTTCCTGATTGTTTATTTTTTGTTTCTTCATTTTGTAGCTGTTTTTGAAGTTTCTTTCTTATAATTTCAAGCGCTGAAATTTCTCTCAAAACTTTCTCTAACTCATCCTTTGTATTCTTTACTGATCCTGATGCAAGTGACACCATTTTATGTAATTTATGTAATTTATGTAATTAAAATCAATAAAAATAAATCATTTTTGAAATTTCTAATTCTTCTGAAGGTCTTTCTGTAATTCTTCTCAGTTTTTCAGATACATTTGAAAATAGTAAATTCATTCTCATTAGATTAATGTCAACATCAGTTATATTAATCCATTCACTGCTTCGTCTTTTTCTTATATTATTTTCTTCTGGTGCAGCCGGTGTTGTCACTTGTGATGTCACTTGTGTTGTCACTGGTAAATACCATGGATGTGTATTATCTAATGGATATGATAATGATCGACGTATATTATTTTCCATATCTTACTTTTTATTTATGAAAAATATTTTTATATACTTTCATTTTTTTGTTTTTATCTTTGTTTTTATTTTTTGTTTTTAGTTTTGCGTGTTCTCGCTTTTTCTTGCGCGTTTTTCTTAGTTTTTAGGGTGTGTGTGTTGGTGTTGGTGATATTTGGGCTTTACACGTATTCCGAGAATCTGCAAAGCAGTCCATACTTCTGTAGCTACTTTTTCTACACTTTTCCCTTCAATATCTATGCATATTATCGGAAGACGATTTGCCGATGCCATCATATATGCCTTTTCATGTAATTCGTGAAGTTGCTGCAAATAATCAATAGATATGCCATCCTCGCATTTTCTCCCTCGAGTTTTAATACGTTCTGCGCATTTATCCGGGTCTGAACGTAAATAAATATATCCGCGCGGATTCCACATATTCATAGATTTATCATACATTTCATCGAGAATACCTCGCTCACTTTCTGTTAACGTATTATTAACAGCAGATGCCTCTACAAATACATATTTCTGAAAAAGCGGAGATCTTTCAATAATAATATTTACGTGTTTTTTAGGCTGAATCCAACATCTATCCAACCAAACACGTGTTTGAAATTCAAATGTACCTGTATTTTCTTCATACATTCTTTTCAAATATGGTACCCATTTTTCAACAGGTTCCACATCAATAGGAATACCATGGTTTTTGTGGAGATATTCAAGAATAGTACTTTTTCCGGAACCAATTAATCCATCAATAGTAAATACGAAACCATCGAAATTCGAATTTTGTATTGATGATGACATAAAAATATATATTTAGTCCTTACTGTATCCTAAAGTATATTAACAAATCAATTTTTTAAGTATTTTTATTTTTAAAATTTTTATTTTTAATTTTTATCAATCATCGATAACTCATCCAGAATCCACACTCCAGAATCAAGAATCCAGAATCCAGAATCTCTAATTAAATACTGCATACTTCTTGCTTTCAAATAATTTCTCTAATTTCTTACTTGTAATGGGCTGTTTCTTCTTTAAAGTTTTTACTAGATAATGTAAATTATCATTTATAATAGTCATTACATCATTTAGTTTTTCTTTATAATTTAATTTGTTCTTCATTAAAATACCTTTTACACGGTTTTTCATATTTTCATCATATAAAACTGGAAAACCACCAGTGGTTGCGCCGCCACCGCTTTGCGGCCCCAAAGAAGGTCTCTGTATTCCATTATCGAAATCTATTGTACCAGTTATAGTACCGGTATTTTCATTGGCATACGTATATGTTGAATTGGTATACCCATAATAATCGGATGGCATAGACCCACCCTTCTTTATTTTTGATCCTGTTCTATCACATTGTTTGTCAATATATTTCTTAACTTCACTTATAATTTTATCATTTATCTTATTATCATTTATCAAAGCAAGTACAGATACGATAGATGCTATATTAAAACATAAAGCATCGAAGTGTATAGTCAGTGTATCTAATTTATCATTTTCGTTAAATGCAATTTTATTATTTCTTAAAAATGTAGTCATGTTGAGTTCTATAGTTAATTTGTGAAATTTTTATATCCAAATTTATTTAGAAAGATATTATAGTTTAAGCACTATGAGCCATTTATCTCAAAATTTTGCGACATTAGATACAGCAGGATATGTAGGCATATTAAATAACGGGAGTCAATTAAATGGTCGCGTAGATATTATATCACCTTCGCCAAAACTCGATATAGAAAGCTATAAGACCAAGCAAACTGATAATACATATTATTCAAAAGAAGCTATACAAGGACAAATTACATCAAATAACTTAACAGAAATATTCTTTTCCACACAAAATATTAATGCATTACAAGAAGCTATTCGTTACAGAGTATATATTGAATCAAATAGAAAATATACTATTGGAAGACAGAGTGATCAAGAATTAAAGATTATAATGCGTTCTATCTATTTACAATATTCCCAAAACTTAGACACAGATTGCATCGGTCAAACACGTGCATTAAATCAGAGAGTTCTTGATAGTGCGGTTCCAGAAGTTTTAAGTAATCTGTATCAATACGAAACATATCGCAAGGATGCAAGTACATTACCGATGCCTTTAGATAGAGCACCTTTATTAAGTACAAGAGGTACCAAAACATTAGAATTAAAAAATTTTATGTGAAAGTTTTCTTAGTGTAAAACAGAGAGATAGAGATGTCAAGCCAAAGTATGGCAGATCAAGTTGCCAGCGTCAAAGCATCGTATCCGACATTAACTATAACAGATACTACTGCTAAACAGTATATTAAAAGCAGAGGCAAATGGTTCAAATCATCGATTGCAGTATGCTGTGTATACGGTACTTTCGCATTATTCTTATTATTGCTTGCCATATTCAGTGAACAAGGTAAAATGGTATTATCCGGGTATTTAATGCCTTTTACAACAACATTAATCGGAGGAATGTTATTTATAGTATTATTATTAGTCATACAAATATCTACATTTAAACCATCAATAACAAATGCAAATGTATATGATGGAGATATATGCCCAGATTTCTGGAAATTAGAAAAAGTACCAGAAAGTGATTTAACAGCCGCGAATGGAGTAAGTCAGGAAAATAATTATTTAATGCAATATCGCTGTAAACCAGACCAAAATATCTTTGCACTCGACGCTACCAAAGGAGGAACGACGAATGTTTATGGACAAACTATAAATGCCGGAAACACTTTTGGTAAGGGTAGATATACAAAATCTTTAGGTTCGACGGTGACACCCACTAATTCTCCCGTAACCTCATTTCTTTATCAAACATTTGCTCCTTTAAATGGAAAGGGTACTGCCGCTACTGTAGCAGCTGATAAAACTATAACTGGCGGCACATTAAATTGCGATGTAGTATATCCAAATTTACTTGCTTCTGAAGATAAAATCAATTTCCCAAATGCTCCAAATGCATTAAGATGTGCTTATGCACAACAATGCGGTATTCCATGGACCGGTGTATGCCCTAACCCGCCAATCACAGCCGCCGGATCACCACTCCCTTAAAAAATGAATTTAAGAATTAGTTTATTTTTATCTTATAAGCACAAGCAAAATTTAAATGCGTGTTCTAAAGCGTGATAATACATATGAAGATGTTTCTCTCTATAAAGTTCAAAAAAGAATTGATTCTCTGTGCCAAGGTCTAAATGTTGCTGCAATTGAAATCGCCCAGAAAGTATGCTCTCGCATTCATGATGGTGTAAAAACAAGTACACTTGATGATGAAGCTGCACGTCTCTGCGCACAACTGATTACTAAACATCCTGATTATGGAATTGTGGCTGCACGAATTGCCATCAGTAATCATCAGAAAAAGACTTCTCCGTCATTCAGTGAAACCATTAATTTACTATACAATGTCACCGACGTACATGGAAAGCATAATCCCCTTGTATCTGATGAAGTATGGAATATTGTACAAACTCATAAAGATAAATTGAATTCTATAATAAATTATGAGCGTGATTATAATTATGATTATTTCGGATTTAAGACACTTGAACGCTCTTATTTGCTGAAAGTGAATGGTAAATTCGTTGAAAGACCGCAACACATGATAATGCGTGTTGCTCTTGGAATTCATGGATGGGACCTTAAAGAAGCTATTGAAACATATGAACTTATGAGTACCCGTTATTTTACACATGCTACACCTACTTTATTTAATGCAGGAACACCACGATCCCAATTGGCTTCTTGTTTTTTAATAGCGATGGAAGATTCTATTACCGGAATGTATAAGACACTTGCTGATTGCGCACAAATCAGTAAATATGCCGGAGGTATTGGTGTGCATATTCACGATATTCGTGCAACTGATAGTTATATTCGTGGTACAAATGGACAAAGTACTGGAATAGTGCCGATGCTACGTGTGTATAATGATGCTGGTCGGCATGTAAACCAATGTTTTAAAGGCGATACTATTGTATACACTAATAATGGTCCAAAACATATGGAGAACGTAGTAATTAATGACGAAATTATAACTATTGATGGAACTTTTAAACCAGTATTAGGTATATCAGTTAATAATATAAATCAGAATATATTAAAAATATCTTGTAAATGGACAAAAAGTACAGGAGTTTATGTTACAAAACAACATCAAATATATACAATTGATGATAATGATAATATTATAGAAAAATCAGCCGAGGATCTAAGATCCTATGATTATGTTGGATTTCCATTTGTATATGGAGATACATCCGATGTTAAAATTATATATAGTAGCGAGCACAAGTGTACTCTTTATTGGGTAAAGGTATCATCTATTGAAGAAGTTAAATATGAAGGTAAGGTATATGATTTTAATATGAAAGATAACCATAATTACTTGACAGATATGGGAATCGTTCATAATTCTGGTAAGCGTAATGGCAGTATTGCTGTGTATCTTGAACCATGGCACGCTGATATTGAAAAATTCCTTGATTTGCGTAAAAATAGTGGAAATCATGAAGAACGGTGTCACGACCTGTTTACTGCTATGTGGATTCCCGATCTTTTTATGAAACGTGTAGATGCTAATGCTGATTGGTCTCTTATGTGCCCAGATGAGTGTCAAGGATTAACGACTGCGTATGGTGATGACTTTGAAAAATTATATGAAAAATATGAGACAGAAGGAAAATACAGGAAGAAAGTAAAGGCTCAGACGCTTTTCTATTCCATTATGAGGTCTCAAATTGAAACAGGAACACCGTATATGTTGTATAAAGATGCTATCAATAAAAAGAGTAATCAGAGTAATTTGGGAACCATTAAGTCTAGCAATTTATGCGTTGCATCTGAAACAACGATAATAACTGATAATGGATATAAAAATATTAAAGAAGTTTCAGAAGTAAATAATGGTATTACAAAAGTATGGAATGGTACGGAATTTAGCGAAGTAACTGTAATAAAAACTGGAGAAATGCAAAAATTATTAACTGTTAACTTCAGTAACGGATTATCAATAAGATGTACACCGTATCATAAATTTCATATTGTTGACACTTCTGATTCTTTATCGAAAGTTAAAGTAATAGACGCTAAAGATCTTAAAGTAGATGATACAATTATTGATTATAAAATTCCGAAAATAAATAGTAAAGAATACGATTTTTATACAAATATTAAAATTAAAAGTGTTGAAGATAATAATGAATATGATGATACATATTGTTTTAATGAACCACTGAGACATACAGGTATATTTAATGGAATTATAACAGGTAATTGCACAGAAATAACCCTGTATTCTGATAAAGATGAGACTGCTGTGTGTAATCTCGCAAGTATTGGACTGCCTACTTTCGTTAAATATTCTGATGATAGCGTACCATATTTCGATTTCAAAGAATTGCATCGTGTTACTCAGGTTATTACACGTAATCTCAATAAAGTAATTGACCGCACATTCTATCCTATTCCTGAAACCAGAACGAGTAATTTGCGTCATAGGCCTCTTGGCATTGGTGTTCAAGGTCTTGCGAATACATATGTACTTATGCGTATGCCTTTCGAGAGTCCTGATGCTTCCACTTTGAATCGGAAAATATTCGCTACAATATATCACGCTGCATTAACTGCATCTGTAGCTATATCGAGAAGACGGTATGAATATCGCGAGGAACTAAATAATTCAACCGTAGTAGCTACAAATGAGCGAAAAGAATATTTGATAAAATATCTTAATATGATTCCCGAGGAAGAGGCACTCAAAGGTCAATACAGTGGTGCCTACAGTAGTTTCATTGGGTCTCCTGCATCTCAAGGAAAATTGCAATATGATCTATGGGATGTAAAAGAACCAGAAACGGTTGATGGATTCCTCGATTGGGTATCTTTGAAAGAGGAGATAGCGCAGTATGGATTGCGTAATAGTACACTTCTTGCACCGATGCCTACAGCTACGACGAGTCAAATTCTCGGATTTAATGAATCTTTCGAGGCGTTTACAAGTAATATATATCAGAGACAAACGCTTGCAGGAGAATTTACGATTATTAATAAACATCTCATTCAGGATTTATTGAATTTGGGTATGTGGAATAATGAGATGAAAGATAAAATACTTTCTGGAAGTGGAAGTGTGCAAAATATTAAAGATATACCAGAAAACGTGCGACTTCTCTATAAAACAGTATGGGAAATTAAGCAAAAGATAGTCATTGACCAATCTGCTGATCGTGCACCATATATTTGCCAAACACAGAGTTTAAATATACATTTGGAGGACCCTGATTTTGCAAAAATGACAAATGTTCATTTCTATGGATGGAAGAAAGGACTGAAAACAGGAATGTATTATTTACGTTCTCGCAACAAAGCGAAAATCACAGCATTTACACTTGAAAATAATAAATATGCACTTGGAGGAACATCCGCGGCATCAAGTAGTAATATAAACACTATGATAAGCAGCGTAAGCGGCCAGCCTTCAGAAGAAGAGGTACTCGCGTGTAGACGTGATAACCCTGAAGGTTGCGTTATGTGTTCTGGATAAATAATATGATTAAATTTAGAGGTATTCTAAATATGAACATAAATAAAAATATAAATAAAAATAAAAATAAGAATATAAATAAGACGAAAACCAACAACGTGGAAAGGGGTCTGAAAAGGGGTCTGAAAAGGGGTCCGAAAAGAGACCGGGAAAGGCTTCTTGAGTTATATGCAGCATTATCTATGTTACCAGGATTATTTTTGAGTTTGTATACTGGTTTATATTCCAATCATTGGCAAATTAAAATCGCTGGATATCTTATATTGCATACCATGTATTACTGCAATGCTCTATCATTATAATAAATATAAATTTTCTCTAAAATATTGTCCAAAATGGCTTAGAATAGATATTACAGCACAACAGATAGGCGTATATATCCCATTTCTTTTGACACCCAATGCAATCCCTGGTATAATTACTGCATCACCATTTATTTTGTTATCATGGCTATGTGACCCCGGGATTATAAAAGAATCCTATTTATTAGGATGGGTGCATATAGCTACAATTATAATAATGGGATTATTTATAACACCTAAATCGGGTCTTTTTGGTATTGCGAGTTTATTAGCATTTCACGCTCCTACACAATATTATAAATCTCTATGGCATATTACGGGTTCTTGTGGTATGTTTTATGCATGGAACGAATGGGAACGCAAATTACACAATGTAAATGCTTTTATGTTGAGTAGTTGAGTAATTTGATTTATATTTTACGATGTAAATAAATACTCTTAAATTTTATAAAATTTCAATATCAATTGCAATATCTCCTGTCGAAAACAGTCTACAGACATCATTCGTATAATAAATGCCAGCTGATGATGCAATTATTCCAGGTTCACAATCTCTTTCGAAATTTAAATCTTGTGTGAAAACATCATCTCTTAAAATATACATATACATTTTGCGGGTTTCTATATTAATTATAAAATATCTAAAGAGATGTTTTCGTGGACCATATCGTGGACTATAATTTGGTAAATATCTATGTATTACCTTTATTAGTTTATAACTAATAAAACAAGCTTTATATATTTCTACTCTATAAAAAAGTGCTTCTGTTGATAAGTTGTTCCATCTAGTTTGTGATATTCGTAATTTTATAAATCTATTTGAAAATTCTATTGCATGATTGTATAGAAGATTGTAACCGTTTTCATAGTAAAATTCTGGATAATTAGGATTGGTTTCACGAGTAAGTAAAATTTGTTTATCTTTTAATTTTAACAAATCATCGATATTTTTTTGCGTATCTTCTGGTATTAAATATTTAAAGCTCTTTGTTAAATCAATATAATCAAATATTGATTTAACAGATTTTATAGTTTTAGTATTAATCTGTGTTTCTCTATAATTTAATAATAAATCAATTACTTTCTGTTTAAGTTTTTTATTAGTAGCAGCAAATTTTATAATTGTTTTATTATCAAGATCTGATAGTATCTCTATAAGTACATCATCATCCAAACTTTCAAACATATTTGGAGGTGAAGGAGCCTTTGAAGGCCCCCTATGTGAAGATTTTTTTTTTCGCGACGGCGGCGGCGGGTGCGGCGGGGGCTGTGGAGACGACGCTTCACCAGATTGAGGTTGCTCATTCACAAGATAAGGTTGAATTCTCTTATTTCTAGTCATTTGCAATGCCGAGATTGAACCTCCTCCTCCTTCTTGCTTACAGGCTTTTATTGCTTTTTCAAGGATTACACTTATCCCTTCATATTCCATAAGGGATTTCATATTTTTCTTAGATCTATTAGCAAAATGAACCAATTCTTGCAAGTAATATTGTTTTTCTTTACAATTCCGCGATTTCTTTAAATTGTCTATTATATTTTCCATTATACTCTTACATTAATTATATATTTTATTTATTTATTCAGTAATTTGATTTATATTTTACGATGTAAATAAATACTCTTAAATTTTATAAAATTTCGATATCCATTGCAATATCTACTGCCACAGACGATGTACATAAATTACTATTATACCTGCCAGATGATGATGTAATTATTCCATGTTCACAATCTCTTTCGAAATCTAAATAATCTAAATCTCGTGTGAAAGCATGCTCTCTTAAATTATATATAAACAGGTCTTGGGTTTCTATATTAATTATAAAATATCTAAAGATCGGTTTTCGTGGACCAGGTCGTATACTATAATCTGGTAAATAATCTGGTAAATATCTATGTATTACCTTTATTAGATTATAACTAATAAAACAAGCTTTATATATTTCTACTCCTCTATAAAAAAATGTTTGTGCTGACCACCACCGCCGTCCAGTTTTTGATATTCGTAATTTTATAAATCTATTTGAAAATTCTATTGCATGATTGTGATTGTTTTGATATTCCTCTGGATGATTAAGATTGTTTTCACGAGTAAGTAAAAATTGTTCAACTTTTAATTTTAATAAATCATCGATATTTTTTTGCGTATCTTCTGGTATTAAATATTTAAAGCTCTTTGTTAAATCAATATAATCAAATATTGATTTAACAGATTTTATAGTTTTAGTATTAATCTGTGTTTCTCTATAATTTAATAATAAATCAATTACTTTCTGTTTAAGTTTTTTATTAGTAGCAGCAAATTTTATAATTGTTTTATTATCAAGATCTGATAGTATCTCTATAAGTACATCATCATCCAAACTTTCAAACATATTTGGAGGTGAAGGAGCCTTTGAAGGCCCCCTATGTGAAGATTTTTTTTTTCGCGACGGCGGCGGCGGGTGCGGCGGGGGCTGTGGAGACGACGCTTCACCAGATTGAGGTTGCTCATTCACAAGATAAGGTTGAATTCTCTTATTTCTAGTCATTTGCAATGCCGAGATTGAACCTCCTCCTCCTTCTTGCTTACAGGCTTTTATTGCTTTTTCAAGGATTACACTTATCCCTTCATATTCCATAAGGGATTTCATATTTTTCTTAGATCTATTAGCAAAATGAACCAATTCTTGCAAGTAATATTGTTTTTCTTTACAATTCCGCGATTTCTTTAAATTGTCTATTATATTTTCCATTATACTCCTACATTAATTATATATTTTATTTATTTATCGATTTATTTATTGATTTATTGATTTATCGATTTATTTATTGATTTATATTTCTCAATGTAAATAATCTTATTTAATTATAAAGTATAATACTATATGAATAATGAAAGTACAAATTTACCCTTTGTTTTTATAATTGATATTGATGGTACTATGGTTGGTAATGTAGAATTTCAAGTGCAACAATACAGTATGTACAGTACTCTGAAAAAACACGGATTTAAACCGATTAAACAACATGATATACCACCAGCATATCATCCAAATGCAAAACTTGTGCGACCAGGATTCGGACAATTTATTAAAGCAATTCAAAAATTCTACAATGATAATATCTACTTTTTTATATATACTGCGAGTGAAGGTGTATGGGCAAATACTGAAATCGCATGGATAGAAAAAACTCATGGAATTAAATTTAGTAGACCAATATTTACCCGTAAAGATTGTATAGTCGATTCTGCCGGAACATATCGCAAAAGTGTAGCAAGAGTGTTCCCAAGAATATTAAGAATTGTAGCTAAAAATAAAAAATTAACAAATAAAGAAAAACATCATATTATTGAAAACAATCTTCTAATAATTGACAATAACGCAGTATATACTGATAGAGGTGATAAACTTCTTCTATGTCCCGATTATAACTACGCCGTTTTTGAAAATTTATTACACGGTATACCACCTCAATCGAGACAACACCCAGAAGTCCAGAAAATGATATATACACTTGTTAATCAAGGATTATTATGTTCATTGTCTGATCCTACAGATGACAGTATGCGTGTATTATCAAGACAGTATTCATGGTTATCTGCAAAATGTAAGGCACTCGTAGATATAAACTCTACATATGAAGGCGACGAATTCTGGAAACATCTCAGAAGACTAATAACAGAAAATGGATTAAGATCTTTTAGTGTCTCGGTAATATCACAATTACAATCGGCAATATGGAAGAGATATAAAAAAAATAAGGGGTGAAAATATTTAAATATTTATATATAATAGTAAAAAGTATCTTGTATGCCGACAAAGAAAAAATCATCTGGAAGTAGAAGTTATGGTGGTAACGATAAGAGGAGTAGAAGTGCGAGTGCTGAACCGGAGAGTCCGTTGAGCGGCTCTGCTTATTGGGGTAATACAGAAAGAGATTTAGGTGTACTTGCTGATTCTCAAAAAAGTAAACTATCTCCAAGTCGTCCTATTTTAGAAAAACCGCGTTTTAATTTTGGAGATACAATGGATATGAATACAATTTTAGAAGATATACTTAGAGATTCAAAATTATCAGATATAGAACAACAACATTTTACAAGCCTAATTTTAGCGATTATAAATAATAATAAAGATGAAATTAAAATTTATGAAAAGATTCTAAAAAACAAAAACATTCCTAAGGAAACTAGAAAAATTATACATGATGCGATAAGAAGTTTACCGAAAAAGCCAAGAAAATACGGAGGAGTAGGGACACCTGATTTTGATAAACTTCCTCAAATAGCAAAATTACCATCGCAAGGAGAATCGGAATTACAAGAACTATTGCAATCAAAATTACCACTACCACCAGGAGAAAAGAAATATTCGCCAGAATTATTACCACTACCACCAGGAGAAAAGAAATATTCGCCAGAAACATTAAAAAAAAATACTGAAATAAGAATGAAATTAGGTGAAATTAAAAAAAATATGAAGAAAAAAAAAGAGACATTAAAGAAGAACTTTTAAATAAAAAAATTACAAGAATTAATTATATAAAAAAAAAACTTAATGCAGAAAATCCAATAAATCTTATTAATAGGGTACTAGAATCAAAAAATGAAGAAAATTTTAATTTAGCAAAAAGAGATATTCTTACCAAAAATACGAAATTTCGTATAATGGGAATTATAAGTGAAGCTTATAATAGGCAAGGCAATCAAAATGTTAAAAGCCCTATTACAATAACAAAAGAAGATATTAGAGAATATCTTGTTTTTATAGATCCAAAGTCAGCGTCTCCAAAATCAGCGTCGGCTCCAAGGGGGGAGCCAGTAAATACTGAATTATCCGATCCGGGATCATTTGAATTTGCCGCCTCTCCTTTGAATCTTCCGGAAACCCGTAAAAGAGAAAGGTCTCCAAAATCGTCGTCGTCTCCAAAAGTGCAGCTGCCGATCCCAAAAGATTCACCCTCACCCTCACCTCCAAGGAAACAACAAAAATTACAAGGAGAATCAAATTTATCACCAACTGAATTATTTGGAAGAAGGTCTCGTGGACGTCCTAGAAAGTTTCTTTGACATCATGGAGTGTCTTTATCTTATCCGTTTACACCTTTGCACATCTAAAATTGATTATTTTTTTATAAATTTATTAAATTATTATAGGATATATTATAGGATATATTATAGGATATATTATATGTCATCATTTAGAAATAAAACTGTTTCTAGAAGATCTATTCGTAAAAAAGGAGGGGGTTTACAATCTTATTCTGGAAACACTCCTATTACTGAATATCCAAGTCTAACAGGTCAAACAGATATACCAGAAGAAGATATGGCTAAATTCAAAAAGTTAAAAGAGAAAATCATAAATGATGAACGTCTAACAAATATAGTTTTAGTATTCTCGGGTTCATTAAATCCAATTACAAAAGGTCATTTAAATACATTTAAATTTGCAAAAAATGCAATAGAAAAAGAGAATCCATCTGCAAATATAATCGGAGGAATTTTATCTGCAGCAAATGATGAATATGGTAAATTTGGTTTACTAAAACATGAAATACGTATAAAAATAGCAGAGAAAGCCATAGAAGAATTTATAGAAACTGAAGAAACATGGGGGAATTTACCTATAATAACTGATACATGGGAAAATTATTACGCCAATCCTGAAAAAGTTCCTAAACCACGCGCTGTTTATACTTTAGAACTTTTAAATCATATAAAGGGGATGCTGCCAGATGTACAACCAATTTTTGTATGTGGAAGAGATGTATGGGATACAATGTTTGATTGTGATAATTGGAATAAACACGATATATTAGATATTGTTGGATATGGAATTTGTGTAATTGACAGACCATCTCAAGATACTAATACTACATCTAATCAAGCGGAAGAAGATTACGAGCCGAAAGAATTAACTTTAGACATTATTCAAAAAAGATTTGAAAATTATTTTGTATTAAAAACGGTTCCAGAAATTCTAGAAAATAGAACATATGATAATAATAAAGTTAATAATAAAGTTAATAATAAAGTTTATAAAAAATATGATAGATTTAAAGAAAGATATTCAGATTATTGTTATTATAGTTATGATGAAAAAAATGAAAAAAACCCTAATAATGCAAATGATAAATATATTCCTATTAAGATAGAAGATTATGAGAATATATATATAAAAAATATATATTATGGGATAAATACATATGTTGATAGCGATGGTAATATAATTGATGTATCTTCTTCAAATATACGTAAAATTTTATATAAAAATACATATTTAAATAATTTAAATGATGAACTAAATGCTTATACATATACAAGTGTTATAGAATTTATGAAAGACCCGTATTCAATGAATAATCTTAATATATCGCTTGTATCTGTTTATAAATTAGTATTTCTCTTTGGTTTAATTAATGATAAAAGCCCCCTACCAGAAGATATAATTTATTTTAAAGAAGATATAAATACACCTAATGGAATATTTGATATAATAGAGACATATTTAACATTTGCTCAACGTAAAAACCCAGTAAAAATAGCTTTAAAGCAATATATTACAAATAATAGCGATAATATTAAAAGTATTATCAAAAAATATCCAGAAAATCAGGCTGGTGGAGGAGGATATAATAGAATTTACAAACCAGTTAAATCTTCAGAGAAATATGGAAATAAATGTGTATATGTTTTAAAATATATAAAAATGAATGGTAAATTTGTTGCATTAAAAGATGCAATCAAAATGCTAAAAAACAAATAAATAATTAAAATTTATTATTATTTTTATACAGCGGATTTGTAACAGTCATATTTGTAGGTCTAGAAGAAGGTTATTTTTATACAAGGCTCCTCTATAGAAAAAGTTTTTGGAATGGATACAATATATTTTTATCCAGGCTCTCTCTCTCTCTCTCTATATTTTACTAATTTTATAAGCAAATATATGGTAGACTTTTAAATTATATATTATTATTTATATTATCATTATGGTAATCTTACATTTTTTACTAGTTTATGTATAAGCAAAATTGTGATGGACTATTTTATTTAAAGATAAAAATATATATATTGTTATAGTAAGATGAATAAAAGTGCTAAAATATTCTTGTGCGAATATTGTGACTATAAAAGTAATAGGCGGTATAATTTAACACAACATGTGGTAATAAAACATATAGATTCTGGAAACTTCGGGAATGCATCCGATGCACCTTTATGCAACCCAAATTATGCAAAAGATAACCCAAATTCCACAAAAGATAACCCAAATTCCACAAAAGATAACCCAAATTCCACAAAAGATAACCCGGATTCCACAAAAGATAACCCGGATTCCACAAAAGATAACCCGGATTCCACAAAAGATAACCCATCGATTATAGACAGAAACCAGTGTGATAAATGCGAAAAAGTATTCGCAAAATATTATACAAAGGTAAAACATATAAAAACGTGTAAAGGTAAAATAAATCCATTACAATGTCAAATATGTGATGAAATATTTACTTTAGCTCCTGCAAAATACAGACATCAAAAGAAATGCATTGCAAAAGATACAGAAAAGAAGAAAGAAGAAATGAATATACATACTCTTATAGAAAATCAAAATATAGAAAATAATATAACTAATAATGTAAATAATAATATAAATAATGTAAGTAATAGTCATAATACTCAAAATATTAATTTAATATCTTTCTCTACTGATGTAGATAATTGCAATTTTGTTAAAACTGAGGCATTTCATAAGAAAATAAGAAGATTGCTGAAGAGATATACCAGTGAAATTCAAATGATTAAGGATTATAATAAAGAATTATATTCAATAAAAGATAATCAGTGCATAAAGAAGACAAATTTGAGATCAATGCATACAAAAGTTCATATAGGTAATAATAAATGGGTAACTCGAAGGGATAAAGATGTATACCCACAACTGGTGGCAAATTATGCAAATGACCTATGTAATATGATTATTAAAGAAAATAATCGCGAAAAATACAGAAATTTAGAAAAAAAATTGGATTATTTCACAGATGGCGGATATATCAATGATACCGAAGATAAACAAAGAGAAATTACAAATGAGTATAATGATGCAATACAAGATATCAAGGTATTCTCATATGATGAAAATAAAAACGAGATTAAACCGAGTTAAAACGAGTTTAAAACGAGTTAAAGATATAACTCCTATAGTATTTATAAGAATGACATCAGATTCAGAACCCAAAATAATTGTATCTTTTGATATCGGTATTAAGAACTTAGCAGTATGTGTTATGAGTGTAAAGGGGCCTGGGAGTGAAGGGGGGCCTCCCGGGAGTGTGAGTGCTTCTGGGATTAAAATACTTGTTTGGAAGGTTATTTCTCTTGCAGCGGAAAAAGAAAAGATACCAGTAATGAATGAAATATCTGGGCGTCTTTTTTTAGCTATGGATGAACTCGTAGATGAAATAGGGCAACCTATTGATTATGTTATACTCGAGAATCAACCATCGAATTTAAATGGTGCTATGAAGAGTATACAAATGATGATATATTCTTATTTTCAATTGCGCAAACACTGGGAGGGACTCGCAAAACAAGTATATCTCGTATCAGCATCCGAAAAACTGAAAGGACACGAAACGGCACTTTCTAATATAGATATGACTAAATATGAAGATAAAAGCAGCGCAAGCAGCGTGAGCGGCGTGAGCGGCGTAAACGGCGCGGTAGTTGTTAAAAAAACGCTACGACAAAAGAAGAGTAAGAGTTATCAGAATAACAAGAAACTCGCTATAGATATTACAAAATATTATTTATCTAAAAATGAGGAACTTCTTTCTTTATTTTGTAGCTATAAAAAGATGGATGATATGGCGGATACTTTTTTACAAGGAATCAGCTGGATTCGCAAACACGGATTTGAAAATATAGATGTTTTAGAATCCATGATTGCAAATTCTAGCGTCTAAAACTATTTAAAAGATGTATAGGTTTGACTATAGAGAATGCACCGCTCAATAGTTATTGACGGAGGAAACGATGATGTTATTGAGATTGGAGGTAGTATGCCTACCTTTAAAATACCTCAACGTTCATTTAATGCACCAGTAACCGGTATGTCAGGGCCTTCTCTAGGAAGTGATTCATTAATTAATCGTAGAAAAGTAAATGGCGAAGTATTATCTATGTCAGGGAGTTCATCTCCATCGGAATACTCTGAAACTGATAGTGAAACTCGCTCTCAAAAAGGAGGTGGATTTTTTTCACCAAAAACCCCTTCGCCTCCATCATATAGACAACAACAACAACCAATATATTCCCAAAATACTGGATATGGCGGCAACAATGGTTCGAAAGTTCAGAGTGAAGATGATGATGACGACGATGACGATGATGGCGGCCAGAATGGCCAAGAAGATAATATGCAAAGACGTTTCCAAGCCGAGCGTACTCGTCTTGAGCAAGAATTACAAGAGAAAAAAGAAATATTATACCAAATGAGTCGTCTAGAATCAAAAGGATATCCATTACCGCGCAAGTTTTCGATGCAATCTGATATCGAAGAGATGCGTGCAGAATACCAAAGAATTGTACGTGAAAAAGAGATTGATGCAAGTGTTCGTTTTCAACGTAAAATGATGATGGCACTTGTAACTGGTGTAGAATTTGTCAATACACGTTTTGATCCATTTGAAGTTAAATTAGATGGTTGGTCTGAACAAGTACATGAAAATATAGACGATTATGATGACATTTTCGAGGAATTACACGATAAATATAAATCAACTGGTAAAAAGATGGCACCGGAATTACGCTTATTTATGAGTTTGTCTGGAAGTGCTTTTATGTTTCATCTTACAAATAGTATGTTCAAACAGTCTAAATTGCCAGACGTTGAAGAGGTGATTCGTTCTGATCCAAGTTTAATGAAACATTTCCAGGAGGCTGCTATGAGAAGCCATCGTGGTGGTGGCGGCAATTCAAATACAACGACATACAATGAGAATAGTAGACAATCTGTACCACAACCACCACCACCGCCTCAACATCAAGTACCTCAATCTCAATCATCTAGAACTGGAGGCGGCGGTGGACTCGGGGGCGGCGGTGGTGGACTAAGCGGTGGACTATTTAGCATGGTAGGTTCTCTGTTAAGTGGCCCAACAATTATGCAACAACAACAGCAACAACCACGTTTCAATACGTCAGCATCAGTTATCGAACAAGACGGTGATGATGACATTGAAAATATTATAGATAATATTAACTCTGAAATAAAAGTGCAACCACCACAAAATATGGGTTCAGGAAGTCGCATTGAATCAATGTCAGTAACCGATGATGAGATAACTTCAATTATTGAAGACACTGCAGATTTAAATGGTATACTCATTAATGGAAATAAAGCACCTACACGTCGTGGAGGAGGAAGAAAAACAACTGCGACAAGCCGCACATTAAACTTATAAGTTTAACTAAGTCACACATTAAACTTATAAGTTTAACTAAGTCACACATTAAACTTATAAGTTTAACTAAGTCACACATTAAACTTATAAGTTTAACTAAGTCACACATTAAACTTATAAGTTTAACTAAGTCACACATTA